CACCAATGAACACCGCAGCCGAAACACTTCTGGCTTTCTGGGAAGATCCCCGCAACATCCCCTTTAAGAATAGTCTTATCTCCAGTGAACCACCTAAAGATGGTAAAGAACCAACAACCTGTATGTGTGCTCAAGGTCAGGTACTATACAAGATTGGCGGTTATAGCGAGGAACAGCTCCGCAACACCGAACAATCTAAAGCCGACCAAGAAGTTGCCCGACTGCTCGGTATTTCAGTTGCACATTCGGTTCTTCTTCGCAGAATTAACGATGGTGAACCTGGAGCCCCGTCTGATGTTCTAACCAATCCCAAGAAATACATCGGCAAGAACTACCGGGCGGTCCTTAACTTCTGGTGGTTCATGGATAGTCTTACTGCCGACCAATGGAAAGAAGTTGCCCGCCGCTACCGCGCCCTAGACTATGCCGCCTGGTCTGCCGCCAGGAATGCCGCCGGGTCTGCCGCCTGGTATGCCGCCAGGAATGCCGCCGGGTCTGCCGCCGGGGATGCCGCCTGGGATGCCGCCGGGTCTGCCGCCGGGTCTGCCACTTATGAACTAATTGGAGGTATTGAGAAACCTGTTTTTCTACCGATGTTTGAAGGTTTTGCGGCCGGTTGATTAACTGGCACAATGGCAACTAGGACTGGCATCCGTTACCCGTAGAATACAAACGTTCACTGCTACCGAACAATGACTTCCGCAGAATATTGATTTACCTGTAATACTAAACATTCCTCCGAGTGGTTCTAATGCAACTGGGCAACTGGGCAATTGGCAACTGACTAAAGACGGCCTGGCAATGTGTACCAAACCGTTTGCTAGTGCATCTTACTACACAAAAGATTCCCTAGAATTTTGCATCGAAAATGTCAAGAAAAACCGCTCATCCTACCAAACTTACGAGGCCTATGAAGCCGATTGGTTTCATTTTGAGCTAGGTCTTGCTCTGTTCACCCAACAACACCAAATGACTATCAATCTCTCCAAATTCCTCAACACCGAAGTAAGGATTACTCTACGCAACGGTGAAGTTCTTACGGGCATCATTAAGGCACACACAAATGGAAGTGTCTATCCATTCAAAATGGAAGTATTATGGGGGACTGAAACTTGGACCGCAGAAGGAAATTATGTCTACAATTACGATTACAATTACGATTACGAACACCCAATGGACATTGTAATGATCGTAAAAACACAGCCTAAACTACAACTGCTCCAGTCTATTAAGGACACTGAACAACAACTGAGTAGACTAAAGGAACAACTTAAATCCAAAAAGGCACCTACAATTGAAAATGCAGAAGTAGGTGATACCCTTGAAGACGGTTCAATTGTTATTAAAAAAGAAAACGGTCTTGCCCTGGTGGTTGCACCCAAATCAACGGAAGTTAATTGTAAGTGGTCCAAGGAATTTTCAGAAGTCTTCGATAAACTTACAGAACAAGGGTTTATTTCTTCTCAATGGTTTATCCCTTCAGTAGAACAACTGAAACTTGCACATAAAGTAATTCCTGATGAATTTAATAGGGTATGGTATTGGAGTTCTAGCGAGAACACTGCCCCTTTCTCTTGTCACGTCTACTTCAATAATCGTACCCAGAACATCACCAAGAGCAACGCTCTCTGTGTGCGGGCTTTCAGGTGTGTTTCTTATTGAAATGGCAGATAAAAAACTTTATAATTCTTGGAAGAGTATTTTTATAAGGTGTTATTCACCTTCCTTTCATATAAAAAGACCAACATACATTGGTTGTACTGTCAGTGAAGAATGGCATACACTCTCCAACTATAAAGTATGGTTTGATGAGAATTATGTTGACGGGTGGCAATTAGATAAAGATTTGCTATTTCCAAGAAATAAGATTTATTCAGCAGAAACCTGTTTATTCTTACCACTAGCACTCAATTCATTGTTTACTCTTCGTCATAATGATAGAGGTGAACTGCCGTTAGGAGTCCATTATCATACTGCAAACAAATGCTATCGTGCAGGATGTAAAAATAGAAACGGAAAGAGATTAGAGAAAGAATTCCGTAATCCAACAGATGCACACTTCTGGTATCTCGAGAAAAAGATTACAGTAATTGATTCTTATCTTATTGAAGACTATAATGAAAAGATAAAACAAGGACTCACAAATTGGAGATTGTTGTTGCAAGAACATATTAATAATAGGGTAGAATTTGTACCGTGACAGTCAATAAACTGGCACAAGCGACCACCAAACCAACCAGAACATAGCCTAAACTAACGAAGTCAACCACACAAAGACAATGAAAACAATCAAGGTGCAAATCATTGGTGGTATTTCCACTAAGTCTATTGTTGAATCTGGATTTGATAAAATTCAACACCCTCTAACATTTCATGCCTATTCTGATACGATGAAAGCACGGGTTCTGTAATCTTATCTTAAGAACCCAGATAAGTTTGTGTTGAGTTTCACTGACGAAACTCCTTGTGCTGGTGAATGGCACGAACCTTTAGTTCAGGATAATCCAGCCAATCAATCAGCTCGAGCTGTTATGTATAGTGAGCAATCTGCACAGGATGCTGTATGATGTTTAAGGTTGCGTATAACAGTGTGCCGTTTTGAATTTATCTAAAATGACCACTAAAAATGGTCATTTTTTATTGTTTAATCGTTTATTATTGTTTTTTATGGTGTTTTTGGATAGTATCCAAAAGTATCTTATTGAGAACCATTCTTAGTTGGTATATCTTATTAAAAGTCATTATTGTGTGGCCGGTCTTAGTGTAAACTGTTTATAGCTATTCCTTCTTATTAAAAGTCATTTTATGTTGGCTAGTCTTATTGTAAACTGTTTATAGTCATTTCTTCTTATTAAAAATAGTTCTCTCTTATTAAAAATAGTTCTCTCTTATTAAAAATAGTTCTCTCTTATTAAAAATAGTTCTCTCTTATTAAAAATAGTTCTCTCTTATTAAAATCCGTTCTCTCTTATTAAAATCCGTTCTCTCTTATTAAAATCCGTTCTCTCTTATTAAAAATAGTTCTCTCTTATTAAAAATAGTTCTCTCTTATTAAAAATAGTTCTCTCTTATTAAAAATAGTTCTCGTGTGGCCAGTCTTAGTGGACTTGGCCCGCCTTATATAAAACGATCAACAACCCTGCACCAAATGCACACGAACACCCGCCCGCAAATAGAATCACCGAAAAATCACAAAGTATAAAGAACCCCCAGCCGGCCAACAAACTGGCACACCGACTCCCCCCAGGCCACAGATTCTGGTATTCTATAAGAGTCAACCGCTCCAACCACTGATGGAATTCTGCCCCGAATTGTTTTTGAGAGATGCAAACTCTGCATGGCATACACATACACATAAAGGGGGTCTAAGATACGGACAGTTTCTTAGTGGCCGATTTATGGATGAGAACCCGTCTATTATTATCCCGAAAGAAGCAGATTGTTTCTACGATGATGGTAAAGTGTCGGCATTTTTGAAGTTTATTTACTCTTGCTCACCATGCAAAGACTAGCATTTTATAGTCCTTCTGCAGCAAAACAGTTTGGCACTAAGATCTACAAAACCCCAGACGGCGGTTAAGTAGAAGTTACTGGCGTATCCGAAGGTCTAGAGGATACTGGGGCATATAAGTGGCCCGATATGGTGCCCGTCATTGTTACGTCTTATTTGAGGGATGGTAGAAAATCAAATAGTGATTATTTGGATTATTGTGTCACAATAAGAACTGGCACAGTAGAGCAAGACGGGGAATGATAATCTGGTATTCTATACAAGTCAACCACTGTTTTTCAAATGAACACCAAGCAACAACTCCTTAAGTCTATTCAAGAAACCGAAGAACAACTGAGTAGACTAAAGGAACAACTGAATAAAAAACACCAACCATTCAAGAAGCCGTCGTTGGTGATACCCTTGAAGACGGTTCAATTGTTCTAAAGAAAGAAAACGGTCTTGCCCTTCTTGTTGCACCGAAATCGACGGAAGTTAATTGTAAGTGGTCCAAAGAGTTCTCAGAAGTCTTTGATAGACTTGCGGAAGAAGGGTTTAATAAGTCTCAATGGTTTATCCCTTCAGTAGAACAACTGAAACTTGCATATAAAGTAATTCCTAATGAATTTAATAAGGCAAGCTATTGGAGTTCTAGCGAGTTCAATGCGTCTTGCGCTTGTGGCATCCGCTTCTCCAATAGTGGTTACCACTACACCAACTACAAGAGCAGCACTTACTGTGTGCGTTCCGTCCGGTGTGTTTCTTATTGAATTTTGTTATTTGAATTTTAACTCCATTAGCCTCCTTATTGGAGGCTTTTTGGTATTATTTATATGACTATAAAACGGCAGGTTTGTTGTGGCTCTTTATCTGTCGCGGTTCTTCCGCCCAATGAATACAGTATGGCACGAATTAAGACGGTTTAACCGGCCAGGTGGACGGTTCAACAACTGGCACACAATAGGAGCACAAGGCTTCAATCCTGGTATTCTATACAAGTAAGCAGCTCCAACCGCAATGTCTCGCATCATTGAGCAACAGATGATCCGAGCCATCTCAAATGAGACCGATTGGCGGAAAGATAACACATCAGTAGAGGTTGTTCACAATGGCATTCACGGGACACATTCTTATCAAAAGGAGATTCAAGTTAAACTTCACGGCCATAAGATTGCCAGCATCTTCCCTGGCAATAAGATGATTCTTTCTTCTTGTGGTTGGGCGACAAAAACAACCAAAAGTCGGTTGAATTCTATCCTGCATCATTACAACCTGGGTGGAATCTTCCAGAAGGATTATGTATGGTATTGTGATAAAGGAGAGTTTGAAGATAATATGGAGTTTGCAATTAGCTGAACAATGTGCCGGTTAAACAACTGGCGCACACTTCCAACACTTCCAACACTTAACCCGATAAACGGGTATTCTATACAAGTCACCCACTTTTCTGAGCTGAAAATGAAAGCCCACGAACTCGCTCAACGTTTACTCAAAGGTCCGAATCACGAAATAATGATTTTGGATGGATTTAACGGCGGCGGTCATCCAAGGGAAATCAATCTCGGGCCAATTAGGTACACCGTTACCACCAATGATGCCAAAGAAAGTGGAGATTGTGAACAGTTAATCGGACAGGAAATTATGCTAATGGGGTATGGTTGTTATTGAATCTCATACTTATCGGGGAGGGAGCAATCCTTCCCCTTTCTCTATTCTGTCCTGAAGTCAAGGGCTAGTGTGCCAGCTTAATAAGTGTCACCAGCGGCACCTAGAGAGGCTTCTAGGTGCCCTATTATTCATAAGTCACCCCCAGGCATCCAATGTTCACCTTTTTCAACAAAAGACCCGCCAATTTGGTTTCAGAAGATGATCTAATTGTTTACTTTTTCAATGACGATGATGAACAAGTTAGAGATGGGGTTTACGAAACATTAGAAGATGCTTATGATGCAATCAACAATGTTGGTTCAAAATGGGTATTCTATCCTCATGCCAAGATTGTTCAAAACGGTAAGATCCTAGAGGTATTTCACGCCTATTGATTACAACAAGAAGTTTCCCGGTTTCCTTTCCAACCCAATCGCTTCCCTTCAATGATTTTCTTCACTACATGTGCCAGCCATTCAAATTATAATGTAAACGGCCACATTGGCGACAATGGTTTAGCATCAACCGTCAATATGGCTTATGAAGCCTACGTCCAAGTGCAAGCGGATGGAGACGAATTGAAACGCTGTTGTCAAATTCTCGGTAGATCACCTAATCGTGCTTTTCATATTTTTCTTGGAGACAATGCAAAGGAAATTGCCGCAAACTGGTATGCATAAGCAATACTAAAACGATTCTCATACTTATCGGGGAGGGAATAATCCTTCCCCTTTCTTTATTCTGTATATTTTATTAAGAAGCAGGCTTATTGTGTCACTTTATCTGTCGCGGTTCTTCCGCCTGTTGAATACAGTATGACAGATTCCAGCCAGTATGTCAAGCCTTAGAACAATAAGCATTGCTAATCAATGAAACCCTTTCAAAGGGCTCCTAATCGGTTATTGTATGAAGGTCAACCGCACCACAGATCAATGGATCGTCAAGCCATTCTTAAGAAAATTTCAGCCATGCTCAGGCTGCAAGAATCAACTGGTTTTGATGGCGAGGCTAATGCTGCCGCCACACTTATTGATAAACTGTGTAAACAACACGGTGTAACAATTGATGATGTCAATACACCTGAGGTTCTTACTGAAGCGTTTGAGACTTATAAGAAACTTGACGAATCGCATCTTATTCTTTTTTGTGCAATCGCCCGGTTTTATGATGCTCTCGGTATGTCCAGCCCTAGCCATCAAACTGGAAGGAAGGTTACAACTCTTAAGTGTATTGGCACAGAGGCGCAACAGATTCAGGTTCGTTTATACTACGATTTCCTGAAGGGTTGTATGATCCGGGAGTGTGAGACTGCAATTGCTGGTGAGAAGGTATTAGCAGAATTGAAGGGCAATTCCTATAGTGCCTACGGATTCCGATCCAATTTCTGTAAACAATACGCAGCCATGGTGCGAGATCGGTTGTATGAAATGAAACTCAATCGTGCGGATCATCCCGATAAGGAACACACTGCAGTAGTGATCGCTCGTCTTAAACTTCGGACCCATCGTACATCTCGGGCTAGTGGAATTGCCGCTCAATTAGGCTCCAGTGCTGGAGCGAATGCAAGTCTACATCGTCAAACATCAGGTAGCCAAACCCGTGCATTGTGTGGGGCACGGTGATACCTAACCGATAGTATAACGGGCCGGGGGATATAAGAATCCCTCTGGCCCTTTTTATTGTAATTAAGAATGGCCAATGGTTTACTATACTTTCTGTTTTTTCGTATTCTGGTGGCAAGGGTAGGATAGCCCATCGGTTCCGCCAGAATCTACGATAAAAAGAGTTTCCGCTCAAGTGTGGGCAATCGCTGACAGATGCTTGACGGGTCGGGCTTCCCGGTGCTATTGTATGAAGGTCAACCGCACCACAGACCATGGCAACTCCCGCCACCAGCTACGTTATCACCGGAATCGACCGGAAGGGAAAAAGGTTTAAGATCACTACCGGTAACCTACATTATGCCTACGGGTTTAATGTATGGCGCGGCAATCTATGGGAAATCCAGGAAGACGGCCGCCGGAAGCGTATTCATTCCTGGAACAATTAAAGGTTTTTTGGTATTATTTATGTGAGCAGCAAAAGCAGGCTGTGTGTGCCAGTTGTTGAACTGGCACACACTAAGAGCCCCGGTCTCTCAATTCTGGTATTCTTAAAGAGTCTTCAGGAATTACATCATGGCTAGCCACAAATTGGAACCTTTCCAAACGGCTTTTAATTGGTCGGTTCCCGTTAGGTCTCTTCTTGCCAAGTTTCAACAGGAAGGATTCGCTATCACTGCTGTAAATGATGGCGAGGAGACTATCAAGATTGACCAAGAGCAATCTAATACAAAAATCCGCCATGCTGCTACAGATATTGTAGTTTCAGTAGATGCGGCCACAGTCTACATTAACAAAGACGGAATGCGGGCTAGATTGTGGATTGTTCTCGACCATGAACCGGAAGAGATTGTCTGTGATTACACTTATCACCCTAAGCTAGAATCACTCATTGACAAGGTTATTGATAATTATTCAAGGGCGTGGGAAGGTATTAAATGTCCGACGATTGCAGACTGAGTATAACCGGGGAGGGAGCATTCCTTCCCCTTTCTTTATATGTTATATTTTCTTATTAAGAAGCAGGTTTATTGTGGCCGCTTATATGATGCGCTTCTTGCGCTGGTTTCCTTGTATGAAACTATAATAACCCATTCAACACTGTCTGTCAAGACCCCGAACCATTAGTAGTGCTTATCAACGGAAACGGCCGGAATGCTTGCCGATGCTGTAGGATAAGCAGGCAAACAAAGCACCGGCAGGTTGCCGGTTTCCCAGATGGATCTTATCACCCGCACCTTTCCGCCTGTAATGTTTCGCCAGGCTCCTATGGAGCAACTGCCTATAGAGTTTCCACAGAAACGCCTCACGGGTTCTACTCTTCTAGCGCACCACAAGGCATTTCATTATACTAAAGGAGAGAAAGTCCGCACGGCTGGTTATACTCGGTTGAATAAAGATGGGGCCGAGCGTCTATGCTTCACAGAGTATTACGAGGCGGTTCTTAAGATCAAACACTGGCAACAACGCCAGGATCTTATGAACGATCGCGGCGGGGCAGATTGTATCAAGACGATGATATTCTATGCTGAGAATCGTGTCAACTATAAGAAAAATAACGATGAAATTAAGGCTACGGATGTAGGCTCTATCTTTGAGCTGATTCATTTTATGCATCATGGTAAGCTAATTGCCCTTTATGCTCCTGTATTAGGAAGAGTAACACTATATGATCCTATTAAAAGGAGCCGCTCAACTAAAGAGCGAATGAATAGAATCCTGATGCGTTATTGCGGTTGTCAGTTATTCCAGAGGGACCACGAATGGTATGTGTTCAATCCTATGGAAGGTGATATTCCGTTTGAACATTGTATGAAAGTAAACATACTTCCTTCATATTCTTCGCAGTTCCCGGAGTGATTTTCGGGCTCCAGTATAACCGGCGCCAGGGAGTTAATAACCCTGGCCTTTTTATTGTCTGCGGGTTTTATTATACTTTTGGTTTTTGTGGTGTTCTGGCTAGCCAGGTAGGATGGTTCTGTCAGTCGGATAGAATCACCGATAATCTATGAAACCGTCCTAGTGTGAGCATTTTCTGACCAATGGCCCCCGATTGGTTGACGGTTTGGCGGTCTGTGGTGTAGGATGATGGAGTTCCAAGCCTATCACCCCCCATGGCTGCCACACTCACCCCCCGCCCTGTCCGTCAACCTGCCCCCCGCCCGGTTTACCGCCCAAATGGTGTTCCGGCTGCATTGGCACGCCCCCGCCCAATGACCGTCGTTATCACTGACTGCCGGTAAGTCTGTGGGGTTGACTATAACAATTAGTCAACTCCTAAAATATAATAAAGGCTTCCAATCTGGAAGCCTTTTTGTATTGTTTATATTCTAATAATGAAAGACAGGTTTATCGTGGCCTCTTATTTGTAGCGGTTCTTCCGCTGGTTTTCTTTGTATGAAACTATAATAACCGAACCAATCCAGTATGTCAAGCCCCCGAATGATCAGTAATGCTTATCAAACAACCATTGACACACTGACGAAAACAGTTTATTGTTAGTGGGACATTCAGATTCGGATCAATGCCAGCTTACAGAATCACCAAAGTTGAGTTCGACTTTAGCACCGACTGTGAAGATGAAGAACTCACTCAAGAAAAAACCACAGACTACAATAAAAGGTTTAGCAATAAGGTATTCATTGTTGATGGGGAGGATGATATAGTGGAGGCAGTAACAGATTATGCCAATTATTGTGTTGATAGTATCAGCTATGAACAAGTGCCATCGGTTATGGTTACTGTTTACGGATTATTTGGTGGTGAAGTGAACACCACCGATAGGAGGTTTGAGGTGCCAATTCTCGGCAAGAAAACGGATCTTGCTATCATTCGGGCGGTGAAATATGAACTGGGTTGGAATAACATTCCGTGCATCAAGTCCGATTATGGCGATTCTATCAGACTTGAACCCCGTGGCTTACTTCAATGTGCCGTCATTGAAGTGGTTTATTGATAACCAATGGGCTCGCAATCGCGGGCCTTTCTTTATATTTTATTATCTCAAGGCTGGTTTATTGTGCTAATTTATATAAATGCGGTTCGCCTGCTGTCTTTACTTGTCTCACTGTATTGTAGCACCTTCTAGGGGCTTCTGGGTGCCTCTGGTGACGGTTTGACAGTTGGCACACACACTAACTACGGCTGGCCTAAAATAGACTATTATTAGGAGACCTTAAAAGTTCCTCCGATGAATCTTGATGATCTCCTCATTTCTTATTATTAGAAGGCAGAATTAACGTGGCCGTTTGTATCATCGCGGTTCGCCCGCTCGTCTTTCGTTGTTGAATATACTATAGGATGGAATGGCCGATCCGTCAAGCCCTGGAACGATCAGCAATTCTGATCGTTCAATCCGGCTGATCTGGCCGCCGATGTTGTAGGATGGCGGAGCAGTTTAGGATTCCTCCCATGAATCGCCGCCATTGCCTGCTTGCCACCGCCGCCGTGCTGGCCGTGCTGGCGGTTCCGGCTGGCCCCATCGCGGGCGGGATGCTAATGGTTCCCCATGCTGTTGCGGCAGCGTGGCTGGCCTGGATTGATTGATCTGCCAGCATACCCTACAGGCCCGCGATTGCGGGCCTTTTCTTTATACTTTTTATAGTGTTATTAACGAGCAGGTTTATTGTGGCCGCTTATATGATGCGCTTCTTGCGCTGGTTTCCTTGTATGAAACTATAATAACAGAACCAGCCCAGCCTGTCAAGTCCTCAACCATTAGCAATGCTTATCGGTTATTCCGACCGTTCCGGTTGTGGATGCTGTATTCTTACAGGGTAGTTCAGCCCCGGCAGGTTGCCGGTGCAAACAATGGATTTCTCTACTCTCAATGCAAATGATGCCCGCAGTGCCATTATCTGCTTTGCCGATGATTTCTCGTGGGAAACTGTAGCACGAGAGATGATTAACCGGATGGATGTAGACGATGCCCGCGATTTTGCAGAGCATTTTCATACCAACTTTATTGAGGGTTAGTTACACTCTGGCCAGCCGGGAGCCATAATCCCGGCACCTCCAATCCTTTCCCCTTTCGTTAGAACAATGGCCAACACACAATGGTCTGCGGTTGACATCTCCAATGCAGATTATGTCGGAATTATTGGGACTCTAAGAGGATACTTTGAAGTAGTTTCAACACCAAAGTTCCTAGTATTTGGTGGTATGTGCAATGTTGGAATGCTGCAGTCTGGTTATATTGAAAGAGAAGAATACGAAACCTTGAATGATACTCTTCAAGAACTGGATGATGATCTTGAAACATTCTACCGTGACGGCCGGCAATATACTTCCCGCATCGTTTGTAATGAGAGGATGTAAACAATCGGCGACACTTTCATTCACACAATCCCATCGCATTCTCAGCCATGTTGTCTACAATGAACGAGCTAATCTCAAAGGTTAATGATACAGAACAGTTTGCTATTGATTCTCTCGATCGTGGCGGATTACGCGGCGATGGTATGATCGCCGAGGCAGAGTATCACTGCCAGGGATACACTGGGCATGGCAATCCTCCTTCTGATGTAGTGATTGGCTGCCGGATTAAAGTTAATCAAGCTGGCAATCGTCGGTTTACGTTTACATTGAATGGGGCCAGGATTGCCCGTCATAAGATAGCTCTCCGCCTTGGAGAGTTGGGGGTGTAAAGTATGATTAGCAGTTGGCCCTGGTTGGTATATCTTATTGGGGCCGATCCTAGCAGTCGGTATAGGGTATGTGTGTACTATTAGCAGTTCTTATAGGACAGTTGTACTACCGTCCCCGTCGCCTAGCCCCGTGGCCTAGCGATAAGATACTAACCCCCAAGTGCGTTTTATAATAAAAACCATTGGGTCCCATATGGCTTAAGACACCCCTTGTCCTCAAAAAAATTTCCCGCCCAAAAAATTCACCCAAATATCCCCAATATAAATAGAACTAAAAATAATGGGTAAGTTAAAACAACTCACAACTGGTCCAAGTCGTAGCCGAGCAGGTTCAACCAGGCAAAGGCAAGATGCATCGGAAAGAGCAGCATTTCGCCGGGCAGGTATGAGAAGAACCCATACCGGGGGAAAGAGACAAAGATTCACTTCAACAAACGACCAAAACAATTATAGTAAAACCGCAATTACTTCGTATCCATCTCAATCAGCATATGCAAAGGATATGCTTCCTAGTAAAGAGAAGGAACGTATGTATGGAGGAGGAGTAAGAAAAACACAAGACAGGGCATTATATTTAAGAAGACTGCGTAGACAATTAAGAACCACCAGAACGAGAAGAGGCGTTCATAATGTAGACGTTTTACCAAAAGGTGATTTTAAAAAAAATGATTCAAAAGAATTAATTTCCAGGGGAAAGGAATATCATCAAGCAGTAAGAGAAATTCCAAAGGAAGTTAAAAAGTCTGGTGGTAATAAAGGAGATAAGATTGTAGGAAAAGCGGCTGAAGTTATGGTTGGTTCAAAAGACCCAGAAAAAGGGAGAAAGTCTAGGAGAAGTTTGTATTCTAGGGCACTTGGGGCAACGAAATGGGACCCTGTAACACGAGTACAAGTTGCCCAGGTAAAAGAATATAAGACCTTCTCTCAGTTTATTGAAGAGTGGACACCCTAAAAACTGTCCACTCAATCAACCATTTCGCCAAAAATGGTCCATAATAGGTAGTGTTCAAAAAGCAGAACACTAATATGATCAAAAAACGTTGGTGGATTAAAGATTTCGTTGATGAGACAAGAAAAAGATTAACTTCCATTGAAAAATATATGGATGAAATTATAAACGCTCTCGGATTATGTGAACCGGAACCGGAAGACGAGAACCTTTCATTGACATATAGAATTGAGTCTCTGGAAGAAAGAGTTAAAATACTTGAGGGGAATAATTATAAGATTTCTGCAGTGAGAAAAGAAAAGCCTATCAATGAAATGGAAATTGGTGAATATGGCTATGCTGTATCCTGGGCATTAAAAGTAGTTTTTAGAGATAAAAAATCTCAGTGGTATATCAATGGAAATTATCCTGTTCATGGAAATAAACTCGGAACTGTTATAGTAAAAATTGAAAGGACTGTGGAAGGATACAGGGCATATTTACCTCGTACAGATTGGTGGGGAAACCCCTATAGCAAGAAATGGAACCAAACATTAATCGTAGGTGAAGAGGATATTCCAATTACAGTTTTTAGTAATGGAAAAATTAGGTTTAATACAATTCAAGAATCTGGAGGAGTTTAAATGAGCGACGAAGAACTTTTAGCAAACATTTACACTAGACTTATAACGGAAAAAGTTTCTTATAGAGTTGTTTGTAAATGGGGAGCAGAAAATCAAGAAAAAATGTTTAAAACTTACCTTGAACTTGCCAAGATAGCAACCAAAGTCTATTCTGAAGATAGAGCAAAAGGAGAACGAAATGAACATTGAAATATGGCATAGAGTAGAAAATGACCATTATGAGTGGTCATTATATGATGGTCCCGAAGGTATTGACCATTATGACGGTTGTGCAGATAGTTTGGGAGAAGCCTTTGAACAAATTGTTGCTCATCGGATTATGATCGGTTTAGAGTATGCAGAAGATGTTAAAACCGGCACAACTGCTCTGGAAGACCATCGAAATTCTGGTGAACCAACAATTCCTCTAGAACAAGTAAGAGCGGCCATCAAGTCAGTGGATGTTGAAGCTCTTGTTGCTGAACATTTTAATACATTAGAAGAAACAACTTCTACAATTGTTTTTGCAATCAAGGAATCTAGATATGGCTGGTTGACTGCTCAACAGATTGCCGAGCAGTGGAACTTGGATATTAATATTGTAGAAAGCATTTTAAAGAATGACTCGAAGTTTCTTTGTGCAGAAGATATTGAACTCTTTTATACCACTAAGGAAAGATACTTCAGATGGCATAACATTATTCATATTATTGGCGACTTTCTTACTCAAAAGATTACTATTACCAATTGATTATGACAATCTATTCTGTTAACTATCAATGGCCATATGATGAGAAGGTTACTTGTGGACTCTTTGATGATTATCATCTGGCAAATGCGCAGATGGAATTATTAAAGGAGTCTTTCGTTCGTGTTGCTACCAGAAAACCTCAAGTTTTTATTGAGGAATATGAGTTAAATGATGATTCTCTTATAGAAGAAGCGATTCAGTGTAACAAAAAATATAATAAATTTGCCACCAGTTAACATTCTTAAAGAAGGACATTCCCTCAACTGACAACAAATAAACATTTATCACGCTGAAAAGCATTACTTTACTAAATAAGTATAGAATAAACAAATTACAAGGAAAATTATGAACGACTTAAAACTACCATCTCATTTACTACAATATTTTCCATTTTCAAAAACGCACAGTAATTTTAGCGAAAAAATAAATGACCCCAAAATGTTGTGGTATCCCCAATATTACCTTGGACCAAACTATCAAGCCGTTATTGACTTTTGGAAATATATTGATACTCTTACGGAAAAACAATGGAATGAAGTAAAAATACGGTTCAATAATTTTCCCGAGCTTAGTCATAGCTTGGCTGCCGCAGATGCAGCCTTAGATGAGGCTATTGGAACAAATAACTTGAGTGCAGCCAAACTTTTAACCTGGCTAAATTCTAGAAAAGCAGCTGAAAGTGTTTCTTGGGACGCCAGACAAGAAGCGGAAAATATTGCAAAAGAGGTAGCAGATATTGTCTTTAGTGAGTATCCGGCTTCAACTGTAAAACCCTCCCCGATTAATAATGTTAAGGACCAGTATGATGCACTATTACAATCATCTTACGGCTATAATCCAGCTAATGGTTGCTGGTCTGCTTTAACCCTACAAGTCACCTCTGCCGTATTAGCAGCATCATGTGAATTAATAGGACGACACATTCTGGAAGAACGGGGCCAGCAACCAGTTTTCTTTCTTATGTTTGATAACCTGGACGCTCCTTTAACCGGCACAAATACTCATTGACAAAAACGTGAACTGGTGTTACTATAAATACATCAGCAAGTCAGGAAATCCTCACATTGCTGCTCGTGCTTACCGAGACTTTGCACGTTAAATACGTCTCTCATATCCATACCGCCATTTTTATAAAAATAATGATTACGGTAAATTTTAAAATTGAACTGCCAATAGACAACTTTAAAAATATTTATTTTATTTCTGATAAAACTCCACTTAAACATAAGTTCTGGGAATTTGAAGTAAATATAGATAATATTTTGTTTGGAGTTGAGTTTAAATATACTATCAAAACAGACCACGCAGGACTTTGGACTAGTATTTCACTATTTTTCATAACTGTTAATTTCCAAGTTTATGATAGGAGGCATTGGGATGTTGAAAATGGTGAATGGATGAAACATTAATTTTACTAAAATAATTTTTTAATACTTATGATTACTAAAGAAGAATTTATCAAATCTGTTCCTCTTGACCCAGAAATATCTGGAAGAAGTTATGATGAATTGATGGAATTAATAAAGAAAAATGGTTCTAATATAGAAAGTGCCGAGAAACATTTACAAAATATTATTGATGGATTTAAAGGATTAAGTTTTTGATTATTACAAAATAATAACATAAACTTCATTGCTGCTCGTGCTTACCGAGACTTTGCACGTCAAATACGTCTCTCATATCTTCTCTAGGGGTGAGAAGAAATAATAAACACGTTCGTCCCTACGAACTTTTTCTACCCTATTTTCAAATATGACTGCTACAATTGCTACACGCCGTTCTGGCGACAACCTCTGGGAACGTTATCTTAATTGGGTAACAAGTACGAATAATCGCCTCTATCTTGGGCATTTTTCGGTTCTTATGATTCCCTGTTTACTTGCTGCTACTATTTGCTTTATTTTAGCATTTATTGCAGCACCTCCCGTGGACATTAAGTTTTAATCGGTGTCCCTTACTCGTAAGAGTATTGACGAAACTGGGTGAATTGCTGGAACCCCCCCCCCCAAAAACATGGGCAATCAGCAGGTGAGCCTTGAGTACACTCAAGGAAACTTCAGAGACTACCTGGGGGATATAGTTCCCTTAATAACAGGAATAAGCGTCCGACACCTTAAAGGGTGATGATATAGTCCACTCCATAAGAATGGTAAACTTATGGGTCAAGTGTAGATTTGGCTGCAGTTTCTACTCAAGAAATTGCTCTAAAAGCCCCAACTATTGGTTGATAAATAAGGGAACTCTTCGGAGTTCCTTTTTCATTAAAGTTCAAAATGCTCCAAATCCTCCTATTCTTTGAACTCTTCGGAGTCTTCCTCTTCATACTATCAATGTTTTCATAACCATACATAAGAACCAAACATTATGGCTAAAGTAGAAGAATTAATACCAGGAACCAAATGGATAAGACCAGATGAACCAAACTACATTCTTACTATCACCGAAGTTTATCACTCAAGAGTGTTGGGAACAAATCCAGATGGTAATAAGTTTAGATGCTCTCTTGGAGTTTTTTTGAGAGAGTTTGAACCTTACGTAGAACCAGAAAATATTGCCACCATTCCATAACCATACATAAGACTCCCAAACCCAAACATTATGACATTATTTTCAAACTTTACAATTGACGAACACCTTAAAAAGACTCTAAAATCTCAAGGTATTCATATTCCAGAATACAATATTTTTGAAGACGAGAATGCATTTCAATTTGAAGAAAAAACCTATGTTAATGAGAATCTAATTCCAGTAGTAGAATTTAAGATTACCGTAAATAGGGAAGCACTACAAGACCATAAATCATTCTGGGGAGAACTATTTGCCCATCATTACGGAAAAGTCTTATCTTGCCCGCCAAAGTGGGATTCGGTTCTAATGGAACGTTATCTTCGTGAAAATATCATAAACAAGTTCAGAAAATTCATTTTGCAACCAGTTCTAAAACTTCAAGAAGAAGTCCTGAAAAATGAAGATACCTCAAAATTATCTTAAATAAGACGCCACAGCAGCACAAACAAAATGAAACTACCAATAAGTAAAAAGCTAGAAGAAATACTCCGAGACCCCGATGCCAGTAAGCAATTAAGAAGAGCATTAACGGGCGAGAGTGATGGAACGGTTACAGTAAATGGGAAAACCTATAAGATAGAAAAGATTTAACAAACAAATGGATTGGCTAGAACCCTTCAGACGAGATACTGAACGCATCAGACAAGAAAACGTAAAAATGAGAGAAGGAACTGAGAAAATAAGACAAGAAACTGAAAAAATCAGAGAGGAGACTGAAAAACTTAGAGAGCAAAACGAAAAACTTGCCAGAATAGAAGAGGATCTGAGAATTAAAAGATTAATTAGAGAGGTGCTTCAAGAACTTGACGACAACCAAACAATATGAAACTTCAACAAAGAACAAAACCCGATTCGTGTGAATTTAATTTTAAAGAAAAACCTTGGTGCGGGTTTACTCTAGGACTTTCAGATAAAACTTATGGATTTTGTAAGAAATGCAAGAGAGATTACGTTTTAGAAAATGCTAAATTTGGAGAAAATCGTTATGATATCCTTGAAGGTACTTGGGTAGTTAAAAAATATGATATGCTTAGAGCCTGGGAATCTTATGGAGGCGTAAAGCCATTTTCTATACCAGATGCAAAATGGGCGAATGGCGTATTAGAAGATTCTGATATGTGGGAAGATGATGTAATTGAATTCGCCAAGAATATTCTAAAAGAAGAGGACTCCTAAATAGTACGCCAATAAATTGAAACATTATGAAACAACTCACACCTGAACAAATTAAAACTCTTGAAGATGCTTTTGTTGGTATTAAAGAGAATGATAGAGAATTCTATTGCAAATTTGCATCTATGGAAGGAGTTCAACAACAACTTGATGCTGGACCTCTTGAATGGAGTCAAAAACATATTTATTATATGGAAAAAGCCATGTTTTCAGATGGATATCTAGTTAAAAGACTCCGAAGACGGTAAGAATCAGTTCGTAAGAACCCTAATCAAATGTGATGAGATTCCAGGAAGAAATAATGAATGGAAAGAACAGATGATTGCTAATATTGGCATTGATGCCTGGAACCAAGAATTTGAATGTAAGTTTGTAGATAGTTGAAATAAAAGAGCCTCGCAAGGGGCTTTTTTTAATACAAATCAATTGCGCCTTCAATAATCTCCTTCAACCATTTATCCGACATTGTTTCTAGAATGGCTTCTGCACCCTCATAAGAATCAGTAAAGCCTTCATCAATAAGATAATTTAGAACGTATTCAATAGAATCTTCCACTGTAGCACTTTTTTTTCTAAATAAGCTCTCTAACTTTTGTTTATCTGCAAGTAGTTTAAGTTTTCTAAGTTTTTCAACACTTAAACGACCTAATGCGGTTCTATACACATCATTAGGACTATTCGGAATGTTAGAGTTATTATCACTTTGAGCTTCGTAAATATTCAAATAAGCTCCATAAAAATCAAACAGTTCGCTAGGGGTATTCATTACATTTAACTATAGTAAAACTATTTATTAGGTTGCCTAATATGTGTATCTCTAGTTGTAAAGTCTTTGTTTCGTCCCTTATTCGATTTAAAGCCAAATCTCTTGTAGAAGTCTCCAAGTTTACGTTTGCATCCTTTTTCCGGTGCTTGTTTTAAAGACATTGATGCATTTTGACGGTCGGCATACTTAGTTAAGCCTTTCATAATTCTACTGCCGACTTTTTTGCCTCTTAAATGTGGAGGAACAAATAAATCGTGGAGTTTTATGTGACTATCTTTTTAGATGCATAAACATTTAAACCTTTATGTCCGGGTCTATTTTTCCATTTTCTTTCAATGGTTCTCAGGGCATCGGGTTTTGCTTCTTTTGCCTCATTGATGAAGTCGTCAAAGGTTTTCATTTTACTTTACCCACAATACGACCAGTTGTTTTAGAAAGTTTGCCAGCCCCCGGTAGTTGAGTATAAAGTCTAGCCCTAGAACGTGTTCCTGCCCCATGGGGAACTCCTTTTATTCTTTGTGGTTGTCCGGGGGCACCAACCGTATAATCGCCACTTTTTGCTCCAGCATCTTTTACAACTTTTGGAACATTTGCAACAGCCCCTTTAAAGTTTGTCGTTCTCTTTCTTAGATTCTCGGTATCTCCGTGGTCTCTTTGGAGATTTGGCTCAATATCAACATTATAAACTCTTCCCTTTGGGGTTTTACGATTATTCGTCAACTGCTGGCGAAATTGCTTTGCCTTAAATGCTCGTTCACCGGTAGAAATTACTTTTTTCTTCCCGTCTTTAGTTGTTACCTTTGGTGAATGTGCCGCAGCATAATGGGAAGGATTTTTGTAAACTTCTACTTCAGTTGAAACATCGTCAGGATCTGTTGTTCTATGCGTATATTCTCCAACTCCACCTCTAATTGGTGCTCTGGTTCCCATTTTTCTTTGCAGTGCTTTTGAAAGATTCTCCCCCCTTTGGCGTAAACCGGCTCTCCCGGTGCGCGGGCCGTGTTTTACTTCCGCTATAAACTCTTCAAATGTTTTCATTTTTCTTGAACTTTAGAAAGAAGAACCCTATTAATCATATCAGCCTTATCATTTGCCCTTTGGATAATCTCTTGTGCGGGCTTGCGCTTTTTATGTTGATTGAATCTATTTCCTTCCAACTCACCGGTAACCCAACCAGCATATTCTCTATGCCTTCCAGCCTGTTTTAGCATTTTTTCAATAGGAAGAGGCTTTTTGGCCTCATCTATAAACTGTTCAAATGTTTTCATTGTAGTCCTAACTTCTGGGCGGCTCTTTCCATTCTTGTTGAAAGAGTTCTTTTTCTGGCTTCCTTCGTAAGAATCGCAGGATTATTCCGTCTTTCTTCAGCATATTTTCTCTCAGTCTCTAACTGCGCCCGCCGGTCATCTGCTCTTGCTTTGGCTTCGGCTTTCCTATCATTTGTCGCGGTTGCCCTTTGAGCCGCACCGGGAACTCTGCCACGGCCTCTTACAGTTGCCCTAGTTGCAGCCGTTGCCTCTAAAATATCATCAAACCACTCATCGCTAATAACATCTGCAACAATAAGAGCACTCTCAAATGAATTAGCATATCCTTCAGAGAAGAGATAATCCGCCACCACTTCATAAGATTCTTTGGCCAGTTCTGCCGTTATTTCCTTTCTCTTTTTATGTGCATCATCGGTTTGTCTGCTATGGGTTTGACCTTCTTTGGCTGGCGTTTTAAGACTTTCCGCGCCTCGCGCAATTGCAGCTTTTAACTTATTACTATCCATCTTTTACCAATATCTGTTCATATTATTTATTGATTTTCGGATGCCTATATAGTGCGCGTTTAAACAATTATCACGATTATTATGGCAAAAGGTTTTCAAATCAAGGCTAAAGAGCCACAACAAGAATCCCAACCAAATTGGGATTATGCAAAAATTAAACAGAAGATGCAGGGCAAAACAATTATGCTCTGTCTTCCCGGTCGCGGTTGTTCCTATAATTTCCTAAAGAACTTTGTTCAACTCTGCTTTGAAATTGCAGGCAACAATATGCAATTTCATATCAGCCAAGATTACAGTAGTATGGTGAACTTTGCCCGCTGTAAAGTTCTCGGGGCAAATGTTCTTGCTGGCCCCAAACAAAAGCCTTGGCAGGGACAGATTGAATACGATTATCAAATGTGGATTGATAGCGACATTGCCTTCACCGCAGAGCATTTCTGGCAACTTTGTGACCTTGCCCTACCCGATGAGGCAGTATCATATGAAGAAGTTAAGAATGAAGCAGGTGAACTTGTTGGCTATAAGCAACTAGTGGATGAAACCAAGACTAATGCAATTGCATCTGGCTGGTATTCAACTGAAGACCGTGTTCATACTGCCTGTGCATTCTGGCTAGAAGCCGAAGAGTTCCGCAAGAACGGTGGTGTGATGAATATGGAGAAGATTGAAACGATGATGAATCGCAAGAAGCCCTTTAGTTGTGATTATGTCGGTGGCGGCTGGCTGATGATTCAAAAAGGTGTGTTTGAAGGAATGGATTATCCCTGGTGGCCGCCGCTTCTTCAGTCATTTGAAGATGGCGCAATCGTTGATTTCTGTGGTGAAGACGTTGGTTTCTGCCTGAAAGCCAAGGAAAAGGGCTTTAAAATCTGGGTTGACCCTCGTATTCGCGTTGGTCACGAAAAAACCTTCCCTATTTGAGCAATGATTAATATTCTCTATGATGGGCGCATTATTCATCGCCAGATTACAGAAGAAGAAGCCGTGCCCATTCTTCTTGAACTTGCAGAACAAGCCTATAAAGGCGAAATTGACGAAGACAAAATTGACTTTGAATATATCTAAGGAGTAAAAAATGGCAGTAAAAACATCACTAAATAAAGATGCCTGGTTGGTTGGCGCTTTTCAGGTGGGGAGAATTTCTTCTCCCCTTATAAAATAAAACTTTACTAAATAGTATTGCCAACCAATAATCAGAGCAGATGCACTTAAAAGCATACAAGTTCAGGATTTATCCAGATAAAGAGCAAGAAGTTTTACTGGCGAAGACTTTCGGTTGTTGCAGGTTTGTTTGGAATAAACTCGTTGAAAACTTCAACAGTAACTCTAAGGAATTTATTAACGAAAAGACATTAAAAGACACTCCAGAATTTGAGTTTCTTAAAGAAGTTTCAGCTTCTACACTTCAACAAAAAAGAAATGACTTTATTGAGTTCAAGAAACAGTTTTTCAATAAGAAAAGAAAGGCCAAATTAGGACGGCCTTCTTTTAAGAAGAAATCAAATCGTCAGTCTTTTAGACTTCCCAATCAAAAGTTCAAGTTAGACCAAGAAAATTCAGTGGTTAGACTGGAGAAAATTGGTTGGGTTAAAGTTGTTATTGACCGTGAAATCCCGGAGGATGCAGATTTCAGGATCATCACGGTTTCTAAAACTCCAACCGGTAAATACTTCGTTTCTATTCTGGTTAAGCAAGAACTCAATCCAATACCCTCTACCGGCAAGGTAGTAGGTATTGATTTGGGTATTAAAGACTTGTTCATTCTTTCAAACGGTCAAGCCATTAACAATCCTAAATGGTTTCGCAAGAACCAAGCGAAACTCAAAAGAGCCCAGAAGCATTTAAGTCGCAAGACTAAAGGCAGTAATCGTTACATTAAGCAACGTATTAAAGTTGCTAGAATACACGAATACATTACCAATTCCAGAACTTACTTTCTCCATAACATCTCAACAGCTCTGGTTAGAACTTTTGATGTAATTTCGGTTGAAGACTTGAATGTTTCTGGGATGTTGAAGAATCACAAGTTGTCCAAATCAATCTCGGATGCCTCTTGGTCTACTTTTGTTACTATGTTAGAGTATAAGTGTGATTGGTATGGCAAAGTCCTGGTTAAAATTAACCGATTCTTTCCTTCCAGTAAGACTTGTAGTTCTTGTGGACATAAGGAAGACAAGATGCCTTTAAAAATTCGGGAATGGACTTGTCCGTCTTGCGGTTCAAAACACGATAGAGACTTGAATGCCTCTATTAATATTTTAAAGGAAGGTTGGCGCAGCCTAACCGATAAAGAACTTTCATCGGCGGAGTACGTCGATTACTGGCGTGGAGCGGAATTAAGACTGAGCGGTGATTTTCACCCTTTAGCATCTGCTGTGAAGCGTTTAGGAAATCAATAGAGGTTTACTTTTATTGGTTTTTGTTACTATTATAAGGAAATAGTTGGCGTATAACGATTTTTGACAACAAAAAAGCCCTCCTAACCGAGGGCTTTTTTGTTGTTAGAATTTACCGAGATTTTTACCTTTAAATGTGGGAAATCTTACCCCGAATACGCTTGATCATCTCCGCCATCCTTATCGAATCTTGCTTGTAATTTTGAAATTCTTTTATTTAATTTACTTCTCTGGCTCTTTGGTGTATTTGATCTTTGGTAGTTTAATTGATCTATTTTATTGGCAGTTTTATGGCCAGGGTAACTCCCCATCCCTCTTTTTTCTGGATCCCATCCTGGTTTTGGTTGAATTCGATGTCCTGGTCTTTCAGAAGTTCCCCTAAAGACGGGTTTATACTCCACCTTGCCGCCTCCAGTTACTTCAATAATACTTTCAACCCAACCTTCGCTCATATGAGCCATCATAATCTCAGCATTTTCAACTGACTCGCAAAGACCTTCATCAAGAAGATACCCAAGAACTATGTCATAAAGGTCATTAGACTCTTTCATTTCCTTTTCATCTTTATCTTTTTTAGCCTTAGATTTGGATTTTTTTTCCTCCTTTTCACCTTTTTCTTCTTTTTCGCCCTTTTCTACATCTTCGTATTCATCACAGGACTCATTCTTTTCATAAACGTTCACATAAGACTCATATAACCTAAGCATTTCCTGTCTGTCCATTACTGTTTTCTAACTATGGTGAAACTATTTATAATTTCAATAAATAGTGGAACTCATTCTAAATCACAATGGAACAACGACTAATCAGAGAAGTAGAGAGCGAAGAGTTCTTTGAGACCACACTAGAAGAGACTGAAATCTTTGAACTGAAAGAAAAAAAGGAGAAAGATAAGGTAATCCTCGAGTGATAAATAAGAAGTAGATTTCTATAATTAAATGCCGGTAGAGAGGGTTACTCAATCATTTAAGGACATTTCTTCATCGTTTAAGGTCAATCCCTTATCCTATGATATTATTGCAATCAAAAATGAAACTGCTATTTCCCGCTCGGTTCGCAATCTAGTTCTGACTATACAAGGCGAACGGTTTTTTCAGAGCAATCTTGGCTGTAGCGTATCAAGAAGTCTTTTTGAAAATATTACAGACTCAACGGCTTCGTCAATACAGAGCGAGATTGAAAATACTCTTAATAACTACGAACCAAGAATATCTCTAATCGCGGTTGAAGTTATTCCAAATTATGATGAAAATGCCTATGATGTGGTCATTCGTTACAATATAATTGGCATTGAAGCCCTACCACAACAGTTATCTTTTGCCCTTCAGCCCACACGATAATGGCAACATCACCAATTGTTAATTTTACCACTTTAGATTACGACCAGATAAGAGCCTCACTACAGGATTATCTAAGAGCGAACTCCAATTTTACCGATTATGACTTTGAGGGCTCTAACCTTTCAGTTATTCTTGATGTTCTTGCATACAATACCTATACTAATGCCTTCATTGGCAATATGCTCTCTAATGAGGTCTTTCTTGACAGCGCAACACTAAGAGAAAACGTTGTCTCTGCTGCCAGAGAAATCGGTTATCTTCCTAGAAGTGCAACAGCAGCACGGGCAAATATTTCATTCTTTGTTGATACTTCTTCCTATTCCTATCGCCCTGTTTCATTAACATTAAAGAAAGGACTTGTTTGTTCATCTTCAGCATTTGGTAATGAGTCTTATGCTTTTTCAGTCTCTAGCGATATTACAGTTCCAGTTGTCAACGATATTGCATATTTTGAGAGCATAGAGATTGTTGAAGGTTCATTTGTAGTTGATAATTTTACAGTCGCGGGAACTAACCCGGCCCCGCCGCAAAGATACATTTTAGATAACCCAAATATTGATACCTCAACCATAACAGTTACAGTAAGAGATAATAGAATTTCTTCTAAGAGTAATAAGTTCACTTTTGCGGATAATTTATTCAATGTTACCTCCACCTCTAATATTTTCTTTGTTCAAGAAGTTGAAGACCAAAGATATGAGTTAATTTTTGGTGACGGAATCTTTGGAGTAGCACTTCAAGACCAAAATTTTATTGAAGTGTCATACGTTGTAACAAACCAAAGGGAAGCCAACGGCGTTTCTTCCTTTTCCTTTATTGGTAGAATTGTAGATAATAACAACAATTCAGTTACTTCTGGAATTTCATTATTAACTACCAATATCTCTTCTAGTGGTGGCAAAGAAATAGAGAGTATTAGTTCAATTAAAACCCTGGCACCGAAGAACTATTCCGCTCAAGGCAGATGTGTGACCCCGGAAGATTATGAGGCCGTTATTCCTAGAATATATCCAGAGGCAGAGAGCGTTTCGGCATATGGAGGAGAGACATTAACTCCGCCACAATATGGAAAAGTATTCATTACTATTAAACCATTCTACGGTAACTTTGTTCCAAATAGTATCAAAGATAATCTCAAAAAGAAACTAAGACGTTATGCAGTATCCGGGATTGTTCCCGAAATTATTGACTTAAAATATCTTTTCATTGAATATGTAACAAATGTTTACTATAATCCTAATCTTACCTCTTCAGTTGAACAAGTTAAGAGCACTGTTGCAAAAAATATACAGGCTTATGCAGATTCCCACGAACTAAACAGATATGGTGCTAGATTTAAATATAGTAAATTCCAAAAACTTATTGATGACAGCCTATCAGCTATAACATCAAATATAACAAATATTCAGATTCGTCGTGATTTAAAGGCTCTAATAAACACATTCGCAAATTATGAAATTTGCTTCGGTAACCCTTTTCATATTAAAGATTCAAAGGGTTACAATATAAAATCTTCAGGTTTTAAAGTAAGTGGTATAGCCGATACTGTTTATTTGGCTGATATTCCAAACGATAATTTTACTGGAACATTAGTTTTATTTTCCATTACTATAACTCCAATCATAATTCGCAGCAATGTTGGAACCATTGATTATTCAAAAGGTGAGATAAAAATAAGCTCAATCAATATTCTATCAACAACTATAGTTAAAGATAGTCAAAATTTTATTGAAATCTCTGCTTCTCCAACATCTAATGATGTTATTGGTTTACAGGATTTGTATTTACAAATGGATATAAGTAAATCAGTCATTAATATGGTTACAGATGATATTTCTTCCGGTGGTGATATTTCCGGTACTACATATATTACTACATCAAGTTATTCAGATAAAACTATAATACGTTAAATATGTCAGTTAAAATAAGTTCTATTATTGAGAATCAATTTCCCGAATTTATGCGGCAAGAGTCTCCACTTTTAGTGGAGTTTATCAAGCAGTATTACATTTCTGGAGAATATCCTGGAGCTTCTTTTGACTTAATATCAAATCTTTCTAATCATACAAAGCTTCAAAATCTAACCAATCTTGTAGAAAATACGACCCTTTCTGCAGACATTTCATTTTCAGATACTGACATTCTTGTTGAATCTACAGATGGCTTTCCAATTTCTTATGGTCTATTGAAGATTGGTTCTGAAATTATTACATATACTTCAAAAACTGAAACTTCTTTTGTTGATTGCGTTAGGGGATTTAGTGGAATTTCCAATTCTCAATTAGAATTTTCTGCAAGTGTCTCTGATAGTCATCTAAGTGGTGAAGTTGTAGAAAATCTTAGCATACTTTTTCTTAATAAATTTCTAGATAAACTCAAAAAGCAATATATTCCGGGATTTGAAGGACGTGAATTTGGTTCTAATGTAAATCAAAAACTATTCATTGAGAAATCAAAAGACTTCTATTCAGTAAAAGGAACAGACAAATCTTTTGAAATTCTTTTCGGCGCTCTTTACGGTGAAAAAGTAGAGGTAATTAAACCAAGAGATTATCTATTTACACCATCTGCGGCAGAATATCGGGTAACAAAAGATATTTTTGTTGAAGCTATTTTAGGTGATCCACTATTATTGGAAAACAGAACTTTATTCCAAGATAGGACCGACCAGTATCCTAAGGCAAGTGGTTCAATCAGTAAAGTCGAAAAAATATCTCGCAACGGTAGTGACTATTACATTATAAGTCTTGATTACGATTTTAACAAAGATATTGACGTTGCTGGTTCTGTTTTTGGTGAATTTTCTATTCATCCTAAGACTAGAATAAGCAAAAAAGTTATTGCGGGCTCAAATGCAATTAGTGTGGATTCTACAGTCGGATTTCCCTATAGTGGTTTTTTGGTTTTAGATGATTATTCTTTAATTCAATACGAATCAAAATCTTTAACCCAATTTTTTGACTGTAGTGGAATTTTATCAGATTTAGAAGCAGGTGAATCGGTTAGAGTTGATGCATTTGCTTATGGTTATAGCGGTTCAGATAAAAACAATATTGTTGCGGTTAGAGTAACTGGTGTTATCGGCGAATTTGAAGAAATTGATTCTGCATATAATCTAATAGTAGGAGATTCTATTAAGCCAAAAACTTTAGGTAAACTCAGCAGTTCTGTTCGTTCAAAAAATTGGATTTATAATATCCCAATCTCATACTATGTTGAAAGTATTACTCTTATTGATGCAATAACATCAAAATATCAAATTAAAACTTTTGACGATAACATTTTTTCAGTTGGCGACTCTTTGAATATTATTCTAACCAATGGAACAATAATAACCACAGACGTTTACTCAAAATTAAATGTTACAAATTTTATTGTTCAGGGGCAGGGGGTGCTAACGCTTTCTTCGATTGATTATATTGAAAAGAACATTTCAAATGTTTCCGCAAGCAATTTTAAAAATGTAGAAATCTATTCAGCTAATGTCCAAAATGTTTATGAAGATTTAAACGAAAGTGTTTTTGTTGCATCTCCATCACTACCTTTTTATTTTCAGCAGCCCCTAGAAGTATCCAATCGTAAAATCGTATTATCTGGAACCTTTTCTGGGGAAATTTTAAATTATACAAATCACGGCTTCTTATCTGGAGATATTGTTTTATATGACTATCCATCAGTTAATAATTTGGGTATACCCAAAGGAACATATTATATTAAAAAAGTAAATGATGATTTTTTCTCTTTGGCAACAAGCCTCTCCAATCTTAAAGCTGAGAGTTATTTAACCGTTTCTGGCACCGTAAACAATAATACTTTAGAATATAATGATTTTACTGGTAAAACATTAACCAATCAAAAGATAATTAGAAAAATTACGCAGCCAATCAATAGAAAGACCGTTGAAACAACTCCAGTTGGCAATATTGGTATTCTTTTAAATGGTGTTGAAATTTTAAATTATAAGTCCCAAAATTCTGTTTACTATGGACCAATTGTATCTGCTGTTGTGGTTTCATCCGGCGATGGATACGACATTAACAATCCACCGACAATTAATATTATAGATGAACGGGGTTCTGGAGCAAAATTAACCCCAGAAATTGTCGGGGATCTTAAAGAAATTCGCTTAAATAACTCAAATCTAATCGTTATCGGTGAACCATCAATAACGATAACTGGTGGTAACGGAACTGGAGCAAAAGCAGAACCCGAAATTGGTAATTTTGAGCACTTTGCTACCTTCAATACTAAAAATATTTTTGGTAATATTATCAAGTTTACAGATTGCCATAACTTTTTTAATTACGAAAAAGTGCTATTCGTTCCAGATGGTTATTCATATGTAACAGGAATCACAACAAATGCCGAATATTACGTCTCGCGGGTAAGTCCAAATGAAGTTAAACTTTATAAAACTTATGATGATTCAGTTTCTGATTTAAATACAATAAATCTTAATGTAACCGGATTTGGTATTCACAGGTTAGTTTCTTTTAGTCCGAAACTAAAGATTTCATCAATCGTGGTAACAAATCCAGGAAAAGGTTACACAAATCGTAGAATTTCTGTTGATTCCTCAGCTATTAATATTATAACCGATACAATAAACTTTCCCGGTCACGGTTTTAAAACTGGAGAACTTATAAATTACGAGTCTTATAGCCAAAGTCCAATCGTAGGCATACAAACTAATACTTCTTATTATGCAACTGAAGTTGATGAAAACAATTTTAAGCTATCTCAAGTAGCAAGCGTAGGTATTTTAACAAGTAAAGATTTTTACTTAACTTCTCAGCAATATATCAACTTTTCATCCTCCGGCATTGGTAAACATTTCTTTAATTATGAGCCAATTAAAGTTACTATTGAAGGGGTTATAGATTTATGTTCAACACCGACTCCAGAATTACCGCCCGCCAACCCTATCTTCAGAGGAAGGATTAATAGAGTTTTTGTAGAGGGTGGTGGGCAAAATTATGGCCAAGAGAATATCATTAACTATAATCGCCAGCCAAATATATCCATTAATAGCGGAAAAGATGCCACACTTCAAGTAATTATATCAAATGGAAAAATTACTGAAGTTCTTATTATAAACTCTGGTTCAGGTTACAATTCTCCACCAGATATTATAATCAGCGGTAACGGCAATGGTGCAGTATTAACACCAATTATCGCTGACGGCGAATTAAAAAGTGTTAATATTATCAATTCTGGATACGGTTATGAGCAAAAAAATACATCTCTAACCGTAGTTTCCGCTGGTTCAAATGCTGAAATAAGAACTAATACAAAATCGTGGAGTATTAATTGGAATGAACGTTTAATACAAACCAATCAAATTACGGCTGATGATGGACTTATAACAAGAGGAACTCGCTCAGATTTAGGTTTAGAGTATGTCCACGGGTATGCCCCTAGGAAATTGCGGCAAATGCTGCAAGGTGTAAAATATGTATCAAATAACCCAACCTATCGTCCAGACTTAACTCTAGATTCTTATAATAGGGAAACAATTTCAGATTCACATTCTCCTATTATTGGTTGGGCATATGATGGGAATCCCATTTACGGCCCGTATGGTTATGAACATAAAACCTCGGGAAGGGTAAAATTACTACAGAGTAGTTATGGATTATCCCTTAAAGAAGGCCGCCCAAATACGACTCTCTATTCTGCTGGTATTTTTATTGAAGATTACGAATTTAATAATTCTGGTGATTTAGATGAGCATAATGGCAGATATTGCATCACTCCAGATTTCCCCAACGGAACCTATGCATATTTTGCAACCGTTTCTGACCAAGGGGTTGAAAACTCTGGCCCATTTAAGGATTATTTTAGACCGGTATTTCCTTATCTTATCGGTGAATCCTATAAATCTAAACCAATTACTTTTAATTTTGATTATTATTCAAATCAAGATACAATAGATTTAAACAAAACCGGTTGGCTTAGAAATACAACCCCATTTAGGCTTAAATCTGAAAAAAGTTTCTATAAATATCTTCTATCTCCATTTAACACATACGATCATTCCTCTACTGTAACCAGCACTTTAACTGGTTCGGTTGAAGAGGTTTTGGTCACCGATGGTGGAGATGGTTATAAAGTTAAAGATAAGTTAATTTTTGATAGCGAAACTTCGGGAGGTATTAATGCATCAGCAGAAGTTTCTTCCGTTAAAGGGAAAGATGTTAACATCATTAGTGTAGGTTCAACAACAATTTTTAATGTAGAGTTTATACCTAATTCATCAAATAATGTAATTGGATTTAGTAGTTTACCTCACAATATTTCTAATGGAGATATAGTTTCTATTAAAAATCTAAGTCACAATAAATTAAATCTGCAAAAATCTTTTAGGGCATCGGTTTCAAGCCAAAAGTACACATTAAATACCGATGTTAATGTCTCAGGTATTACCGGAATTGTAACATATATCAATCTTTACGGAAACTTAGATTTTCCATATCTCCGAGAAAATGATATTTTACAAATTGACAATGAAAATGTAAAAGTCCTAAACATTGATACACAATCATCCAGACTTTTCGTGGAGCGAGCTTATGGTGGCACTGCTGGAACTTATCATACTGTGGGAGTCACGATAAAAGAAGTACCAAGAAAGTTCTCTTTTAGTGCAGAGATTCAAGACTTCAATAATTCTTTTATCAATAAAGAAATTTACTTTAATCCAGAGGAATGTGTAGGAATTGGCCTCGGCAAGACGATAACATTTTCTACCCCAGGTGTTGGTCTAACTAATATTTTTGTTCCGTCAAGATCAATCTATATTCCAGATCATAATCTGAAAACTGGTGAAAAGTTAACATATAAAATAAATGGTGGCACTGAAATTACCATATCAACTAATGGTATTACAACTTCGCTATTGAAAGATAATACTACCGTCTATGCAGTTAGGTATTCAAGTGATTTTGTTGGCTTATCCACTGAAAAGGTTGGAGTTGGTGCTACTGGAAACTTTGTTGGTTATAACACAACGAGTGGGGCAAATATTCTTTATTTTAATGTTAATGGAACTGGTAAAAAGCATAGCATCATAACTTCGTATGATTCAACTATTGGTCAAGTAGATAAAAATTTAGTATCAGTTTTCCCCAAAACTAGTTCGGAGCTTAATGTTGGCGATTTAATTACAGTTTCGGCCACACCCAATTCAACAAAAAACATTAAAATTATATACAATCAGGCAACCCAACGGCTACTTGTAAATCCCAGAGAGTTTTTGGCCACAGATGTTAATATAATATATGGAACGATAAAAATCCCCAACCATAATTATTTTACTGGACAAAAGATTCTTCATACTTCATTAGTTCCGACTACTGGGTTAATTAGCAATACGAGTTATTATGTCATTGTACTGAATTCAAATGTAATAAGTTTGTCTAGTTCATATTATAATGCATCTTTAAGCGAGCCAAATATAATTTCTCTTTCTAATGCTTCGTATGGAACAATTTCAGAAGTAAATCCTAGTATAAATATCGTAAAAAATAATTCCGCAATTTTTGATCTTTCGGACTCAAGTTTGTCTGACAATGATGGTTTCCAATTGGTTCCAGCTTTTGATTTTGATTTTTATACAGACAAGCAATTTATTAATAAATTTGAAACTACTTTCAGCGGGCCGTCATTTAATGTAATTAAATCTGGACGTATCGGTGTAGATTTAGATGCAACAGTAACTTTAAACTATGATGAAAATCTACCAAATCAGTTATTCTATAAATTAACCCCCAGAAAAAATAAACAAGTCATCATTGATGAAGAAAATACATCAAAATATAATACTCTTAATTATGTTGATAGCGGTTATTCAGGAACGTATGCAATTAGCGGGGTTGGTTCAACGTCATTCACATACAGCGTTGATGCAACCCCGGAGGCTGCTGTTTATACAAATAATGTAACATACACAACAACATCTAAAACTACAACCGGCCCCGTTAATACGATACGAGTTACTTCTGGTGGTAGCAACTATAAATTTTTACCAGGAATTAGTTCAGTTATAACCAACCAAGGAAGGAATGCAATTTTTGAAGTAGTTAGTAAGTCCATTGGCTCAGTCAACCGAGTTAATATTAATAACATTGGTTTTGATTATCCTGCAGATTTAACTCTTACACCGTCCACCCAAACTCCAGTAGTTATCATTGTAGCCCCCCAGACTTCATTAAAAACAATATCTGTTGTTTCAACTGGAAGAAATTATATTTTTGCTCCAACTTTAGTTCTATTGGATGGCTTAACTTTAAAGCCGGTTCCGGGTGTTGATTTAAGATATCAACTTGGTGATTCTGAAGTTCAAATTATTAAAAATAGCAAAGGTATTAATAATGCTCAACCTATTATTATACCAACAAATAACTCAAATGCAATTGGTATCAGCTCAATTTCTTTCAATGAAACAACTAAAGATGTTGCCATAGTCCTCACTACAAGTTATAGCAATATTGAAGATTTTCCATTTGCTATCGGAGACAAAGTTTTGGTTGAAAATGTATCAATTTTAACCGACTCATCCGCCAAAGGCTACAATTCATCTTCTTATGACTACTCCAGATTTACTATTACTAGTATTAGCCCGAATATTGGCGGTTCAAACGGCTCCATAACTTATAATTTGGCCAACAAATTAAGTGACACCGAATATCCTGGCGTATACAATTCAACCGTTTCATCGGGTTCTGTAGTTCCCGAAAAATTCTTCCCACAATTTATCACAGAACTTTCTAAAAATTTATTCTTAATTGGTGAAGTTGTAACGGCAGACAATTTAAAGGGAATTGTTCAGTTTTGGAATAGTGATAATGAACTCCTAACAATATCCACAACAGATCAGTTTACACCCGGTCAATTAATTATTGGTTCAGATTCTCGTTCCGGGGGTAAAATTTCTACAGTATATGATTTCAATTCACGTTATATTATTAAATCTTCATCTATAGTTAAAAAAGGTTGGAATACCGAAAAGGGGTTCCTTGATAACGAGTTCCAAAGAATTCAAGACAATAATTACTATAATTCTTTTGCATATTCATTAAAATCAAAAGTTGATTATCAAACTTGGAACAATGCAGTTAGCAGTCTAAATCATATCTCCGGTTTTAAGAAATTTAGTGATCTCGTAGTTGAGTCAGAAAATATAATCGGAACCGGCTCATCTGAAACCGAGTCATTAACCAACATTATAATTTTTAATGATTCGGAAGTTAATTTAAATTGTGTTGAGGATTATGATCTTGTTACAGAAAATAATTATCTGATAGATTCAAATTTAGGTTCAAACCAAGTTTATTTTAATAATAGAATACTCCAAGATTATTCAGAAACGGTAGGCAATAGGGTTCTAACTATTGACGATATTAGTCTAGGTTTTGATGGTTTCAATAAACAATTTGACTTAAAATATAATAGCGACCCAATTTTTAATAGGAGTTTTGTCGGCAGTAATTCATCTGTTGTGAATGTAGCATCAAATGTTTTACAGTTAGAGAATCACTTTTTCACAAACGGTGAAAAACTTGCATACTCTTATGATGTTTCGCCAATTGGTATTAAAACTACATCAATCAGTGGAATTGGTTCAACTGACAAACTTCCTTCAACGGTATATGTAATAAAATACAGTGAATCAGCTATTGGTCTTTCAACATCTGCAGAATCTGCCCTTAGAGATATTCCAGTTCCTATCATTTTAACTAATGTTGGTGCAGGTTTAACACATACTTTAACTGCAACATCTCAAAATACTAGAGCACTTATTTCATTGGGAGGGGCTATACAGTCACCAGTTGTTTCATCTGCATCTTCCACTAAAACTACTTCTTATGTTGGAATAGGTTCTACAGTTATTTTATTCTCGAGTATTGAGAATTTCAGCAGTGGCGATTTTGCAAAAATTAATAGTGAAATTGTAAAAGTAGTGGCTGTTGGCATTGCCTCAACAAACGATGTTTCAGTTCAACGTGGCTGGGTTGGCACCGGAATTGAAACCCATTCAACAAATTCAACCGTATATAAAATTCTGGGCGATTATAATATCATCAATAACACTATTCATTTTGTTGATCCGCCGAAAGGTCCATCTCCAATTGGCACCACAACAGGTTCTGGCGAAGATGTCGACTATGTTGGGGTTACAACGACATTAGATTTTAATGGTAGAGTATTTATGAGGAGTGGTGCAAAGAATTCCACGGTTGATGCGTATTCTACAAACTTTATATTTGACGATATCTCAAATAATTTTAATGGAATCTCATCATCTTTTACTTTAAAATCTAATTATCAAAATATAGCAGAATTTTCTCCAAACAATGGGGCAATACTTATTAATGAGGTCTTTCAAACGCCATCAGATTTTGCCGGTTCATTTAGAACTTACGGGAGTTACACATTAGAGGAGTCTTCTGGAATCACATCTATAAGGTTCCTAGGAGCCCCTGCAGCGCAGACTTATGATGTAAATGGCACAGGACTACCAATTGGTGGAGTTATTGTTTCCGTAGGCTATTCGCAGGGATTTGGTCTTCAGCCACTTGTAGCGGCGGGGGGAACTGCAGTTGTTTCTACTGCTGGAACTATCAGATCAATTAGTATTGGAAATAGTGGTTCCGGGTATAGATCGGGTCTTCAGACTGTAAATGTTGGACTTTATGTTTCAACTACTGGCATTTCAACAGTGAGATATATCGGCATTGCCTCAATTTTAAATGGTAATGTTGTTTCTGTTGCAATAACTAATCCAGGTTTTAGCTACACTTCAACCAATCCACCAGTTGTTAAATTTGATGACCCACTTCCATATGTAGACCTGCCCCTTCAATATCAATCACTCTCTTCTGGTATTGGAACCGGAGGAAAAGTTAAAATTAATGTTGGACTTGGAATGAGTGTTGTCAATCTCGAGTTAACAAATAGAGGATTTGGATATAAAAAAGGAGACATTTTAACTATAGGTCTAGGTGGTACAGTTGGTATTCCTACTATTACTTCGCCGTCGTATAGCAATTTTAGATTATCTGTTGATGAGATTTACAATAATAAATTTGCGGGTTGGACATTCGGTGAACTTCAAATTATTGACTCAATTGAAAACCTTTTCAATGGATTAAGAAAATCTTTCCCAATCAAAATTGATAACGAACTTAGAAGCATTAGGGCTCGTTATGGTTCACCTATTGATATCAAATCTACTCTCCTTATCTTCGTGAATGGTATACTTCAAATTCCAGGTGATGGATATAACTTTACGGGTAGTAGTTTCATCACATTTACTGAGGCACCAAAAGAAGGATATTCTTGTGTAGTTCTTTTCTATCGCGGTACTGGTTCTGTTGATGTAGTGGATGTTGACGTTTTAGAGTCTATAAAACGGGGTGATACAGTTAAATTAAATGGTGATCGGGGTTATTCAGAAAATGAAAGAGTCGTTACCAGCGTAAATTCTTCAGATTCTATTAATACAATTTCATATAGCGGTCCAGGAATTTCAGAAGACGAAACATATACAAGGCCGGTAAAATGGTGCAGACAAACTGAAGACTTATTTATTGACCAAAAAGAAGTTCCAAAAACTAGAGAAATTTATGAGCCAATTATTGAACCTTCAACTAATATTATTAAAACTGTTGGCATTAACTCTACCACAATTTTTGTTGAAAACATTAGGACATTCTTTGATGATCAACGCGAGAACGCTATAGTAGATTATAGAAATAAATTTAAAATTATTACACAAGACGAAACTCGTCCGGCTATTTCTACTGCTACCGTTTCTATTGCGGGTACAATTAGAAGTGTTACAATTTTAGATGGAGGTTGGGGGTATATAAGTCCTCCAGTGGTTTCTTTCTCAAATCCAATTGGGCTAACAACTGCGTCTAGGGCTTATGCAACAGCAACTGTATCCTCCGGTTCAATTAGTTCAATAACCATAACAACACCAGGAACGGGATATACTTCATCACTACCACCACAAGTAATGGTCAGCAATCCTTCCAGTGTTTTTGAAGATATAACTGCAAGCACAATTGAAGGTGATTTTGGAATCATTACTGGAGTGGCAACAACTTCTGTTGGAGTTGCATCTACTGGTCTCGTATTCAATCTTTACATACCACAAGAATCTGCAATGAGAAACAACAGTATTGTTGGCGCTGCTGTTACAATTAGTGGCATTCAAACTGGTTACTATTTTGTTCTAAAAAATTCTTTCGTTGGAAATGGAATCACATCTTTAGATGAATCCGGCTCTATTATTTCAATTGGAAGTAGTTTCATAGATAATGTTTATAGAGTTGCAGATGTTTCAATTACTCAAACATTTGTGACCGGCGTTGGTACAACTTCAGTTTCTAAAGTTACTGTAAGTATCACCAACAACGGCATTACCGGTATCGGTTTCACTGGCATTTACGGAACTTATAGTTGGGGTAAAATCACAGTTCTCCAAAGAGCATCCTCAAATGAGTTTACAGTTTATAATAATGGGTTATCTGGAATATCTACATCTCCTATACTAAAAAGAGTAAATCCACTCAAATATAAAAATTACACCTAAATAGCTAAAAAGTTTAATATGTCAGCCATAATTACCGACCAAATTAGAATTTTTCAGGCTAAAAAGTTTGTTGAAACTGTTACGACTGGCACGGATACCTATTATACTTTTATTGGACTACCGAACGCCTCAGATTATCAAACAGATTGGGATACCGCGCCGCCGGCACCTAAGGATAGTTTTGACCAAGAAAACGATTATTGGGATACAATGATTGCACTGAAAAAGGTAACCATTGCCAATGCTAAACAAATTATTAAAAAAACAGCTTGGACTTCGGGTACAACTTATGATATGTACCGGCACGATATTACTAGAAGTAATACATCAAAACCTTCCGGGGCAACTAGTCTATATTCCTCAAATTATTTTGTCGTAAACCAAGATTATAAAGTTTATATCTGTCTTTTTAATGGCACTGACCCAGAAAATCCAAGAGGGCAGCCATCTTTAAATGAGCCAACTTTTACGGATTTGGAGCCGAGAAAAGCTGGTGAGAGTGGTGATGGTTATATTTGGAAATATCTCTATACCATCAAGCCGAGTGATATTATTAAATTTGACTCAACAAATTATATTCCAGTTCCTTCTGATTGGGAAACAAATTCAGAATATACTTCCATTCGCAATAATGCATCAAATAGCGGCCAATTAAAAATTATTACTGTAGTAAATCGGGGCTTTTCAATAGGTTCACCAAATACCACTTACACTAAAGTCCCGATTAATGGGGATGGGAGCGATGCAGAAGCAACAATTGTTGTAAATAATGATGCACAAGTTGATTCTATTATTATAACAAAAGGTGGTTCTGGTTATACATACGGGACTGTCGATTTGGTTGCAGGCGGTGTCCCAACAGGTTCTACTACTCCAATTTTTAATGTAATAATTCCACCGAAGGGTGGGCACGGTTATGACATTTATAGAGAACTCGGTGCAACGAAGGCTATTTTATATTCCAGATTTGAAAATGACACCTTAAATCCAGATTTCATTGTCGGCAATCAAACCGCAAGAGTTGGTATTGTAAAGAACCCACAAACTTATGGCTCAACATCTAGATTGAATGTAGATAAAGCCAGTGCTCTTTATGCTATTAAGGTAACGGGGACTAATCTAACCGCAGCGTCTTTTCCAGCAGATTCTAGATTTACCCAGACAGTAGGAGCAGGTATTACAGCAGTTGGTAGAGTAGCATCATTTGATTATACGAATAATGTGCTTAAATATTGGCAAGATCGTTCACTTGTTGGGTTTAATACTAATGGAACTCAAAATGGTTCACCCACTTATGGGTTTAAACTAAATCGTTTTACCTCCTCCCCTTCAACAGGAGGTTCTTTAAATCTAATTTGTGGTAGCAACACTGTTCCAATTGACTCGTCTTTTAATGGAGATTATAACCCAATAAATAATAGTTATCTAGGTCAATATTTTACAAATGGACTATCCAATTCAGAAGTAAAGAAATATTCCGGGGACATTATTCATATTGATAATAGACCGTCTTTCACTAGGTCTACTAATCAAAAAGAAGACATCAAGGTAATTTTGCAGTTCTAATCTCCAATGCCGCAGGAAACAAATCTCAATATCACTCCATATAATGACGATTTTAATACCGTTGATAATTATTATCGCGTATTATTTAAACCATCAAATCCAGTTCAAGGTAGAGAACTAAATAACCTGCAATCAATTCTTCAAAATCAAGTTGAGCAATTTGGTAATCATATTTTTAAAGAAGGGTCAGTAGTAATTCCGGGCAATATTGATTATGATAACGATCTTCAAGCAATAGAACTACAAAACTCATACAATGGAACCAGTGTATCTACTTATATTCCGCTATTAGTTGGCAAAACAATCAGAGGCAAAAGAAGCAACATTAGGGCAACCGTAATTCTATTTCAAACTCAAAAGGAGTCAGAAAGAGGTAATGCATCTCTTTACATTAAATATATTAGTTCAGACACTTCAACCGGTTTAGAAGAATTATTTTCTGATGGTGAAGAACTCATCTTAGAGGCATCTTCAACCGAAACTCTCTCTACAGGTGAAATTGTCGTTTTTACTGCTGGAGAAACAATTGCTGTAACTATTCCCAGCAATTGTAATTCCGTTGCATCATCTGTAACGATTTCTGACGGAGTTTACTTTATTAGAGGAACATTTGTAAACGTTTACAAACAAACATTACTCTTAGACCAATACTCGAATATTTCATCTTATAAGGTGGGGTTTTTTGTTTCCGAAACCATTGTTACTTCTGATGATAAGATTGAACTTGTTGATAACGCTAGCGGTTTCCCAAACTATACCGCTCCAGGTGCTGATAGATTTTCCATTCAATTAATTCTAACAAAATATGCTGCAGAAGAAGAGAAACCTAGCAACTTTGTTCAACTTTTAGAAATTAGAAAAGGGGTTTTAATCTCAAATCAGGATGTAGTAAATTACAATATTTTAGAGCAAGAGTTTGCAAAAAGAACATTTGATGAATCTGGAAACTATTACGTCAATTCCCCAGTTGTATCAATTAGCGAATCTTTAAATAATCTTATTGGTAATAATGGCGTTTATGGTGCAGGAGAAGTAACTTACGATGGCAATACTCCAAGTGATAGTTTAGGCATTTATCAAGTTTCCCCACTAAAGGCATACGTTCAAGGTTACGAAGCGAAAACCGCAAGCCCCAGATTTATTGATTTTAAAAAACCTAGAACCACCAAACTTCTTGAAGGTCAAGAGATTATTTATTATACCGGTTCAACTCTTACCCTAAACAGAGTTTATGGAACGCCTGTAATTGGAATTGGCACAAATTATACTTTAAGTCTTAGAGATTCAAGAGTAGGCAATTCTCAACTATCTGCACCAGGAAAAGAGATCGGTCTGGCGAGGGTTTATGACTTTGCATTAGAATCTGGGTCATATACCACGAATAATCCTAATCTAAATGAATGGGATATTTCGCTTTTTGACGTGCAATCCTACACAGAATTAACATTAAATCAAAGTCTAGACAGTGACATTCAGTATAATGTTCCGTGCCAAATTGTCGGCAAATCTAGTGGGGCATCTGGGTTCATACGTTACGATTCAAGAAATAGTGGCATTGTTACGGCATACGATATTCGTGGAACATTTGCAACCGGGGAAAAACTTATTTTCAACGGTATTGAAAATACAAGGGTAACAACGGCAGTAACAGCATATTCCTTAAATGATGTAAAGGCTGTATATGGAATAGTAGGTACAGCTTATACTTTTACTGCAGATGTTAAACAGTACCCTTCAACTCAAATTGGCCAAGTAAATATCACGGCATTTGACCAATCAACCGGCATATCAACAGTAACTAGAACAAACAATTCATTTATTGGCAGCGTTAAAGTTGGAAATCTGGTCGCGTTTACTACCCCAGGAATTTCAACAAGCAATTATGCCAGGGTTGAAACCGTTGGTTCTAAAACATTAACATTAGCTGGTGTAACAACTGTTAGCGGTATTTGTGAAGGTAAATTGCCTTCTATTGTGATTAATCCTTCAGATTTTACTTTACTGTCTTCACAATTAACAAAATCACAAGATAATACCCTTTACACGGAGTTACCAAAAGAGAATGTAAATAACGTTAATCTATTGGGTTCTAATCTTATCATAAGAAAGCAGTTTGATGTTATTATTTCATCAAATGCCGTTGGCCCAATTTTATCAGATACCAATGAAACTTTCTTACCATTTGATGAAGAAAGATATGTCCTTATTCGTGAAGATGGAATAACCGAGACTCTAACTTCCGATAAATTTACATACGGAAGTGGTTCATCAACTATTACAATAAGTGGTCTCGGCAGTAATTCTAAAGCAAAACTTATTGTAACTCTTAGAAAAATTAACGTAAAGGAAAAAGTTAAATATAAAAATAGAGTAAAAACAATTACAATTGACAAGTCAAAATATATTGCCTCGGGTATTGGAAATACCACACTAAACGATGGCCTAATTTACGGAAACTACCCATATGGTTCTAGAGTTCAAGATATAGATATTTGTCTTCTCGAGCCCGATGTTACAAAAATTTATGGAGTATTTGAGTCATCTACTGTAACTCCACCATCTTTGCCTAGATTAACTCTATCATCTATTAGTGGTCCAACAAACAAAACAGGAGATTTGTTAGTCGGGGAAACAATAATTGGTTCAAATTCCAAGGCAGTTGCAATTTATGTTAAAAGTGTAAACGATTTGAGTATTAACTTTGTTTATCTAAATTCTTCTACTTTTACTGTAAACGAAACCCTTACATTTAAAGATACTGGTGTTACGGCAAATGTTGTTTCTTTGGATTTTGGCGATTCAAATATAACTTCAAACTTTACATTTGAACCTGGACAAAAATCATCAATTTATGATTATTCAAAATTAGTCAGAAAAACAAATGCAAAAGAGCCGACAAGAGAGTTAAGTGTAGTATTTGAATCGGCTGATTATCTTACTTCCGATGATGGAGATATTGTAACTGTTAACTCGTATTCAAACTTTGATTACTGCGATTTACCGAAAGTTGATGGAATTTCTGTCTCAGATATCATTGATGCTCGCCCCAGAGTTTCGCGTAATGTTGTGAATGTTAACTCCAGGTCTCCTTTTGAATTTTTAGGTAGAGATTTTTCAAATAATTCTGCCAATATTAAGAACATTCTAGCATCAGATGAATCTATTATTTTAGACTACTCGTTCTATTTACCAAGAATTGATAAGATATTTTTATCTAAAACCGGCCAACTTCAACTTTCTTCTGGGGCACCAGCAGAGTTACCTCAGCCACCCAATCAAATTGAAGATTCTTTGGAAATCGCTACAATTTATCTCCCAGCCTATCTCTGTGCTCCAGAAGATGCCGACATTCAATTGGCAACCAATAAAAGATATAGAATGAATGATATTAAAAATCTTGAAGATAGGATTTTAAATCTTGAATATTATACCTCATTGACACTGCTAGAGAATCATACCTCTAATCTTTTCATTCCAGATAGCTCCGGTCTAAACCGCTTTAAATCTGGTTTCTTTGTTGACAATTTCTCTAATACTATATCCCAACTTAAAACTACCGAAGTTAAGAATAGTGTTGATTTAGATACAGGTGAACTCCGGCCCAGCCACTACACAACCGCACTCGATCTTGTTATTTCAACAAACTCTATTGCAGGTATTGGAACAGTTGCAGATAGTCGTATTGACCTAAGATATATCGCAGATTTAATTGGCTCTAATGTCAAGAAAACTGGTCAACTTTTAACATTAGATTATGACGAAGTTGTTGCATTTAGCCAACCGTATTCAACTAGAGTTGATAATGTTGCTTCTTATAGGAATAATACATTTAGTGGAACTATAATAGTTTACCCATCCTCGGATGTGTGGGCAGATCAAGTAACAGTATCCACTAAAACAGTTTCAGCTGCAAACTATTCACCTACAATTTCTCAACTTGCAGCAGTTAGTTTTGACCAGCAACTTGGATTTAATCCCGTTTTATGGAATTCTGTATCTAGTATTTGGGAAAAGGGGAATACACTTATTAAAAGTGAAATTATTCCGTATCTTCGTTCCAGAAATATTGAATTTACTGCTAAGAGAATGAAACCTCTTTCTAGATTGTATTCTTATTTTGATGGAAGAGCAATGGATAAATTTATCGTACCTAAACTTATTCAAATTCAAATGACCAGCGGAACGTTCCAAATTGGCGAGACAGTAATTGGGTCAAACATCACAACCGGTGCGGAAATTAAATTTAGAGTTGCAAAAAGTAACCATAAATATGGTCAATATGATTCTCCATCCGTAACGTATTCCACTAATCCATATTATCCAGATACAATAATTTCAGAAAATTATTCATCAACATCTACTATCATTAATGTTGACACTTATAGTTTAGCTAATATGGTTCAAGGTGGTTTTAGTGGTTATATTGAAAGCGGTATGACCATAAAGGGCCAAACAACCGGAGCGGAAGCCACTATAAGTTCGGATATTAAGCTGATAGCGGACAATTCCGGCGATATTATAGGTTCATTGTTTATTCCAAACCGTAATATTCAACAGAATCCATCTTTTGAAAGTGGAATTAGAGTCTTTAGATTAACTAATAGTCCTACAAATTCATTAGTTGAAGGCGCTGCAACATCCTTCGCAGAGGAAAAGTATTACTCTTCTGGTAGACTTAATTCTATTGAAGAGAATATCGTTAGAGTTGAGCCTCCACAAACTCCTCCCCCGCCGCCAGAACCTACACCGGTTCAATCTACCCCAGCACCCGAAGTGTCTACACAGGTTCAATCTACCCCAGCACCCGAAGTAGCTATACCAGACGTAATTGCACCGGCACCAGAACCCATGCAAACTCAAGTTTCTCGCCCCTGGCAAGATGGTGATATTGTAGTTAATGGAAGAAGCGTCACTACGTCAGACGAGGGACAAAGTTTGGTTAACAGTATAAATTCTAAAAATGGGACTTCATTCACAGTTGGGGTGTTAATGGATGCCATTGGCCTTAGAAGAATAAATACAGTTTCTGAACTTCAAAGAATAAATGCAATAGCTAAAAAACTTTACGAGGGGAATCCTACCTATTGGAGTAGTTAAGAGGATTTATTATTTCTCTTAAAATATTGACTTTCACCACTTAGCATCTTCTATGAAGCGTCTAGAAAATCAATAGAGTTTTATTTTTATTGGTTTTTGTTACTAAATAGTTCGTTAGAATAATAAGATAGATGAAGTTAGTAGATCCAATTGCCCAGTCTTTTTATGTTGCACCCACTAGCGGTTATTTTGTAACATCATTGGATTTATTCTTTTATAGTAAAGATCCAGAGCTTCCGGTAACGGTTCAACTCCGCCCAATGGAATATGGATTGCCAACAGATTCAGTTTACCGACATTCTGAAGTAGTTTTAAGACCAGAAATTATTTCAACATCAAATAATGGAACTCTAGCAACAAGGGTTACATTTGAATCTCCGGTTTTTCTGAAGGGTGATACATTTCATTGCGTTTGCATCCTTTCTAATTCAGACCAATATTTAGTCCACATTTCAAGATTAACTGAAATGGATTTAACCTCTAGTTCAACTAGCGGGGTTTTTGTAACAAAACAACCATTATCTGGTTCAGTATTTAAATCACAGAATGGTTCAACTTGGACTCCAGTGCAGAGTGATGATTTAAAGTTCACTCTCTATCGCGCTAACTTTAAGGCTTCTCAGGGAGACATTAATTTTTACAATCCAGATTTAACAGAAGGCAATAATCAAGTTGCAAATTTAATTAGCAATCCTCTTGAAATGAACGCCAGAAAGATTAAAATTGGATTGGGTGCTACTATTTTAACCTCAAATTTGACATTTGGAAACGATATTACCCAACTCAATGCATCGGGAAGCGGGAATTATGTGGGTTATGCTGGCTCTGCTACTGGAACTCTCGGTATCGTTAATGCTGGTATAGGTTATACTCCATTTTCAGGTTCAATCACTTATAATAATATTGCACTTACCTCAAAGACAGGAAGCGGCAGAAATGCAACGGCAAGCATTACAATAACTAATGGCTCAGTAGCATCGGCTGGCGCTACTATTACGGCTGGTGGTAACGGCTATCTTATTGGTGATGTCCTAGTTCCAACTCAAATAGGGGCCTCGAATTTAGGATTAAATATGCAACTTTCGGTTCAAAATATTGCAGGTATTAATGAGCTTATCGTTGATAACGTTCAAGGAGATTTTGAAGAAGCCCTCTCTGCCAAAACTTTAACTTATGTTAATAATTCTGGGATAACTAGCGATATCTATTTTTCATCTGGCATAAAAGCATATCCAAGTAGCATAGTTGTAAATGAAAATGGAGAACACATCAAAATTAATCACAGAAACCACGGAATGCACTCTAATGTAAACAGAGTTATTATAAATAATGCTTCTAGCGATATTAGTCCATCCAAACTAACCACTGCATATTCAAATAACACAACTGGAAACATTAGCATTCAAGATGCAACTAATTTTTCAACATTTGAAAACATCGGTGTTGCAATAACAAATCCTGGTTATGTAAAGATAGGGAATGAAATTATTGCATATAATGGAGTTTCGGGAAATACATTAACGGGAATCACCAGGCAAATTGACCAAACTTTAGCGAGTTCTTATTCTGCATTAACTCCAGTAATGAAGTATGAGATAAATGGTGTATCACTAAGACGAATAAACAAAACATTTACTCTTAGCGATTCAACTGAGAATAATTCAATTGGCCTAGATTATTACAAAGTTAGGGTTGATTTTACAAACGGTGGTAATATTACAGCATTGCCTCAGGGACAAACTAGCCGTGGCGTAGGTTCACCACTTGGTAGATTATACTTTAAACAAACTAAATCATCCGGGGGAGAGAATATTAAGGCAACTCAAAATATTCCATTTGAAATTGTGCGACCAATTGTGGACTCTACGGTTTTACCGGGCACGAGCATTTCCTCAAAAATAAGAACAGTCTCTGGAACGAGTATTAGTGGAAGCGAACTTTCTTATATTGATTCGGGATTTACTGAAATAAATCTAAATTCAAATAATTACTTAAACTCACCGAGAATTATTGCATCAAAAATTAATGAGACTCAAAACTTGACTACTCTTCCTGGTAAAAAATCTTTTACACTTAATATGCAGTTAAATACAGCAAATTCTTATATCTCGCCAACAATTGATTTACAAAGAGTTGCAATAAGTTTTACGACCAATAGAGTTGACAATTTAATTACCAATTTTATTATTGATGATAAGGTTGCAAAATTAACTACCGATCCATCAGCCTTTGTTTATGCTAATGTCCCAATTCAACTTGAACTTCCTGCAAATTCTATTAAAATTTACATATCAGCACACGTTAATATTTTCAACGAAATAAAGTGTCTCTATTCAGTATCAAATACAATAGGGGATGAGCTTGTTTATTATCCATTTCCCGGTTATACTAACCTAAACAGTTTCAACAAACCTATAGACCCCTCTCAAAATAGTGGTCTTTCCGATTCTAAATTAATTAAGGAAGATTCTCTCGGATTTGAAGGTGATAGTGTTAAATTTAAGGAATACTTATTCACTGTAGATAATCTACCGTCTTTCCGTTATTATAGTATTAAACTTGTTGGAACTTCCATCAATCAGGCATATCCACCAAGAGTGAAAGAACTAAGAGTAATCGCACTTGCGGGAGCAGCAGTTTGAAGCAATCTAAAATTGAAGGTCACCCAGATTTAATCAGGGATATGAACACAAATGCCATACTAAATACGAATAAAAGCGGTTATGAAGAATATTTAACAATGGCGTTAGCAAAGCAAAAAGAACAAAATAAAGTTGAAGATTTAGAGAGGAATTTAGATACAATAAAAGAAGAAATTAATCAAGTTAAATCGTTACTACTGGAGCTACTTAATGCAACCCGATAAAATTATTTTAAATGATGTGAATAAACTTTTTGAATATGAAAAACTTTCTAGAGATATAGATAGTATTAATGATATTGAGACATTGAAAAATATGTCCAAATCTTATATTAAACTTTACTTAAAACAACAAGAAGTTCTTTCTAAAATCTAATGGCACAACCATCATCCCGCCAAGAACTAATTGATTATTGCCTCCGCAAACTTGGAGCACCAGTAATCAACATTGAAATTGCTGAAGAGCAACTTGACGATTTAATTGATGATGCCCTGCAACTATTTTATGAGCGGCATTTTGATGGAACTATTCAAGCATTTCTTAAATATCAAATAAAACAAGAAGATATTGATAGGGCGAAGGGTGGAGTTGGGTTTGCATCCACTTCAATAGATGGTTATAATTTTACAGAAACAGCAAACTATATTAAGGTTCCACCACACATTATTGGAATCAATAAGATTTTTAACTTCTCAATGGGTAGCACTCTATCCAGCGGTCTTTTCAATATTAAATATCAACTATTCCTCAATGATTTATATTATTGGGGGTCAATGGAATTGCTCTCCTATACAATGGTTCAGCGGTATCTTGAGGATATTGACTGGATTTTAACACCAGAAAAAATGGTTCGGTTTAATAAAAGAGGCGATAAACTTTATCTTGATATTAATTGGTCAGATGTTCAAGTTGGAAATTATATTGTTCTTGATTGTTACCGGGCAATGGATCCAACAGAATCTTCAAAAGTTTGGAATGATTCTTTCATCAAACGGTATGCCACGGCCATTATTAAGCGGCAATGGGGTAATAATTTGATAAAATATCAAGGAATAAAATTGCCAGGAGGAGTCGAGTTTAATGGTCGCCAAATCTATGATGATGCCCAAAAAGAAATTGACATTATTATGGAAAGGATGACTTATGATTATGAAATGCCGGCATTTGATTTAATTGGGTAAAAAATGTTAAACCCCTTCTTTCATAACGAGACAAAAGTTGAACAAGGATTGCTTCAAGATTTAATCAATGAAGCAATTCAGATACACGGCATTGATGTTTTTTATCTGCCCAGATTCTACTTGACTAAGAAAACAGTCATCAGAGAAGTTATTGAATCAGAATTTACAAATGCCTTCCCATTAGAGGCTTATCTTGAAACTTATGAAGGTTATGAGGGCGCGGGAACACTATTGACAAAGTTTGGCATTCAACCTATGAATGATATGACTTTGACTATATCTAAAGATAGGTTTGAAACTTATATTTCAGCTCTCATTAAAAGATTACCAAATGTAGAGCTATCAACTCGCCCGAAAGAAGGAGATTTAATATATTTTCCACTTGGAGATAGAATTTTTGAGATAAAGTTCGTAGAGCACGAGCAGCCATTCTATCAACTAGGAAAAACTTATATTTATAAGTTAAATTGTGAGTTATTTAGATATCAAAATGAAGTTATTGCTACTGGTATTGACACCGTTGATAATATTATTATTAATGAGGGATTTATTCAAACTTATGTTATGGTTGGAGCAGGCTCATCTGCATCAGCAACTGCAAATATTGTAAATGGTGGCGTGCGTTTTGTAACTATGTTGAATAGGGGGTATGATTACACTTCAGCTCCTAGTGTAAAGTTTAGCTCCGCTCCAAGTATCGGGCAGACTGCCACAGGTGTTGCGGATATGATTGGAGGTATTGTTGATCTTTGTGGACCCAATCCAGATAAATTAAGGGTTCAATCAGTCAATATAACCAACTCGGGGTTTGGTTATACTGTAGCCCCATCTGTTATCTTTAATGGGGGTGGTGGAAAAGATGCAAGTGCCATTGCAACTATAGGAAATGGAGTTATTCAGACTATTAATATAGTTAATGGAGGAAGTGGATATGTTGGCATTGTTACCGTATCATTTGTAGGCATTGCTTCCCTTCCGGCCGAAGGACGCGCAATTATTGAAAATGGAAGCATTAAAACAATTGTATTATCAAATACCGGCTACGGTTACACTCAACCGCCATCCATTTTAATTTCAAGTCCAATTTTTGTTGGCATAGGAACCTATAAGTATAACGAGATTGTTGTAGGTTCAGCAACTGGTTATACCGCAAGAGTAAGAAGCTGGGATGCCACGTCAAAACTTCTTCAAGTTGCAAATCCAACTGGAACATTCTTACAAGATGAGATCGTATTGGGCACCGAAAGTGGGGCACAATATAAAGTAGCAATTTCAAGTTATGGTGACAATATTACAGATGAATACGCTAGTAATATAGACATTCGAGAAGAATCTGATAAGATTGTTAATTTTTCAGAAAAAAATCCATTTGGAATATTCTGAAGCATTAAATAGCTATGGGACGGTAACAATTTCTTATGTTTGAATATTTTTACAACGAATCCATCCGCAAAGCTGTTATAGTTTTCGGTAGCCTCTTTGAAAATATTATGATTAGGCAAGTCAACGATCAGGGAGAGGTCTTCTTTCAGGGTAAAGTCCCTCTTGCATATGCTCCAACCCAAAAATTTTTAGCTCGGTTAAGAGAAGTTCCCGATCTCAATAAACCTGTTCAAATTACATTACCGAGAATGTCTTTTGAAATGATTGGTTTATCTTATGATTCAACAAGAAAATTAACCACGGCAACTTCTTTTTGCGCCAAGGACATTAATAACAATGTCTTAAGGGTGGTAAGTATGCCGGCACCTTATAATCTCAACTTTGAGTTGAACATTATGACAAAACACAATGATGATATGTTCCAGATTATTGAACAGATTATTCCATATTTTCAACCCAATCTTAAAATTAGTGCGACACTTTTAGATTCAATATCCGAAAAAAGGGACCTTGATATTGTTCTTGATAACATTACTATGACAGATAATTTTGAGGGAGATTTCAAAGAAAGGCGGGCACTAATTTATACTTTAAAGTTTACTGTAAAAACTTATATATTTGGACCAATCTCTTCTGGTTCACTTGGTTCACAAATCATTAAAAAAGTTTCTATCGGTCTTGTTGCAGGAGAACTCTCTACTTCACCTATAAGGGATGTCGTTTCAAGCAGCACACCAAGGGCCATTCAAAATTATACCGGAATTGTTGAAACTACCCTAACAAAAGAAGTTTCAGCAAATGATAAACAAATTGAAGTTGTAGATGCAACTAATATTGCAGTAAATTCATACATAGATATTAATGGTGAAGAAATGTTAGTTGACTCCAAGGACAACAATAAACTAAAAGTCAAACGAGGTCAAGATGGGACAACAGCTATGGTACACGTTTCAGGTTCAAATGTTAAACGAATTACCATAGCTGATAATTCACTGATTCCTTATGGCGACAGTTTTGGCTTTGATTCTGATATAAATTAAGGGGTGATATTATGGGAAGACCTAAAAAGTTCAGTAAACTAAACGAAACTTTCAATCTGGCAGAACCTGTTGATGTGGATGTAGTAGTAGTAGTTGAAGAACCAAAATCAATCCAAAAAGTATCCGAAGATGTTGAAGGAGATTACAAATACTCTAGAGACAGTTACTATATGATTATTGAAAAGGGTCAAGAGGCTATATCAAATGCCTTAGACCTAGCCCAAGAACTTGATACACCTAGAGGATATGAGGTTGTTAGTCATCTTATCAAAAGCGTTTCAGATGCAGCAGACAAGTTAATTGACCTTCAGAAGAAAATGAAGGTTATGAATGAAGAAAAATCTCAAAAAGGTCCATCAACTGTTACAAATAATGTAGTATTCACTGGAACAACTGCAGAAGCATTAAAACTTATAAGACAACAACCAAAAGGTGTCGTGGAATAAATAATAAGATGAACTTGTGCTTCTAATTCAATGCCAAAAAGTAAAAATGCTAAGTCTGGTATGAAGAATGATACCGAAGGTTATATGTCTTCAGTTGAATTAGATACTATTGAAGCCAATCTTGCAATTTTAAGAAAAAAGATTAAAAGTAAAAATCAACAGCTTCCAGCCTGGATTCAATCTAAAATTACGAGAGCAGCCGATTTTACTACAGATGCTGCACAGTATCTCAATACTGGTAAGGAGTTAGAAGAATCATCGTTTGAAATTAACCCCGAAACTCATTCACGGCCTGCTGCTGGGACCAAAGCAAAATCAAAAATTCCAACCAGTAAATTAACAAAAGATATTACTGACAAAATAAAAGAATCGGTATTACCAAAATTTAGCACGGAATCAACAATCGTAGACAGAATTTTAAATTCACTTAACGAAGATGATGAATGCCCCTGTCCCGAAAATAAAAAAGAAAAGGAAAAAGGATATGTAAAAGGCTCAAAGCCAGTAATGAGTGTTGAGGATATTGCAGGCAAGCACGGCGTATCTTCCGCGAGAATCCAAAAACAACTCAATATGGGCATTAAGGTTGAAAGCGAGCATACCACCAATAAAGAAGAAGCAGAAGGTATTGCACTTCAACATCTTGCAGAAAAACCGAATTATTACACAGAACTGAAAAAAGTAGAGAAAGTTCAAACTGAATCAACTATTGTTACTGACCTTTTCGGTAACCCAAAATTTGAGTTTATTGATTTAGTTCTTCCTGCTAGCCTTAAAGAGGCTAGAAAAATGAAAGGCAAAGACCCCTGCTGGAAAGGTTATGAGATGGTTGGAACTAAGAAAAAAGGTGGGAAAGAAGTCCCCAACTGCGTTCCAGTATCGGAGGCAACTCTACCGGTTCAGAATGGTCAAGTAATGCAGATCCTCTTCTCCTGGAGAGGAAAGATGATGACCAGCCAACTCTTCTTCCCCCAAGTTCGGATTCCAAATAGGAAGGAAGTAACTGATGCCATTGTTAAGGTGTATCCCGATGCAAGAGTTTTAAGTTATAAAGTTGGTAACCAGAATGTGGGTCAGCCAATTATTCAGCTTCCCAATACAAAGTCAAAAAACTATCTTCTTCAAAATAAAACAATCGGAGAAGAAGTTGATCATCTCGAAGAGGCTGGCCCTAGCCTTTCTGTAGGCAGAGGTGAAAAACTTTCCGTGGAAGCGGGTGGCGGTTTAACAGCAAAAGGAAGAAAAAAATACAATCGTGCAACTGGTTCTAACCTTAAGGCGCCAGTAACCGGAGATGTTGAAAAGGGAAGTAAAGCCTGGAAGCGTCGTAAAAATTTCTGCAGTCGTTCAAGAAGTTGGAACAAACCAAGAGGACTAGCAGCCCGTAGAAGATGGAAATGTTAATAAATATGCTGAACTAATCTGTAACATTTGATGCCCGAACAGCACTATCTTGGTAATCCGCTTCTAAAAAAAGCGAATACTAAAGTCGATTTGACAGAAGAGCAAATCTTGGAACTAGCCAAATGTTCCGAAGATTCTGTTTATTTTTCTAAAAAATATATGAAAATTGTAACCCTCGATCACGGGTTACAGAATTTTAATATGTATCCTTTTCAAGAAAGGATGTTGACTTCGTTCCAGGAAAATAGATTTAATATTGTCTTATGTCCTAGACAAGTTGGAAAGTGTTTTGACATAAATACAATTGTAAGAGTCAGAAATAAAAAAACTGGCGAAATACTTGAAATAACTGTGGGTGAATTTTATGGCAAAATTAGAGAGAAAGATTCCGAAGTGTCTTGATTGTGGGAAAGAATTTAAGAGTGGTCAAGCTCTTTCAATTCACGTTCAAACCGAGTCTTAAGAAAAAGTTTGAGAAAGTGAAATGAAACTTCACTAAATAAAGATGCCTGGGTTGGTCGTGCTTTTCAGGTTGAGGAGGATTTATTCCTCCTCTTAAACTATTAAGTTTTATAAATAGTATTACGACTAACCAAAGAGCAAATGCACTTAAAAGCATACAAGTTTCGGATTTATCCAGATAAAGAACAAGAAGTTATATTAGCGAAAACTTTCGGCTGTTGCAGGTTTGTTTGGAATAAACTTGTTGAGAACTTCAATAGTCAGACAAAAGAAGTAGTTACAGAAAAGACATTAAAAGACACTCCTGAATTTGAGTTTCTTAAAGAAGTTTCTGCCGCTACCCTTCAACAGAAAAGAAATGACTTTATTGAATTTGAGAAACAGTTTTTCAATAAAAAACGTAAAATCAAACTAGGTAGACCTTCTTTTAAGAAAAAATCTAATCGGCAGTCTTTTAGATTACCCAATCAAAAGTTCGTTTTAGACCAAGAAAACGGTCTGGTAAGACTTGAGAAAATTGGTTGGATTAAAGTTGTTATTGACCGTGAAATCCCGGAGGATGCAGATTTCAGGATCATCACGGTTTCTAAAACACCAACAGGAAAGTATTTTGTTTCTATCCTGGTAAAACAAGAACTCAATCCAATACCCTCAACCGGCAAGGTAGTAGGTATTGATTTGGGCATTAAAGACCTGATGGTTTTAAGTAATGGTCAAGTCATTAACAATCCTAAATGGTTTCGCAAGAACCAAGCGAAACTAAAAAAAGCCCAGAAACATTTAAGTCGTAAAACTAAAGGTAGTAACCGCTACATTAAGCAACGAATTAAAGTTGCTAAAGTACACGATTTCATTACTAATTCAAGAACTTACTTTCTTCATAATGTGTCTACTGCTTTAGTGAACACTTTTGACTTGATAGTTCTTGAAAACTTGAACGTTTCTGGAATGCGGAAGAACCATAAATTAGCGAAGTCTATTAGCGATGCGGCGTGGTCTACTTTTGTTTCTATGTTGGAATACAAGTGCAACTGGTATGGTAAAGTCCTGGTTAAAATTAACCGATTCTTTCCTTCCAGTAAGACTTGTTCTAACTGTGGTCATAAAGAAGACAAGATGCAGCTTTCGGTTAGGGAATGGACTTGTCTTTCTTGTGGTTGTCAGCACGATAGAGATTTGAATGCCTCTATTAATATTTTAAAGGAAGGTTGGAGGAATCTAACCGATAAAGAAATTTCATCGGCGGAGTACGTCGATTACTGGCGTGGAGCGGAATTAAGACTAAATGGTGATTCACATCATTTAGCATCTGCTATGAAGCGTCTAGAAACCCAATAGAGTTTTTGAATTTTATTGGTTTTTGTTACTATAAAAGAAGAAGAATATAGAAAAAGTCCAAATTTTATCGTGAACACTTGCTTAGAGTTTTTAAATGGCTAAATTTATAGAAGAACTATTAACAGATGAATGGGAAGTTGAAACGCCATCTGGGTGGCAATCTTTTTCAGGAATAGGGAAAACTATAGAATATGAGGAATGGATTTTAGTAACAGAAAACGAAACATCCCTAGTTTGTGCGGATAATCATATACTATATGACGAAAATTGGAATGAAATTTATTGTAAAAATTTAAAGGTTGGAGATTTAATACAAACAAAAGAAGGTTTAGAAAAAATATTATCTGTAGAAAGAACATCTGTTAAGTCGAATATGTATGACTTGATTGATGTTGAAAATGGAAATATTTATTATACTAATAATATTGTCTCACATAATTCAACCGCAGTGGTGGCATTTCTACTACATTATGCTATTTTTAATGATAACGTAAATATTGCAGTTCTAGCAAACAAGGCAAGCACCGCAAAGGAACTTCTTAGCAGATTACAGAGGGGATACGAAAATCTTCCAAAGTGGCTTCAACAGGGAGTTATCTCTTGGAATAAGGCATCATTAGAAATAGAAAATGGTTCTAAAATCTTTTCCGCATCAACTTCGGCATCATCAGTCAGAGGTGGCTCATACAATATTATTTTTCTTGACGAATTTGCTTTCGTCCCTCACCAAGTTGCCGATGAATTTATGAGTTCGGTATATCCGACTATTACTTCCGGTAAAGAATCTAAAGTTATTATCGTTTCAACCCCGGCGGGTATGAACCACTACTATAAGCTGTGGGATGATGCACTGAAGCGAATAAACAAGTATGTTCCTATGCGCGTTTATTGGCAAGATAAGTATGATGTTGCCTTTAAAGAAGAGACTATTGCCAATATTGGACAGTCCCGTTGGGATGCTGAATATGAGTGTGAATTTTTAGGCTCATCTGATACCCTTATTAGCGGTTCTAAACTTTCCAATTTAGTAGTTGAAGCGCCAATAAGAACCCAAGACCTTCTTGACGTTTATGAAGAACCAATGCCAGGTAAAATCTATGTTATTACCGTAGACGTTGCTGAAGGTGTTGAATTAGATTATTCCGCATTTGTTGTATTTGACACGACGCAGATTCCGTATAGAGTAGTTGCAAAATATAGAAACAACGATATTCCAAGTTTAAGATATCCAGATGTTATTGAACCAGTTGGACGTGCATATAATGATGCATTTATTTTATGTGAGGTGAATAATGATTCCCAGGTTGCATATATTCTTCACACTGAATATGGTTACCCTAATGTTATTCAAACTAAAACTTTGGGTAGAGGTGGACAAGTCGCAGGTCAAAATTTAGCAGGTAAGGGTGTTAAATATGGCATTAAGATGTCTAAACCAGTAAAAAGAACTGGTTGCTTAAACTTAAAGACATTTATTGAAGAAGATAAACTTATTTTTAACGATAGGGATATTATTGGAGAACTTACAACATTTGTTTCTCGTTATAATAGTTTTAGTGCAGAAGAAGGTAAAAATGATGACCTGACAATCTGCCTTGTATTATTTGCTTGGATAAGCACTCAGGAATATTTCAAAGAAATGACTGAAACCGATATCCGCAAAAAACTAAGAGAAGAGCACGAAAAAGAACTAGAAGAAAATGATTCAACTCCATTTGGATTTGTATCTTCAGCAGATTCCCTCCCAAATGAAATTGCAGAATTATATGATAATTATCTGGAAGCAGAGAGAGACAGCGAGGGTAATCTTTGGCACACAGCAGATGACGACTATTCTTATTTCTGGAATTACAATTATTAATTGTAGTTTAAATGCTTAGATTCATAAATACTATTAAGACTTACTGAAATTAGGCATAAAAATGGCGACACCCCAATTATCTCCTGGATATATCATTAGAGAAGTTGACCAAACGGTTGGTCGCGTAGATAACATTATTGATAATATTGGAGCGATTGCCGGTCCTTTTAGTATTGGGCCGGTTGAACAGGCTGTAAATATTAGAAACGAGCAGGAACTGCTTACCGTTTTTGGTAAGCCTCAAAATAATGATGCACAGTATGAGTATTGGCTATCCGCCTCATCTTTTCTAACTTATGGTGGAGTTCTTAAGACTATCCGTTGCGATGGTAGCAATCTAGTTAATGCTAATGCAAAACACGATGCGGTTGGGGTTTCAACTGTTGGGCAAGCCAACTTAAAAATTAAAAACTTTGACGATTATAATCTTAATCATTCTAGCGATACTCAAACTTATATCTTCGCAGCCAAAACTCCAGGTGAGTGGGCAAATAATCTAAAAGTCGCCATCATTGATGACAAAGCAGACCAAATTCTTACCGTAGGAGCCGCTGCAACCTCAGGCATTGTTGGTTTTGCTGTTACTACTCCATTAGTCAATCAGCCCGCTGCTGGTATCGGTGCCACATCTCTTTTCAATGGTTACCTAAAAGCAATTATCACTGGTGTTGGCAATAGCACCATTGATGTAAAGATTACTTCAGTTGTAGATTCAAATAGAGTTGAAACTGACGTAACCTATGCTGAGCGTTCACAGCTTAGTTCATTCCTAACGAGCAATAATATTTCTATAATCAATAATAATGGTGTCGGTATTGCTACTACAACTGCTTCAGTAGTAAAAGATTGGTATAACGAGCAAGTAATTCCTCTTACTAATAGCAACATTTATTGGAAATCAATCGCACCTAAACCCGTATCTAATCAATATTCACTGGAGCGCAATAGCAAAACTGATGCAATTCACATTGTTGTAATTGATGATACCGGAACTATTACCGGCATTCAAGGAAATCTTCTTGAGAAGTTTGTTAATCTTTCTAAAGCGACAGATGCCCGCTCAACCGTAAATGTTCCTCAAAATATTTTCTGGAAAAGTTATATTGCAGAGTATTCTAATTATATTTACGTTGGAGATAATCCATCAGATAATAGTAACAATGAAGTTGTTTATTCAACCGGATTTAGTAGTGGTTTCACCCCGTTCACGCTGGGTCAAGGTCTATGGAATAATCCCACTCAAAGCGTAACATTTGGTGCAATCGGCAATTCGGTATTTTCACTTAGAGGCGGTAAAGATTACGGCAATAATGGTGGAATGCTGCCAACTCTTGCCGATATTATTACCTCTTATCAATTTTTTGCCGATGCGGATAATTATCCCCTAGATTACCTTATTATGGGTCCAGGTTATACCAATAAGATTGATTCACAGGCAAAAGCAAATCAACTTATTTCTATCGCAAACCAAAGAAAAGATTGTATCGCAACCATTTCACCACATCGCCCTGATGTTGTAGGTTTAACAAATACTGAAACCCAGACAAATAACGTTATTGAGTTCTATACCAGTCTCTCTAGTAGTTCATACGCAGTATTTGATACCGGTTATAAATATACGTTTGATAGATTTAATAATAGTTACCGCTACATTCCTTGTAACCCCGATATTGCCGGCCTAATGATTCGCACTAATATTGTTGCATATCCCTGGAATTCTCCTGCTGGCCAACAAAGAGGTGTTCTCAATGGTGCAATTAATCTTGCATATAGCCCGGATAAGAGCCAGAGAGATCGTCTATATCCTTCTCGCATTAATGCCATTGTAAATGTTCCGGGATTTGGTCCAACCCTTTGGGGTGATAAAACTGCTCTGGGTTATGCATCAGCATTTGACCGGATTAACGTTCGTAGGTTGTTCCTAACTGTAGAGCAGGCTATTAGTTCAACTGCAAATTCAACATTATTTGAAAACAACACCGAACAAACTCGCTCTAACTTTATTAACATTGTTGAGCCGTATCTTCGGGATATTCAAGCAAAGGGTGGCATTTACGATTTCCGAGTTATTTGTGATAAATCAAATAACACAGATGATGTTGTTGATAACAATGAGTTTAGAGCCGACATTTATCTCAAGCCAGTTAAGGCAATTAACTTTGTAACTCTTACTTTCGTTGCTACCCGCACGGGTGTAAGTTTTGAAGAAGTAACTGGTCGCGCTTGATTTATAACTAACTAATAAAAACGGAGGTCTCAAAACTAAAATGGCATCATTAAAAACAATCACCGGCTTTAAATCTAGACTAGCAGGCGGCGGCGCTCGCTCTAATCTATTTGAGGTAAGTATTCCAGCATTTCCTAATATTGTTCCCGGCTGGGATAACGATACATTTACATTTATGTGTAAAGGTGCCCCAATTCCCGCATCTAATATTAACCCAGTAGACGTAAGTTTCAGAGGTCGTATTCTAAGAGTTCCTGGAGATAGAACTTATGATCCTTGGTCTATTACCGTTATTAATGATGAAAACTTTAAGATCCGTACCGCTTTTGAATCGTGGTCAAATTCCATTAATCGTATGGAGACTGGTACTGGTGTGACAAGGCCAGAATCTGTTATGGCGAACCTTGCATATGTTCACCAACTCGGCCGAGGTTATGATAGTGGAATTGAATCTACTCAAGTTTCAAATGCAACAAATGGCACCACTGTAAACCCAATTCGCACTTATATTATTCATAATATCTGGCCAACCAATGTCAGCTCTATTGACCTCAACTGGGATTCAACTGACCAAATTCAGACCTTTACTGTAGAGTTCCAAATGACACATTGGACTGCTGGTAACGCTAACGGTATTACTGACCAAGTAAACGCCCCAATTTTCTAATCTAAATAAGTCAAACAAAGGTAAACTTTATTAATGGCTAGATTATTTGGATTTTCTATTGAAGATAACGATAAAAAATTATCTAAAAATATAATTTCGCCGGTCCCCCCTAATAATGATGATGGTTCCGATCATTATTTGACAACCGGCTTTTTTGGTTCTTATGTTGATGTTGAAGGTGTTTATAGAACAGAGTTTGATTTAATCAAACGTTATCGGGAAATGGCGCTTCATCACGAAGTTGATAGCGCCATTGAAGATATTGTAAACGAGGCAATTGTATCGGATACAAACGATTCTCCAATTGAGATTGAACTTTCTAATCTTAATGCAAGTGATGGAATTAAAAATGCGATTCGTCAGGAATTTAAAGCAATTCTTGAAATGCTCGATTTTGATAAAAAGTCTCACGAAATTTTTAGGAACTGGTATATTGATGGGCGGCTTTATTATCATAAACTAATTGACATTAAAGACCCACACGCTGGAATTCAAGATATTCGGTATGTGGATGCAATGAAAATTCGCTATGTTCGTCAAGCGAAAAAGCAAAAGAAAGATATTCTTGGTCCAAAAATGTATGGAGATCAAGGGCCAAATGAACAAGTTTTCCCAGAACTTGAGGAATATTTTGTTTATAGTCCCAAACAAACATATCCAGTAGGTGCAGCAGGTATGACCGCTGGTGCGGAAAAGGGAATCAAATTTACAAAAGAATCCATCGCATATTGTACCTCGGGCTTGGTTGATAGAAATAAGGGGACATCCCTTTCATATCTTAATAAAGCAATCAAAGTTCTCAATCAACTTAGAATGATTGAAGATAGTGTAGTCATTTATCGTCTCAGTAGAAGTTCAGAAAAAAGAATTTTCTATATTGACGTAGGTAATCTACCAAAACCCAAGGCTGAGCAGTTCCTTCGTGAGCAGATGATGAAGTATCGTAATAAGATGAACTACAATAGCCTTACCGGTGAGGTAGATACTTCTCGTAAGTTTATGAGTCTTATGGAAGACTTTTGGTTCCCCCGTAGAGAAGGTGGTCGCGGAACTGAGGTTACCACCTTACCGGCGGGCTGTCTATCAATGGATACAAAAGTGTCTCTACTAGATGGAAGAGAATTGACAATTTCAGAGATTGAGTCCGAAATGAAAAATGGTGAGCAACTTTGGACTTACTCTTGTCATCCTTCAACTGGTGAGTTTGCGCCGGGTTTGATTTCTTGGGCCGGAGTAACACAAAAGAGTGCAAAGGTTATAAAGATTACTCTTGATAACGATGAGAGCTTTGTATGCACTTACGACCACAAGTTCCCAATTTATGACCTGGGTTTTGTTGAGGCAAAGGATTTGACTGTAGGACAAAGTATGATCCCTCTTCATAGGAAGAAGGAAAAAATCAGCAAGAGTTCTTCAGATTATGAAATGATTTATGATAATGTTGATAAAACTTGGAAATTCACCCATAGATTAATTGCAAATCGCTGTAAAGGCTCTTACTGTAATGATTTCATCTATGAGGACAAAAATGAACCAAAACAAACCATTCATCACATTGATTTAAACCGTTTTAATAATAACCCAGATAATCTATGCTTTATGGGTCATTTTGACCATATTCATTATCATTCAAAAGAAATCAATAAAATCAAGAAACTGTTTCTTGAATCCTTAAAAGAAACTAATCCAGAACTCTACCTTGAATATAAGAAGCGGGCTTCTGAAGCAAGAAAAAGAACCTGGGAAACAATTACTCCCGAAAAACGAGAAGAATGGTGTTTAAACATAAAAAACAGTCAGATTAATCATTTTAAAAATCTCACAGAGGATGAAAAAGAGAAGAAGATTGAAACCTCTATAAAAAATCTTGAGGGTGCATCAGAATCCCTTCAGGAGAAATTAAAAGACCCAGATTACAATGAATGGTTCAGACAACAAATACGAAATAGTTGGACTGAAGAAATGAAGGAAGAAGCTGCAAACAGAAGTAGAGAGTCTTCGCAGATGCGCTTTAGTGACCCAGTTTATGCAAGACAATATAAAGAGAATCATCAAGAGCGACAAAAAGTTGCAGTTTCCCGTTCACATTTCGAGTTCGTAAAAAATATAGTTATTGGAAAAACCACACATCAAGTTAAGGCAATTGACGTATGCAATATGCTCAATGAAAATATTTCAATGCGGAATCTTTTCAGCGAACTTAATGCTAACAAGTCTATCCCAAATGTAAACGTCTCCAATGGGTTTACAGTAAATATTGTTAGGAATATGGTTAAAGATTTTGGTTACAAAAACTGGCATCATTTTAGAATGGAAACTAAATTTTATAACCATACTATTACAAATATTGAATATCTAACTGATGAAATTGAAGTTGGAACATTAACTATTGATTCAGACGAGTCTATTCATAACTATCACACCTTTGCTCTTTCCTGTGGCATTTATACTAAAAATAGCAGTCTTGGCGAATTGTCCGATTTAGATTACTTCAAACGTAATCTATATAAGGCACTAAATGTGCCAGAGACTCGCATCGGCGGAGATAGTGGATTTAACCTTGGCCGTTCAACTGAAATCCTCAGAGATGAAGTTAAGTTCACAAAATTTGTGGGAAGACTCCGCAAACGCTTCTCTCAACTTTTTATTGATCTCCTAAGAACCCAACTTTTACTGAAGAATATCGTAACGCCAGAAGACTGGAAAAAAATGGCTGAACATATTCAGTTTGACTTTCTATATGATAATCACTTTGCTGAACTTAAGGAATCTGAACTCTTCACCGAAAGGCTCAATATGGCATCTATGGCAGAGCCTTATGTTGGAAGATATTTCTCACAAGATTATTTGCGCCGCAAGATTCTTCGTCAGACTGATGAGGAGATTATTGAGCAAGATGAAATTATGGCAAAGGAGATTGAAGACGGTATTATTCCCGACCCAAATGCACCAGTTGACCCACGAACTGGTTTACCCATAGAAGTGGGTATGGTCCCACCAGAAGGCACTGCAGCCACCCCACAGAGCCCCACAGCAGCCTCTAGCGCGGGTAACAACATAAAAGGTCAATCTGGTAAAGTTCCCGTAGAACCGGATATTAAACCCAAAGAACCCAAAATGCCTAAGGGCGGGGAAATCTAAATAGACTTAGTTAATTTATAACAAAATGGAAGACCAAGACCTACTTGATTTGATTGCAGCAGACGAATCACCGGCACAAATTAGTGACCTTATCAAGGATATCATTAAGGATAAGGCAATGGAAAAAGTTGATGCACTAGTTCCCGAAGTTTCTACTTCACTCTTTAATGGTTCAGAGGATGAATGAGCGAACTCAAAGATTTCTTTGAGGCTGTAAGTAAAGAAAAAAAAATACAACAAAAAGAAGTAGAAGAATTAGTTTCCACTTCTTTTGATGATTTTTTTGTTAAGCCTTTACTGGAGGAAGCCAAACCAAAAAGAAAGACTAAAACAATAAAATCGAAACCAAAGATTGAGCCAATTAAAGAAGAAGTATCTTTAATAGAGAAATCATTAGGACTTCTCGCTGAGCCAACTAATACAAAAAATGAGGATCCTTTAACTCCTCTTAATCAGAACTTTATGACTGTTGAGGCTTTTCAAAAGCATTATCAGTCATTTTTGGCAAGAATACAACAGCAACTTTCAACTATAGGTGGCGGCGGGGAAACTCGCCTAGAATTTTTAGATGATGTTGATAGAAACTCAGTTAAAGTCAATAATAAGTTTCTTCGTTACAACGATACAACAAAAAAATGGGAGGGTGCCGATCCAGGAAGCAGTGGAATTCGTTATGCAACCGTTTCTGTAACATCTGCAGCACACGTGGTTCAGTTAACTGATTACTATATTGGAGTAAACTATCCCGGAGCGGTAACGATAACGCTTCCGGGTAATGTTGAAAATGGAACTTGTTATGTTGTCAAGGATGAGCTAGGCCAAGCATCTAAAGGAGCAAATCGTTACATTACAGTAATTCCCACAAGCGCAGATACAGTTGATGGAAAAGATAAAGCGGTTATCGGTTTTGACTATGGTTCGCTTACATTTATTTACAATAATGGTTGGAGAATAGTTTAATGTCATATTTATTTACTCCTAGTCAAAATTTATACGATGCTTTTGGACGACTAAAAGTTTCTAATCCTTTAACTTTATTTGATTCTAGCTATCGTTATAGAGACAATAATCTCTGGTCAACTCTTGCAACTGGAGCAGGAACCACATACTCATTTAATCAAAATCAGGGTTTAATTGAGCTTACAGTTGGTGTCGGCTCTACCTGTCAGATTATCCGAGAAACAACGAAAGTATTTTCGTATCAACCCGGAAAAGGTTTGACTATAGACAATACTGGCGTTATGAATCATCCAAAGGAAAATCTTAGGCAAAGAATTGGTTATTTTGGGGTAGATAATGGAATTTACTTTGAATTGAATGGAGATATAGTAAACATTGTAGAACGCAGTATCGTTACTGGAATTCTCTCAGAAAATAGAGTTCCACAATCTGCTTGGAATGTTGATACCTTAACTGGTGTAGGTTCATCTAATCCAACTGGAATAAAGTTAGACATTACTAAAGCCCAAATTTTCTGGACCGACATTGAATGGTTAGGTGAAGGAACTGTTAGAGCAGGATTTATTATAGACGGAAAAACAATACACGCACATTCGTTTCATCATGCAAATGCGATTGAAGCAACTTATATGACAACAGCATCTCTCCCTCTTAGATATGAAATTACCAATACTGGTGTAACTACAAGTTCAAGCACATTAAAACAGGTTTGTTCAACCGTTATCTCAGAAGGTGGTTACGAATTAAGAGGTTTACAGCAAGCCATTGGAACTCCAATTACTGTTCCTGTTAATCTGCCAACAGCGGGAATGATGTATCCCGTATTGTCACTTAGATTAAAAACTATTCCAGATAGATTGGATGCCATTGTTATTTTGACCGCTATCTCTATGATGGGCACTACTAATAACTCAAACTATAATTGGAAAGTTATTGCAAGTGGAACTACGGCTGGCGGCACTTGGATTGACGCTGGAATAGATTCCGCAGTTGAGTATAAAATTAATGGCGGTTCTATTACCGGCGGTAAAACACTCGCATCTGGGTATTTTAGTGCATCCAATCAGAATAATTCAAACGTAGACATTTTGAAAGAAGCCCTTTTCAAATTCCAATTAGAAAGAAATAGTCTGACTAAAACACCGTTTGAAATAACCCTGGCGGCTGCAGCTAATTCCAATGACTCCAAAATTCACGCTTCCATAGATTGGGAAGAGATTAGTCGTTAAGAATATAAATAATAATTATGGACTATTTTTACTAATGCAAATCACTAAACTCATTGAGACTGAAATTACAACCGCCACATCTGCCGGGGCTGCTACTAGCCTTAACTCTGCAACCTGCGTTAGGCTCTGTAACAGTACCGCTGGAGCGATTCAAGTCAGCATTTCAACTTCTGTTGGTGCATCCGCAACATTTGTATTTACAATTCCTGCAAATTCTGTTGAATTTTTACAAAAAAATCCAACGGATGTTATTTTCACCAATTCAGCAATTAAAGCAAATAAAGTAGGATTTACTAACTAATGGCCGTTCAAGAGATTACTAGTATTATAATTGATAAGGGAACGGATTTTTCCGTGTCCTTTTTAATTAGCGCATTTGATGGTAATCCCCTTGATTTATCAAGTTATACACCTATTGCTAAAATAAGAAAGTATCCCAGTTCTCCTTCTTATGCAACGTTTATCGCAGCAACTCTAGGAGCAATCGGGTATATTTCACTCCAAATGGGTAAAGCCGACACCCAAAACCTGAAAACCGGAAGAAACTACTTTGATGTTCTTCTTATAAATGAGTTTGAGACAATCAAGGCAGTTAGAGGTACAATTATGGTAGAGGAGACCGCAGCACGATGAGTGACCAGTATTCGGTAAGACTAGGGGCGGGAGTCTATAAAGTAAGCACGATTCAAGACCCGATTGCAGATTCCGCCTTTAGGATTTACACACAAAAGAAAGAGAATGATGCTCTTTATTATCTGACTTTCGTTGGAGTTAATTCAACGACACCTTCAACTAGTCAGGTTTTTACAAGTTCGGGGCTAAGTTTTAATCCTTATAGAAGCATAATTTCTTATGCAACAACAACACTCACTATTGGTAATACTTCAACCCCAGGTATTACATCATTTCTAGGCAAGATTAGGGTAAGCGGTGATGAAATTCTTTCATCAACGGGACAGACCGCAGTTGGTTTCGGTGGATCTGATGTAACATTTCCTAATAATGTTCTAGTCAACAATAATCTAGTAGTTAATGGTTCTTTCATTAGTAATGTCCCTTCACTATCTATAGAGGGCCGTCTTCTTGACATTGGCCTTTTGAATGGTGGGGTTGGTATTGCCAGCAATACTACTTGGGATTTGGGTCTAGTTTTTAACTATAATGAATCAAATACCAGAAAGAAAACAGCCCTTATATGGGAATATTCAACAAAAAGATTCCAATTCTCCAATAGCTTCATTTCAACGAATACTGGAGACCAATATAGTAGCCCTCAATTGTCAGTAACTTCTTTTGCTCCAATTGAAGTTGATAGTCTTTGGGTAAATAGTGCGTGTTCGGGGGGTTCCCAAGTTGTAATTGGCTGCAATGACGGAGAACTACAACTACAAAATATTGTTATTGATGAGGGTACTTATTAATGAATGAAGAAGCACTAAAACAAATCATTGAAGTTTATCAGCAAAAGACATTTGATTTATTCAATAGAAATGTTGCACTGGAAGCCCAGATTATAAGTTTACAAAAACAGGTTCAAGAACTTCAATCTTCTTCAGATGAAGAATATTAAGGCCAATAAATAATGAATAATGATTCTAGCAGAATAAATGGCCGCCCCACGTATTCGCATTAAGCGTTCGTCAGTTCAAGGAAGGAAACCCACTAATCTAGAGTTGGGACAGCTTGCCCTAAACACATATGATGCAGAACTTTATATTAAACGCGAGAGGCCGGGAATTGGTACTGATATTGTAAGTGTATCAGTAGGTTCTTCAGTAAAAAATACAGTTTATGTGACAAAGGACGGAAAAGATACAAATACTGGTTTAAAATTAGGTGATGCAAAGGCTACAATCAAGGCAGCAGTTGCCATTGCAAAAGCCGGAACAACAATTCAAATCTCGGCGGGTGACTATCAAGAAGATAATCCTATTACTATTCCAGACCAAGTAAGCGTAACCGGAACTAACCTGAGAGAAGTTAGCATTTTACCACTCAATTCGGATAAAGATTTATTCTATTGGGGGGCCGGTAATGAGTTTGAAAACGCTTCTTTCTATGGCGCTATGCCCGGTAAGGCAATTTTCTCTTTTGACCCAAAAGAGCAACGGTATATTAATCAGTCACCATATGTAAGAAACTGCACCAACTTCATTCCGGGAAGTATTGGAATGCAAATTGATGGTGACATTGTAATTGGACCGCTTAAGAGTATGGTAGTTGACTCTTACACCCAGTATAATCAAGGTGGTATTGGAGTTTCTATTACCAATAGTGCCTATGCACAGTTGGTATCTATTTTTACAATTTGCGATAATATTGCAATTTACTGCGGTTCCGGTGGTGCTTGTGACCTCACAAACTCTAACTCCTCATTTGGCACCTATGGTATGATTGCTGATGGTGTCAGCCCTATGAAGTTTCTTGGCATCGTTACTGCAACGGCTGGTGCCGATAGTGATAGATTTGATATTGATTTGTCCACCCCAACATTTAATGTTGTCAATGCTCTTTATGATAACGTTTCTGGTATTGCAACCATTTACACAAATGCTCCGCACAGGTTTAATGTGGGGATGTCAGTTACAATTTCGGGTTTGGGTTTCACTTGTCCTACATCAGCCGGAATTCTAACTTACCCTAGCGGGAGCAAAGGTTATACTTTTGAAGTAAAGACCGTTGCACCTGGACGCTTTATTGATGCATCTAATATGATTAAACTTAATAAGCAGGAGATTGTAGATAAGTCTCTTGCTGCCATTGCTATTAATCATCCAGACTTTTATTTTCCATTTGACTCTCAAACTAATTCACGTTCTCGGTATTATGATGCATATAGGCTCATTCAACAGAACAAGCAAGAAATTGTAGAAAAGTCACTTGCATCTATTGCTATTTTTAATTCAGACTTTTACTTTCCCGGAGATTCTCAAACCAACGGTCGTTCTCGGTATTATGATGCATATAGACTAATTCAACAAAATAAGACCGAAATTGTAAACACGGCCTGGAATAATGCCCTAACTCAATACCCAGGCATTTCTACAACTGCGACAAAATGTAAAAGAGATTTGGGCTATTTTGTTGATGCAGTTTCAACAGATGTATTCACGGGTGGAAACAACTATTCAAGAGAGTTTGTCAAGCAATATTTTACTGGTGCTGGCGTTCCGATTTCCAATGGCCTTGTTGGCGAAGAAACTCAATCTATTTTTACTTTTCAAGAGGCAAGAGAACTAGTAAAACTTGCTATCACTAATAATCTATCTATCAAGGATTTAACGGTTTCCGTTGGTCCTTCGGCCTTTGCCGGGGTTGGCGGAAGTATTCCCAATACTAATCCAAATGCCTGTGCGGATGTTCAATCAAACGTTGATAATCTTGTTGGAATTATTACAACCGTTATAGGAGCAGGGAGTCTAGTGGGGTTGCCCGCCGTTAATGTTGGAACATTTACGACTGGCGGTTCAAAGTGTTATAGAGATTTGGGTTATTTTGTAGATGCAGTTTCTATTGATGTATTTACCGGAGGGAATAATTATGCAAGAGAGTTTGTAAGGCAGTATTTTAATAATTCTGGACAACCAATTTCAAATGGTCTAGTGGGCGAAGAATCGGAATCTATTGCCGCATTTATGAAGGCAAGAGATTTTATGAAACTTGCTATTACAAATAATTTAAACGTTAAAGACCTTACAGTTACTGCCGGTTATGCAAACACCGTTGGAATTGGTTCAACTATTCCGAATACGGATACTGGAGCGTGTTTCAATGTTCAGAGCAACATTGATAACCTTTCCGGCATTGTCACTACAGTTCTTGGGTCTGGAAATCTTACAGGTCTCCCTAATCTTAGTTCAAATACCTTCACGGAAGGAGGTTCAAAGTGTGCAAGAGACATCGGTTACATTGTAGATGCAATTGCTTCAGACCTCGTAAACTATACTAATAGAGAAATCATTAAGTCCACTAAATCATATTTCAATAGAAATGGTACTCCTATTTCTAATGGTCTCGTCGGTGAAGTCTCCGAATCTATTACGGCATTTATTGCTGCAAGAGATTATGCTAAACTTGCAGTCAATAATCAATTAAACAATAAGAATTATACACTTGCACCAGACCCATTAACTGGGTTTAATACGAGTCCAAATTCTTGTGCAAATGTTCTTACAATGATTGACAATCTTGCTGGCATTTTAACAGTCAATTTGGGTAATGGCAATCTAAATTCACTTCCAAGTGTTTCTCTTGCTAGCACAGTATTCAGCGTCAATGTGGGTATCGCAACCCAGAAGCATTATTATAACTCAGGTGGCATCACAAAATGCAGCACAATTAGACCGTTTGATGGTCAAGTTGTTTATTTTGGCGACCTCACTTATGACATTGATACCATTACCGTTGGAGCCGGTGGGACCGGTTATACATTTGCTCCAAGCATTACAATTGAAGACCCCGATTCATCATGGGGTGTTGCAGCACAAGCGGTGGCAGAAATTTCAAATGGCTCCGTTTCTACTATTGAAATTGTGTCTTCGGGTCGTGGTTACACCAGAGCCCCAAGAATTACGATAGAAGGTCCAAGTGTTGGATTCAATACTGCAAGACTTATTGCATCAGTTAGGCCAACTTATTATTCTGTTGCAAGGGCAGAACCACTTGGAAATGATAAATACCGAGTATTTTTTAATGAAAACGTTCCAGCATTTATTGGCATCGGAACCGAAGTTCCATTCTACAAACAGAGTCGTATTCTTGCATCTGGGCATTCTTTCCAATACATAGGTGCAGGAGATTATATTGATAATGCACTCCCATGGCTTGGAGGTCTACCAATTCAGGAAAATGAAGCGGTATCTAAAAATGGTGGTCTTGTTGTTTACACGAGTACCGACCAATCTGGTAACTTTAGAATTGGCAACGGTGTAATTGTCAACCAAAATACTGGTACTGTTTCCGGTTCATCTTATACCAAGAGCTTATTTTCAACTCTAACTCCCTTTATTCTAGCCCTAGGTGGTGATTAATTATGTTGATAACAATTCCAGTGTCAGTTGGTGAACTTTTAGATAAAATCACCATCTTAATGCTAAAGTATGAGCACTCTAAAAATATTGAAGTAGGCAAAGAACTTGATAAACTCTCCATCATTGCAAAAGAGTTTAATGTCTTAAATGATGAGTTTGTTCAAGTTCTTTATTATGTTAATTTAATCCTTTGGAATATTGAAGATGCTTTAAGAGAATTAGAGAAAGAGAATGAGTTTTCGGAGGAATTTATAGATTTGGCGAGAAGTGTCTATAAGACTAATGACATGCGTTCTAAAATAAAAAAAGAAATTAATAAATTTTACGGATCGGAAATTACCGAGTATAAATTTTATAAATAGACATATTAACGGAAGTATTGTAATAGAATGGCTCTAGCACTTAACGTCTTTAAAACTATTACAAAAGTTTTAGGTACTACTCCAGAAAAAGTATATACCGCTCCCATTGGTTATACAGGAGTTGCTCTTTTTTGTAACATTGTAAACAGCGGAAACGTCACTTATGATGTCTCAATTTCACACGAAAGGTCCGTTTCTGGCATCGCAGTAACAACTCCTATTCATATTCAAAGACCAGTTCCATCTAAAGATAGTTTTAAGCCATTTTATGGTAAATTTGTTCTTGAAAGCGGGGATTCTTTGGTTGCATATGGTAGCAACGGAACAGAATTAAAACTAATCGCTAGCATACTCAATACCCTCAACTAATATGTCAGATTATCTTAGCGGGAGAGAACTAAATTTAAAAATTGGGATTACTAGTTACACTGAATCTAGTACAGTATTAGAAGTAATTGGTAAAACGGTTTTAGGGGTAACCACGACCACTAACTTAACTTCCCATTCTTTAGATGTTTCTGGAATTTCCACTCTTGGGGTAACCTCATTATCCCAACTTACCACTAGTGGTCCAATATTAATTGGCACCGGAACTTATATTGACAATCCAAATCAATTACTTCAAGTAAATAGTGGGGCATACATTTCTGGAAGACTTGGTATTGGAACTACAAATCCAGGTGAATCATTACAAGTTGATGGTAATATAAGAGTTGGCAGTTCTAGTACAATAAACTATATTGCTTTTGGGGGAACCAATAATGATGGAGTGGGACCTGGCCAGACGCCATATCGGAATACATTTGTCGGTGAAAGAATTTATAACCTTGGAACGGAACAATCTGAACTTTTATTATTTAAAGGTACTGATGTTAGTTCCCCATTAGGACCAGATAGAATTCGTTTAGCCGCAACTGGTGGTATTGTATTTGATACAAGTTCAGGTATTGGAGTTAGTGGCACATTTGACCAAGTAGGTTCTTCGGCTTCACTTTCAACTAAAATGTCCCTTACCTCTAGTGGTAACTTTGGTATTGGAACCACAAATCCGGTAAGTAAATTAGATGTAGACGGCCCAATTATATCTAGAAATGGTGCTCTTGTACTTACAAGTTTTAATGATGTAAGTCTACCATGGACGAATCCCACAACATCTAATAATGTTGACCATATTTGGCATGATGACAGCAACCCCGGTGGTATTAAGGGAACATGGAATTTTGTTTCCGATTCAAGTTATAAAGCACCTGGAAATTCTTGGCTTATTGGCGGAGGATTTAGTAATAGTATACCAGAACTTGGTTCGGCATATCCACTTCAAATAACTGGAAATTCTTATATTTCGGGCAATTTAGGCATTGGAACCACAAATCCAACAACAAATCTGCAGGTTCGAGGTAATACTTCAGTAAGCGGAGTTATTACCGCAACGCAATTTATTTCTACTGCTGCTCAAGGAAATTCTCCCATATCTGTTGCATCTTCAACTCTAGTAAGCAGTCTTAATGTTCAATATTTAAATAATAATTCAAGCTCCTATTATACTAACGCAAGCAATCTAAATGCGGGGTTTGTTCCCGCTGCTCGTTTGTTTAGTTCAAATGATTTTAATGTTTTTGGAAGCCTTTATATTAGTGGTAGTTTAAGTGTTGGTGGTACATCTGTTGTACTCAATGCTCAATCTTTACAAATTCAAGATAGAGACATTATTCTTGGTATTACAACAGATGCATCTAGTAATGATATATCTTCAGATATAACCGCTAATCACGGTGGTATTGCAATTGCTAGCACGGTTGGTAGTCCTTTATTTTCACTTGCATTATCTGGAATAAGTTCACTGCCAGATACATATAAGCAAATGATGTGGGTAAGGTCTGGAGCATTTTCGGGGCTTGGCACGGATGCATTTCTATTCAACTATGCAGTTGGTGTTGGAACAAATCAACTAGAAAATGGTGTTCGTTTTGCTGCCGGGGCTCTCAACGTAACAGATACAATAGTAAGTTCTGGACTTTTTGTTGGCGCCCTACAAGGAAATGCTTCAACCGCAACAACTTCCACCAATCTTTCTGGTGGGGCAAGAGGCTCTATTCCATATCAAGATTCACCAGGAAACACTTCCCTCCTAACAGCAGGACAAACAAACTATATTCTTCTTTCCGGTGGCCCGAGTTCACCCCCTTATTGGGGTGTAGCACCTTCTGCTGCTGGAGCATTTAGTGGTATCACAATTCAAGATGAAGGTAGCGTTGTTGGTATTACTTCCCAGATTTCAATAATAGATTTTGTTGGCCCAAATGTAAGGGCAACTGCAAATCTCACCTCAACTGGAATTGCAACAATCACGATTGACGATTATGTTTCTATCGCGGGAGTTTCAACAAGCGTAATCGGCGGCATTGCATCAGTAAGAAATCTAAATGTAACTGGTCCTTCAACAATTGGAAGTGTTCAGTTTTCTGGTGGTATTGTTACTGCAACCACTTTTATTGGAAATCTAAGTGGAACCGCAACAAGTTCTACGAATTTAACTGGCGGCGTCCAAGGTTCTATTCCTTTCCAAAAAAGTTCAGGTATAACTTCATTTCTCCCACCGGACCTCACCGGACTTGTTCTCATTACAAAAGGTAGTGGACAAGACCCATATTGGGGACCAGTAAGTGCCGCCAGTGGTTCATTTGGTGGTATTACAGTTCAAGATGAAAGTAATCTTGTAGGAACTGCATCTAGTATTTCTACTCTTAACTTCGTTGGACCCAGAATTTCTGTTGTTGGTACAAGTGGTGCTAATGGTATTGCAACAATTACCGTGGCGGATTATGTTTCTAATGCCGGTGTATCAACTAATGCGGGTATTTCTACAAATGTTATTGGGGGAATTGCATCCGTAACTTCTTTAAGTGTTTCGGGAATCTCCACTTTAGGAACAGTTCGGATTTCTTCGGGTATTATTACTGCAGCCACTGGTATTATAACTTATTATGGAGATGGCGCCAATCTTATTAACGTCCCCGGCGTTAGAGTTGTCACTCAAGATTTAGTCTCATCTCCAGTATATCCGGTTTTAGCAAATAATCCAGGCGTAAGTTCAGTTGGAATTCTTACTACTGGTGTGGATGCACTAGTTTTTATTCCATCTCGTGGATACTTGGGTATTGGAACCACAAATCCAAAATCTGGACTTGATGTATCTGGCAATGTAAGAATTTCTGCGGATTCTGCTGCAGGAGTAGGTACTACTTCAAGTGCTAGTCCATCTCTAACTTTTATTGGACTTGCTACCCAATTTAATTATGCGGGTGTTGCAAACACTAATGCAGTAGAAATAAAAGCATACGCAAGAGACAATGGAACCTTAAGTTTCAATGGTTATGGTAATCAAATTTTAACTCTAAATGATAACTTTGATACCGAGGCATTTGTAGTTTCAAACTATATTCCAAAACCATATTCTTTTATATCAAGTGGCCTATTCACACCTACAGATTTTATAGAACAGGCATTCAGAATAGACCGAGCCGGAAATACTATTGTCGGTATGGGTACGTTAATTGGTGCAAAACTTGATGTAAGAGGTAGTGTTATTTTAGGGGTTGCACATACTTCCACTACCCCACAGATAACTCCCCTAGCGAAACCTCCACACAGAATTAATGGAGATACAACTATCTTCGGTCAGATTAGACCAAGGCAACAATTTAGTGATTTATCAAACTCTCCAACTACAAACCATATTGTAATGTCCCCAACAACAGGGGATACTGGTTCTTTAAACTTCTTTGTTGGAACATCAAGCACTACGCGCATTCCTGACCAGATTTTAAGTCTTACTAATAATGTTGCCGGTAGTATTTTTAGAGTTAATAATCCGACTGTCGGCTTTTCATCTGCAACTAATCTATCCATCGGTCAAACATTTACTGCTATTTTTGAAGTTAACAGTAATGGTAATGTTGGAGTTGGTACTCCTGTTCCCAACTCAACCCTTCACGTTCAAGGTAATACATTGATTACGGGTATTACAACCCTCGGATTGAGTTCATCTTCTTCTCCAACTATAAATAGTACAATGAGTTTTGAACTTACAAACAACAACACTCTTACTGTTAGAGTAAAAGGAACAGACGGAACAGTAAGAACCGGAACTATCGCACTTGTACCTTAAGGAGAATAACAATTATGTCAGTAACAATCGGACCAACATCTTGGTGGCTACGTTCTAAAGAAGCGGCAGATTATTATGCTCGTATCTGTCCTTTGGGGACCATTTTGGGCGACGGTTCAGCGGTTTATCGTCGTGCGGGTGGACAAGCGTGGATTGTTGCTCCCGCTTCTACTCAAATAGGCGACCAATGGGCAAGTGGGTGTTGGAATAACACTTTAATTGTTGGCGGAGGGAACTCACTGTGTTGCATTTCCAGTTGGCCTAACGTGTGTAATACTTTGATTTGTTGTGGGTTTAATCCTTGCGACTGGTTTATACCGGATCTGAATATATTGTTTACCGCATATAATAATCGCGCCTTTTGGGATACTTTTTCGTCTGCGGACTATTGGAGTTCTAGCGAGAACCTTGCGTCTCTCGCTAGTAGCGTCAAGTTCAATAATGGTAGCCAGAACAACTTCGGCAAGGGCTTCACATTCTGTGTGCGTTCCGTCCGGTGTGTTTTTCTTTGAATTTTGAATTTTGAATTTTGAAATTTGTATTTTGCTGGAGTTTTTAAAATGATTGAAAGTTTGCAAATCTACAGAGATATTTCGGAATTAAACAAAAAGTTTTTATAATAGTTAAAAATTTTCCTAGAGAATACAAATTCACTTTAGGAACAAGAATTCAAAATGTTTGTTTAGATTGTGCTGCTTTGCTCTAAACATAAAGACACTTCAATAATCATCCCTAAATAAAACGTCTTTACAAAATCCATATTATGACAGTGTTGCCAATTTATTCAACTCCTTTTTGGAGTTCTGAACTACCCGACTTTGATGAGCAAAAAGAAGCCTTTCTCCAAGCAGTAAGAGCTTTCAAAGAAAATAATCCATCCGTCGCAAAATCAAATATTGCGGGTTACCACTCCCCTGATACACTTCAAGGAGTTCCAGAACTTCGCCCGCTATTAGAGTTTATCTGCTCAATGGCTCTTCAGGCAGTAGAAGACCTCAATTTCATTGAGTGTGATGTATTTCTTACTTCTGCCTGGGTAAACTTTAATAATACTCGCCAGGCAATGAATAATGAGCACATTCACGACCAAACATTCTCTGGCGTCTTCTATCTTTCTGCACCACCCGAAAGTGGTCGTCTGGTAGTCTTTAATCCAGGTCTAAATCGCCTTTGGAGTGGTTGTGGTCTCACTCAATCTAAGAATGAATTTACAGGTGATATGCTCAGAATTGAACCACAAGAAGGAAATATTCTTATGTGGCCAGCATACCTTCCACATTCCGTAGAAACCAATAATCACGACGAAGAACGAATCTCAATATCCTTTAATCTTATTGCTCTTCCAAAAGGAAAGATGAATTTCCCAACTCTATGAATATTCTTGGTCTTTATGGTGCCTTTGATTGGGATGCAAACCAATCATATGACGACCATCAAAATCTAACGTGGGTTCACGATGCTGGGGCAACGCTTTTAATCAATGGGAAACACATCTGTAGCATCTCTGAAGAGCGTTTAACGCGCATCAAACATGATGGCAACTTCCCCATCAACTCTATTGATTACTGCCTTCAAGATGGCAATATCACGGCAGAGGATGTTAATCTGATTTGTATTCCATCAATGTGCCTGGAATACTTTTATCGTCAACTCAAAGACGGAATCATTGAGGAAAAAATAAAATCACTGTTTCCTAATGCCACCTTCAAAATCATTTCTCATCATTTGAGTCATGCTGCCTCATCAGTGTTTTCATCTGATTTTAATGAAGGAACATTCATCACACTAGATGGTGCGGGTTCGGTAATCTATTCTTATAATCAAGAAGATTCTCTAGCAGCAGAAACCAACTCAATTGGTTACTTCAACAAAGAAAAAGGAATCTTCCGATTCTTCAATGGAATACCAGGAACCAATAACTTTGGTTCTTATTATCATACTGCAGCACATAAAATCTACTGCAAGAAAGTCAGAAATCATATTGATGCTTTTAATGAGAAATACAGAGAAAGTTGGGACGGCAAGATAATGGGTCTTTCCGCCTATGGAAATCTTCCATACAAAGAAGAGTATAAAGAATATCAACTTTCATCAGACCTTCATTACAATGAGGTTCCTTATGTTGTATTTGATTCCAAGTCGCATTCAATTTTAAAAACGGCAGACGAGCAAGCATATATTCTTCAAAAAAACTTTGAAACTGCTCTTGTTGATTATATCGGTGAACTCAAGACTAAATCTTATCTTGATGATAATTTATGTCTTGCCGGTGGGTCATTTTTGAATGTTCTAGGAAATAGTGCAATTCGTAATAATCAACTCGTGCAAAATATACACGTTCCGTCTTGCCCGAATGATACCGGACTTCATTATGGTGCTGCTCTTTTTGGGGCATTTCAAAATAAAGAGACCATTGAACTTCCAGAAAACATTGCACTTCTAGGAAAAATCTACTCTAATGAGGAGATAGAAAAAGAACTGCCACAACATAAAGTCACATACACGAAGTATGAGGACTTTGAAGAACTTTGTTCTTTAACTGCTGATTATATTGCACAAAACAAAATCATCGCCTGGTTTCAAAATCGTTCTGAATTTGGCCCAAGAGCACTGGGTTCTCGTTCTATCTTAATGAGTCCAACCCGAAAAGAAAACAAAGACATTCTCAATTCAAGAGTGAAGCACAGAGAATATTGGAGACCCTTTGCTGGTATTATTCTAGAGGAACATCTCAATGAATACTTCTATGAAGATTATAAGTCTCCTTATATGTTGTATTCACTAACAGTAAAAGAAGACAAGGCGCATATCATTCCGGCAATTACACACGTTGATTATACTTGTAGGATTCAAACCGTCAATCAAGAACTTCATCCCCAAACAACTCTTTTACTTCAAAAACTTAAAGAAAAAACGGGTATTCCAGTCGTTCTAAATACATCATTCAATGATAATGGTGAACCTATTGTTGAATCACCAAAACACGCTGTTGAGTCATTTTTAAATCTAGATATTGACTATCTCGTAATTGGAAACTATATCGTTCAAAAGCAAAAAATTAAAAAATCACTTGGAGTTCAATATCAATGAGCACAATCATCAACATTGACGGTGGATTAGGAAGAGCAATCACATCAATTCCTGCCTTACTAAAATATCATCAACTTCACCAAAGCGAAGAATGGTATGTAATGATTAACGGTTGGGACTTTATGACCTGGGGTATTCCAGAACTACAAACGAGAACTTTTAATCCAGAGACAAAGGGAACCTTTCAAAATTATTTCTGGAATGCAACAAATATTATTACTCCAGAACCATATAAAATTCCTGCATACTACCGTCAGGAAATCTCTCTGGTAGAAGCATTTGACCAAGAAATTAATAATACAACCGACCATTCAGACCTCCCAGAACTGACTCTGAATCTATCTGATTTGGAGATTGTGAAGGGACATCAGGTTGTATTTCAGGCAAAAGAGCAACAGAAGAAGTCAAAAACAATTGTGATTCAACCTTACGGTAGAAGCGCCAATAGATGCCCGATGGGTGTCTTTGACCCGACTTATCGCTCACTTTCCGATAAGTCATTTGAGCAGATTGTATCAATTCTTTCAAAAGATTATAACATCATCTTTATGGGAGAAAAAGATTTCTATGATGGTAAGACATTCATTCCATTGCCAGACCCAAATCTAAGAGAATGGGCAGGGGTCATTAAGGCAGCGGATTACTTTATTGGTTGTGATAGTTGTGGTCAGCATATTGCAAGAGCAGTTAATCAAGATGCATCAGTCTTTGTTACCGGAACTCATAAAGTTAACATTTCTTATCCTGATGTGTTTCATATGATTGAAAGAGATGTGCCTTTCTATCCTTCTCCAATGAGAATCTGTGGAATGGATTCACAACTGGCAACTCGTCTGAATGAACCAAGAGTTAAGTTTACAGAAGAAGAAATTAAAACTGCCTGCAATGAAATTATTGAAAGAATAGAGAAAAATACAAAGAAATCTCTAGAGACTTTTGTTCCACAAAAAACCGGTAAGGGGTTATGCTATTCTTAATTGCTAAATAGTCACATAAAGAAATAAATTAATATGCAAAATAACCAACTTTATAGCCCTCCTGATGGCGATTTCCCGCAAGGTCTTCCAGATTATTGGAAATTTGCTGACGGTTCAGTTCGCACTGATATGAAAAATCTGAATACAAGTCAGATTAATGATCTGGGGTGGACGGGGCCTTATATATATCCGGTTGCTAAAAATCCTGAAGATCCAACTCAACCCTTTGATTATGACTCAGAAATTCAAAAGTATATTTGGGATAGAGTAGAACTCGAGTTCCATATCATTGATATGGATGAAGATGAAATTGCATATTTACAGTCACTACGGACCCCTCCTGCCCCCGAACCTCCTCCAATTCCAGAACCTAAATGGGAACTTTTTGAGAAGGTTGTTTTAAGAAATACTGCTATTATTAATCTGCTTGTTAATGCCGCGCAAATAAATCCTTTGGTTGCATCGGCATTTCCTGCATCATTTTATATGACTAAAATAGGCGATTTTGGTAGTTTTAGACTTATTTGGAGAGAACTGATGCGTTATGTTGAAGTTTATCCTAGCGTAGTAGAAGATACAGTCGGTCTCGCAATAGGTTGTCATCTCCCACAGGAGTTTATTAGTATTATTGCAGATTATTTACCTAGACCAGATTAATGTCAGAACTGCCAGTCTTTCAAATATTGCCAAATAATAAGGTTCGTTTGTTAAAAGATTGGCAAATAAGCAAAGGTTTAGTAATTCCTTGTGGTTACGAATCAGACCTTGGAAGCGTTCCGAGGTCTTTTTGGTGGTTTCTACAACCAAATGATATTACATATTCTAGCATCATTCACGATTATGAATGGGAAATGGCGGATTTAGGTAAATATAGTTTTTTAGATGGAAATAAAAATTTTTTTAAAAACTCCATTGAATTAGATAAAATTGAACTCTATAAGGCATACATTTGTTATTGTGCATTAGAAATAGTAAGAATTTATAAGTTTTTTAAATTCAAACATTGTTGAAAACTAAATAATTCATACTAGTAAGAACAATTAATGAAACTTTTTACGGAAGAAGCTCAAAATGTGAAAATGCTCACCGAAAGTGTAAACGGTAAGAAAAAACTTTATATTGAAGGAGTATTTTGTCAAGCGGAAAATAAAAATAGAAATGGTAGAGTTTATCCCTTTCAAGTTCTCAATAATGCCGTAAATTTTTATATTGAGAACTTTGTTAATAAAAGACGAGCAGTGGGTGAACTTGGTCATAGTGCAACCCCAACTATTAACTATGATAGAGTGTCCCATATCATTGAATCTATCACGAGAAAGGGAAACGATTTTTATGGTAGAGCGTCTATCACTAATACCCCAATGGGTAATATTGTAAAAAACCTTCACGAAGAAGGCGTCGTTTTTGGTGTTTCTTCAAGAGCGGTAGGTTCATTAAGAGCAACCAATGAGGGTGTAAATATTGTAGGAGACGATCTAATGTTCTCAACTGTTGCAGATATTGTTCACGATCCTTCTTGTACTTCTGCATTTGTAGAAGGTATTATGGAAGGTAGAGAATGGTATTACGATGTGACTAAAAATGAATGGCTTATTGAAGATACCAGGAAAAATATTAACAAACTAGTAGAATCTCGTCAACTTGAAGAGAAAAAACTAGAGCTATTTAATAGTTTTCTAAATAGTATTTGAGTGGGCTGAAAAGCATTACTTTACTAAATAAGTATAGAATAAACAAATTACAAGGTTTCAAAAGGAGAGATTAAAATGCCTCGTGGTAAGAATCTACAAGAAATGGACGCAAAGAATCCTCAGTCAAGAACTGCAGTAAACAGTGGAGCAAAGCCTGCTGAACCTATGCCCAAACTAACCACTGGTATTCCAGATGGACAAACCGCAGGTTGGGAAGATTTAGGTGGTCCCACCCCAGAAAACTATAAAAACGACGACGATTCGGCAAAGTTTAAAGACCCAGCTGGTCGTATTTCTAAAGTCAGCGATGTAGTTACTCGTGGAGCAAAGCCTGCTGAACCTACTCCTCATCTTGCATCCGGTGCAGTTAAGGAATCACTAGATGACGAAGATGAAGAACTTCTAGAAGACGAAGACATAGAGGAAAATGAAGACGAAGATGAAGACCTAGAAGACGATGAAGATGACGAAGAAGAGGAAGTCTATGAAGAAGAGTTCAACGTTGATGAGGACGTAAACGCCCTTATGGAAGGCGAAGAACTTTCTGAAGAGTTCCAAGAAAAAGCTCGCACCATCTTTGAAGCCGCTCTTAAAACCCGCGCTGCTCAACTTAAGGAAGCCCTGGAAGTCCAATACGAGCAGGCACTTCTTGAAGAAGTAGAAACGATCAAAGAAGAACTAGAAGAGCGTGTAGATGCTTATCTAGAGTATGTAGCCGAAGAGTGGCTAGAAGAAAACCGTCTCCAAGTTGAGACTGGTATTAAAGTTAAGGTTACCGAGTCCTTCCTGGAAGGTCTTAAGGGACTTTGTGAACAACATTATGTGCAAATGCCTGAAGAAAAGTATGATGTGCTGGAAGGCATGGTAGAAAAACTAGATGAAATGGAAGAAAAACTCAACGAGCAAATTGAGAAGAATATCCGCCTAAACCAAAGACTCTCCGAGTCGGTTGCGGATAGAATCCTTGATGAAGTATCTGAAGGTCTAGCGGCCACTCAGAAAGAGAAGCTCGCCACACTTGCTGAAAGTGTTGAGTTTGAAGGTGAGCAAACTTATAGAGGTAAGTTGGAAACTCTAAGGGAATCTTATTTTCCCACTCGTAGAGTATCCCAGCATGTGGTAACTGAAACCCTTTCTGAAGGTTATGACTATTCACCTGAGTCAGTCTCAGATTCAATGTCACAATATCTCAGAGCGGCTGATATGTTCCGCAAAAACTGATTTTAACATTAATCAAATTCAAAACTACAAAAGGTAAAAGCAAATGTTTCTAAACGAACAATTGCAGGAAAAGTGGTCACCCCTTCTCAACTATGATGGCCTTGATCCAATCAAGGATTCTCACCGCAGAAATGTAACCGCTCAACTGCTAGAAAACCAAGAACGCTACCTCCGCGAAGAGCAAGACTTTTCTCGTGGTATGCTATTTGAAGCCCCCACTATTGGCAATGCTGCCGGTACTAGTGGCGGTTTCAGCGGCAGCGCCTCTGCTGGCGGCCCAGTTGCCGGTTTTGACCCTGTACTAATCTCACTGATTCGTCGATCAATGCCTAATCTGGTTGCCTATGACCTCGCTGGCGTACAACCTCTGACTGGTCCTACCGGACTAATCTTTGCAATGCGCTCACGTTATACTGACCAGCGCGGTGCTGAAACCTTCTTTGATGAAGTAGACACCACCTTCTCTGGCCAAGATAGCGGCTTCAACGTTAATGCCGGTTTCACCGATGGTAACGTTGGTATGGGTACTACCAACAATCGTAACAGTGGTTCTAACCCTGGTCTACTTAACCCTGTTGGTACTGCTTCTTCACTCGCATATCAGACCGGTCAAGCTATGCGAACTGGTGATGCAGAAGCCCTAGGCTATGCCACCGGTGACCAATTCAACGAGATGAGCTTCTCTATTGAGAAAGTTCTAGTAGAAGCCAAGAGCCGCGCTCTAAAGGCTGAATACACTCTTGAACTTGCTCAAGACCTTAAGGCTATTCACGGTCTAAGTGCCGAAGCCGAACTTGCTAATATTCTCTCTACTGAGATTCTATCTGAAATCAACCGCGAAGTAATCCGCACCATCTATAAGGTGGCTGAACAGGGTGCTGCAACTAACGTTGCTACGCAAGGTATTTTTGACCTTGATGTTGACTCAAATGGCCGTTGGTCCGTTGAGAAGTTCAAAGGTCTTCTATTCCAGATTGAGCGTGATGCTAACGCTATCGCTCAGCGTACTCGTCGTGGGAAGGGTAACGTGATTATGTGCTCAGCCGACGTAGCCTCTGCGCTAACTATGGCTGGTGTACTTGATTACACTCCTGCCCTAAACGCTAACCTTAACGTTGATGATACCGGTAATACTTTTGCTGGTGTTCTAATGGGTAAGTTCCGCGTTTATATTGACCCTTATTCTGCTAACGTAGATTCCAACCAGTATTATGTGGTTGGTTATAAGGGTACTTCTCCTTACGACGCAGGAATTTTTTATGCTCCATATGTGCCTCTCCAAATGGTTCGCGCCGTTGGTCAGGATAATTTTGTCCCGAGGATCGGCTTTAAGACGCGCTACGGTCTAGTTGCTAACCCATTTGCCGAGGGTACTAACCAAGGTCTAGGTAGACTACTGATTAACTCTAATCGTTACTACCGCCGGGTTCGCGTCCAAAATTTGATGTGAGCAAACGCTGACATTTATCCTAAGAGGGTCTTTAAGACCCTCTTTTTTATTGGCGGCAGACCTATATAGTACGCCACATTAAGTTCTTAGCCATGAAGCCAGACGAAGACAAAGCCAAATATTATGTTTACCACATTATAAATCCAATCACAAATAGAATATTTTACATCGGAAAGGGTTGTGGTTCTAGATGTAAACAACACCTGACGGACAAAAAAGAATATGCTTTTAATAAGAGACTAAATGGATATATTAGAAATTTAATTGACGATAATAATATACCAATTATCACAAAAGTTGCAGAAAATTTAAACGAAGAAGAAGCATACTTATTAGAAGAAAGTCAAATAAAAAAATATGGAAGAGTCGGCTTTGATGAGAACGGAATTTTATTAAATATTTTAGAATCAGGGCGGCCACCATCATTTAAAGGTGAAGACCATCATTGGTGGGGGAAAAAACACTCAGAAGAATCTAAAAAGAAAATGAGTGAAACCAAAAAGAAAATGTATGCCTCAGAAATGTTCGTACACCCCCAAAAAGGAAAACCATTATCAGATGAAACAAAGGCAAAAATAAGTAAATCTAATACCGGGAAAAAGCGTACAAAAGAGGTAATAGAAAAAACAAGACAGTTAAGTTTAGGAAGACCACAAACAGATTTTCAAAAACAACGGGCTAGAGAGGCAAATCAGAAAAAATGGTTAGTTATAACTCCAGAAGGAAAAGAAGAAATTGTAATTAATTTGACAAAATACTGCAGGGAAAATGGCCTAGATCAAGGTAATATGACGAATGTTGCACACGGTAAATTGCGGCAATATAAGGGCTATAAGGTCTTCAAGGTAGAAGATTAATTCATCCCAAAACTCAAACTACCACAATCAAATATCTTATTAAATCCCATCTCCCTGGCTTTCTCATACTCAGTACAATCATAAGCCCCAATAAGTTTCTTCTGAAACTTCATTCTATTATGACGAATCAAATAGTTCTTATCAACGTAATAATACCCAGGCTTATTAACACGTATCAACTCAAATCCATTCTTAAAATACACCCCACCATCAGAATAACGTCTATCAGCATAAGAAATAATAGAACCCCCAAAATTACTTCTAAAATAAGACAGTAATCTACTGAACCCACCAACAACATTAATACCGCCAGCATTACAAAATCTCACCAATTCCCACTCATATTTTTTATTAAATCTTGACTTATTAAAAGTCATTAAACACATCAGAACTCCTTCATATTCCAGGCCAAGTTTAATACTGGATTTATCTTCACCTTGAATATGATTATCATTTAAGAATTTATTCTTGCTATCAATATCAACTTCAACAATAGAACATTTACGAGCATAAATCCGTTCATTGATACCCAACTTACTTTTTAAAATAGACTTAACAACTGCCTGCCGGTAGTTCCACTCATCGCTAAAAATGTGAATTAGTTGAATACCTAATTTTTCACAATCAACGGTTTTTGATAAGTGGTAGTTTGGTCCCTTAATAAGACTTTCACGTTCTTCCCAAGGTTTATAAGAATGACTATAGAGGCCATTGTACTCAATTGCCAGATTATGTTTGGGTAAATAAATATCAAGTTCTCGTCCATTAAGAACAGAACGATTGGAAGTTAAGATTTTATCTTTGTATATTTCACCAATAAAATCAATAAGTTCTTGCTCTTCTCCACTGACTTTCTTAACAGTTCTTTCGTAAGAGTTTGAGGGTCTCAATTTAACCCCATAACTTTTTAAAGTTCTGGCAATAGCGCCCCTTGTTACATTTAAAGGCTCGGCTATTTGTTGACACGTTAAACCAGAATCGTAAAGATTTACAAGTTTTTCTTTATCATCAATAACACTATAACCTTCTAAATTGCGTATTCTTGAAATTTTAAGTTGTTTAATCCCGTGCTTTTTTAACCACTTATCAACTGAAACGTGTGAAACACCCAGTTCATCGCCAATCGTTTCAATGGCTTTTTTAAGTATCACCCGCTGCTCAAATAACCATTCTTTGTTAGAAAGTTTCTCAAGGGCATCATCAGAAATCTTTGGTGATCTTCTATGACAGTCCTCGTTAAAATACTTACTGAACCCCTTATCGGGTTCTCTATTAAGACTGGCCCTTTTACCACAACCACAACGACAATAAGGCAGTTGTTCCTCTGTTAAATCATTCAGAAGAACAAATGCCCGTTGTTTTAGTTTTATATTTGGATAATGCAGATCAAGAAAAGAAGTTCGTTGTTCAATCTGAGTTTTAAGACCGGCATTTGTGGCAATTCTAATAAATTGTCTTCCGCTCCAATTATCTTGAATTACTTCTTTAAGTGTCATTTAAATCAATATCAAAAGAATCGCTCAGATTAACATAATAACAGGTGCAGCCCCAAGGAACTGGAAAATGGCCATCAGACCAATGATGGCCTTCAATTAAATTACCACACCAACAACAGTCCGGGTCAATTTCAGAGCCACATTGTTTGCAAAAAGTTTGCTCATCCATTGACCCATTCCAAATCAAATAGTTTAGCAAACCAACGAATCAGAACATTTGGTTTTTTTTTCGGAATAAACTTTCAATTCTAGTTTAAACAACTAATATCCTTTTGATTTATTCGTTTTATTAAGAACAAAATTACTATCAATTTGCCAAGTGGCACCACTACCGGAACTTATTAAAATTTGATTAGTTTTACCAACATAATTTATTTTTTGTGGAAACCTTCCAGTAGTCTTTGCCGTTTCAAAATCTTGGTTCTGTTGTTTACAAAACCGTTCAAACTCTCTGTCTGCTCGCGCCTTAAATAAAATACACTTTTCTTTATAATTCTTTTCAATCTGGTCAAACTTTTCATTGAGTTCTAGTTTGATATCATCTATAGATTTTTGCTTTTGTTTCCGCCTCTTTTTAATAACTCTTTCAACTCTTGACCAATAAGACCCAGGAGCCGGGCCATTTTCATATCCCCATTTTTGCAATAAGAACTCCCATCTATCTAATTTATCCATAATCAGTTCAACTCAATAACTTTACCATTACTATCAACCCAGACAGAAATCGGTAAAGGAAGATTACACAATTGTTGAATGTGCGCTCTTCCTCTTTCAGTTGTTTTGTATTTACTTAAATTTGTTGTATCAGTACCGATCATATAACATTGTGATTCAATAAGACCATAACACTTTAAAAGTTTATAAGAGTTTTGCACTGCTGGTGTGTCTTCTCTTGGGTGGGCTTCTGGTGAATAATAACAATGAAGTAGAACTTCAATGATGCAAGGCGAAAATTTAGTCATAATTTTTAACGTCCGTGAAGTAACTCTGTAGAAAATTTTAATAAAGATTCTTTTAAATCTTTCTTAGTCCACTCTTTCTTTGCTATATCGTGCTCTGGATAGTAAGAACTGCCAACTTTTTCATCAATAGCAGCATCAATATAATCAATAAGACAATCAAAAAACTCTTCTTGTGTGTCCATTACATTACTCCCCAATAATTATCTATAGTATTAGTAGGTGGCGTACGTCTCACCCATTCTTGATGGTCTGTTTGAGTAAATCCCGCTTTTAAAACCTGCAGATTTGCACATCCCATACAAAAACACGCCCCAGCATTACACCAGCGATACCTATGAGAAGGGTGAATGGAGTTCATAACAGCATTAAAACGATCTATTCCAGTTCCTACTTCTGGTTTTTCTTCTATAACTTTTTTGGCTTTAGAAACAACTTTCATTGCATCCTGCTTACCCTTTAATCAATAAGCATTTTCTTCATTTTCATTAGTTTCATCCTCTTCAATATACCATTCAAGATGTTTGAGAAGTTCTTCACACAGAGCGCGATAATCAGGTTTCATCGGTTGTTTTTGGAATTGGGATAGCATTGTAAGGAAGCCAGTGTGTAACGTTTCTCCAGAAATAAGCATTAGAAAAGTCCTCCCCTAACTCTTTCCGGGGAAGTTCAGTAAGTTTCCAAGGTTCTGTGTAATATGAGGGACAATACTTACCTTCATAGACCCAGACTTTATTTTGTTTGCTACAGTCTTCGGGTCCAGGATGTCTATCCTTTAGTGATATCGGAGACGGAATACAAAAGTGGCAGAATCTAGCAAGAATAGCACGGGCAAAAGAAACGTGTTTTTTAGTAAGAGCATCAGCCTCCTCTTGACAGTCGCAGTTAAAATATCCTCCACCGTGGATGTATGCACAATCTTCCAACTCTTCATCTGTTGGTTTTGGTAGGAAATAGTAATCGTTAATGTTTTCAAGAATATCAGCAATGCGGTCAAGAATAATGGCAGCAGCAATCGTACCACCGTTATCAATATCTCGTTCATCGTTTGCATTTTCTCTCAGCCAAGCTACCAACTCAGCCTTCTCTCCTACTGCTGGTGTTGCATTGTCAGAAGAAGTGAGTTGATCTATATACCCCAAATTAACATCTCTGATAATTGCAGCAGCGGCTGCCTCGTGATTGCCACCATAATATAGTTCGTGTTCAATGCAACGGGCTAGACGCTCTTGTAAACCTTCACTTTTTGGATAGTGTGGAACCCCTCCCCTATTCGCAATGGGAATTGAACATTCGGGCTTTAATGTATGGACGCGGTTGTTATTCATATTAATAAAATGGATGAGGTTCAGTGTAACACATTACTACAGTCTTATATTTTTCGTTCTGTATAATATCTGGAAATGCCTCAATAACTTTAATTTCTTCGCGTTCATAACTGACGGGCCATAACCTCTTTGCCCACGGACCTAGATATCCACGTTTGTAAGCATTTTCTTTCCAGGCTTCAAACCAAGAAGCGGGTCTCTGAACAATAAAGCCATCTACAACCCTGCCATATAGATAAGAACTAAGATCGTATACCATACAGTCTTTTATATGATCAACGTATTCCCGAAACTCGGCTTTACTTTCTATACTGTCGGAAATAATTTTTCTGGATATAGCTTCTCGCTGGCGGAAATCAAAGCGACTAAGAACCAATTTTTTATACTCAATCCACGGTGGAAGATTCACGGTTTTACTTCTCCTGATGCAGCATCCTTATCAATAAGGACTTTACACACACGGTCTATAGCTAGACTCCAACAAGCCTCGTGATAAGGAATTGCACAGCCACCGTGTTCATCCCAGGCCTTAATAAGCTCTTCGCACAGAGCGCGATAATCAGTCTTCATTTTTTTCCTCGTTTTTAATAAATTCACCAGAATCATAAAGAAATAAAAGAACCATACCAATCGGAAAAGTTATCCACCATTCGGTCCTTCCTAAAACATCTTGAACTCCCGAAAAAAGAACGATAGTCAAAGGTATCTGTAGTAGAAGTCTTAAAATAAAAGTCATTGTTTTAATAGCAGGGAAAGTTGGCCATTGTCTTTTTCAATTTTTTCAATTCTTATTCTTTCAAGATCTTCTGGAGTAATATAAGATTTGAAAGTTTCATAGTCAACATCGCGATATTGTCCAGTAAGACTAGGAGCAAAGAAGTAATTATCATCATTTAATTTATCAAGAGTTTCATAAGATGATTCTATGGCTCTTACATCTTTACTTCCAATATCAGAATCGTATGAATCAAGGTCAACGTTTTTATACGCAACTTCCTTTGCTATAACTTCTGAAGTTGCCCATACAAATACTTCTGCTTCTGCAGACCATTCTTGTGTAACATTAACTTTAAATAATTTAAGGTTGTTCATAATTAATTAATTCAATAGCAATACTTTGGAGATGTAATGCACATTCATTTAAAGCCAATTCATAGATAAGTTTATCGTTTCTATTTTTTAGGCAAGCATCGTTTACTGGAATTTCTACAAGTTGCTTAGCTGCAGAACGAAGAGTAGCGACAACAATTCTTTTGTTTACACTAGGAATAATGTAAGGCGATTTACTTTGTGCGTCTTTTAGAATATCTAAGGCAAGAGAAAGTTCTTTAGTCATTGGTAAGTCCCCTCTAATTCTTTAGCAATATCTATAACTAGAAACTTGGGGTCTCCAGATTTCCAATCAACATTATGCGCCAATGCTCGGAGAGCGTAAGCAACTCCCCGGCGGACAATAAACTCGGGGGTGTTATTTTGTTCAAATACGGAATCAGCAGCCAAATAAACTTCAAGAGTATTTGAAGAAAGGTCAGCTATTGTAGGTTTCATTTCATATCATCATAATAAAGGGTCATTGTGCGATTGCATAATTTGCACTTATGATACACGCAGTCAAAGTCCGAACCAGTCTCCAACATTTGCGGGCATTCCCAGGATTGTTGCTCAGTGGAGCATTTGTCAAATTTTTCATCCGTGGAATAGTCAGTCATTGGCAAGTGTCTCTAATTCGGTGGCCATTGCATTAAGTTGGTCTATGTGCCAGTGTTTAGATGACCCAGCTTGTTCTACTAGAGCCCGTAAAAGAGCGATTGCAATAAACGGGGCATCATTAAGGCAATCATCTGGACCCCAGGAGCTAGCCCCATTGGCGGCATTCAATATTTTCTGTGCAGGAGAAAGTTTAGTCATTGGGAAGTTCCTCCAGTGCTAGACGGATAATTGCTCCACGCTCAGGTGTGATGTTTCCCCCCGCTACGGCAGCGGCAGTTTCAGAGAGTGCCCGTTCTTTTAGTGAAGGCGGTTTGGGGCGGCGGGCAGCGCGGAAGTGCTCCAAGTCACACTTACCCCAAGACTCGGTTTTGTAGAACTCTCGGAACCACTCACAGCAAGCTTCCAACTCTTGATCTGCGCCCCAGCGTGCGGCTTCCTTAAGTTGCTCGTAGAATGGTTTGCCGCTGCCAAGAAGTTTAGCGCATATTTCGTCTGGTAAGGTAATCGGATGTTGTTCTGGAGTCATCATAAGGTATGTGCGATTTGACTTTACACTACACCACTCAACCGGTTCTGTCAAGGCCGTTGTGCCAGTTGTTGAAGTGTCCTAAGCAATTTCTCACCACATCATTTGTTTTTTAATTGCCTCGGCACCTTTCTTTAGATGCTCTTCTCTTTCATTATATTCAAAGATACCATCACCTTTCGGATAACACTCATAGACAATCTCTCCGTCATCTGGAGTCTTATAGTATTCAGTTCTAAACCAACCGTGGCGAAGTCTCATATAACCACATAGAGTGTCACCCAAATATACATTATAAGACTCGGGGCAAGCCTCGCAAGTGTTCTTTAAAGTGAGACCACAATAGGAATAATCTGGTAGTTCAAATTCTTCATCAAAATTAATAGTACCGTTAAAGGTCATAGTCATTTTTAACGCTATTTATAGGTTCGTATTTTAATTTTAATTTTTCTAAAAGTTGCCGTTCTCTTTTTTCTAGCTCAACTTTTTCTCTTTCTCTTTTTATTTTACTTTTTTTTAAATTATCTCTATGAATCTCATAAAGTTTAACTCTTTGGTTGAACTCTTGTTCCGTTTCATCCCTATCACAATAAATGGTAACATAAGGATCAAAATTTTCGGGGTCATCGTGATAGTCTTTTCCAATTGTTAAACCATACCACCCTTCATAAAGCAAAGTTTCAATAGTAGATTTAAGATCTTCAAGTTTATAAAATTCAGTGTGTAGATAATAAATTTGAGACTTTTGGACTTTGATTTTTTCTTTAGGCTTTTTCATAGTAATATCTCCTAATTTTATTGGAAACTTCATTTATTATAGAATGTGTCAACCAATCTGGAATTTTATATTCAACTTCTCTCAAACTTTCTTTAACTGTATTGTTTCTCCAAATTCCAAATCCACACTCTAGAACATCTTCAATCCTAGCCACAATAAGTTCTTCATCTTTACTAAATCCAAGATCACATAAGTAATGAATCGCATCGTGTTCACTAAAAGCAATAAAGTATTGAAAGTCTTTTCTGTTTATCCCACGCTTTCTATTATCTAAAATAATTTTTAAATGCCCTATAGATGGTGGTAAGTTAACAACAAAATCATAAAAGTTCATAAATCATCTTCGTCACGAAAGCCAAGAAAAACGGGATGCCTTGGTAATTCTTTAACCCCTTGGGGAAAATACTTATACTTAACAAGACGGCCTAGGTAGTTCTCTCTATTGTTCCAAATTTCATCACGCATTAGATCATTTAAACCCGAACCAATACCAAACACTTGCCCCTCTTTATTTTCTACAATAAGGGTTCCCGTTGTGTTTGCTCCAATCAGGCCAAGAATTGAAGAAGACCTTTTCGATCTACCAAAGGCATCTTTTTGAGCCTCATTTTCATTGTGCATCTTTTCTTCAATATCAATAACAACTGCCTCATCGTCTAGAAACCGTTTAACTTTAAGAAGAATATTATCCCTTACAGTAGAACGACCAAACTTATAAGTTCCCATTGGGTCTCTGAGCATTATTCCTTCATAGCCCTCTTCAAGACAAATTCCTTCGTAATCATCAAGTTCTTCTTGACTATTAATTGTTGTTCCAGATAAGAAAATATACTGCCCATTATTGGGAAATGTTGGAAAGTTAAGAATCCTTAAGTAATACGGAAGAATCTCATCTTGATTGGGGTCAAGGTAATCAAAAAGCCAAACCTTAAAATCTGGCTCACCTTCAATACTCATTACACCACTAGTAGAAGATTGAAAGGTATCTCCAACTGTGATTTCTCCATCCACTCCATCGGGAAGAGTTTCGCTTAAGACTTGTTGCAGATAATTGTTCCGAATAGGCTTAAATGTGCGAGAGACTGCAACACCATTAACCATAAGAAAACGAATACCATCAATCTTAGGTGTGGCAATATAAGGAAACTTAGCCTTGGTGGCATCATAGTTCCCGGCAAGCATTGGCTTTTGAATTTGTGTCATTTTAATAGTGTTCTCGTAATTGTTCAGCGGTTTCAAGAATTTTTAGTCTACCAAACCCCTTTGGCATTAAAAAATTTATTTTATTACGCACATTAGCACTACATTCATCACCATAAGGAGCCCATCCAACTCCGCAATGTGCTTCAACAAAGGCGACTTTTCTTTCGCCGTTCAAGTTAAAAGGAAGGTTTAATAGGTAATGAATAGAATCGTGTTCGGACCAAGCCTTTAGATAATCACTATACGATACAGAAAAAATTCCCTGGCCAGAGGATAACCACGCATATCCATTGAAAGCATCCTCTGATAGAACTTTTTTCGGTGCTAGGTAATGATAAAAATGTTGTAGGTTCATCCACAAAAACCCCTATAGGCAATCATAATTTATCAGTTAAGAGAAGAAATTTAACTCCTGTAACCTTACCACACCTTCTTGATTTTGTCAAGCCCCTTAAGGTTCTGTCACTGTTTGCTGACTTAGTATTTCTACTCATTGACAAGACGTTCAAAGTCTGCTACGCTCCGCTTTGTCAAAAGTGATATACCACTAGTAACTAATATTATTAAATAGTATTATACACGCAACAAAACGATGGACTACCTCTCTAAGAAGTATTCACTAGAAAAACTTAAGCAAAGAGCATTCATATTAAGTTCATTTACAAGACAAAAGATGACACTCACCGTGAGAATTTATGAATTTACCGATTACATTACCTCAACGAGTTGGCTACCACCACTAGGTAATTTAGAATTAGTTGATAAAGAAATATTGAATAAGTATCAAGAATTTGTAGAAACAAAATAAATAAATCAGTATAAGCACATTAAAATGTCTGACTCTTGTTCCCCAATTGAAAATAGGAATTTTCTATCACCTAATCAATTTAAGTTCACATTACAACGAGCACCAAAGGCAGCATTTTTCTCTAATAGTGGAAATATTCCATCATTAACACTTGGAGTTGCTAATCAACCGAACTACTTGAAGGCAATAAAACAGCCCGGAGATATGATTGACTTTCAAGACTTCTCATTCAAGTTTATGGTTGATGAGGATATGACAAACTATACAGAAATTCAGAATTGGATAAGAGGTCTAGGTTTTCCTTATAGTTTACAACAAATTTATGATCTACAGAAAGAAAGACCAGAACTGAAAACAAATATTACCAATCAACTGAACATATTTTCAGATGGAACCTTATTTATTCTTTCAAGTAACAATAAACTAAATATACAGGTCAGATTTTATGATATGTGGCCTTATGATTTAACTTCCTTGCTTTTTGATGCCACTAGTGGTGACTCACAATACTTCACAGCCGAAGTAAAAATGAAGTATACATACTATGATATTAGAAATGCAAGGGGAGAACTAATATGAAAATTCTTGATATCTATGCGATTCAAGAAATGTGGAAAGAAGATGCAAAAATTGACCCAGATGATTTACATAACGAATCACTGAGAATTCCAGAACTACACGCCAAGTATTACGAAATTTATTCAAATCTACTTTTACTGAAGAAAAAGTGTGAAGAGGATAAAAAACAAATCAGGCATAGAAAATATGAATACTACACAGGAAAAGCAGAACCAGACGTTTATATTGAAAATCCTTTAGACAAAAAAGTAAGGGACAAAGAGCACCTAGTAAGTTGTCTCAATTCAGATGAAGAGGTTTCTAAAATCAACATCAAGAGTGAGATTTATGATGTAAGTCTTACCTTTCTACAGGACATTATTAAAATGCTCCATAGTAGAACATACCAAATTAAAAACAGTTTGGACTACCAAAAGTTTCTGAGTGGGCAATAATGGCCGACGTAACAATAGTCAAGAAAAACGAAGTTTACATTAAATTAAAATGTGACCCTCATATTTTATATGAACTTCACCCCTATTTCACCTTTGAAGTAAGTGGTGCAAAGTTTATGAAGAAGCATCGTAAAGGATGGAATGGTCAAGTTACATTACTCAGTGTTGCAACTGGTGAGGTTTATGCTGGTCTTTTGGATAGGGTTATTGCCAAACTAAAAGCACTCGGTTACACTTACGATTTTGAACATAGTAAGTTCTATGGAAGCCCTTTTGAGGTCAATGAGGCAATCACGGTAGAGGGTGTCAAAGGCTTTATGAGTGCCGTCTGTACGGCCCTAGAACCCTATGATTACCAAGTCAATGCCGTATATGAGTGTCTGAGGTATAATAGGAAAACTATCGTCTCTGCAACGTCTTCTGGTAAGAGTTATATCATATACTCCATCATTAGATATCACGTTGGTAAAGGAAGAAAGTGTCTTGTTGTCTTTCCAACAACCAGTCTTGTAAGACAGATGTATTCAGATTGGCAGTCTTATGGCTGGAATACCGATGACCATTGCCATATGATTTACGATGGTGCTGAAAAGAGTAATGATTCTGATGTCACTCTTTCAACTTGGCAATCACTAATTAATTGTCATAAGTCCTTCTTTGAAGACTTTGATTGTGTTATTGTTGATGAGTGTCACGGTTGTAAGGCAACAAGTCTTACTTCTATTATGAAAAATTGCCATCAGGCAAAGTATCGCTACGGTTTTACCGGCACTCTAACTAATGGTGGAGAAGACTCTAAGACTCACGAGTGGGTTATTTCTGGTTTGTTTGGTCCAGCATACAAGGCAGTTGGAACAAAGGAACTTATTGAAAAAGGACGGGCATCACAACTTGATATTCAATGTCTTGTTCTAAAACATCAACCAAAGTATTTTGAAACCTACGAGGATGAAATAAAGTATCTTATCTCACACGATAAGAGAAATAACTTCATCAAAAACCTGGCCTTAGACCTTAAGGGTAATACCTTGATTCTTTTTGCAAGAGTAGAGACTCACGGGCAGATTCTTTTTGATTCCATAAATAGTGCTACAACTACCCACGAAGTTTTCTTTGTTCACGGTGGAGTGAATACTGACGAAAGAGAAGAAATCCGAAACATCGCAGAGCGAGAAAACAATGCTATTATTGTTGCATCTTACGGAGTCTTTAGTACCGGTATTTCAATTAAGAATCTTCACAATCTAATTTTTGCCTCACCATTTAAGTCACGTATTCGCAATATGCAAAGCATTGGACGACTTTTGAGACTTAATCACAATAAGAAAATAGCAAAGGTATATGATATTGCTGATGACATTAGCATTAACAATAGAGCGAATTATACCTTAAAACACTTTATGGATAGAGTGAAAAACTATAATGAAGAAGAATTTGAATATGACATTAAAACAATCAAGTTAGGAGATTAAATGGAAGAAGAATTTTATGCAGTTGTAAAGTTAAAGAATGGTGAAGAATTCTTTGCTCAAGTAAGTCCAACAGAAGAAAACGGTAAGGAAGTTATCCTTTTATACCATCCTGTTACTATTTCATATGTTAAGTCCAAACGTGGTCCTGCATATTCAGTAGAACCTTGGATTAAGATTGGTAATGAGGGTATTTTCGTTATTAATAAAGAGGATGTTCTTACTATGTCTGAATTGGAAGATACTGAACTTATTAAGATGCACAATAAATATGTTGCTTCTCGTGAGAACACCCGATATAACGAGGAGAAGATTAGTTCAACTATGGGTTACGTTGGCACTGTATCTGAGGCAAAGAACAAACTTGAACGAATCTTCAATGGTTCTTGATGTCTTTAATAATCTTTAATATTATTGAATAATAGTGGTTTATCACTTTTGACAAAGCGGAGCGTAGCAGACTTTAAAGAGTTTGTCAATAGGTAGAAATACTACGTGAGTAAATGCTGACAATACCATAGGGGGCTTGACAAAATCAAGATAGTATGCTAAGATCCTATGAGATAAAAAGACGTATAAATGTTTGAATCAAATAGAATCATACGGGCTCTTAGAGAAAAGACGTTATCGTTAAGAGAAGAAGAAATCAGGCTAAGAGAAGAAACAAAACGGTTAAGAGAAGAAGAAATCAAGATAAGAGAAGAAACAGAGGAATTGAAAGAACAAAACCGCGCTCTAGAAGAACTACTTGAAAATATTAGAAAACGAAAGAGGAATGAATGATTACTACATCAGTAATGCGAAAAAAGAAGAGAGTCGTGCATTATGTCAATAACTCTGACTTCTATGATGCCCTGATTATATACAAAGATCAAGTTAGGGAAGCAGAAAGTGAAAACCGACCAAAGCCTCGTATTCCAAACTATATTGGTGAGTGTTTCCTGAAGATTGCTACTCACTTGAGTTTTAAGCCAAACTTCGTAAACTATACAAGTAAAGACTTAATGATTTCAGATGGCTATACTGATTGTGTAAAGTATGTCCTAAACTTTAATCCAGACGTAACCAAAAATCCATTTGCATACTTCACACAAATTTGTTACTGGGCATTTGTTCGTAGGATTAAGCAAGAGAAAAGAAATCTAGAACTGTATGATAGATTACTTGAACGAAATGGTTACGAGCAGGTCTTCACTGAAGACAATGGTAATTCAGATAATTCAAACTATTCTGATTACAATAGCATTAAAGATGCAGTTCATTCAAGGATGCGTTACTGATGAGTCGTGTCGTTATCATTTCAGACCAGCACTTCGGCTTCAAAAGACAATCAACAGTCTTTCACGCTTACTTCTTAAAGTTCTATAATGATGTTTTCTTTCCCTTTATTGAAGAGCACAATATCACAACCATTGTTGATATGGGGGATACATTTGATAACCGAAAGACCTTGGATCTTACAACGGTTGAATGGGCAAAGACTAACTTTTATGATAGGCTAGAAGCCCTAAACTGCCGGGTTCATACAATTGTTGGAAATCATACGTCTTATTACCGCAATACAAACAGGATTAATACACCTGAACTACTTCTCAATCAATATCCAAACATTCAAACTTACTCGTCTCCGACTATTGTAAATCTTGATAAACTCCCGGTTCTTTTTGTTCCTTGGATTAATCAAGAAAACGAGGCGGAAACGCTAAAACTTATTGAGACAACTAAGGCAAAAGTTGTAATGGGCCATCTTGAACTTAACGGATTCTATGTCAATCGTGGAACCGCAATGGAAGATGGACGAGACCCAGATATTTTCTCAAGATTTAAAAAAGTGTTTACTGGACATTATCATACTCGCTCAGATAACGGAACAGTCTACTATATCGGAAACCCTTACGAAATGTTCTTCAATGATGCGGGTGACCAAAGAGGATTTGTTGTCTTTGATACTGAAACTCTTAAACACGCATATGTGAATAATCCATATTCACTGTTTGATTACGTTTATTACGAAGATACTGACATTGAAAATTTTGACTTTGATTCTTATATTGGTAAAATCATTAAAGTCATCGTAAGAAAAAAGTCTGATAACGTTTTATTTGATCAGTTCATTAATGGCTTCTATTCAGTTGGAGTTGCAGACTTAAAGATTATTGAGAACTATTCTCAAGAAGTAGAGAAAGAGTTTGATGTTTCGTTAGAGAATGAGGATACCTTTACATTAATTCAACGATTTGTTGAGGAAAGTGAAATTGATTTGAATAAAGAAAAACTCAAATTCATCCTTTCCGAAATACATAAAGAAGCCTGTGAATTAGTCTAATGTTTTTAATTTCAATGAGAGGTTCTGAAGAAAAAGGTGCCTTTTCTGTTATCAATGAAAAGGGAGAAAAGGTAATCTATTTTTTTCAAGAAGAGGATGATGTTTCAAGATTTGCAATGCAACTTGAAGAAAGTGGATACCCTAAAACTGAAATTTTTGAATATGAAGATAAACAACTTCTTATAACTTGTGAATTAACAAATACAAAATACACGATTATTAGACCAGACGATATTGTTGTTCCTCCTGTGATTTTTGATGATAACCTTAGAGAAAGTACGCTATAAGAACCTCCTTTCCGTTGGTAATAATTTTGTTGAGATTGAACTGAATAAAAACCCGACAACACTTCTTATTGGTAAAAATGGAAGTTCAAAGTCAACGGTTATTGAATCTATTACCTTCGCCCTATTCAAGAAAGCATATAGACCAGTTAATCTTCCACAATTGATTAACTCAATTAATGAGAAAGACTGCGTTGTTGAACTAGAGTTTTCAGCAAACCAAACACAATGGATGGTGAGAAGAGGACTCAAACCAAATATTTTTGAACTGTATAGAAATGGGCAATTAATTGAGCAAGATGCCTCTGCCGTAGATCAACAAAAGTGGTTTGAACAAAATGTTCTAAAGATGAACTATAAGACGTTCATTCAGATTGTCATTCTTGGTAGTAGCAATTATGTGCCATTTATGCAATTGCCCCTTGCTTCTAGACGGGAAATTATTGAAGATTTGTTAGATATTCGTATTTTCTCTTCAATGAATGTTATTCTTAAAGATAAACTCAAGACGATCAAAGATGAACTGAAACAACTTAATATTTCAGAGACTCATCTTCACGAAAAGGCAGTAATGCAGAGAAGTTTCATTGAAGGAATTGAAAAAGAAGGCAACAACAGAATCAACGAAAAGCAATCACGAATTGAAGAGTTATCAAACTTCATTGATAAAACCCTAGAAAATAACACAATGATTGAAGAGAAAGTAGAAGAACTTAACCAAACAATCGTTGATGTTTCTTCGTCTGGAGAAAAACTTAAGAAACTTGGAACCTTAAAAGGTAAACTATCTCAAAGAATCGGGACAATCAACAAAGACCTTAAGTTCTTTACCGAAAATTCAGTTTGTCCAACTTGCACTCAAGAAATTGACGAAGGTTTCAAACACTCCAAAATCGGGGAGTATCAAAAATCATCAGAGGAATTAACTGTTGCATTTAAAGAACTAACTGATGCAATTGAAAAAGAAGATGAAAAACAAGGAACTTTCACAAAACTATCTCAACAAATTATACAACTTAATCAGAGGATTCAGTCTCATAATATTCAAATCACTCACGCTCAAAAGCAGATTTCTGAATTGAATCAGGAGATTGAATCTATTCAAGAAAGTATTCAAAATCGCAATAGCGAAAATGAAAAGCTATCTCAACTTGAGACCGATTTACTGCAAATTCAATCTGACTTTATTAAGAAGAAGGATTCACTGCAGTATTATGAGTATATGAGTGGTCTTCTTAAAGATGGCGGAGTTAAGACTAGAATTATTCGGAAGTATCTACCAGTAATCAATCAGCTGATTAACAAGTATCTCAATACGATGGATATGTTCATCAACTTCAACTTTGATGAAGAGTTCAATGAAACAATCAACTCCCCATTATACGATAACTTCTCTTATGGTTCATTCTCAGAAGGACAGAAGCAACGAATTAATCTTAGCATTCTTTGGACGTTTAGGGAACTTGTAAAAATCAAGAACTCAACTAATACAAATCTGCTCATCTTTGATGAGATTTTAGACAGTTCACTTGATGAATCTGGTATGGAAGAATTCATTAAAATTATCAAGTATGTCTTTACTGATACTAATACGTTCATTATTTCTCATCGAGAAGGAGTGACAGAAAAGTTTGAGCACGTTATTGAATTTGAGAAGCAGGGTAACTTCAGCCGCATTGCCCGTGCCACTTGACGAACTGGCACATATAAGCACCGCTAATGTGTTTTTAGTGATACCTTAATAAACAAGGAGGAAAACTTATGACAGATAAAAACCAGCACTTTTGGAAATATAACGAGGGTGAAATCCTCAAACAAATTGAAGAATATTTGATTAGCACATATGGTGCTCATTATGTTGGAGAAAATGGAGTTCAGGCAATGGACCTAATTTCAGCGATTGGAGATGGTATTCCATTTTCGCGCTCTAGCATTATCAAATATGCAAGCAGATATGGAAAGAAGAACGGACTTTCTAAGGCCGATTGTCTAAAGATTATTCACTTCGGCATCTTTCTATTCCATTTCTCAAATCACGATAAACCTACTACTGAACAATATGAGACTTTCTCCTGAAACTATTGAACTATTGAAAAACTTTTCGGCAATTAATAACTCTATTGTTATTTCACCTGGAAATGTTATCCGAACTATTAATTCTGAGCGTAATGTTTTTGCCAAGACTACTGTTGCTGAAACATTTCCCCGTGATATTCCGATTTATGAACTGCGCCAATTCCTGAATATTTTCTCGCTCCATAAAGATGCAGATGTAGACTTTTCAGATGAACATTATATTCTTGTCAGCCAAGGTCACACTAAGATGAAGTTTTATTATGCTGACCTGTTTTCACTGACTAAGAATCTTAACATTCCTACTCAAGACTATCCTTTTGAAGATATTGTTCTCAGTGTAAATCTTGATTCTGATGTTATTGAACGTGTTCGTAAGGCTGCAAGTATGTACTTTCTTACTGACCTTTCTCTTGTTGGTGCAGAAGGGCAAGTAGAACTTGTTGTTCACAATAAAGAAGAAACAACATCAAAGAGTTACAACATTACTCTAGGAACAACTGAAAATGAGTTCGCTCTTAACTTCGTAGAGAAGAACATTATGATTCTTCCTGGCTCTTATCAACTGGATATCGCCCGTTTTCCTGGCGGTAGATTTGCTTCCAAGTTCAGCAATGCAAACCAAGAACTTGAATATGTTATTGCCCTAGAACCTGACAGTTCTTTTAATGACTTATGAACTACTCCAAAGCACATCAAAACTTCTCCAACTACCTTCAAAACCCTGAAGCCCTAAAAAATCCACAGAATTTTCTAGGACCAAACTACGAAACCGTCCTTAACTTCTGGTGGTTTACGGATGGTCTTACTGCCGACCAATGGAATGAAGTTGCCCGCCGCTACCGTGCCCTAGACTCTGCCGCCAGGGATGCCGCCAGGGATGCCGCCAGGGATGCCGCCGGGTCTGCCGCCGGGTATGCCGCCAGGAATGCCGCCTGGGATGCCGCCGGGTATGCCGCCTGGGATGCCGCCGGGTATGCCGCCGGGTATGCCGCCGGGTATGCCGCCAGGAATGCCGCCTGGTATGCCACTTATGAACTAATGGGTATGCACAAACTCTTTGAACGGGGTGATTCTCTAACCTTTGTTCCGCTGTTTGACTTTACTGGACATTATGAACTTCACGCTCTTGATGTAAAAGACATTGAAACGAGAATCCAACGAATCAATGATTTTATTGGACCTAAAGTCAAGGTGGAAAATGGTGTCTCTGTGACAGAAGAAGACTTAAAATCTTTTATTGAAGACGTTGAACTATTTGATTAAACCTGCAAATTTTATATAATGAACAATGAGTTCCTCTTCATCGAAAAATATAGGCCAAAAACGGTAGATGACTGTATTCTCCCAGAGCAAATAAAGTCATACTTTATTGAACTGAGAGATTCAGGAAATGTACCAAATCTTCTTCTTTCTGGTCCGTCTGGAACTGGAAAAACATCAGTAACACTTGCACTTGCTGATGAACTAGGTAGAGACTTCATAAAGATTAATGGAAGTGAAGAAAGAAGTATTGATGTGATTCGCAATAAGGTCAAGTCATATGCTTCTACGATTTCACTTTCATCAACCGGAAAGAAGTTCCTACTGATTGACGAGGCGGACAATCTCACTCACGATGCACAACTTGCACTTCGGGCATTTATTGAAGACTTTCAATCAAACTGTGTCTTCATCTTCACTTGTAATTACAAGAACCGAATTGACAAGGCCCTGTGCTCAAGGTGTATTAATAAGGACTTCACCTTTCCGTCTGACGAAAAACAAAAGATTCTTGCTAGATTCTTTAAGAGTGTTTGCACGATTTTAGAAACAGAGAACATTGAGTTTGACAAAAAAGTTGTTGCGTCTTATGTTGGTAAATATTATCCTGATTTTAGGAGAACACTTCTAGAACTTCAGGGATATGCAAGAAACGGCATCATTGATGTTGGTATTCTTGGAACAACATCCGATGTTTCAGTTATTGAATTATTTCAGCACATTAAGAGCAAGAACTATGCTAATGTGCGAAAATGGGTTGTTCAGAACATTGATAACGACCCATCCATCACCATCAGAAAAATATTTGATGAGTTATGGAAAAATGAAGAAATCGTTAAAGCAACGATTCCTCCTTGTATTGTAATTCTGGCAAAATACCAGGATTTAGCAACTAGAGTTGCAGACCAAGAAATCAATATGATGTCTTGTGTAACTGAAATTATGTATGAACTCGAGTGGAATTAATTATGAACCGAAATCAAACCGACGACCTGGCTACACTTGCAACAGTTTTTTATGACAATCTAACCGAAGACTCAACTTGGCAGAATCCTTTTGCATATGACAACTGGAAACCAAACATTGTTATGGACCTTTTAGGAGAAGAGGCCGCTGGCGAGTTTAGTGAACTACATCAAGATTCACTAACCGAAGAGCAACGGCAATATGCTTATAGCCTTTATAAGGGTCTACCAGATTATCTGCGCGAAACAGCAACTGGAAAGAATGTTTTTTATATTGATGTGGCAAATCTACCAGAGGGGGGTGCCGCGAAGTTTATCCGTGATGCGATGTCTACTCGTATTGCTCCCGCGACAGTAGGGGGTTGAGAATAGATGACTTTAGTAATCAACTTGTTTGGTGGTTCGGGTTGTGGCAAATCAACTACTGCTGCACTTTTATATGCCAGATTAAAACTTTTGGGAAATAATGTTGAGTTGGTTCGTGAGTATGTTAAAAATTGGGCTTGGAACAACCGCCGCCCCGGTGAATGGGATCATCTGTATTTTTTAGGAAAACAGAGTTCTTATGAGAGTCTTCTTTATGGTAAAGTTGACTATATTGTTACAGATAGCCCCGTTCTCCTTGCCGGGGTTTATCAGGAATACAATTTAAAAGGTAGAGAAAACTATGTTAGCGTTGCAGCGAATTCATTCATTTGTCACGCACAAAAACACGGAGTCACTTACAAAAATTTTTTCCTGCAAAGGAATAAACCATTTGACCCCAGAGGAAGGTACGAAACCGAAGAACAGGCAAGAGAGGTTGATGAATTTGTTTTTACAACTCTGATGAAAATTACTGGCAACTCTCCAATTATGATAACCGGCCCGGATGAAGAAAGAGATTTAGAAATTTTAAAATACCTTTGAGGAAATGATAAATGAATGACATTAAACCGCCGTGGGGTTATTCCGAAGACCCTTGGAAAGAGATTGACCTATTTCAAGAGTGGGTCATTGAAAAAGACCTAAAGGCAATTGATGTAACAGATACGCTAACCCTTATTGAACTTTTTGGTCTATGCACTGAAACGTTTGAAACTGCAAATCCTCCTATTGAGTTTGCAACACCTATTGTTGATATGGAACAAGAGGCATTTTTTGAAACGGGTTATCTACAAGACCTAGGATAAATGACCGCACCGGATTTAGGACAGTGGCTAACTTCAATCAATTTCTCGAAAGAGAATCTTATTGAGGAGATTCCTGAAAATATTTCTTCCTATACTCCTTATATTGTCAATAAGTGTGTTGCTGGGCATCTTGATACGATTTTGTTTGCCAATGAACTTAATCAATATCCTTATATTTCTAAGGATATGCAATATGCCTTTTATCTACATTCTTTGAGAAAGAAAAAGAGATATACCCCTTGGGTTAAAAAAGAAGATGCAGAGAATCTAGCCACAATTAAAGAATATTATGGTTACAATGATAAACGGGCACTAGAAGCCCTAAGACTTCTAAATAGAGAAGAGATAAATTTTATCAAACAAAGATTGAATAAAGGTGGAATGAGAAAATGAGTGAATTGAATAAAGAGGGATATGTTGATTGGAATCCCTCTCTGATGATTGAAGTAACACTTGATGAACCAGATACTTTTCTAGTTGTTAAAGAAACCCTGCAGCGTGTAGGCATTTCAAGTAAGCACGAAAAGAAACTATATCAGAGTGCTCACATTCTTCATAAATCAGGAAAATATTATATCATTTCTTATAAAGAACTCTTTGCTCTTGATGGTAAGTATTGTACTTTAACCGAAGATGATGTTCGGAGACGCAATAGAATTGCAAAACTTCTAAGTGATTGGGGTCTTGTCAACATTGTAAGACCAGAACAAATTGAAGATATGGCTCCTCTAAGTCTTATTAAAGTTCTTACTTATAAGGAACGTCAGGATTACGAATTGGTTTCCAAGTACACTATTGGTGGCAAGAAGAAGACTCCAAAGGCGGAAAACCAAACAACCTGAGTTCGGTTTTTCCTACTTGAACATTTGTTAATCCTCATCTAAATATGCGTAGCAAGATGCCTTATGGGTCTTGTTTTCATATACTCGCTTAAAAGGAGAAACAAAATGACCATTTCGCGGTACACTACTGCTAATTTACCAAAACTTATTGATGAGATTGAAAGGTATGCTCTAGGCTTTGATACATTCTTTGATAGAGTATCATCCCTTTCTGGGACATACACAACCTACCCTCCAGTAAATATTGTCCAAGAATCGGAAACCCGTCGTAGAGTGGAAATGGCTCTAGCCGGTTTCAATAGTTCCGAACTCAAAGTATACACTGAAAACGGAAATCTGATTGTAGAAGGATCAAAGGAAACAAAATCAACGGATACATACATTGAACGAGGAGTTGCTTTCCGCAATTTCAAATGGGCAAGAGTTCTACCTGAAACTTGGAGAGTTGATAATGTATCCTTTGCAAACGGTCTTCTGACTGTTACCATCAATCGCTATGTGCCTGAGCACGAGAAGAGGCAGGATTATCGGTTCTAAATAGAACGGGCTGCTCCCTAATTATCGTTGCCAATCAAAAGCAGGGCATCTGGCACATATCAGATAAAGCCCTGCTATTTTTTACTATTTTATATGAATGAAATGACTGAAACAATGCTAACTGAAGTTAATATGCCACAAGCCGCCCCGGCACAGCAGGCAACTAGAGCAAAAGCGAGAAAGAAAATATCCGTCTCAAAATTACTACCACCAACAGAAAAACAAGTAGATGCTTGGATTGTAGTATTTTCACATATTGTACTGATTACTCAACTAGTTAAAAATGTGGATGAAGACGGAGAAAATGAATGGGTTATGATTGAGCCATTTGTTATAAAAGATGCAAATCTTTCTATACTTTCTCCATATCTATTAGAATATACTGATTCAAATAGATTTGTCATTAATTCTGATAAGATGTTAACACTAGCTAAGCCAAATGCAGTGCTACAGTCAAAATACGAAGCACTACTTAACGGATGAGATTTTATACAAATGTAAAGCAACTAGGAAACTACATCTATGTTCGGGGTTATGAAGATGGAGTTTCCTTTAAAAATAGAATTGAATATCAGCCTACCTTATTTTTAAAAAGCCCAGAACCCTCAAAATATAAAACTCTACAAGGTGATTATCTAAAACCAGTTTGGCCCGGAACCATCAGGGATACAAGAGAGTTTATTAACAAATATAAAGACATTGACAACTTTTCAATCTATGGGGATATTTCTCCAATAAATCAATATATTTCGGATAATTATCCAGAAGAGAATATTGAGTTTGATGTCAAGAAGATGAAAATTTACATCATTGACATTGAGACGACTTCAACTTATGGTTTTCCTAACGTTGAACAAGTAAGAGAAGAAGTTCTTCTTATTACGATTCAAGATTTTGCAACAAAGAAAACCTATACTTGGGGTAGCCGTCCATTTGCGGAAAAAGTAGAAAATAACATCTACTTTGAGTGTAAAAATGAGATGGACTTGCTAGAGCAGTTCATCCAATTCTGGGAATCTGATTATCCAGATATTGTTTCTGGGTTTAACTGTGAGTTTTTTGATATTCCGTATCTTCTTCGTAGAATTGCAGTTACTTTATCTGAGGCTGATGCAAAAAGGCTATCGGTATGGAAGTATATCAGAGAGCGAAAAGTAAGAATTGAAAATTCAAATAGAGAAGAATATGTCTATGAGATTTCTGGAACTTCTTGCCTTGACTTTCTTGCTCTCTTTAAAAAGTTCAGTGGAATTAAGTTAGAGAATAACAGACTAGATACGGTTGCCCAAGAGATTCTAGGTGATTCAAAATTAGACCACACGCAGTATGATACTTTTGCGGATTTCTATACTCAGGACTTTACAACATTCACGCTTTATAATATTAAAGACTGTGAACTTGTAAGTAGACTAGAAGAGCATTTGGGTCTTATTGGATTATCGCTTGCAATGGCATTTGATACAAGAGTAAACTTTGAAGATGTTTTCTTTCAAAGTAGAATGTGGGATTCAATCATCTACAACTACCTTAAAAAAGAAAATATATGTATTCCACAAAGGCAAGAGATAACTCTAAAAACCGAGAAGTTCAAGGGAGCATATGTAAAACAAACCCAGGTTGGTAAGTTTAATTACGTTGTAACATATGACGTTCATTCTCTATATCCTTCAATTATCCGCACCTTTAACATCAGTCCTGAGACTCTTGCAAGACAACGAAATACTGATATTTCTGTAGACACTATTCTTTCCGAAGAGTTTACAAATGATACAGAATATAGCGTATGTGCTAATGGTTCAATGTATGATAAGTCTCAACAAGGTTTTCTACCAAAATTGATGGAAAAACTCTATAATGAACGTGTTATCTATAAAAAGATGATGTTAGCAGCCAAAGCTGAATATGAAAATAATCCATCAGAAGAAATCAAGAAAAAAATCACCGTTTACAATAATTATCAGAACGTAAAGAAAACAGTTCTTAACTCGGCATTTGGCACCCTAGGTTGTGAGTATTTTAGATATTATGACCTAAGAAACGCAGAGGCAATCACTTACACTGGTCAGGCAATTATCCGCTGGCTGGAGAAAAAGATGAACGCCTTTCTTAATAAGATTGCCGGAACCCAAGACTTTGACTTTGCCATTGCAATGGATACCGATTCCATTATGGTTAATTTTGAACCGATAATTCAGCGTATTTTTGGTGATAAAGAAGTTGATATGAGTAAAATCATTGACTTTATGGATAAGGTTTGCTCCACTAAAGTTCAAGAGTGCATTGATAATTCATTTAATGAAATTTGTGATACCCTTGGATCTTTTGATAGACAACTCAGTATGAAAAGAGAAAAACTCTGCTCATCTGGACTTTGGGTTGCAAAGAAGAACTACATAATGAACGTCTGGGACAATGAAGGATTAAGATTTGCAGAACCAAAGATTGTTATCTCTGGAATCTCTGCAATTAAGTCTTCAACTCCGGCCTATTGCAGAAATAAAATCCGCGAGGGAATTAAACTGATTCTTAATGGAGACAATAAAGACATTATTGATTTTATCAGTGTTTGCAAGAAAGAGTTTTTTACTCTTACTCCTGAAGAAGTATCATTTCCAAAAAGCGTCAGCAACGTTAATAAATATGCGGCGCATAATAACTCTTACATATCAGGAACACCCATTCAATCTAGGGCCTCACTGATTTACAATCGGTACATCAAAGAGAAGGAACTAGAAATGAAATACCCTTTGATTAAAGACGGAGAAAAGATTAAGTATTGTTATCTTAAAATGCCAAACCCAATCAATGAAAATGCAATTGCATTCATTCAAAGATTTCCAACCGAGTTGGGTTTAAATAAGTTTGTAGACTATAATACACAGTTTGAAAAGACATTCATTTCACCTCTTAAGGCAATTTTGGATGTTATAGGTTGGAATACAGTAGAGACAAGTTCACTAGACTTTTTATTTGGATGATTAACGTATGGATTTTTTAAAAGAATTAATCAAGGAAGCGGGTGGAGAATTAGCCTCAAAAATTGATGAAAAAGAAAGATATGTCGACACTGGTTCTTATGTCTTAAATGCCCTGGTCTCGGGGAGTATTTTTGGGGGCATCTCTCAAAACAAGATTACTGCACTCGCTGCACCAGAATCTTGCGGTAAAACCTTTGTTGCACTTTCCGTAGTAAGAAATTTTTTGGATAATAACCCAGATGGATATTGTCTTTATTTTGATACTGAATATGCTGTTAATATGGCAATGCTTTCAGAAAGGGGAGTTGATGTCAATAGGGTTGTTATTGTCAATGTTGTGACTATTGAAGAGTTCCGCTCAAAGGCTCTTAAGGCTGTAGATATGTATCTTAATCTTGAAGAAGAAAAAAGAAAGCCTTGTTTTTTTGTTTTAGATTCATTGGGAATGCTGTCAACAAATAAGGAGATTACTGACACTCTTGCCGAAAAAGATACAAGAGATATGACGAAAGCGCAACTCACAAAAGGCGCTTTCAGGATGTTGACTCTTAAACTTGGAAAGGCAGGAATTCCAATGATTGTGAATAATCATCTTTATGATTCTATGTCAATGTATTCACCTAAAGAGATGGCGGCGGGTTCAGGTTTGAAGTATTCCGCCTCATCTATTCTTTATATTTCTAAGTCAAAAGAAAAAGAAGGAACCGAAGTTGTTGGTGTTATTCTTAAATTCAAGACTGTAAAATCTCGCCTTTCAAGGGAAAATCGTGATGTAGAAGTAAGGCTATTTTATGATGAACGTGGGCTTGACCGATATTATGGTTTATTGCCTCTTGCTGTAGAAGGCGGTGTTGTTGAAAGAGTGGGTAACCGCTATGTCTTTGGAGAGAAGAAGTTCTACGAAAAAGAGATTATGAAGAACCCCGAAACATTCTTCACCCAAGATGTTCTAGAGCAAATTGATACCTTTGCCCAACTGAAATTTAAATATGGTTCAGGTGCATCAAACCTGTTCCAAATTGACGAAGAAGAAACCGAAGAATGATAATGAATGGAAACAACTGAAGCACTAATTCTTAGAAACTTAATATACAATGAAGACTTCACAAGAAAAGTTCTTCCGTTTATCAAAACTGAATACTTTAATGACTCCTTGCAAAAGGTCCTTTATGATGAAATTTCATCATTCGTTGTTGAATACAATGCACTTCCAACTCAAGAATCTCTTTATATTGAGTTGGAAAAAAGAACCGACTTAAACGAGGAGTCGTTTGCAAATATTGTAGAGATTGTTTCTGGTCTCTCCGATGAACCAGCAGAGAAAGAATGGCTACTAAAAACAACTGAACAATGGTGTAAAGATAGGGCAGTTTATCTCGCTATTCGTGAATGTATTCAGATTGCGGATGGTAGCGACTCAAAACTTACAAAAGAAGCAATTCCATCAATTCTTAGTGATGCTCTTGCCGTAAGTTTTGATAGTCATATTGGCCACGATTATCTTGAAGATTCAGATGCTCGTTATGAATCGTATGTTCTAAAAGAAGAAAAACTACCGTTTGACTTGTCTTATTTTAATAGGATTACTGATGGTGGTCTTTTAGCTAAAACACTTACGGTTCTCATTGCTTCTACGGGTATAGGAAAAAGTTTGGTAATGTGCCACTTTGCTGCATCATATCTTCTTCAAGGTAAGAATGTTCTTTACATTACTCTTGAAATGTCGGAAAAAAAGATTGCTCAGAGAATTGATGCAAATCTTCTTGATGTAGATATTAAAGATTTCACAAAGATTGCAAAATCTGATTTTGATTCAAAGGTTAAGCGCCTATCTTCCAAAACCCAAGGCAAATTAATTGTTAAAGAGTATCCTCCTGTATCGGCACACACCGGTCACTTTAGGGCATTTATCAATGAACTAAAACTGAAGAAGTCATTTACTCCTGATGTGATTATCGTTGACTATCTAAATATCTGTGCTTCCAGCAGATTCAAGAGTAACGGCCAGGCAAATAGCTATACAATCGTAAAATCTATTGCCGAAGAACTCCGTTCTCTTGCGGTTGAATTTAATGTTCCAATAATTAGCGGAACCCAAAGTAATAGGAATTCGATGGCCAGTTCAGACTTAAACCTCTCGGATACATCTGAAAGTATTGGCATTACACATACTGTTGATTATATGTTTGGTCTTATTTCAACTGAAGAACTGGAAGGTCTTAATCAGATTCTTATTAAACAACTCAAGAATCGTTACGGAGCACTAGATCCGTATCGTCGGTTTACAGTCGGCATAGATAGGGCAAAGATGAGGCTGTATGATGTAGAGCAGGAAGCCCAGGATACACTTGTAGAAATAGTAGATTTAGAACCGGAAAAGAAAGACTTTAAATCCAAATTCAAAAACTTTAACTTTGACTGAAAACATTATGACACAACAAATCACCACAACTGAATATGCAAACTTTGTTACTCAAGTAACTTCAAAGACTTCTTCCGATGTTGAAGTTCTTAAGGCCCGAATTGACGAACTTAATGGACAGGGTGTAAGCGTCCCACAACTTCTTACCGCATCTCATGGTATTGTTGCAGAGGCTGGGGAGTTTACAGACCTTATAAAGAAGATTTTATGGCAATCTAAACCATACAACGAAGAGAATATTACTAAATTGAAGAAAGAATTGGGAGATGTGCAATTTTACGTTCAAATGGCCTGTACTGCATTAGATGTATCTCTAGATGAGGTAATTCAGATGAACTTTGAAAAACTATCGGCTCGTTATCCCGAGGGAACATTTGTCGCAAGCCGTTCTGAAAACCGTAAGGAATGTGATGTATGAATGCTCAAGAATTCATAAAACATATAGAAGAAGAGTCTAAAAAACGACTACAAGAATTTTTAGATAGAAAAAATAAAGATGGTTTAACTACAAATCTTATTCTTGATGCTTATAGCTATTTTGCTAGTGACATTGGTAATACTGTTGAGCATCTTCTTGAGGATGAAACTGCAATTGATTATTCTACAAATGTTTACAAAATTCAGTGTGTCATTAATGATAAGATTTCAAATGACCTTAAAGAGTTTGAAGAGATTAAACAGCGAGCACTTAAGATTAAAACTGATTCCACTTTAGACGGTAAATGGGAAGATGAACCCCTACCGGAAAAAGAGTATAACTTCACAAGAAATTTTGAAGAATATTTAGAAGTTTTTTTGAGCGATTTAACTTCTATGGATCAAGAGATGTATTCCAGAGAAGAATCACTGGAAATTATTGATACCATCAGAGATTATTTTATTGGGTTCTCAAAATCTTCAACATTTTCTTATAATCATAAACCTTATATGGTTAATAGTTTTGTTTTTGATAGTAAGGAAGAATTGGTAGAATATTTTTCAAATTTAAAAAATTGCGTACTATACAGTGTTTTAAAAAATAAAAAATTCAATAGATATAAACTAAGATATGGACAGGTAGAAGATGAAAATTCAAACACACAAACTGAATCTAACAACTGAAGAAGCAACAGACATTCGTGATGTTCTTATTGAACATCAAAGAGATTATGGAACCGAGCACACTCCTGAACGGATTGTTCGGATTCGTAAAGTAATTGACCAACTTACAAATCTTTGAGGTAAAAATGGACGAACTACAACGCTATAGACTTAAACTTGATATAATTTACGCGGCTAGAGAAATCGCAAAAGGTAGAAACGGAGATAATGAAGCCACACTGAATGATATTCTTACAGTCGCGGAAAGACTTTTTATATTTGTAACGGAAAGATAATCAAAAGGACGGCAAAACGCTGTCCTTTTTTAATATTCTAAATAGTTACACTATTTTAACTAATCAAATGAACGGCAGTCAGTTTTGGGAACTATATCAATCTTATGGTGATGTTTACCGCCAGGATGTTCTTAGTGAAGAAGTGGGCGAACTTAATACCTCATACGAATATGACCTATACGACGTAGTTCTAGAACACCTACTAGGTGAAGGTTTCGCCGATACTATTGAAGATGCCCAGGTTCTTATGGCTAATATGAGCGAGCAATGGATTGATTCTATCGTTGAAGCATCTGAAGATAGTGAAGTTGCAGGAGAACTTGCGAGACTTCGCGGGCAAATGCGAACTGCAATGCAGAAAGGTGATGATTCATCTATTCAGTCTATTTCCCGGAGATTAGCCGAAATTCAGCCTTCCGCCCGAGCAAAGGTTGGTGCAGCATTAAAGGGAAAAACTAAAAGACAAAAATGAAAACTTTTGACGAGTTCTTAACCGAAGCAGGGGTCACAGCAAAACAAGGGTGGTTTTTTGAGTATATTTTGAATGAGGCCCTATCTCCAGAAGAACGAGCGAGTCGCAGAGGACAAATTGAAATAAGACGAGCACAAAATAGAGCGGTTGATCCCTATCGGTCAACTTCTGGTGCTCAAAAAGATAGACCGAATCCTAGAGGTGGAGAACTATCAACATTGGGTCAAAGGGGGAGAACTGCAGCGGCTAATCAAATCTTAGCAAGGGCTGGAGAAAATCCAAATAAACCTCACTCTAAAGTTACAACTGGGAGAGGTTCATCACTCATTTCACAATCTGATTTTTCCCCAACAACTACTTCTTTTAAAGGTATAAAGCCTGGTCAAAAATCTTCACAAGTTTTCAATCCTAACATTAGTTCAACTATTAATGTTGGTGCAAAAGTGGGTGGAACCCCATCTCAGAGATACAGTAGAGACGAGTCTGATAATTTATCTAGAAGAGATTCTGCTCCAACTGAAAAGAAAAAATCCAAACAAGCAACTAAACCGCCAGAATCAGCCTCAGGTAACCCAGTAAAACCTGTAAGACGTTTACCATCTCAAGCGGATAATCAATCCTCGCAACGTTCAATTAGTCCCAGAAGAAACCCATCAAGAACTGAAGCAAACGTAACTCAAAGACAACTAAGAACGGGAACCAATATGATACAAAGAGTTGTTGGTATTCAATCCAAAAGCCCTAATAAATAAGGAGTAAATATCAGATATAATGAAAACATTTCTAGAATTTCTACTAGAATACCGTGGAAGCCGAGCAAGCGAAAAAGCCTCCAGACTCGGCCTAATTTCAAACAAACACGGCGGTTGGGTTGACCGCGCCGGAAAACTTATTGCCCAAACGGTTAGCGGTGACCTTCAGTTTATTCAGAAAAAGTCTCCGTTACCTGAAAAGCCGGAAGCCAAAATAAATCCAGCAGCAGAAAGAGAAGCCCCGAAAGTTAAACCGGCTCAAGGCGGAATTCGCCCTGGCATTACAGCCCCTAAAGAACAAGAAGCCCCACCAGAAGTGGAAACCGAAAAGGTAATCACGATCGTCCTGGGAAGATTCAATCCACCAACAATTGGACACAAAAAAGTTTTTGATACGGCAAAACAGGTTGCATCCGGTGGAGAACTAAGAATCTATCCATCAAGGCAGCAGAACAATACAACTGACCCATTAAATCCTCCGCAGAAAATTAAATATATGCGGAAGATGTTCCCCGAATTTAAAAAGAAAATTGTTAATGATAGTTCATTAACAACTATTTTTGAAGTTCTGAGAAACATCTATGAAGATGGCTTTAAAAAAGTTAATATTATTGTAGGGGCGGACAGAGTATCAGAGTTTGAACGACTCGCAAATAAGCATAATAATACGGAAAAAGATATCTACAAGTTTACAGAAATTAAAGTTGTTTCTGCTGGTAATAGAGACCCAGATTCAACTGATGATATAACAAATATGTCATCTGCCAAACTAAGAAAAGCCGCAGTTTCTGATGATTTTGCAGAGTTTAGAGCCGGTATTCCCAGAACAATGCCGCAAAGGGAAGTGGAGAATTTGTTTCACGCTGTTCAACGTGGCCTAGAGAGTAAAGGAGCAGTTACAGAAATGTGGAGGATTGCCCCTAAACTTGATTACGAAAATTTGAAAGAACAATACTACCAAAATAATATTTTTAACGTTGATGATATTGTAGAAAATTTTAATACCGGCTTAGTTGGCAAAATCACAAGACGCGGCCCAAATTATGTTATCTGTGTCACAGAAGATAATATGATGTTTAAGTCTTGGATTAAAGACATTACCGAATGGACAGATGTTTCTGGTGTTCCCTCTGATCAGCGTTTAGTTGGAACGGATGCTCTTCGTAAGTATGCAATGAGGATGACTAATACAAAGGAAATTCAAAATTTCTTGACTAATTATAGAAAGAGCAAGAAAAAGTCTAAATAGTTCATAAGTTCTTAATAAACGTAATATGTCTGACCGCATTATTCAAGGTTTTTCTGAAATGAAAAATATTTATCTTACTCAGATTCTTAATGAAGAAAAAGAAGATAAAGATTACGGTGAAAAGTTTGAAAAGAAATATAAAAAGACTGGTAAAAAAAGCAAAGATTATGACGGCGACTGTGAAGTTGAAGATGAATCCGATGAATATGCTGGCGTAAAAGATAGAGCAATTAAGGATGCAACAGAAGACGAAGATAAAAAGAAAAAGAGTAAAAAAGAAGATGATATGAAAACGGAGTCATTTTCTAGCTGGAGAGATGACCTCTATGAGGTAATCTCAAAACTTGAACCAGAACCGAAGGTGAGAGATATTGGCCGGGAACAAATTTCAGAAAAGCCAGTTAAAAATAAGATTACTATAAATCCCACTGTTACTGAAAAGTTCGCAATTATTGATACTCAAGAATTAACTGAAGAATTTATTGTAGAAACCTCAAACTTTGCTGCTGAATATTTTGTGAGTAAAGGTCTAAATGAGCACGGCCTTGAAATGGTTATTGATTATCTTGGTGAAGAAAAGTTTCTGGAGTATGTGCTCTATGTTGCCGAAGATAGTATTCTTACTGAAGCAACTAAGACTAAAAGAACTCCCGCTGAACTTAAGGCTCTTGAGGCAAAACGAAAAGCTCTAAACGCTGAGAGTAAGGAAAAACATAAAGAAGTCCTCGCTAAGAGGATGACTCAAAGTAAAGGGGATGAAGCCGTTAAAGCTGCAGTAAGCCAGCAACCTGAAACCAAGAAAACTCTCGGTGCAAATAAAGAGAAACTTAAAAATGTAACAAGAGGAGTATTTTCAACTTTAGCCCAATCTGCAAGAGAAGGAATTGATAGAGACATTAGGGCAAGAGAAGCTAGCAAAAAAGCAAAAGCCTCAGGTAAAGGATTTGGTGGACAAATTGGGGCTGCTCTTAAGGCTGCTTTCTATAAGCCAGAATTTAGAGAATGGGTTGAGCGGTTAATGGATGAAGGCTACGACCTTTCTGATTGCACTCTAGGCCAATTGACTGAAAGATATGACTTTCTTGTAGAAAAAGCAACAAGCGAGCAGCAGCAAAAAATCTTTGGCTTGGCACTTTCAGTTAAGCGCGGAGAAGTTTCCCGCTCAAAAGTCAGCGATAAAGTTTTAGAAATTGTTGATGGTATGTCCGGGGCAGAAATTCGTAAGTTTGCCGCGACTAAGCATAAAGGTCTTCCTAATAAGAAAGAAGAATGAAAACATTTGAACAGTTTTTGGGTGAGGCACCTAGACCAGCATTTGCGAGTCAACGTGGTATTAAAGATGCCGAACGTTATTTACAAAGTGCAGAATCAAAAAAGGCCCCACCGGAGCATCCAGTTGCAAAAAGACGTAGAGAAGCTGAAGAGACTAATAGAAATAAAGTTCAAGGAGCAACAACTGTATCTGCTGGTTTACAGGCTCGTTTAAGAGCGCAAGTTGAGGCTGAAAGAGAAGCATCAAAACCAAAACCCCCAGAGCAAACATCTAAACGAATTGAACCAAAACAACTTGAGTTCAAATATATGCAACCCAAAAAACCAAACATTCCATTATCTCTTGATTCAAAATTAATCCCTAAGGCTCAAAGATTACCAAAACCATCAAAGTTGCCAAAACCAAAAGTAACAAAACCCAGACAACTTAGACTTCGTGGAACCTAACTTTCATAAATAGTTTCATCGGCGGAGTACGTCGATTACCGGCGTGGAGCGGAATTAAGACTAAATGATGTAAATTATCATTTAGCATTTGCAATGAAGCGTCTAGAAAATCAATAGGGTTTTACTTTTATTGGTTTTTATTACTACTTATACCCTAACTAAGGAGATATAATTATGCTCACTAAATTCGCAGGCGTTGTTGTTAAGTGGTTCTGGGATTCCAAGGAAGCCCGTGCCCTAGTAGTTGCTCTTCTTGAGCGTTATGCTGCTTCTACTGATAACAAGATTGATAACGCTCTAGTTCAATTTGTTCGTTCCGAACTCAAAATCTGATGTCATTAGCCGCTTGTCTCGCTCTTAATTCTGGTATTACAATTCTTCTTGGGATGCTTTTTGCATTCTCCGAATTTCTTGGCCAGAACAAGAAAATTAAGGCAAACAATGTCTATCAATTTGTCAGAAATTTTTTAATAGCAGCAACTAAAAATAACAAAAGCGGAGATTAATTCTCCGCTTTTTTGTAATAAAAAATTCGCATAAATAATTCTTAGCAAATACTATTTAAGGTAATATTAATGGCTCTCTGGGGAATTTCAACAACTACTGAAACCGCTGACAACCGGTATGGTATTCCTAAGTTTCTGCGCGATGTAGACAGAAACAGAACTCCACACAACTGTTTTGCGGACGAAAGAGGGTGGATTTATCGTATCTATGGCAGTAACGAGCAATCTGGCCTTTCCACTTCTTATTATGATGAAGTTCTAGTACCAGTTGCAGGTCTTAATACCGTTGGTGTTGGTTCAAATACTACTGGCCTTGGTCTCGCAACTCCTGTAGCGGTATTTTTTGAAGACCCAAACCGATCCTCGCCTATTTCTATTGGTGCTGGCGGCACCTCTGGTATTGGAACCGGTAGAAATGGTTCTGTGCATCTAGTTTTTAACGAAATTGTAAACGTTTCTGCTGGTGCAACGGTGCTTATTAATCAATTTACTGCTACTGGCACCCCAACTGGCACCCCAATTGTTGCAACTGCTCGTTCATTTGCAAGCGGTTCAACCGTAACCAATTTTGTTAATGGTCAATCATTTAGAACATTCACGAGTTATAATGGCCAAATTACCAATCGTGTTGCCTTTGCATTCACTGCTCCTGCAACTGGTATTGGTTCAGTTCTTAGGATTGACACCAGTAGAGGTTTTATTGGAGTTATTACAGACTTCTCGGGTGGTGTTGGAGTAACTTCCACATTTACTGCCGATATGATTCGCAATGTTGGCGGTGCGGGGGCTTTTGGTTCTGGAGTAGGTATTGGCACCACAACTCTTACAATCTTTGCCTGACCTCTAAATGCAATTTAATGAATTGAATGAAGAAAACTTTCTTCTTTTTGCCATAAAAAATTATGAAAATCCCCAGGCAATAACAAAAGAAGACTTTGATAAAGACTTAAATCACTTTAAGTATGTTAAACGTCTTCTTAAAAAATATAAAAAGACTGGGGATTTGAAAGTTCATCTTCTACTCAATCATTTTGTGATACTTTATAACATTTTTGGGGAGGCAACGACTCCAATGTTATTATTTAAAAACGACTTTGAAATGTGGAATACGATTAAGACATTTATTGTATTTTTAAACCGTCTTCCAGAGTATCCAAAAGGTTACATTCATCAATTAGAAGAAGACCAATACTGTAAACGAGAACTTCTTGGAATTGAAGATGACACCGCTAGATAGAGTAATAGTAATTATACGAGAAGATTTAATGACCGCTAACTCTGCTGGAGAAGGTGGTGGATTTGGGGCAGACTCAAAAGACCCAAGAGCCGGATATGACCCAGTAATGGGTTTAATGAAAAGAAAATCTGGTTTAGTTGATAGAAGAAGTAAAAATTATAAGAGGCATTATGATGCATGGCTCCGCACATCTGGGTTACTCTGACACTAAATAGTTATAACTTTATGGTTATTTTTGTGAGATAAACATCTCCACGGAGCACACAATGCAAGAAGAATCTGTTCGTTTGGCTCTACTTGAAAGGAGTCAGGAAAATAGTGAAAAAGAGATGGCAACGCTAAGAGAAGCAATATCAGAAATTAGCAAGGTAAACGTAAGAATCAGTGAACTTTTTGCGGTCCATCAAGTAAAAATCGAACAGCAGCAACAAAGAGGAGATGATATTAACCGAAAGGTAGAAGAGGGAATAAGGGGACTCACTACAAAAATGAATACCGACAAAGAAGAAGTTTTGGGTGTAATTAAAGGACTGCAGGATAAGGTCAATATTGGCATTGGTATCGTTTTGGCCCTGAATTTTCTATTCATTGCTCTTCCTCCAATCATTGGCCTTTTTAAGGGGGACTTGACAAAACCGGCGGAACGTGCTATGATAAGGGTCCTTGACAAGGGATGAATGGATGCCATAGACGACTATTATATTAATCTCTTATCATCACGCTTAGAAAAATTTAAAAAGATAAAACCCGGCCTCTACAATTGTAGATGTAATATCTGTGGAGATTCACAGAAAAATAAAACAAAAGCTCGTGGTTACTTTTATGAAAAAGGAAATAACACAAACTATAAGTGCCATAACTGTGGCATAAATGTTTCTTTTAATAATTATCTAAAACAAGTAGACCCAACTCTTCACGAAGAATTCATTCTAGAGAAATACAAAAGGGGTCTAACTGGAAAGAACTTTGTAACAACTACACCTAAGTTTGAAAATCCAAAGCCTGTTTTTAGAGCAAGGCTAAACCTACCAAAAGCATCTGAAGAGGAAGTAACAAGGTCTTATCTTGAATCTAGAAACATAGATGCAACAAAGTTTTATTATGCTAAAGAGTTCAAAAAATGGGTTAATACCTTAAAGCCAACGTTTAATAGACGGGCATTATTTTATGAGGAGGAAAGACTAATCATTCCTCTTTACTACCATAAAGAGCTAATTGGTATTCAGGGAAGAACTCTAGGCAAATCTACAATTAAATATATCACGATTATGCTAGATGAAAATGCCCCAAAGGTATACAATTATGATAGCATAGATAATAATGAACCGGTTTACATTCTTGAGGGTCCGTTTGATTCTTACTTTATCAATAACTCCATTGCGATGTGTGGAGCGGATGTAGACCTAGCAAAACTAAATATCAAACAACCAATTTACATTTACGATAACGAACCCAGAAACAAAGAAATTGTTGATAGAATGGAAAGAACCATTGTTAAAAATCTACCATTAGTAATCTGGCCCAAAAACGTAAAACAAAAGGACGTTAATCTAATGGTTCTTTCTGGTTTGGATGTAAACCAGATAATTAAAGAAAACATCTATACTGGTCTTTTAGCAAATCTCAACTTTAACGAATGGAAGAAAAAATGAGCAATGGTATTACTGTAGTTAAGCGCAATGGCAATATTGAGCCATTGATGCTAGAAAAAATTCACGATATGGTTAATTGTGCTTGCGTTGGTTTGGCCAATGTATCTGCCTCGCAGATTGAGATGAACTCTGGCCTTCAGTTTTATGCTGGCATTACAACTGATGAGATTCAGCAGATTCTTGTTAAGTCTGCTTCAGATTTAATCAGTTTGGACCATCCAAATTACCAATATGTTGCGGCTAGATTGCTCCTTTTTTCTATTCGTAAGCAAGTGTATGGAGGTAGAATTGATTTGCCCCATCTAGATGAGCACATCAATCATTGTGTTCAAATGAATCTTTATGATCCCGTAGTTTATGAGAAGTATTCAAAGGAAGAAATTGATAAGGTAAATTATTTTATAAATCACGACAGGGATTTCATTTTTACCTATGCCGGTATTCGTCAAGTTGTTGACAAGTATTTGGTACAAGACCGAAGTAGCGGCAAATTATATGAAACTCCGCAATTTATGTATATTATGATTGCGCTAACCCTCTTCTCTGAATATCCTAAAGAGACCCGACTGGCGTTTGTAAAAAAATACTATGATGCAATTTCAAAACACAAAATTAACATTCCTACGCCTATTATGGCGGGGGTTAGAACTCCACTTCGTCAATTTGCAAGTTGTGTTCTTGTTGATGTAGACGATACTCTTGATAGCATTGAGGCCAGCGATTCTGCGATTTTTAGATATGTAGCTCAACGCGCTGGAATCGGTATTAACGGGGGAAGAATTCGCGGCATCAACAGCAAAATCCGGGGAGGAGAGGTCATACACACTGGGCTTATTCCGTTTTTTAAAAAATTTGAGGCAACCGTTAGAAGTTGCACGCAAAATGGCATTAGAGGTGGTTCTGCGACGGTTCATGTTCCAATTTGGCACCAAGAAATAGAGGATGTCGTAGTATTAAAAAATAACAAGGGAACTGAAGACAATAGAGTTCGCAGGCTCGATTATTCAATTCAACTTAGTAGAATTTTTTACGAAAGATTCATTCAGAATGGAGAGATTACCCTTTTCTCACCACATAATGTACCTAGGCTGTATGATGCTTTTGGGCTGCCTGAATTTGATTCTATTTACGTTGAATATGAAAATGATCCGACGATTCCTAAAAAGACTGTTAAAGCTCAAGAATTAATTCTAAATCTTCTTAAAGAACGGGCTGAAACTGGCAGGGTTTATATTATGAACATTGATCATTGTAACACTCATAGTTCATATAAAGACCAGATTACGATGTCGAACCTCTGCCAAGAAATCACGGAACCCACTACCCCAATTCAACATATTGATGATGACAATTTTTCTGAAATTGCCACTTGTATTCTTTCGGCTATTAATGTTGGCAAAATAAAACCAGACGAAGAGATTGAAGAGTTATGTGATCTTGCAGTTCGTGCTCTAGAAGAAATTATTGATTATCAAAAGTATCCCGTCAAAGCGGCGGAAAACTTTACAAAGCGTCGCAGATCGCTTGGAATTGGCTTTATTGGCCTTGCTCACTATTTTGCTAAACTTGGAGTTAACTATGATTCACAAGGGGCGTGGGATGCGATGCATAAACTTTCTGAATCTTTTCAATACTACCTTTTAAAGACATCCAATCAACTCGCTAAAGAAAAAGGACACTGTGAATGGTTTGGGCGAACTAAGTATTCTGATGGAATTTTACCCATAGATACTTACAAGAAAGAGGTGGATGAAATTTCCTCAGTTCCTCTTCAACATGATTGGGAAGAATTGCGAAAATCCATTCTTGAAAATGGCCTTAGGCACTCAACTCTATCTGCACAGATGCCATCGGAGAGTAGTTCTGTTGTTTCTAATGCAACTAATGGAATTGAACCTCCTCGTGAACTGCTGTCAATTAAAAAGTCCAAAAAAGGTCCACTTAAGCAAATTGTTCCACAATATCACACTCTTAAGAATAATTATACGCTTCTTTGGGATATGAAGTCTAATTTAGGTTATATTAATACCGTTGCAGTTCTACAGAAATTTATCGATCAGGGAATTTCTGGGAACTGGTCTTACAATCCGGAAAACTATCCCGATAATGAAGTTCCAGTTAGCGTAATGGCCCATGACATGCTTTACTCATATTCCGTGGGTTGGAAAACAAGTTATTATCAAAACACTTTTGATAATAAAACGGATGAAGTGACGGAAAACTCTGAACAAGAGCTTCAGGTCATTCTCCAAGAACTTTCTAATTCCGATGAATCAATGTGTGATAGCTGCTCTATTTAATAAAATCTTAAAGACCTATTACTATAAATAGTAATAAGTTTTTAGGAATTCTATGAAAGGGAAAATTTATAAGATAACAAATAAAGTCAACCGTAAATTTTATGTGGGTAGGACTGTAAAGTCTTTAGCTGAGAGATTCTCCAACCATTGCTATGACGCAACAAAAAAAAATTCTACAACCTATCTACATAGAGCGATTAGAAAATATGGAAAAGAAAATTTCATCATAGAGGAAATAGAATTCTGCGAATGTGACTTAGGAAATAGAGAAATGTTCTGGATTTCTCAATTGCGTCCAGATTATAACCAATCTCTTGGAGGAGATGGGGGCAATCCCGGATATTATCACACAGAAGAAACTAAAAAACTTTTGTCAGAGATGAGGAGGGGCAAGTACACGGGAAAAGATAACCCGTTTTACGGTCGTCATCATACGGAAGAGACTAAAGAAAAATTGCGTAAAATGAGAAAGGGAAAACCATCTGTTTGTGGATTTGCTGGAAAATCTCATACAGATGAGAGTAAAGCCAAAACATCGCAAACACTTAGAAATAATCCAAACATAAAAAGAGTAAAGGTATTTCAGTATGATATTGATGGAAATTTTTTAAGAGAGTTTGAATCAATCAATGCTGCGGCAAGATTTGTAAAAACAAACGCATCTAATATTAAATATACTTGTGAGGGAAGATTTAACCACTGTAAGGGGTACAAATGGAGTTATGTAAAAATGAGTAATTAAAAATGCCCGCGACGATTCACCTAAAAGTTATGATTATGTAAGATATTATGGACCTATAATTTACCATTTAAATTATATTAAATAAAACCAATGCAAAATAAACCAGACTATCAGCTTAAAGATTTTTTAACCGAACAAACTACAGCCATTAAAGGAATGACAGTATTTAATACAGAAAAAGTGGAAACTAAAAGACAACCAATGTTTTTCGGTAAACCTCTTGGAATTCAAAGATATGATTCATATAAGTATCCAATATTTGAAAAACTAACTACCCAACAACTTGGATATTTTTGGCGACCCGAGGAGATTTCGCTACAAAAAGATCGCGGGGACTATCAAACACTTCGCCCGGAACAAAAGCACATATACACCTCTAATCTTAAATACCAGATTATGCTGGATTCAGTTCAGGGTAGAGGTCCAGGAATGGCGTTTATTCCTTATTGCTCTCTTCCAGAACTTGAAGCATGTATGACAGTTTGGGAATTCATGGAAATGATACATTCAAGGTCATATACTTATATTATTAAGAATATTTATTCTAACCCATCAGAAGTGTTTGATACTATTATTGACGATAAAAATATTATAGAGAGGGCAAAAAGTGTTACCGAATCATATGATGATTTTATTCAATCTGCACAGAATTACGGGTCTTCTGATACTTGGATTCACAATCTTGAGGGAGTTCAATATGCAAGGGAAACCTTGATGGAAGTTAAAAGAAAATTGTTTAGAGCTGTTGTAAATGTGAACATTCTTGAAGGTATTCGTTTCTATGTTAGTTTTGCTTGTAGCTTTGCTTTCGGTGAACTGAAATTGATGGAGGGTTCTGCAAAAATTATCAGTCTTATTGCAAGAGATGAAAATCAACATCTAGCTCTCACTCAAAACATTTTAAATAAATGGAAAGAGGGTGACGACCCAGATATGCAAAGTATCGCAAAGGAAGAGGAGAACTGGATTTATAAAATGTTTGATTGTGCAGTAAATGAAGAAAAGCGGTGGGCATCATATTTATTTAAAGATGGAAGTATGATTGGCCTAAATGATAAACTTCTTCAGCAATACATTGAATGGATTGCTAATCGTAGACTTAAAGCTATTGGATTAAATCCGGTTTATGATATTTCTGCAAATAATAATCCATTACCTTGGACTCAACATTGGATTTCCTCTAAGGGTCTACAAGTGGCACCACAAGAGACTGAGGTTGAGAGTTATGTTGTTGGTGGAATTAAACAAGATGTTAGTCCTACAGCCTTTGCAAACTTTAAACTTTAAACACAATGGAAGAAACTTTTACTTTAGACCAAATTAAAACCGCCTTTTGGGAGAACTTTCACGAATCGGGAGAGTTCTGGTTTGATTATCTAGGAAGCCCCGAAGATAATACAGAGGCAACAGACAAATACTGGGAAGACTTTGAGGAAAAGTTGCTGGGACAAGTTTCCTAAATAATAGGAGAGTATAACCTAAAACAAAATATGTCTAGATACCATCTAACTGAGGCTTACGGTGAACTATATAATAGCCGTTTTACTGAAGCCAGTTTTTACGATAATCTTCGCTTCGTAGACTATCTTCAACAAGAAGAAATTGAAGAAGTAATGGAATCCCTAATTTGGGAATTTATGGATTATGGTGATACTCTTGATGAGGCTGTAGATACACTTGAAGTCACTTTCTCTGATGATGAAGTTCTTACTGAATCTCTAGAGATGATTAATGAGGCAATGTCAGTTTCACAAAGAAGGTCTTCGCAGAGAGGTTTGAGAGGCAATTATAGTGCTCAAGATGCCGCACGTTTTAAAACTTCTGCAACCGCATCTGGAGCAAAAGCCACAAAAGATTTGGAATCAGCCACACAACTTGCAAAACGTTCTCTTTCTTCTGCTTCAGATTCCGCCGCCAGAGCCCGGCGTGCATCTAGATCCGCTGCCATTCGTGGCGCTCTTAGTGGTGCAAAGCGAAGTGTTAAAGGTGCGATGGAAATCGCTAATAAGAAAATCAGAGATAGAAAGGCTCAACTAAAGAAAACTGGTAGTGAAGTAGCAGGAAAAGCTCAAGCCGCTCTGGCAAGAGTTGGCCGGGGTGGTAGACGCCTAGTCAATGCTGCTAGAGGCGCATATCAGGGCGCTAAAAGCGGCTACAAGGCTCCTCTAACCAAGCCAACCCCCAGAACTCCAGGTAGGGAGCAAACTCGGCAGGCCAGAGCTTCTGCCCGAGCCACAAATGATGATGTATTTGCAAAACCTGCAACTCCAAAAGCCTCCGCTACTTCTACAGAAACTAATCGGCCTAGATTGGGTCTACGGGGTCTAAGCAATAGGCCCGCTGCTCCTGTTAATCCTACTGCCTTCCCATCAAGAACTAGATCAAAAATGGGGGTTCAAGTTACATCTAAGGCCGGTAATCCTCTTAAAGGTTCGGCTGTTGCCCCTGCAATTCGTAGTGCAAGGAAACGGCAAAATGTAAATGCCTCAGTAGACTACGATCTCCTAACGCAATATATGATTGAAGATCTTATTAATGAAGGATATGCTGAAACTGAAAGTCAGGCAGTGTCTATCTTAGAGGATATGTCCACTGAAACCTTAACCGAGTTTGCTAGCAACTATCTAGAAGACTGACACTTTAAAAACTGTCACACCTAAATCACTCTAGTCACAACTCCGTGCTAGAGTGATTTTTTAATGCCTAACTGATGTATCTTTTGAGTGATATTATTGCAGTCCCGTCGCAAATGAAACCGGAGATTCTTAATAATGCAATTTCGGTTGCAATGGCATCTCCTTCTAAAAAACGAGTTGGGAGCATTCTTCTCAAAAAGCGAAAGATTATATCCGCCGCCTGTAATTACGATAGAAAGACCCATCCTATTCAAGAGAAGTATGCTATTCTTGCGAGCCGCATTCACGATAATGATGTGTACTCGAAAAAGCATTTCTTACATTCCGAACTTAACTGTATTTTGAGAGCAAAAGAAGAAGGCGATACAATTGTTGTTGCAAGAGTCGGTGGTCACGGTGGCAATAAACTCAGAAACTCTCGTCCTTGTCCTCTATGTACTCTATTTCTTAAGCACAATGGAATAACAAAAATTCACTACTCAACCACAAGTGGATTTATGTTTGAAGATTGGTCTTGAACTGTTTCCGAGAATAATACCTTACTATAAATATTGTCTTTCTCTGAGGTAAAAAACTTTCCTTCAACATTAGTATTGTAATAATCTTCACGCATAATAACGTCTCTTTTGAACTGCTCCAGTGTTTCAAAATAAGACATTGACTTTTTATGTGGGCAAAGATAAAGAATAGTTTTCCTGAAGTTTACCCTTCCTAGTTCTTTATAATCGGCAATCAATTCATCGCAACTCCCCATATAAGATTGCCAACTGCTCTCTTTTGTCTTTCTTCTGCCAGTCTTACGGTCTTTTCTTCTTTCCCAGAAATGTTTCTTACCGATGTATTTCTTATTGTTTGTTAAGTTTTCAATAAGATATACAAACCCTTCCATTCCTTCGGGTACGGTTTCAAGAACTTGATTATTATACAGCCACATTTTTATTTGTATTTATGGACAGTTTAAGAAGTGTCCACTGAAAGGCCCGTTAGGTTGTAGATGGCGTATGTTATGTTGGCAGTTTACCAAACAACGATATGGCACAGAAAGATGGCCCTGCACAGAAAGTGTTGAATGCGTTCTTGTCAGAATGGGATGTTTATGCCGTTGACAAAGCAAGTTATGCCATTGCCGCCGCCCTCCGTGCCCTTGCAGACTGTAAAGATACAGAATATATGGATGATTATGGGAATTTTTACATTGATGCAGAACAACTTTGCGCAATCGCTGCTGAACTAGAGCAATAAATCCATCCCGAATAGACCTATTATGGACAATTTAAAAAGTGTCCACCGAACGGTCCAACTATCAATAAATGATGTATGTTAGAGGATCCTTTAAATGAAGATGATGAAATTTATTAAAATTGCAACATTAGTTAGTGTCAGTCTTTTTGGAATTGTTCTTTTATTCAGTTTTGCCTCTACCTATTTTAGCCCACTAGGATTTTTATTATTTCTTTGTATTATTGTTGGTATTATTGCGGCGGCCTGTGCCACAATTCCTTAAATAACTATGAACAACGAACAAAAAATTGAAGAAGCCAACAAGAAGTGGGTTTCTGAACGCTGTAAGCATCTCACTGATAAAAACCTTACAGAATATAAAAAAGCAATTGTGGAGGAGTGGTCAGAACCACAACTGGTCACTGCTGCACCATAAACTCTAAAACTGTGCTATTCTATCTTCAAGGTTGGGAAACCCAGCCTAAATACTTTTTCATAATGAAATAAGTGTTACTAGAGCCAGGGAGTGCTGCCTTTTAGAACGGGGGCGTTGCGACGGTACTCAAGCCTGGATGTCGAGTTCTATTCAATTAAATGCAAATTAACAAAACTATCTCAATCCTTTTTGCCGGTGCAGTTCTGCTAACCCCAGTTCAGGCACGAGCAATTTCTTCTAGTTCTTATTCTACAGTAGATGTTTCCCCCGAAACTTCTATCAATACGAATAAATGGATGATGGAGGAGAATCAAACTATTCAACATACGCTTGCCGGTGCATCCACTGGTGTTGCAAGTTGGTATGGTCCTGGATTCTATGGTAATCGCACTGCTAATGGTGAAACTTACCGACCGGGAACCTTTACTGTTGCTCACCGTAGTCTGCCATTTGGCACGAGAGTTCGCATCACTAATCTTAACAATGGTCGTAGTGCCGTTGCAAGGGTAAATGACCGTGGACCTTATGTTGGTGGCCGTATTGTAGACCTTGGACAAGGCATTGCAAGTCATCTTGGAGTAACCTCCAGTGGTCTTGCCGATGTTCGTCTTGAAGTTCTTAACTGATTCAAACGGTTGATTTAGGAATGTTAAGGGTTTCTCTTTTGGGGAGCCCTTTGCCTGTATTATTATGAAACCACCAATGAAACACACCAGACCAATCACAGCTGCATTCCTGAAAAATAATCCAGACTACTTTGAAGAGTTTGAAGAAGATTGGCAAAAAATTAACTCTTATGACTCTCAGCAATTTTTAGAGTGGCTAGATTCTGCTGATCCTACTGCTATTGAAAACTTTAGAATTTTTAGTGAGTATAAGAATCCTCCGAGAGATAAAAGTAGGGGCTTTCTTAGACTCTGTAAAAAGATTCTAAACTTTTGTGGAACAGGAATAGTCTTTGTTTTTAAAGAGATTTGGGATATTCTTGAATTTTTATGGGAACCTTTTTTCTCTAAAGTTCTTATTGCATTAGCTATTACTCTGGCTCTTACAGGTGTTGCATTCGGCTTTTACCTTTTTCTTGCATTTGTTCTTGTACCATTAATTAAATTTAATATTTTTGCTGCTATTGGATTTTTGCTTTTTCTTATCATATTATTGTTAGTCTATGCTGAGTCTACATACTGACTAAATAATTACAGTTCAATATGCTGTAATTATGACTAAACCAGTAGGACCCGGTAAAAGCCCTAAAGAATTTGGGTTTAAACCACTTGATACTCATATTATTGTTAATGATATCGTAGAGACTGCAAAGGCATACGATTTCTATGGTAATCTTCTATGGGAAATCCCCGCTCTTGCTCGCGGTCAAGGTAGCGATTATCTATTTTCTGCAACTGGAAGTGATACTGTTCCTGGCCTTTATAAGCTAGGACAGCTTTACAATGATTATGCAACTTACGGCGATTACCCCCGCTATGATCGCACCCTAATGGCATATGGGTGGATGTCATTTGATATGGTAGAACTAGAGGGCCAAGAAGCAAGATATGGTAGAGCCGGTCTTATGGTTCACGGTGGCGGATCTGCCGCATTTTGGCCAGGAGCCTGGGCACCTAGACAACCACTATACCCCACACTAGGTTGTGTAAGACTTTATAACATTGATCTAAGAGATAAACTTCTACCACTTTATAAGAAAGGAACTGTATTTCTCTCTGTGTTTCAAGAACCTGGCTCTTATTGATAGGTGAAAAAAGAAGCTATTAGATGGACAGTTATATCTCTGACAATAACAACGATTGTTTTCTGTATTTCCCGTTGCACCGGTTTATCTGAAGAGAAAGTTTGGGTTCTTAATGACCAGATTCAAAGAAACACTAAATACTCTCCGAAAGAGTTAAATGAATACATTATTAAAACCCCTGAATTATTAGACAGCAGAGTAAAATACGATGTTGATTCTGCGATAGAGCAGTATGAACGGGAAGAAAAGAGAATGTATAAACCTAAAATGAAGAACCAGCAGATACTTGATGAGTATCGGTATAGACCCGAGCGGGTTCTTATTGAGAATGCTGTGTATTATGAGTTCAGACCCGATAATAGCGAGGCTCAAAGGAAATTAGGTGGCGTTATGGGTATTCGGGCTTCTTTTGTTCCGCCACATCTTGAAGAAATTAGCCAGTAATCAAACTGGCACACGCTCTCACCGTTCTGGTGGTTTTGTGTTATTCTTAAGGGGTGGTTGAGAAATCAATCACATTCCTATCCATAAAACTTCTAAATAGTAGTTGAATAATTCTCTTCTTATTGAAGGAATTTTTTGCCCCGTTAGCTTAGCCGGATAAAGCAACTGCCTTAAACTGATGGAGCGCCATAGGGGAAACTCTATGAATGTAACTTCTCAAATTCGGGGAAACCTTTAAAATGGCAATCCCGAGCGAAGCAAGAGAAATCTTGAACGTGTAGAGACCAGACGGGAAGCACCTAAGTTCTTAAGAAATATGGTGAAGGGATGGTCCAGACCACAAACACTAAATGTGGTGGTGGTGAAAACCATAGTGGTACGCTAAGCAGTAGATCGGGGGATCGTAGCCCTCACGGGGTGTTGAATGACCAATTTCATTCTAATTGATGTTTTAATTGTGGATGTATTTTTATGACCAACGAGGAGAAAACAGTTAAAGTGGTTATAGCCGCACTTATAATTGTTGCTATGGTTTTACTGGTAGTTCCAGAACCTTCTGGTGCTACTAAATGGATTTCTGGATTTTTATTTGGTGTAATTGCCAAGAGGTAAACTAAAATGACTGTTTCTACAACTCAAATTCTTGAAATGCTCTAAAAGGCACAAAAACTTAATTTCATTAACAGCGAAAGGTTGGCTTAGAAGCAGCCACCCTTTAAAGAGTAGAAAATGCACCAAGACTGCGAAATGCTTAGTAATGTCGGGCCTTAGAGGTGGCATATGTAAGTGATGTGGCGAGGAAAAATGCAGTTTCTTTTGGCGTAATAGCACATCGCTATCAACCTAAATAGTTGACACATCCAGGAATAAGTCAGCGGTAGACGGCACCGTTTGGGGAGGTCTGGATATGGCCAATTCGTCTAGTGGTCTAGGACACCTACATGTCTAGTAGGTTACAGGAGTTCAAATCTCCTATTGGCCGTTGGCTTTTAGCCAAATTCTTTCACATAGTTTTGCCTGTTTTGTGATGAAAGTCTTAATAATAAATAGGAATTGGAAAGTGTATCCCGCCCGGTGATTTAATATCGCCACCTTGCGAGATAACCCTTTCATACCGTCGCTGCTCTACTCTTTTGAGTATCAGACTCATCGTTCTCTAAGAATTCTAGAAAAACTTAGAGAACCCCCGTTTAGAATCCCCGACTTCGGTTGGGGATTCATTTTAATAAATATATCACTAAAGGAACTAATAATGAAATTTGATTATTACAAAGACATATCAGCAAATACTGGATATCTCCCAGTATATCACTTCCTCTACATTTTAGACGAAGATGATGTCCGAAAAGTTATTCATAAGTATGCATATACCCCAGAATGGATGAGAGGTGTATTTGAGAACTTTGAGTACTCGCCCAAAGACCATCCAAATAAAATAGTAGCATCTTTGAGAATTGTTCAAGATGCTTTTTGTGATGAGGATGTAGATTTAGGAACTAACTACAAAGCAAAATATGAGGAACTTGCAAAACTCCTAGAACCTCATAAACTTGAAGATAATATGGAACCCGCAACAACTCTCAAAATGATTTTAAAATACGGAAAATGACCAATAATCAAATCTCTTCAACTGCTCAAAAAGTTTTAAATATTATTCAGTCTAATGAAGTTTGCAAGCAGTGTAGATAAACAGGAAAAAGTTTAAATGCAACCCGTAATGTTCTTCTCTTTATTGCTAACGAGATTGTTCCTAATGATCCACATCCAGGAGACTCTCAATTTTGGGATGATGAAGCAGACCGCGAATGGCAAAATAATCAATTCTTACGGAATAGTATTTTATCTCTTATCAATGAACTGGAAAATGTCTGAACGAGCACAAAAAATGTGGGAAGCATTCTGTAGTGAACTATCCCAGCCGCCAACTGATGATATGAAGGAAGCACTTGCTACTTCTCTGCGAACATTTGCCGACAATATGAATGGTTATCCTAGTATTCTTTATAAAATCGCTGATGAATTAGGGAAAATGCATATAAACCAAAAACCGCATACATTGAATTTGATTGTCCTATTGAAGACTTTTTTGTGGAATGGGAAGATGGTAATGATACAGAACCAACTCAGGAAGATTATGATAACTGGGCATTTGGAACTGCGATGGGTTGCTTTGAACGACATAGATATGAACTTGATAATCACTTGAAAATGAAATGAAGGTATTTGTTGTCGTATTAAAGTTTCTCTTCTCAAAAGAACGGGAAATTGCTCCCGGTGTTTTCTGGTTGGGAGGTAGCTTATACGAAAACCGAAATCCCCCAAAAGGCGAACCTCAACTTAAACTTAAAAATATGAAACCTGAATTTCCTAAACCCCGATTAATCCGTGAAGATTTCTTACCAGAACAAGATCAAATGAATAATTATCGCACCAAAAAAATCACTAAAGGTGATGAAACAGTTTGGTATCAACCACAAAAGAAAGTTCTGTGGTTTTTCTGGGTAGACATTTCTAACATTGGTCCCTTTTCAAGCAAACACTGGGCAAATGAGATTATTACTGAGGATTTCCAAAAATCACAAAAAGATAAAATAGAATATCTTGAATATGACGCTTCACTAGCTGTCTCCCCAGACCCCAACCCACCCCCAAAGGTGCTATAATACTCGCATAAGCAACCAAACCAATGGAAACTGAAATCATTAACGGACACAGAGTAATTGTCAGTCACATTTTTCCCCGAAAAGAATTTAAAGTTGGAACTCGTTGGGTTTCTGTTGATGGCGCTAATCTTGTCGTAACGATTGATGAGATTAAAATCTATCCAGCATCAGACCACGAAGATGAACACTGGTATGAGATTTATTATTCGGGGGAACTAAGAGGTGAGAAATATGCTCATCATAATGACCACTTTAGTTTTCAATGTAAATACTGTATGATTTGTGAGGAAACCAAATGACCCTTGTAGCATTCTTTCATTCCCATTATAATCATCTTCCCACAGTAATGGAAGTATCCACTTATGGAAAATTTATTGATTGTTGCGGAACAGTAGCAACTGACTGGGCGCATCTTATGAATAAAGAAACAGGAGAAGTTTTACAAACTTGGAGAAAAGACTCTCTTACTGTTTCTCAACTAACCCGAAAAGGAACACCCTATGAACAATCTACCAACCGACTAAACAGACCATAATGAAATATTACACGATTGACCAGTTTGTAAAACACTTCGCAGACAACGGAAACGAAGAAAGTTTGTGGGATATGATTGATAACTATAAAGAATGGAAAAGAGAAGGGCAGATTGGAGATTGTCTTTTGAGGTCAAACGCACAAGCATTCTGTTCTAATCTTAAAATTCCTATGCATCATCACACCGAGTATATGGAACATATTGTTATGAGTATTTACGAACACTTTGCACTTAAGTATAAGGAACTAAAAAATGATTGAAATTCAAAAAACTATAAATTGTCTTTGACTGAAGAGCAATTGAGGCAACTTTACAACCTTTTATTGAGACTAAACAATAGTGGAGATATAAAGTATGACCACGAACTTATCCCCGTATTACAAGAACTCCGAAAACTCTTTCCTGGGGCAACTCAATCAGAACCTAAAGAAAACGATTTACCATATTTTGTAGGAAACTGAAATGACTAACCTTAACTATGAAGATATGACAGAAATTGCAGAACAAGGAGAAGAAACAAACAAACTACAACAAGTCATCGTAATACGCAAAGACTTAAATATGCGGAAGGGTAAGATGGTCGCACAAGGCGCACACGCCTCTGTGGCTGCCATTCTACCACATCTAATTGATTGGCGGGTTAAAGAGTGGCTAAAGGGTGCATTTACTAAGATTTGCGTGTCAGTGGATTCTGAAGAAGAACTTTTAGCCATCTACGATAAGGCAAAACTAACCAATCAAATTTGCGAGATTATTGAAGACTCGGGACTTACCGAATTTAAAGGGGTTAAGACCCTTACTTGTTGTGCCATTGGTCCTGCAACAAAGGAAGAACTTCAGGATATTACTGGTCATTTGAAGTTGCTCTAAGACCTAAATAATTGTGCCCGGTTAGTTAATGCTTTTCGGGTATTGGTGGAGTACACCGATTACAGACGTGGAGTGGAATTAAGACTAAAAGGTTATTTAAACCATTTAGCATCTGCTATGAAGCGTCTAGAAAATCAATAGAGTTTTTGACTCTTATTGGTTTTTGTTACTATTCAAAAAGACTATAATGGAAAAATTATTTAAACTATTGAGTGACACCCAGGCCACATTGTTTGTTCTATTCCAGAAAACCTGGAACTACCATCATAATGTCGTTGGAACGGATTTTCCTCAGTTACACGAACTTTTTGGCGACCAATATACCGAAATGTTTGATGAGATTGATAGGCTCAGTGAGCATATGCGCTACCTCAACATTCGCCCAGTCTCAAGACTTGAGCGGATTGTTGAGGTTTCTGCTATTGAAGGGCCAGCCAATGCCAATCAAGAGATTGATGCAAGAGGTATGGTAGAACAACTGCGTGCAGATAATGAACGTCTTATTGAAATGCTCACAGACATTTCCGAAGAAGCGGAAAAACAAAGAAGTTATGCAACTGCAAATCTTGTGCAGGATTTGATGGAATCCCACGGTAAGAATGTTTATAAGTTGAGGTCTTACCTACAGTAAACTAATACAACGTTAAAGGTTATGCAGTTTTTAGAACTAAATAGCATCACTGTTATTCGGTGATTTATGATGTTAAAAATTCGGTGCCTTGCCTGTAATACTGAAGTTCTTGCAAAACCTGGCCAATCTTCAGTATGTAAATGTTCAAATATGGCAACAATTCGTGGGGATTCTGTATCTGCTGTTGACCTTTCTCAAGTTGTTATTATTTCTGGTAGCCCTTCTTATAAGAAGCCCGCGAGTGTCTTGTCTTCTTCTGATTTAATGTGGCAGGAAGAAAGAAAGAAGCGCGGTGTTCGTAGAATAACATTTGAGGAGCGGTGACAGTTTCAAAACCGTCCACTGTTTCTCCCAATGCTCGCGGTTTGTGTTATTGTTTCTACAATGAAACAAAGTAAGAGATGCCAATTTCCAAAACACACCAAAACTTCTCCAACGAACTTCAAAACCCTGAAGCTCTTACAAGTCCACAAAACTTTCTAGGACCAAACTACGAAACCGTCCTTAACTTCTGGTGGTTTATGGATGGTCTTACTGCCGACCAATGGAATGAAGTTGCCCGCCGCTACCGTGCCCTAGACTCTGCCGCCTGGTATGCCGCCAGGTATGCCGCCAGGAATGCCGCCAGGGATGCCGCCTGGGATGCCGCCAGGAATGCCGCCTGGGATGCCGCCTGGGATGCCGCCGCGTATGCCGCCTGGGATGCCGCCGGGTATGCCGCCGGGTATGCCGCCGGGTATGCAACTTATGAACTAATTGGTATGCACACTTTATTGAATGCTGGTAAGACTTTGTTGTTCGTTCCTCTTTTTAACGACTTATGACTAATCAAATTACATTTAATTCTCAAACAGAAAAGTTTTATTACCCAGATGGAGTAACCGAGACCTTAGAGCAATATAATGCCCGCAAATATAGTTTTGAATATATCCAAGGCTTACAAAATGCCCTTGAACAAATGAAAATTCTTTATCAAAATCCGGGGTGTCTTACCGAAAAATCATACAAAGATGCAAAACGTAAAATTCAAGAAGAGTTTGATTATTGGGAAATGAATATTTTTCAAGAATATGAAGATAAATTAACTCAATGAATTAATCAAATGGACAACCACACCCGCCAAAACTGGCAAAAAATTAAAGATACCCTAGAGGCATCCAGAAAAACTGATTGCCAGTTTTATAAAAGGGCTTGTGCAATTTTAAAAACCGGAGTAGACCCAATGGAGACGTTCTTTAACAAAAAATGATTTTTAGATCAAGTTGGATTCCCTTTGAGACTAGCAATCATCCAGAGCTAAATAAAGTTCAAAGAGGTGAAATGCTCTATTCTATAAGATTTATAGATGAAAAATCTGTGGAAGCAATAACTCAAAGAGCAATAAAAATGCGCTCACAAGAAATGTTTCACGAACCCTTTGATCCACCCGAATACTTATGATAAAAATGACTGAAAACATTGAAATGAAATGGATGATTGTTCCCATTTAAGGGGAATATTATTAAGTTTTCAGATGTATACTGACCATCAGAAAAAAGAAGATAGTGCCGATTTTAACTATCTTGGAGAGCATAACGACGGTTGTTGATTTTGATGGGAGCATAGCTCAATGGAAGAGCGACCGGCCTATAACCGGTTGATTTGGGTTCAATCCCCGATGTTCCTATGGACACCATCACAACCGTCCACTGTTGCTCGACAAACCGGGCATTATACCCTATAATAAAACCGAGAAAAATCTCACCAGTCCTTTACTAATGATTAACACAAGCCACATATGTCTGAACAAACTTTTGCCGAAAAGTTTCGCAAAGAAAAATACACTCTTCAGCGAGCCCTTGACCGAGAAGTTATTCTTCCTATTGATAAACCAAAACTCTGGAAAAAAATTGTGAAGTTTTACGAAGATCAGAATGTTTCATTTTACGGTGAAGTGGAAGCTGACTATATTATGATTCTCAATCTTATTTCAGAAGAACTAGGGATTGAGGTGATGGTCTGATGACAAATCAACCTAAAGTTTTACTTCAAACAAATGATTTCCGCTTTGTGATTAAGGGAACAATCTTTCATAATGGTATGCCGGATTATAGACTTCAAATCCGGCATCCCCGTTTTAAAACTTGGAAAGATTCAGTCCTGTTTGATAATAGCATTCAATGCTCATATGCAATGGAAGATATGGAATATGCAAAGATGTTAGTTGGTGAACCTGCATACTTAAAATGACTAATTTGCGGTGGCTTGGCAATTTACTTCTCATAGTTGGTTATTGTATACTTCTATATTGTGACGTAAAAATTGGTCTCGGTATTAAGCTTATTGGCGGCATCATAATGTTTCCTTCTTTTATTCAACTAAAGATGTGGGATGCAGTTTTAATTGGGAGTTTTTTCGCAGTTATTGAAGGGGCCAAATTGTTGCAACTTTATTTTGTAAAATGAATTACTCAAAAGCCCACCAAAACTTCTCCAACCGCCTTCAAAACCCTGAAGCCCTAAAAAATCCACAGAATTTTCTAGGACCAAACTACGAAACCGTCCTTAACTTCTGGTGGTTTATGGACGGTCTTACCGAGAACCAATGGTATGAAGTTGCCCGCCGTTATGATGCCCTAGACGATGCCGCCTGGGATGCCGCCAGGTATGCCGCCGGGTATGCCGCCGGGGATGCCGCCTGGTCTGCCGCCAGGGATGCCGCCGGGTCTGCCGCCTATTTTGCCGCCGGGTATGCCGCCGGGGATGCCGCCTGGTCTGCCGCCAGGGATGCCGCCGGGTCTGCCGCCTATTTTGCCGCCGGGTATGCCGCCAGGAATGCCACCTATGAACTAATTGGTATGCACACGCTTTTGGACGATGGTAAGACTTTATTGTTCGTTCCTTTTTTTAACGACTTATGACCTACTCTAAAATTCACCAACGGTTTAGCAAATACTCAGAAGCCTCTGAATCCTTGGAGCGCCCCGAAGACTTTTTGGGTCCGAATTGTGCGGCGGTCATAAATTTTTGGTTATGGATTGATACACTTACTACAGTTCAATTTAGAGAAGTTGCCAAGCGATATGATTACATAATTAAATACAATTCTGTTGGTAATGTAGAAGATGCTGCTCATTTCGTAAATCCAAAAGCCGCACACGCAGCCCTGCAGGCCACTTGGCATTCTATCTGGTCACATTACGCCGATGATTATGGGACTGAAGACTTAGATGAGGCTAGGGCAGTCACCTGGGCAACTCAAGAATTAATCGGTATGCACATCTTACTGGAGCAGGGCAAACGACTGATTTTCGTTTCATTGTTTGACAATATATGATTTCATTTAACAATTTGGCCAATCTTGGAAGACTCGGTAATCAGATGTTTCAGTATGCATCTCTTAAGGGTATCGCAAGAAATAGAGGATTTGACTTTTGTATTCCATCTCCAAATGTTGCAGGGCATACTGATTTAAATGTCAGACACTCGGATGCTAATATTCACAATACGTTTCAACTTAGTGGAGTAAACTATCATATAACCGATTATCAAACTGTTACTGAGACAACATTTAATTTTGATCAGAACTTATTTGAAAACTGCCCAGATAATATCAATCTTCTTGGATACTTTCAGAACGAGAATTACTTCAAACATATTGAAGGAGAAATTAGAAAAGACTTCACTTTTTCTGAAGAGATTCAAGGTCTTTGTGGAAATCTTCTAGGCAATGAAGAATACATTTCTCTACATATCCGAAGGGGAGATTATGTTAGTAATCCTAACCATCCCCTGCAACCAATGTCTTATTATGAAGAAGCCTTGAAGCATTTTGATTCTTCTCTACCAGTTATGGTATTTTCGGACGACCATCAATGGTGCTACGAACAGGAACTCTTTGAAGATGATAGATTTCTGATTTCGGAAAACAATACAACAGCGGTTGATCTATGTTTACAGAGTATGTGCTCTTATCATATCATCTGCAACTCTTCTTTTTCGTGGTGGGGAAGTTATTTGGCAGATAGCAAAAAGACTGTTGCTCCTAAACTGTGGTTTGGGGAGACTTTAACGGGAGCGGATTCAAGCGGAATATATAGGGAGTCCTGGAAGACAATTTGAAGGAGAATGAAATGAATAAACTTTGGGATGTCAATCAGTCTATGATTGACAACTATTTACAGGCTTGCAATGAATTTGTGGAAAATGATAATTTATTTAGCGTTTTTAAGGTAGATTCAAGATATACACCAGTTCTTGAACATTTAACAGAGACCGATGCTAATCTTTATTTTTCGGAAATGAAATCTAAAGAAATTCTTACTGAAGCTCTTGTAAACTCAGTAAAGGAAAACGACACATATGGTTCTCCTTTATTGTTTAATCATTCCGAACTCGGTGTTATTTCGCCAACAACTGTTAGATATATTAAGAATAGTCTTGATATCGTTTCATATTTTGGCTCAGAGATGCCCTTTAAGAATGTTCTAGAAATTGGTGGTGGATATGGTGGCTTATGTAAAGTATTCAGTTCTTTTAATAGGTTTGATACTTATCATCTAGTAGACTTCCCAGAAGTAAATAGGTTATCAAAAAAATACTTGAATAAGTTCAAGTATCTTAAAACTAAAATCAAGCACATCTCAACAAGTGAAGTCGCAGAAAATGATAACTTAGATTTGGTTATTAGTAACTATGCTTTCTCTGAATGTTCCAGGGAATATCAAAAACTTTATTATAACTCCTTCATCAAAAATGCCAAAAATTTTTATATTGTATATAATAATTTTACTGAAAATAATTTAAACTCTCAGGCATTTATTGAAATGGCCTCCAACGACTTTTCTATTACCTTTGAAATTGAAATTAGACCCCCACACACTGTTCATATTATTTACGGTAAAAATGCAAATTGATTTAACTGAATTGCAAACATATTATATTAATTTGCCACAACACACAAGCAAGAGAGAAAAGATTGAAGCTCTATTGACTGGTTTAAGTTTTAAAAAAGTTCAACGTTTAGATGGGTCAATTTATCCCGAAAATCCCGTGGCGGGTTGTTCTAGGGCACATTATCATTCTTTGGACCCCGAAAATGTTCCATTTCTTTTACTAGAAGATGATGCTTTTTTACTTGACAAAAATTGGAACGGTGGAATAATTAATGTTCCAGATGATGCCGATGCAGTATATCTGGGTAATTCAACCTGGGGAAGAATGAATGGTCACAATGGAGAATTTATTCAATATGATTATGTAGACGATTATCCGGGGTTGCTCCGGGTATACAATATGTTGGCGACTCATTCCATTTTATATCTAAGTGAAGAATACACCAGTCTGATAAAAAGGATAGCGTATCATACTGGTTATGTTATAGAAAATTATAACGATGTTGCCTTCGCAGAGGTGCAAAGATACTTTAATGTTTATGCCTTTAACGACCCCTTGTTTGCTCAGAGTAGCAATGAAAATGCTACAAATAGATCCATAACCTCTGTTAATCACACTGAATGTATGGAAATTAATTCACTTCAGTTTTATCCTTATCCTTTGAAATAATGTATAATATATCTCCTGATTGTCAAGTTAAAACTCTCAATGAAATTTATCAAAAATATTTTGGCTATCCATCAAAAGGCTTCTTTGTTGAAGTTGGTGCTTATGATGGGGAGTTTGTTTCAAATACCTCTTTTTTAGCCGATATTGGATGGAATGGACTGTATATTGAGCCCGTTTATGAATACTATTTAAAATGCCTAAAACGACACGAACTGAATGACGTTACAGTTGCTAACGTTGCTATTGGTCTAGAAGAAGGTGAAATTAAAATGTATAGGGGGCAAACCCTTTCAACCCTAAATCCAGAACAAGTTGATAGATATAAAGAAATTGACTGGTCTGCCCATATTCAGTTTGATGAAGTAATGTGTGACCAGATGCGTTTGGATACGTTGATGAACCGGCTAGAAGCCCCTAAAAACTTTGATATTCTTATAGTAGATGTAGAAGGAAAAGAATCTGAAATTTTTAAAACATTTGACATTGATGAGTGGCGCCCCAAAATGTTAATTGTTGAATTAGAAGATGAACATCCATCATTTCAAAAATATCCAGACCTAATTCAAGAAATAAAGGAACTAAGAGAGTTTATCAAATTAAAAAAATATGTAGAAATTTATAGCGATATTCATAACACCGTTTTTGTAACAGAAGAATTTTATATGGAGAAGCAATGAAAAAAATTTGTATTTTAAATGTGGCAACAAACCACTACATTCGGTTCATCAATCCTTTGCTAGATTCTATTGATCAAAATTTTTTAAATGGCCATACGGTTGATGCTCTAGTATTTACTAATCAAGAACTTGAAGTTGAATCTGACCGAATTAAGGTCTCACAAATTCAACACGAGCCTTGGCCGATGCCAACTCTTAAGAGGTATCATTATTTTCTTCAAGAAAAAGAACATATTCAAAAATATGATTATTGTTTTTATCTTGACGTTGATATGATGATTGTGGATAATGTCGGGGAAGAAATTTTTGGAGACCTTGTGGCTACCCAACATCCTGGAATGTGGAATAAAACACCAGATTCTTTTACTTACGAAAGGCGACCACAGAGCACCGCATATGTTCCATATGGAGCAGGAAGAAAATATTATGCGGGAGGATTTAACGGTGGAAATCCTGTGAACTTTTTGAGTATGGCTGAGACAATTGTTGAAAATATTAATAGAGATTTTGATAGTGGTATCATTGCAGAATGGCACGATGAATCTCATATGAATCGTTATCTTATTGATAATCCCCCAACTCTTGAACTTAATCCATCTTATTGCTTCCCAGAAGGTGCAGATGAGAATGGTGCTCCTACTAAATATTATCCATACGGTTGGAGAGTTCCATTCTCTCCAAAGGTTATGGCATTACAGAAGAATCATAATGAAGTCCGTAATTGATTATAAACTTGATTTAAGAGAAATTCCAGTTTATTATATTAATCTGGATGAAGAGGCAGAAAAGAAGGAAAGAACTGAAAAACTTCTTGGCGAAATGGGGTTTAAAGATGTAACCCGCGTTTCTGCTATTAAGCACGAGGCTGGTAGAATTGTTGGTTGTGCCCGGTCACATCATAAGATTCTCTCTACTCTTAGTGGTCCAGCAATCATTCTAGAAGATGACTGTTCCTTAAATAAAGAGTTCAATGGTGTAATAGAATATCCAAATACAGCAGATGCTGTGTATCTTGGTATTTCACATTGGGGTAGATATCTGAATCATTCTGGACCATATGTTCATACATCTAAAACTGATACTGAATGTGTAAGGGTCTACAATATGCTAGCAACTCACGCAATTCTATATCTCAATGATGAATATACTCAAATGTGCTCACGGATTGCTTATCATCACGGCTATCAAGTAAATAATCATCTTGACATTGGGTTTGCCGAAAATCAAAAATACTTTGATGTGTATGCACTAGATGAACCTCTGTTCAGGCAATATGAATGGTCGGCAGTAACGACCGGCAAACTGTCTGAGAACTCAATAGATGCCGTTGATGCTGAGTCTTTTTACCGGCAGATTCTAATTGACGATGCGAACTTCTATAAGTTAAACGAGGAGTTTAAATCGCCTTTCCGACCACTAATAAGTAGACGGGATGTTAATGGCATTCCAGGTTATTTTGTTCCAACGAGAATTGTATGAAAAGTATTGTAACTGGTGGTTGCGGTTTTATTGGCTCCCATATTGTAGATAAACTTATTGAACTTGGACACGAGGTTGTTGTTATTGATAGCCAGACCTCTTCAACAAGAACTGAATACTTCTTTAATGATAATGCAACTTATCACAAGGCCGATTTGTCTAATTATTCTGGAATCGAATGGTTATTTGAAGATGTAAATTACGTCTTTCATCTTGCCTCAGAGATTTCTATTCCTTACTGTGTTGAGCATCCCCGAGAGTCAATGCAGAATAATGTTCTCTCAACTTTAAATGTTTTAGAGGCATCAAGAAAATATGGTGTTGAGCGAGTTGTATTTTCCTCTACCTCTGCGGTTTATGGAAATAGTCTGTTTCTCCCCAGTGTGGAAACCAATCCTATTGATTGTTTGAATACTTACTCCATTTCAAAGTATTCCGGTGAACAACTTTGCCAGATGTATTACAACCTTTACGGGCTGAAAACCGTTATCTTCCGATACTTTAATGTTTATGGTGAGAGGCAGCCTCTTGTTGGAAGTTATGCTCCAGTTTTGGGAATTTTTCTAAGGCAGAAAAATAATAATGAACCTCTTACTCTTATTGGTGAAGGTTATCAAACACGGGACTTCGTTCACGTTTCTGATGTGGTATCTGCAAACATTATTGCGAGCCAAAAAAATTTATATAAGTATGGTGAGGTTTTTAATGTTGGAACTGGGCTAGGCACTTCCATTGAATTTATTGCGAATCTTATCTCTTTGAATCAAATTAATTTACCCGAACGTATTGGTGAAGTTATTCATTCTAGAGCAAATATTGATAAGATCAAAGGCATTTTAGAATGGGAGCCAAAGGTCAATGTAATTGAGTGGATTGAGGGGCAATTATGAAAATAGAAATATTTACGTTTGCATTTAATAGGCCAGATTTACTGGAACTGCAAGTAGATTGTCTTAAAAAATTTCTTTTAAATGATTTTAACTTAAATGTCATTCACGACACTAGAAATGGTAGTTTAGTAAATGAGTTTGAAGCTGTCTGCAAAAAGATAAGTGAAAAGTATCAAGAACTTTCAGTATACTATTGCCCCCATCAATCTCCAAATGGGCTACAATCATCACAATATCATTCAGAGGCCCTTCAGTGGACTTATGATAATATAGTTAAACGACTAGATGATAAGATTGTTTTATTTTTAGATCACGATATTTTCCTCACCGAAGACTTGAATCTTGTTGAAGAGTTGAATGGTTACGATATTCTCGGGCTGCTGCAGCAGCGAGAACATGTTAAATACATTTGGCCGGGTCTTGTTGCATTTAAGACTAGTTCTTTTGCTGAAATAAATTGGAAATGTGGGGAAGTGGAAGGGCAAAAAGTTGATAGTGGTGGTGGAACATATACAATCTTAAGAGATAAAAACATAAAATTTAAAAATACTGGAGCAACATATCCAGAAGCATACAAGGATATTGATTTAACCGATCAGAGTGTCACATTGGGCTATAACTTTGAACTTCATTTTGCTGGCAATTTTTACATTCTAGAAATGCCCGCAACTGGGACACATTTTATAATGTAAAAGATGGAAATAAGACAAATCTTTTATTGTATATTTTGAATGATATTCTTCATTAATTTTAAGTATGGACATCAACAAATCAGCATATAAACTAAAAAATCTTCCTTCAATCTATTATATTAATCTAGATGATCAGGAAAACCGTCGTAAATATATGGAGGAGCAGTTCTCTTATTGGGAAATTGAAAACTACACAAGAATCTCTGCATATGATGGTAGAGCATCTGACCTTAGTGAAATTTTGAGGGGAACCTATCCAGAGAATATGACAAGTGGTGAAATTGGTTGCACTTGTAGTCATCTAAAAGCAATTAAGGAGTGGTATGAAACATCTGAGTCTCCTTATGCTCTTTTTATGGAGGATGATGTAGACATTAGTATTGCCCGCTTCTGGAATTTCACTTTCGTTGATTTTATTGGCAGAGTTCCTTATGCCTGGGATTGTATTCAACTTGCAATTATCTCAACTGGTGATATTAGTGTTCCAATTCATACAAGATTCGTCAACAGTTTTTCCACTGCTTGTTATATCATTACACGCCGGTATGCCAAAAAACTTATTGACCTACACATTAGAGATGACAAATATAAACTAGACAATGGAGTAAAACCAAGAGCAACCGCAGATGACCTAATCTATAATGCTGGTATGACGTATGCTTGTCCACTATTTTTATATAAGTTGGATATGGGCTCAACTATTCACCCGGAACACTTAGATGCTTTTCATAAAAATTCTTATGACGGCATTTTTAACTTCTGGTCCCAATTAGGAGCACAGGTTTCTCTTGAACAAATCACAGATTTTAATCCTTATCATGGGCGCATCGCCGAGCCATCTGGACAAGTGGCACAAGGGGTTTGACAAAATCAAGATGGTGTGCTAAGCTCATAATCGTTAAAATAATTGAACTATGCTAGTATTTTTAGAACCAAACGGATTAACGAAAAAGGGGAAGGCCAAATGGGACAAAACTTTTCCTTATCTTCCCGAGTATGGACAACACGGAATGCAAATGGGTTATACCGATGCTCCCTCTGCCAATTTTACTATGATTAGAGAGGATTTTAAAGATTTTTGGTTGCACGAGGAATTTATTGGAAATGTTAACTCGTGGAATTTTGCAAGCCAAATGTTTACGGGAATATCGGGAAACCTAATAGAAACTTTACTAAAAGATGACGAGTATGAAAAGTCTGGAATGGAACTGTTTTTAAAAAATCTATTTGAACGTCTTCAATATATTGAAAGTAAAATTGAAACTATTGATGACGACTTATATGATGTAAAAAACAAATTTCCACAAGAGCAATGGTAAAATGTAATACAGAATTGAAGAACGCAACGGAGTTTTTACTCCACAGATTAACTTTTTGTGGTGGTGGACTGATTTTGGCTATTCGTATAAAACAAAAGAACTAGCCCTTCAACAAATTAAAGAACACCACGAATATTATAAAGAGTTAGAACCTGAACCAGTCTATCACTACATCAACCAACAAGAATTAAACTGAATTTATATTGTCAGCAAACCCTCACCTCCTAACCCTTGACAAATCTTGAGGATAAGACTTTGTTGTTCCCCCTTTTAACGACTTATGACAGTACTCAAACCGTCCACTAAATACCCACAACCCGGCTAAATCTAGTAGGGTGTAACCATCAACTCTTCATTAAGAAAGAACTATGAATCTTAATTTGAACGACCTCCAAAATCTTGATTATTGCCTTTCCGTGGCAATTAAGTCAATTAAAAAGTATAATGAGTTTGACGACTATGATGTTTCTACAACTCAACTAAAAGAACTTCAATGCCGGATTCAGGAAGAAATTGCCAAACTTAAAGATGATGAAAATTAAATTTTTTAGCGGTATAAATACTAATGCCTGTAATTGACTTGCATCTTTTCAGGTTGGGGGAGTTATCATACTTCCCCTTAAAATTTAAAAATATAAATAGCATTGCAAGTCAATTTATAGAGCAGATGAAAGACCCAAAAAGGTTTTATACTTACGCATATTTGCGTGAAGATGGAAGTCCTTATTATATTGGGAAAGGACAAGGAAGAAGAATTTACCGTAAAGGGAAAAATGAAGTAAACCCCCCTAAAGATAAACTAAGAATAATCTTTCTAAAACAAAATCTAACAGAAGATGAAGCTCTCCATCACGAAAGATATATGATTGCTGTTTTCGGCAGAAAAGATTTAGGTACTGGTTTATTGAGAAATAGAAGTGATGGTGGAGTTGCTCCAGCAAATCTATCTATGGAAACTAGACGGAAAATGAGTGAGTGTCGTAAAGGTAAAAATCACCCTCTTTATGGTAAATCACATTCTGAAGAAAGTAAAAGAAAAATGAGTGAGGCGAGTAAAAATCTATCAGAAGAAACCAGAAGAAAAATGAGTGAAGCAAAAAAAGGTAAACCTCTAACCGAAGAAACTAAAAGAAAAATTAGTAAGTCTTTATTGGGAAATAATTATTCAAAAGGAAATAAAATAGATAGAGAAATTGTAGATAGGCTCACTAATGAAAGAAAGAAAAATAAATGGTGGAATAATGAATGTGAGCAAAAGTTTTGCCCAGAATGCCCAAATGGATGGAAACCTGGAAGATTACCATTAACTGGTAATTATTCAAAACCTGGAAATAAAAATTCAAATTCATCACACTATAAAATTGAATTTAATGACGGTAGATGTGAAATAATTTTTTGCTTATCTGAATGGGCAATGAACAATAACTATAAACCAAATTCATTATATTATATCGTAAGCAATAAAAGAAAATCTCCACATAAAGATATTTTAAGAATACTTAAACTAACATCGGAGTCCACCTGATGAACTGGCACACTAAACGGGCACAGGCCCTAAAACCTGCTATAATGAAAGAACTCAAGTAAAGGAGCTATAAAAGTGAAGGTTCGGATCGCATCAGATATTCACCTTGACCATTATATTTCTTGTCAAATACTTCCAGATTTAGGACGCGGAGATGTACTAATCTTAGCGGGAGATATTCTTTCGGTTAAGTATTTTAAGACTAATGGGTATCTTCACAATGTTTACTATACATTTCTGGAGAATTGCTCCAAGAATTTTAATCAAGTTCTTTATGTGTTAGGAAATCACGAACACTTCGGGTTCAATTTTGAAGGAACTTTTAAAACCTTAAAGGAGCATCTTCCTAATAACTTTCATCTATTAGAGAATGATACTATCAAGATTGGGGATTGGGCTTTTGTGGGGTTCACTCTATGGACTAACTTTCGTAATGGAAATCCTATAGAAATGATGGATGCGGAGCAATATATGAATGATTATAAAGTCATTCGTATTGGTTCCAATTATAGAAAGTTGAGAGCACAAGATACGCTAAACTTTCATCTTAAAAGTAGGGATTATCTTCTCAATCAACTTGAAACTCTCAAAGAGAATGTATTCGTGATTAGTCATCACGCTCCAAGTTATCGCTCCATTGCAGATGAGTATAAAACTTCATCGTGTAATAGTGCGTATTGTAGTGATTTAGATGAGTTGATTATGAAACACCCTCAAATTAAATACTTTATCCACGGGCATACGCATACTCCTTTTGATTACAAAATTGGAGAGTGTCGGGTTATATGTAATCCTGTCGGGTATCCCGGACAAAACACGGGGTTTAATCCACACTTTTACTTAAATTTATAGTTAATCACTTGGATTTAAGTCTACCTTGCACAAAGGTTTCATCGGGTTGAATTTTAGACATTTTTTCAATTGTTCCATTATTCCACCAATGCGTTCCTTTTGCTTTTGCCCTTTTTGTTACATTTGAAAAACATTTCTCTTTAATTCTTCCTTTAACGAATCCTTTTGGTATTTGGTCCGAAACAACCATCATTTCAATTGAACTATTATTTACCCATATTTTTCCTCTCACTTAAACAAAAAGTTCATATTTTTCTCGAACTCAGAAAAACTGTTCCCAATTGTCCAGTCCAAATTGGCCCAGAGCAAACAATTAAACCCTACAAAAAATGAATCTTTATTTTCAAACTCTTATAATCTTTTTTGGCTTCTTGTTTTACCTTCTTTACATAGAACCGAGGTTTGCTGAATACATTATTCTTAATCTTAAATTTCTCAGGGTTAAGATTGCTGGTTTATGGTGGTTGATGAATAATCATCCAAAAAATCCATTAGTCCGTCTAAGAATGGAAATTAAATACCGTCTCCTCATCAGAGAACTTGTCAAAAATGTTAAAAAAAGTGAGGAACCAAAACTGTGACTGAAGAACTTGATTTTACCCAACTGAATAGTATGGTTGCCTCTCTTAAGGCTGAAAGTGAATCCACATCAGAATTTACAGTTGAGTTTATTGAATGCTTACAAAGCCGCTATAATCTGGATTCCGCTCTTTATGAAGACATTGAACTGGAAGATGTTCCAGATGAGATTATTAAGGTTTTGCAGTGTGGAAAGGTTCCAACAAAAGAAGACTTATTGCCATTGGATAGCGACGGGCAAAACTATCTAATGATGGAATTAGTATGGCTCTGCGGAATGCAGAGAATCGCATATTATAGTGAGGATGAAGAATTAGAAGAAGATGAGCCGAGCACTTTTGATAGAATCTTAGTTATGAGAGATGTTTCTCCTGCCCATTGGATTGGTGGTTATCTGATTGCCGCCCTTACTCTTTTGTTTGCTAAAATTCCTTCTGAAGATTTTATTGATTCTTTGACGAATAACTTTGAGGACAGTCACGAGAATGTTATGAAAATCTCAAATTCGTTTGTTGAGGCGTGTAGTAGTATTTTTCACCGATATGAAGAAGATATGTGCTACTATGACCTTAAACCTGAAGAAGAAGATGAGTGATTTTGATTCCACTGCCCCCTGGTTCGAGTTCCTTAGTTACACTTTTTGTTGTGAGAGTCTAGGGGTAGAACCAACGATTCAAAAATTTCTCCGTTATCAAAATTATTTAAAGACTTTGAGGGTTGATAATGGAAACAAAAAGCACATTTGACGAATGGTTTTATTATCTTGAATATTTCTCTCTTAAGAGTGAAAGGTTTTTCGGAGATTGTGACCATTATTTAAAAGATGGTGACGAACTGCAAAAGAAGGAAGCCGAGAGAGTTTTTCTATCTTGGTTAAAAGCAGCATTTGAAGCAGGACGAGAAAGTGGCAAAAAAGCGTAGAAATCTCAATGCAACAACAAAGGTAAATCCTCCTGCAAATGCCCCGCTACCAGTTGAACAGCCGAATGCAAAGCCTTTTCATCTGAGTTTTCCATTTGAGCTGCAACATTCAGATAGGGGCGAAAAGAAGACTTGTTGGTTTAAAGATAAAATTGATATGGAAAAATATATTAAACGGAATGCTTTAAAAGCAAAAGATTATACCCTCCAAAAAACGCAACCCAAAAAATGAGTCACAGAATCAAAAAAACAACAGACATAGAAGGCTTAACCATTTATGTTCCACAGTATAAACGTTTTTTTGTGTACTGGGATTATTGGGAAACCAGTTTTCCGCCGCACAGGATATTTTTTCGTTCATACGACCGGGCGGGAGATTTCATTAAACTTCAAAAGAAAAAACCAAAAGACGAATATTATGAACTGTGACAGTTGCAAAACTGGCCACTTACTGCCCAACCCGCTCAAAAATGTTCTATGATGTGGATGAACCAATGAAAAAGGAAATGCCAAACGACTCCATCTCTTATCAAGAAATTTGTTATTCAGACTTCATTCTCGGCAAGTTCCTCAACTCTTCTTGGGAAAATTCAGAAAATGTATTTAAGGCCGATTACAAGTTTTACACTAATCCAGAAAATCTCAAAGAGTTTGTAAAAGCGGTTTTACCAGATTTCGTTATTTCGCAGACGCAATATTCATTTCTTCTTAAGAGTGAACAATGTGTTATTGAAATTCGCGCTATTCACCGAAACTCAACAAGTGTTCAAATTTTCGGAGAAGAGCAAGAGGTTCAAAGAGTGCAACAGCTCTTTAAAGATAATTTTGAGGAAGTTGTTTCATCGATTGAATGGGTCTACAACCGAAAAGGTGATAGCATAACTCTTCCGGTTTTAACTGACAACTATCCAATTAAAGAGTTCTATCCATTTCTCGGTGAAAAGTCACTTGAAGATTATTATGATGAATATATGAAGTCTAGGGCTTCTATTCTCATTCTTATTGGTCCACCTGGAACTGGAAAGACTACATTTCTACGGGGCCTTATTGCACATACTAAAAGCAATGCTATCGTCTCCTACGATGTAAAGATTCTTGAAGACGATAGTTTCTTTGCCAACTTTATTGGTGATGATAATAGTCAACTTTTGGTTCTTGAAGATTCTGATACCTTCCTTGGGCCGAGAAAGGACGGAAATCATATGATTATGAAATTCCTCAATATTGGGGATGGATTAGTTAGCAATCAACATAAGAAGATTATTTTTACAACAAATCTTCCTTCGGTTAAAGAAATTGATCCGGCTCTTATTCGCCCAGGCCGTTGCTTTGATATTCTTAACTTTGAGAATCTTACTGCACAACAGGCTAATGCAGTATCCGAGGCTCTTAAACTGGAGCAAGAACTTTTTGACGGAAAAGTTTCACTAGCTGAAGTCTTTAATCGTCAGCCTTTTTCTAGCCAACTTAAAGCAAAATCTACTGTAGGATTCATTTAATCATGTTTGACGCACATTACATTTCTTCTTTTGATTCATTAAGTGAAATGGAACAACTTCTGTTTAACTTTGAACACGTTAAACAGATGCTCTATTATACTCGTGAAAAATCTGAAAATCCAGATGTAGCATTAGATGCAGCAATTGCCTTTCTAGAATATTCTATTGAGCGAGTTGACTTGCAGTTTCCAGAAGTTTGGAACTCTGTAATTACTCAACATCCACAACGTTTTGTTTCGGCGGATGATTGATGTAATTACTTCAACCATAGTTTGCGGGTTTGTTTTTATTCCCCGCATTCATAGGCAACTTACCACAAAAACTCAAACTGAGCAACGAAAACTTTGCAGCACCTTTAGGGAAACCCAGATTGGTGCAACATAAGTAAAATTGAACCAATTTATCCAACTATCACCAGAGACACAACTCACTAAAACAATGGCAAAAACAGACCGAGATCCAGTTTATATGAAAGAGACTTTTGGAACAGCGTCTCTTATTACAGATTATGGCCCAACTCCATCTCTACCCAACCCACCCGAAACAATTGATTCTATTCTAAAAGAACTAGAACAAATTCTTTCAAAAGAATATGCCGGTTGGTATGATAGTTTTGATAGTGGCCGGTATCATCTAGCTAAAACGATTTATCCTAAACTCAAATCCTTACAAAACCAACAATGAACCAAATTTCTGAACGAGTACAAGAAGAACTTAGTGAAGCCGCCTCACATATTCGCAATGCCCTAAGTTTTGCATCTAGAACCGAAAAGCCTGTAGTGATTCGTCTAATAGGTGAAATTCTTGTTTCTATTGAGAATATCTCTGCAGTTGACCAACAATACGAGGCCCTAAAAACCCTTCAAGAAATCCTTTTTAAAAAGATTGACAATGACAGAGATTCCTAAACCCTTTGAAGGTTTCTTTGAAATTACAAAAAAACTTTCAACGAAATTCATTGAAACTGAGGAAGAGCCTGATAGTTTCACTATTTGGTTCTACAGACGAGAAACTGATAAGTTCACTCTTGAAGAGTTTCTTGATGACTTACAACCGAATACCTTTGGTTGGGATAATGTAACCCAGCAACTATTCTTTAAATCTAAAGAAAACGAAAACTACTCTGTAAACTTCACTAAACTCTAAATAAAAAATGAATGCAACCAAACCAATGACAAAAGAAGAATGGGATGAGATGAATAGTCTTCGCAAGGCAATTAGTGAGCAACCTTCTAGTGTCATTCCTGAACGAATGCAAAAGTTCGCTGAACTATTTGTTAAGTCATTGGATGGTGCAGATGATTCACACCCCCTTACCCGTAATTTAAATGTTAGTTACTAAATTTAAAACTGCTCTTGATGTTTTCCGGCACGATCTCACTGATTCAGAACGACTAAATGTAAATGTTACTTCTTTGCTTTCAGAGAACGAAAAACTGAGACAAGAATTGGAGTTCTATAAGCAATCTGCGGCTGGAAAGATATTTGACCTCTAAATAGTTCTAATTTAAAAATTAGAATGAAAACTTTTCAACAATTTTGCGAAGATAATTCAAACATAGAAACCCGAAGGCAAGTTATTCGTTCAACTTCTATGGAAAAAAGAGAACAACTCGCCGCCGATCTGGAACAACAGAGGCAAAGTAATCAAGAAAAACTTCAGCAGAGCGCCGATGAACAAAGAAAAGCGGCTGAAGAAGAAAGCAGGCAAAGACAAATTGACACCCTAAGAAAAAGAATCTCCGATATTGAAACCCAAAAATGAAATTCGTAATTTATTCAAAAGACGGTTGCCCATATTGCGACCAAATTAAAAAAGTTATGCATCTTGCCGGTTTAGATTACTCCATACTCAATCTTGGCGAGCATTACTCAAAAGATGATTTTTACTATGAGTTTGGTGAGGGGACAACTTTTCCTCAAGTTTTAATGAATACTATAAAACTGGGGGGTTGTAAAGATACAATTCTATTCCTAAAAGATCAAAAAATTCTCTAATGGAAGAAGTCTATCTTGATGTAGAAAAAGCAGTAGATTTTGCCTTCGCCGAGAGCAAGTTCATTCTTAATTTATATACATATCTTCAGCAAAAAGAATTTAGAAGAACTGATGCCCAGGATTTTTTGGGTAGCCCCACAGTAGTCAATCTAAAGACAACCATACAAGAATTGTCCGAATACCTTGAGGGTGGCCAAGACCCTCGCCACTGCTACCTTAGAGAGGCTTATGGACACCTCTCAAAGCCTTTTGCTCGGCGTATTAAGACCTACCTGGAAGCATTTATTAAAGACGCGGAGAAATATGTTTATGACAAAAGACCAGGAAGGAGAGCCAAAGTTAAAACTAAATAGGGGTATTGAATATATGCTCCGTTCTAAAAAACAGGAAAAAAAGGCTGGACTATTCAATTTTAGAATTTCTAAGGCAGTTTCTTTTTTTTCAAAAGAAATTCATCTCAAAATTGAGTTAAAAATAACTGAAAGACCTTCCTAAATAATTGTGCTCGGTTAGTTAATGCTTTTCGGGTATCGGTGGAGTACACCGATTACAGACGTGGAGCGGAATTAAGACTAATAGGTTATTCATACCAATTAGCATCTGCGGTGAAGCGTCTGGAAAATCACTATAGTTTAGTGATTTTCCATACTATGGAGTTTATGCTCCGCAATAAAAAGCAAAGAAAAACGGAGGAACTATTTAATTTTAGAATTGCTAAGGTAGTTTCCTTTTTCTCAAAAGAAATTCACCTGAAGATTGAGTTAAAAATAACTAAAAAAACATTCAGGAGAAAACTAAAATGTATGGCCTCATAACTGCCCTAACGGTCCTAGTAGTTCTTTGCTTTTTAATGCTCGGTGGTGTTATTGGATTTATAGCATCCAAGTTTTATCCCCCGGCTCCTAGACTTCACCCCGAGATGTATAACTACGACGGGTCTATCAAACCAGATATCCTTTATGCAGTAACTTTTGACCAAAATTATGACGACACAGACGAAGAAGATTATAAGGACGCCTGAGAATAGAGTATTTTCAGTTATCCACAAACAAAAGTTAGATAAATAAAGACGCTCGGCTAGTTAATACTTTTCGGGTATCGGTGGAGTACACCGATTACGGACGTGGAGCGGAATTAAGACTAAAAAGGTTATTTACCATTTAGCATCTGCTATGAAGCGTCTATAAAATCAATAGAGTTTTTGGCTCTTATTGGTTTTTGTTACTATAATAGCGACGGGCCTATCAAACCAGACATACTTTACGCAGTAACATTTGATCAAAATTATGACGACACAGACGAAGACGACGAAGGTGACTACGCCTAAAAAACTTCCAGCCAATCCATTTCTATTTGAAGTTTTTGACTTGGTTGAAAGACAACGTTCCAATGCCAAAAAAGTAGAAGTTCTTCAAGAATATAAGGACCCATCTATGATGGCAGTATTCATTTGGAATTATGACCAAAGCTTAGAATCTGCAATTCCTCCGGGTGATGTACCGTTTGCCGATGCCAGAGAAATTGGCGTTGTTGGAAATGATACAACCTTTTCGGATAGTATGAATAAGCAACTAAAAACCGATGAGATGTTAGATTCTTATGGTAGTAATAACCGAACAACTATTCGTAAGGAATACACTAATTTCTTTAACTTTATCCGTGGTGGCAATGATTCCCTTTCTGGAATTCGCCGGGAAACAATGTTCATCAATCTGCTACAAGGTCTACATCCTCGTGAGGCTGAAATTATTTGTTTTGTGAAAGATAAAAAGCTACAAGAAAAGTATAACATTTCCTTTGATGTTGTTAAAGAAGCATTTCCCGAGATTCAATGGGGGAATAGAGTGTGATCGCAACCCTTGAACCTTGGTCTTTACCTGAACAAGAAGCCGTTCCAACATCTTATAGATGCGAACTTCTTTTCATTAACACTTTAGATGTCAATACCTATGCCCTTCCGTCGGATTCTTATTTAATTTACTATAAGGATAAAGAAGGAGAAAAAGTGGACATTTGTAGAGCAGCCAGAATGGTTGACATTTTTGATTTATATTATGACCGGTTCGGGGGAGTGATTGAAAAAATTGATTACTCTAATGGAAGAGTTAGTCCAAGAATTTGGAGACAAAATAAGAAAACAGAAGAGGTAAACAAAAAGAAATGAGCGGTTTCGCAAGAGCGATTATTAATGATAATGAGTTGAATAAACTCCTCAAACGATATAAGAAGATTAAAAAATATATGAAAAGTAGTCTATATGAAATGAAAACTCTTGACGGAACCGAGCAAATCGTCTCTAAACTTTTGGAGGATATTCCAAATGGTTAGTATGGGACACCATTGTTTGCTCAATGTTTATGGTTGTAAGTTTGAGATTCTTGATAACGAAGACTTTATGATTCGAGTGCTAAGAAAAGCTGCCAGTGAATGTGGAGCAACCATTTTAAATGTAGTGTCCCATAAATTTGACCCGCAAGGTGTAACGGCAATACTTCTTTTATCAGAATCTCATATTTCAGTTCATACCTTTCCAGAGAAAGGAACCGCAGCCTTTGACATTTATACTTGCGGCATTGCAGATTCAAAACTTGGTGCCCAATGGATTCTTCAGCAGATGAATGCCAGCTATCATACTCTTATTGATATCGGAAGATGATTCACGACACCGTTTTTATTTCGGATTTACATATCGGTACGAACCGATGTGATGCCGAAGCCCTTTTAGAATTTCTTTCAGAAATTAAAACGAAGAAACTTGTTCTCGTTGGTGATGTTATTGATTTAATGTGCCTAGAAAGAGGTTCAAAATGGAATAGACTTCATACCCTTATTATTCATAAACTTCTGGAAAAGAAGAATAAAGGCTGTGAGATTGTTTACATCTATGGAAACCACGAAAAGGATTTATCTCGCTACGTTGGAAATTTTGGTGGAATAACATTCTGTAGAGAATATGTTCATACAGATTCAAAGGGCAATAACTTCTTGTGTATTCACGGAGATAAACTTTCAACTCATTCATCTGGAGATTGGAAACAGTTTTTCTTACATAAAGGCTATGAATGGATTACGCCTCTTAATCATTTCCTAAAGAAGAATTTCAATGTATCGTTGGTAAACTTTTTAAAGAAAACAAAACGCGGAAAAGATTATATTGATTCTTATGAACGGGATGTTATTTCTGGTCTAAGAATAAAAGAAAATCTTCACAATAGGCTATACACTGGAGCAATTGTTGGCCACATTCATCATCTCAATTATAGGATTATTGACGGTTATCAATATTTTTGCTGTGGAGATTGGGTTGATACTTGTAGCGCAGTTTTAGAGAAGAACGGAATTTATACCACCCACACGTTTGGGACTTGACAAAATGGAGGAACTATGCTAGGGTATTACCGACCTCAAGAGCAGCCCGTCCCCGAGAAAGTAAACAATAAACGTCTCAAACTTTTGATTCAAAATTTAGAGAATATTGTTGAACTTCTTAAAGATGAGGTTTGTGTTGAGGAAGAAGAAACGAATATTGTTCGTTTTGAAGATATGATACAAAAGATACAAGACGAATATGAAGACCCCGAATACCAAGAGGAAGACTAATGGCTTATGATTTAACCCCGTTTGAAAAGGATATGGCGGCTTTTGCTGATAGAATTGAGATTATTGTCGGCCTAGAGATTGGCGATAAGATGACCGCAGAAGAGGCATATCAAGAGATTAAACTATTGATGAAGGACCTAAAAAAATCACGTAAGAGAGCAAAAGGAGAGCAAGAGAATGAACAGGCCAGTTAAAGCGGAAGACCTTCTACTCCTAGATCCAAGATTAGAAGTTGTAATGTTACAATGCTATCCAATTCCAGAACAGGTTGTATGGCAAGCGGGTAAAAATGATTACTCGGAAGTTCCTATTCATCAAGTTGAAACTCCTACTCCACAGAAATGTGGTGAATGGATCGTTGAACAACTTCTTGCTAATGACCGTGGCCATTATGGTTGTTATTCATCTGATATGGAAGTTTTAACTGAAAATGGGTGGATATTCTGGCCAGACGTAACAAAAGAAACAGTATTAGCATCTTATGATACAAAAACTGGATTAGTTAATTTTGAAAAGCCAACCGCAGTTCAAAGGTGGGATTATAAAGGAAAAATGTATCATTTAGAGGGTCAGGCTTTAGACTTTTTAGTTAGTCCTGACCACAGAATGATTGTTCAAAGTAGAAAAAAAGATGGAAGTTGGACAGAAAGATATGCAATTTCTGCGGAAGAAATTTATAATAAACCCGTTAGATATTCAACTTCTGGAAATCTTTCGGAGAATGAAAGACTCGTTGTAAATACCCCAATTGATAATCCTAGTTTTTGGGCCTTGATTGGATTTTGGGTTGGAGACGGGGATTCCCATACTAGTTCAAACACTCTAGGGTTTCATTTAAAACGAGAAAGGAAAATTGAATATCTTCAAACCCTCTGTGAAGAACTAGAGATAGAATTTTATTCAACTAAAAATGATAGGTATGTTGTTTCATATCCTGGTATTGGAAATTGGATGAAAACCAATTGCCTTTACGCTTCAAACTTTAAGAAACTTCCCGATGGTTATCTGCGACTTGAAAAAGATTGTGTTTATAATCTTTTTGATGGTTTGCGAAATTCGGATGGAACGAATCGTAGAAATACTTGGGCATATTCAACTACCTCATATGGTTTAGCCTCTCAACTTCAAGCGATTGCCGCAATAAACGATTTAAAGTTTACCTGCTGTAAAGATATTAAAGACAACGAAAATCATAATGACCTTTATTGTTTACGCCTCACCGATAGAATCTATCCTAGAGTTGAAATTTCACAATCAACCCGGTCTAGAACTTATAGCGAGAACTGGGTAGATTATGAAGGCGAAATTCATTGTGCCACGGTTTCTACTGGTGCGCTTATTATTCGTCGTAATGATAAAGTTGCAGTATGTGGTAACTGTTTAGAGCATCCACAGATTACATTCTCTTGTGCCGGATTCGTCCACAATGTTATGGTTCAGGGTAGAACCCATCGCATTGGAACTACTTGGGATGTTCAGTCGCAGCGTTACACCGGGAAGCGGGTTTTAAAAGTTGCCAGCGGTGAATTAGATGTAGAAGATGTTTTTTACGTTCGCCCTGTTGGCTTCTATACCAATCGTAAAGGTAAAAAGTACGAATGGACAGAAGAAGACCGCCAGGAAGATTTTGAGCACTTCATTGAGGGGTGTAAGCGTTATGCCTCAAGGTATGAACGGGGAATGTCTGAAGAACATATTAGAGATTCTTTGGCTCAGGCTATTCGCCAAAATTTTGTAGTTTCATTTAATCTTCGTTCGGTTCTACATTTTCTAGACTTAAGGGCCAAACTTGATGCACAACTTGAGATTCAGGCTTTGTGTGATGCGATTGTTCCAGAACTACAACGCTGGGCTCCAAATGTTTGGGCTTATTATGAAGAGAAGAGATTCCGTAAGGCAAGGTTGAGCCCTTAATCTAAATAGTTATATGCTGTTTTAAAACATAAAGTGTATTATACTTACGCATATTTACGAGAAGATGGAACTCCTTGGTATATCGGTAAGGGGAAAGGTAGACGGGCATACCAAAAACATGATTATTTTACAATTCCTCCAAAAGATAGAATACTCATTCTTAAAAATAATCTCACGGAAGAGGAGGCATATAAACATGAAATTTATATGATTAATGTATTTGGCAGAAAAGATTTAGGAACTGGATTTCTCTGTAATAAATCAAATGGTGGAGATGCTCCTCCCGTTTTTACTGGACATACTGAAGAAAGTAGGAGAAAAATCAGTAAATCGCTTAAAGGTAGAGTTACTAGACCCCCTCACACTAAAGAGCAAAGACTGAAATTTAGCTTAAAACAAAAAGAACTTGGAATAAAGCCTCCATTACAGACTAAAGAATTTTCATTTACTTCCCCCGAAGGAATTGTTTATTCTGGCACAAATATTACTAATTTCGCCAGAGAACATAATTTAAGTTTAAATGCACTAATATCACTTCGTTGCTATAAACAATATACACATAAAGGGTGGACTTTAACTAATTCCTGTAAAATTAAAAATAAAAAGCCTACGAGGGATTGGAATAGACCTGGATTTGGTAAAAAATATTGCTTGGAATCCCCTGATGGTATATACTATTATGTGGTTGTTGGAGAATTATCAGTATTTGCGAATGAACATGATTTATTACCAAGTGGAATTAGTAGGTTAATTAATGGAAAAAGAAAAACTTATAGAGGTTGGAAACTTGTTAAATAGTAAAAATAAGGGGGAATAATTTATGCCTTTCTATCCAATTGTGAATATTAAAACTGGAGAAGAAAAAGAATTACAAATATCCATAGAAGAATGGGTAAAATGGAGTGAAGAAAATAAAGATGACTGGAAGAGGGATTGGTCTAAAGGATGCTCAAGTCCCATCAATGAGTCAGGAGAATGGAAAGACAAACTCCTTAAAAAGAACCCAGGATGGAATGAAATTCTAGCAAAGGCTGGTAAATCGGCCGGGTCTCAAAATAAAATCAGCAAAATCTAACCCATTTCCTTAAACGAACCTAAATGACTCGTAAAAGACGGACCGCAGACGCACAAGGCTACAATAGGGCACCAAAGAGAAATAAAAGAACAATCAGTTTAGATGTATTACATAAAATGCATCCACTAACTGATAACCAGGCTAAACTTTTTGATTCATATGAAAGAGGACAAAATATTCTGGCTTATGGTTCGCCTGGAACTGGTAAAACTCACGTTTTGCTTTATAATGCTCTTAAAGATGTTCTAAACGAAAGAACACCATATGATAAAATTATCATTGTGCGTTCAACTGTTCAATCCCTTGAAATTGGATTTGTTCCTGGTAATGTAGGTGAAAAGATTGCACCGTTTGAGTCTCCATACAAGCATATGGTAAAGTCTATGTTTGACTTGCCAACAGAAGAAGATTTTGAAATGCTCTATGGTCTACTTAAGGCCGAAAAAGTTCTAGACTTTATGTGTGTATCTTTCCTTAGGGGCACAACCTATGATAACTGCATCCTTATTGTAGATGAGTGCCAGAACCTTAACTATCATCATCTATCAACGGTCATTACCCGTGTTGGCCAAGACAGTAAAATCTTTTTTGCGGGTGACTCTAAGCAATCTGACCTGACAAAAATGAGCGAACGTAAAGGCTTTCTTGATTTTGCCGAGGTTCTTAAGAGAATGGAGTGTTTTGATTTGGTTCAGTTTGGCATTGAAGATGTGATCCGCTCAGGTTTGGTTCGCAGTTTCCTAATTGCGGAACACGAATACGAGCAGGAAACCGCGACCACTTGACAAATTCTAGAAGATGTGCTAGGGTGATACCACTCCAGAGCGAGGAAAAATGGGTAGCACCCTAAAACAAAAAATAAATAAAATCAAGCGTCCGTTATTTGAACATCTAGATTTAAATATACCGAAAATAGAAAGGGTAACTCTGGACGGCAATAGGTATTATAAGGTTCCAGATTTTGAAGACTATAAAACTTTCATTTCTGTTACATCAGTTACTTCTAATTACTCCAAAGAGAAGATTGCTGAATGGAGAAAGAAGGTTGGCGAAGATGAGGCAAAACGAGTTATTAAGTTTGCAACAACACTGGGAACTCAATACCACGCTCTTTCTGAGTCATACTTTAAAAACGAAGAAATTCCAGAAAAATCTGCTCTTGCTAAGTTTCTGTTCAACAATGCTCTTTCTACATTCAATAGAATTGGAAAGATTCATACAATTGAAGTTCCCCTTTATTCGTTTGATTGGGAACTTGCGGGAACACCCGATATGATTGCAGAGTTTGATGGAGTTCTTAGCGTTATTGACCATAAAACATCAGTGGAGCCCAAAAAACTAGAATGGATTGAAGGTTATTTTGTTCAATGCTTTTCATATGCCTATATGTACGCTGAACGATTTAGTGTAATGCCAAAACAACTTGTGATTATTATGTCTTGTCAAAACGGAGAAGTTGAAGTTTACATTGAGAAAGACCTTCAAAAATACGTTAAACTTCTTAGAAAATATATAAACAAATTTATCACCGATAATCAATGAATGCTTCCGAAGAACTACAAAAAGAAATAGAAAAAAAGTTTCTCTGCCCAGACAAATTCGCCAAAGAAATTGAGATTCTTGTTTCTAAAAGGGATGACTTGAATTATATTACCGCAATCACCGAATATTGTGAGGTCAATAGCATTGATATTGAGTCAATTACAAAACTAATTTCAAAGACTCTCAAAGATAGAATTCAAGGCGATGCAATCAAACTAAACTTCTTGAAGCGAACATCTAAAGCGCGGCTACCTCTATGATAATTAGAAGTTCTTATCATTTTACTGGCCTAGGTTACTCTAGTCTAACGAGAACTAAAGATAATAGTGGAAAAATCTATTGGTTAGCAACAAAAGAAGTTTTAGGATTTTCCCGGAGAATTGAAGACAGGGAATTGAAGAAAAAATTTGAAGAGTATTTTCAAACCCATATCGTACCTGAAATTATTAAAAACCCGTGAATCCTTATGAAGTCTACGTCACTTTTCTTGCCTTAAAGCGACATTTTTCCACACCTTCATACGATTTTTTTAAATATCAAGGAAAGATTAAATGTTCTCCCGAAACATACAAAAAGAGTAAAGACCGGTTGTTTTTTGAACGACTGAGTAGAAAGAAAAAGCCCCAGGAGATTGTAGATTTCTTTGTTTCTAACTTTGTTGCATCAGATAATCCATCCTCTCTTTGGGTGGGAGATATCATAAAAAATGGAGAAAAAATTTACCTAGAGAGTAAAAGAATTAGAGAATCTCTGTCTTATATCTTTGAGCAAGACCTTAAAAAATTAACGGAGTCACAACACTTATTTGAAGTTGTTAAGGTAGATGGTTCAAAGCATCCAAAACTTCTAAGAAGTTACCTTAACAACTCAATAAAATTTGAAACCTTCTTTATCTTTGTTGAGATTTTGAATTTGAAGGAAAAATATGATGAGGCATTGCAAGACCCAATATGGACATTAGTTAGCAATAAAATTGAAAAGTTTGCACCATTTCTTGATTTTGATTCCTCTAAATACAAGAACATAATACGCAAATACATTCAATGAGTTTCTTTGATTCTCCTATTGTTCAAGAAGAAATTGAAAATATTTCAAAACTTGGTTCAGTTATATCTGAAAATATCTTAATTTTCCCAACTCTAAGTCTACGAGAGAAGTCTGAAAGAGTTGATACACTTCAGGATATGTTGAATAAAATCAATCTATTTTATGCAAGATTGAGTCTATCGGAAGATAAAGAAGCCCAAGAAATGAAGCAAAGAATTCAAGATTGTTCAGGATTATTTGGTGCGGATACAATTCAAGATGCTCTTAATAGCGTCCAATACTTAATTGATGAAATGAGAAAGGAAATTGATAGACAATGATTTAAAAACCAGAATTGAATATAGAATAAAAGAACACCACAAACTTTACGAACTACCAGTTATTGCCGAATACTGGGAAGAGATATTTGCAAAGTCCATTGAAGACATTGAAGGATATTCAGATTGGAGGCCGGACCGCTCTCATTCTGTAGGAAAAGATCAAATCTGCACGATTGAAGGAAGAACCATTAAGATTTCAAATAAGAGTGGAAAGTATAATCCAACCAATAATACACTACAAATCAGTGGTTCAAGAAGTGGAGAATATAAGACCCTTAAACAGAAGTTAAAGTTTTTTTCCGATAAGCGAGAAGATGCATATGTCTGTCTTGCAACTAATAGCAGAAAAACAGAAAAAAAAGAATACTACCTATTCTCTTTTGATACGCGCATTCTTAACTATTCGGAGGCTGACTGGCAACCGAAATATTCAAAGATGGGAAAACAAAGTGGCTGGTTCTGTAAAACTGATAGATACCAAGCCGTAATTCAACAATCTTTAAGTGGACAACTCTGGACTACAATAAATCTAGAAGTGTCAAATATTCAACCGGAGGTAATTACGATTGATTGAACTTTATCAGGGTGACTGTCTTGAAATAATGAAGACTATTCCAGATGATTCAGTTGATATGATTCTTGCTGACCTTCCTTATGAAATAACTGCCGCAAAGTTTGATATTCTTATTCCATTTGAGCCGTTATGGGAGCAATACAACCGGATTGCAAAAGAAGATGCAGCAATGGTATTCACTGCATCTCAACCATTTACCACTTCTCTTATTTCATCTAATCTAAAAAACTTTAGATATGAATGGATATGGGAAAAGCCACAGGGCACAAATGCAATGGTTGCCAAGATACAACCATTAAAAGCTCACGAAAACATCGTTGTCTTTTATAGAAAGAGGCCGAAGTATAACCCCCAGATGACGATTTCAACTCCTTATGGAGGATTTAAATCAAAACAGAAAAAGTTGGGTGAGGTATATGGTGACCTAGATTCCAAACATAGAGATAACCCAGAAGGAACTAGATACCCAAAAACTGTTTTCCGGTTCAAACAAGAGAAAGGATTACATCCAACTCAAAAGCCAGTTCCTTTAATGGAATATCTTATTAAGACCTACACAAATGAAAACGATGTAGTTTTAGATAATTGCTTTGGTAGTGGCACAACTGGTGTTGCGGCAAAGAAGAATGGAAGGGGATTTATTGGTATTGAATTAGATGAAGAGTATTTTAAACTTGGCTCTGAGAGAATAAACAAAACTCCCGTTCCAAATGCCCTAGATACACTCTTCTAAATAAACAGGTTGGCAAACCGTTGAGTTTCAAAAAGTTTCCAAAACGCAAACACAAACATCTAACGCAATTTAACGTACTATGGATTTCAAACAACTTAAAAAGCAGAGCAAGTCAGGTATCGGTGCTCTTACAGAAAAACTTCTGAAGGAAGCCGAAAAACTGAATAGCGGTTCATATTCCGACGACCTTAACATTTTCAAACTTGAAACGGATAAGGCTGGTAACGGTCGCGCAATTCTGCGCTTCCTGCCCGCTCCCGCTGGTGAGGGTGCCCCATTTGTAAGGCTCTATAATCACGGCTTCCAGGTGAATGGTAAGTGGCTGATTGAAAACTGCCCGACTACTTTAGGCGAACAGTGCTCGATTTGCACCTCTAACAGCGCACTTTGGAATAGCGGAAACGACTCTGATAAGAACGTTGCCCGCGACAGGAAACGTAAACTTTCATATTATGCCAATGTTTATGTGGTGAGCAATCCTGCAGATCCTTCAGTAGAAGGGACTGTCAAAATCTTCCGATTCGGACAGAAAATCTTTGACAAGATTGTTGCTGCAATGAAGCCCGAATTTGAAGGCGACCCAGTTATTCAACCATTTGATTTCTGGGAAGGTGCAAACTTCCGTCTTATCACAAAGACCATCAAAACTATTATTGGTGGTAAAGAGCGCAGTATGCCCAATTACGATGACAGCAAATTTGAATCTCAGACGGAGTTTTTGGGTGGTGATGATGATAAACTTGAAACTGTGTATAAACAACTACACTCACTACAAGCAATCGTTGCTCCCGAAAAGTTCAAGTCTTACGAAGAACTTGAAAAGCGTCTTTCTGCTGTGACTAACTCCCGTCCAGCAACGTCTGCCCCTTCAGTTGAAGAGCAGGAAAAAGACCTTGAAGAACTTCTCAATCCAAAAGAAGATATTCTTGCTGAACTTGAGACTTCTTATTCTAAATCAAAGGCAGCAATTGCCGAAGATGAAGAAGATGAAGACCTACAACGCTTTATAGCCCTAGCAGAAGGCTGATAGACGGTTTTTAGACTGTCCACGTTTTAACCCATTTGGTCTCCAGATGGGTTATTCTCTTAGAAATCCAACGGAGTTTATGTATTACTCAAAAGCCCATCAAAACTTCTTCAACGAACTTCAAAACCCTGAAGCTCTTACAAGTCCACAAGACTTTCTAGGACCAAACTACGAAACCGTCCTTAACTTCTGGTGGTTCATGGATGGTCTTACTGCCGACCAATGGAATGAAGTTGCCCGCCGCTACCGTGCCCTAGACTCTGCCGCCAGGAATGCCGCCGGGTCTGCCGCCAGGGATGCCGCCGGGTCTGCCGCCAGGTCTGCCGCCAGGGATGCCGCCGGGTCTGCCGCCTGGTATGCCGCTGGGGATGCCGCCGGGTATTCCGCCAGGGATGCCGCCTGGTATGCCGCCTGGTATGCCGCCAGGGATGCCACTTGGGAATTAATGAGTATGCACACGCTTTTGGACGATGGTAAGACTTTATTGTTCGTTCCTCTGTTTGACTTCACTAAGGAAGAAACTGAGGAAGAACCACCGCTAAGACCAAAGATTACATTTATTAGCACCCCCTAATCCTAATGGATTCTCAGCAAGTGATTGGATTCAACACTATATCAATAGCCCCATTACGAACAATTATTACCGGTCAACCTTTTAAGAATAAATCCGAATATTATCTCCTCGCTTTAAGGTATCATTAACAAACTGAACCCCGCCAGTTTTATAACTACTTGCAGCCTCAGCATCATTAAGAATGATTCCAAGATAGTTTGGTTTTAGAATATAAATCTCTCTCTTCTTGTTATTGAGATTCAGTTCATAATCATAGTTGGTAACTTCAGTTAGAGCACTAGTAGAAGACCGACGATTTAATAAACCTTGGTCATAATACTCAAAGTAATAAGTATTTCCACTAATAGAACCATCATAAACAACAATAGAAATTTCTTCCTGTTGACTTGTGCTCATTATTGGAATTGCAACACCTGGAGTTGTTGTCAATTGGTAAGTGAAAGAACGAGTAATGTTATCGTTAAATGGAATGGTAACACTTGTAACTTTGAATGTTCCATTAAACAAGTTTTCTGAGATATTGGCAACGATTACTTCATCTCCAACTTTCAAGCCTTGAACGCCTGTTACTAGTGTAGCCGTTGCAGTAGTTGAAGGAACGACACCATTACCACAGAAGATTTGACTAATTTTTTGAGCATTGACTTCAATAAAGTTTCCATTGGTTCTCCACTGTTTATTCAGTCTGATACCAGCTGGAAGTAAGGTAATACCCTGGGAGTTCTTGATTTCTACTGTTTCGTAATGATGAATGCCGCTGTGTAGGTTTTCATAAGAGCCATACTTATCAAACAACATCTTATCAAATGAGGTATTATCCAATGGCCATTCGCTTCTTATGTCTAGGATATTATTTGCCAAAAGAATTACCCAATCAAGAGTTGGGTCATCGTAGAATTTCTCGGCGATCTGGTCTGGTCTTTCGTTGCCGACGACATTATACTTTGTAAAGTATACCAGGCTTCCAAAGATATCTTCACGAAGTTTACTCTTTTTAAATAGGTTCTTAATTTGAACATAATCAGAAATAGATGCATCACTTGAAGGATTAACATATTCAAAGTTTGGAACTGAGCGGAAGTAGAAAGACATTGTTTAATACCCGATTTCCTGATATGGGATACCAATGTAATCATCGTAAAATAGTGGTTCAAGTTCTTGAAACTGCATTTCTAATGAGTAGCCAGTCATTGTCGCCTCAGCATCATCATATGTCATATACTGATTATTTGGAGTATAGTTAACATTAAACATTTTGAGAGCGCAGGTCTTGATTTTATTAATTGAGGTATGTTCTTTTTCAAGTTTTCCATTTATGTAAGTAATATCAAAAATCATTGGAGTTTTTAGAAATATATCCGCAACACCTTTTCTTGGAGCCATTGTTTGTTTAAAAACTCTTATGATTTGTTTAACCTGTATTGCTTCTTCTTCAGTTCTTGGGGTCAAATCAAATCTGAGACCAAATGAACGTAATTCTGGAGTTTGAAAAAGTAGTTCGAGGTTAGGATTCAGAATTGCGCCAAAAGCCCTGCTAAAGAAATTGGCACTAGAATTGGCAGCCATTCTAGAAAGGTATGATTGAAGGTAAGCGCCAATTGCTTTATTTGACGGGTCAGTTTTCACTAAATTTCCTATTGCATCTATAACTGTACCAGAATCTGATTTTAAATCCGTACTATTCATAGACATTAAAGATGCAAATGCTGTTGCCTGCTCAATAGCATTCATTGGGTCGCCATTCCAATTTACAGTATTGCTATCGGATATACCACCTTGAATTGGTAAAATTATTGTAGATTTTATAAACTTATCTTTTTTTGTCTCACCCTTTTCATTTTTATAACGCTCGTTTCTTGCTAGATTATTCTTGTTAAAAATACGAGGTTTATAATCTAAAATTTGAAATTTAATATAATCTTGCTCATACTGTTTATATTTTTCGGGATAATAAAGATTTGTTGGCAGTGGTGATATATCTTTATTTACATTATCAACCCCCTCATTTTGAAGAACATCTAAATCTTCTCTATTCGCCGCCGTCCCTTCGGCTTTAGCATCTGATGGAGCATCTTCGGGGGTTTCTACAATATCTAGTAAACCATTCTTTATTATTTCATCTGGAGGAAGAGATTTGAGGTTTTCGAGCCTTTGCTTTAAAGCGTTTTCTTTCCCAACTTTTTCTTCTAAACTTTTTTGAACTTCAACATTACTGGTTTTATCTTTTACAGTTATACTATTTTTTCCAGTTATGGTTATTTTTGGAGTTCTTTTGTTGTCTTTATTTATTTCATAAACTATCGTATCGCCACTACATTGATCTACAACAGTTACAAAATTTCTTTTTATTTCTTGGATACTAGTCGCACCAAATTTTGTAAAAGGTTCTTTTACATATGCCATAAAAGGTGTAAGAGTTACAATTTTACAGGCCATTATTTAACGCTATTTGTATACCCTATTTATTCCGGTATATAAATCGGCATAAACGTAGGAATCTGTAGAAAATACTCCAATTCGTGTGGTTTGATTCTATAAAACCTACTTTGTATCCTTGAAAAATTATAAGTGCGGATAACACTCTCAACATATTGCGGGGCTCTTTCCCAATGAAAGTTAAATCCACGATAATACGTTGAACTTACTGAATTTAACATAATAACGGGGAACACATCATAATACTTTCCTTTAGTTACTGCAACATACTTGAAAGTATAAATGCCGTGCATATCCATTGCCTCTTCGGCTCTGCCTAACTTTCTCAAAAGTTCCAGAACAAGATTAAAGTATTGTGGAGGAGATAAGCCGGGAGGGAGTTTCTCAACAAAGTTTTTGACTGCATAAAACTCATCACTTTCTTTCTTAAGTCTGTCAACTTCAAAAATTGAAAGAGAAGGATGGTAAATTCCGGCAGCTTCATCTTTTGCAACCAAGGTTTTAAGTTGGTCAGAAATTCGTTGTAATCTAGTTTCACTTGCTTTTCCAAGTCTTGAGAAGAATCCCTTAAGACTTTGCATTGTGCCAAGAGCGGCTTTCGCAATAGAATTAAGTTGAATTGGAAATTTCATATGCCTAGTTCGTCCTCAGTAACAAGTTTAAAAATGATGCCATTATCTTTGCAGAAGTTCTCTGCCGCCTTCCATTTTGCTTCGTTCTTTGCATATGTTTTAACTTCAGTAAGATATGTTCTGGTCTTCTTTTTTGGTGATGGATTTGGTGGAATTGTTTGTCTTTTGGGTTTGATTTCAAGAATATAACGTTTAACCTCTCCAGTCTGCTCTTGCAGTTTTACATACAAATCTGGAAAATATCTTCTTATCTTTTGTGTTGTTGGGTCAAAATACTTTATAATAATAGATTCACTGCTCCATTCTAAAATAGAAGGATTTGAATCGCACCATCTAAATGACCGGAGTTCGTAACTACTTCTATAGACAATATTACCCAAATCCCCAATATATTTTTGAGGATTAGATGGTGTAAAGAAGTTTTGAGCATAGTTCTTTTCGGCCACTCTAAATAATAGATAGCGTTTAGTGTTATTTATGCCCTTCATTAAAGCTGATGTTAGGTCTAAAAGTATCTCGGAGATTAAGAGCACAATTCTTCGTCCAGCACTAACTTCTCATTTTGCGGTAAAAATAGTTCCTCCTCCTGGAGTAATTGCCTTTGTGGCAAACGAAGCGCGTATTCAAGGCTTTACGCAAGATAAATTAGATGAACTATCGTTGCTCTGCAGCGAGGCAACCCTTCCAGGTAGTTCTCTATTCACAAATGAAGTAACGGGAGATTTTACTGGTGCAACCGAAAAGATGGTTTATCGTAGGCAATACGATGATCAATCTTCATTTACATTTTATGTTGACCAAGACTACAGTATAATTGAATTTTTAGAAGGTTGGATGAATTATATTGTAAATGAGGATAGTCAAGAAAAATATCTATCCGATAATGCTTCTTATAGAATTAAATTTAGAAATGATTATGCAGGAAAGATTGCGATCTCAAAGTTTGAAAGAAATATGGGACAAGTAATTAACAGCGGAAAAACTAATGTGATTCCAAATTATAGTGCAACCGAAATGGATTATAATTTTATTAGAGCATATCCAATTTCTATTGATTCAATGCCCGTTTCGTATGAAAGTGGAACCATCCTTAAATGTATTGTAAACTTCACATACATTCGTTATGTTCGCTCTAGAATAAACTCCAAAAACGACACTAAATAACTCAACAACATCATTAATTTGTTATGCCTTTACCCGCTTTTATTACTCCAACTTATAAGTTGAATCTTCCATCTTCTGGAAAAGAAATTAATTATAGACCATTTATCGTAAAGGAAGAAAAACTTCTTCTTCTCGCTCTTGAATCTAACAGCAACGAGCAAGTAACAACCGCGATAAAAACTATTATTAAAAATTGCGTTCTAACAAAGGGAGTTAAACTCGAAAGCCTACCTATTTTTGATATTGAATATATCTTTTTAAATATTAGGGCTCAATCCGTAGGAGAAGAAGTTGAACTAATAGTCTATTGTCCAGACGATGGAGAAACTGAGGTTAAAATTAAAATTGACCTTGAAGATGTTAAAGTCAAAATGGATCCAGAGCATACAAATAAAATTAAACTCAATGATTCATACATTCTTGAACTTAAATATCCGTCTCTTGACCAGTTTCTTAAAAATAATTTTGATGTTGAAAATCTTAGTATGACACCAGAACAGGCTATGGATTATATTATTGATTGTATTGACAAATTATATGATGCAGAAGAAGTTTATACTTTCTCTGATTATACTAAAGATGAGTGGAGCGAGTTTCTTAATAATCTGAATAGTTCAGTTTTTAAAGGCATTGAGAAATTCTTCGAGACTATGCCCAAACTATCTCACGAAATTGAGATTACAAATCCAAAGACTGAAGTTAAAAGCACTGTTACCTTAGAAGGGTTATCATCTTTTTTCGCATCGTAATGATGTATAATAACCTTGAGACTTATTATAAATTGATTTTTGCCCTCTGCCAGTTTCATAAATGGAGTCCTGAATTTATTGAAAATATGATTCCTTATGAACGTGAGATTTATTCAACCTTATTACAAAACCATCTTCAAGAGGAAGAGGAAAAGGCCAAACAGAAATAAGTAACAAATGGCACCCAGGCGCTCTAATAAAAACCCAAATAAAAAGCCTCTTCCTAAACCGGAAATTGTTGGAGGAGAGTCTGCGGGCGATAAGATTGAAGAACTTTTATTTCAAATTAAACAGGAAGAAAAAGCGGAAGCCCAACAACAAGAACCACAACCTCCTCAAAGACAGAGAACGCCAAGAAGAAGTAAAACGCCAAGAAGAATAACCAAAACCGGCCTATCATTGGGAAATAATAAATCTAACAATTATTGTAACTGTTGCGATGATATGTTGGGGATGCTCAACATAATTAATGAATCTGTTTCTAGGGTTTTAAATGTCCTCAAAGTTGAAAGCCTTTTAGATAAAAAAAAGACAGATGAGATAAGAAAAAACCAAGAGGATCAAGAACGAAAAGAAAAAGAGAATCTATTAGAGTCTTCCGGTAGAAAGCTATCAAGAACATTTCAACAGGCATTCAATCCGATTAAAGGTGCAATGGATGCAATTTTTAAATTCATCCTATTCACTTTAGCCGGTCGGGCCATTAGCAAGATTTTAAAATGGTTTGCAGATCCAGCAAACGAGAAGAAAGTCAAGTCTCTTACTAGATTCTTAAAAGATTGGTGGCCAGCATTACTAGGTGCATTTGTTCTTTTTGGAACTAAATTTGGTGGTGCAATCCGTGCATCTATCGGAGCAGTTATTTCTACTATTACATATCTACGAAAAATCGGTATTCCCGGTATTCTTTTCGGTTTAAAATCAATAGGAGTTAGAGGTCTTGCTGCTGGAGCATTGGCGGGTGCGGGTATTCTTGCCCACAAGTTACTCACAAAGGCAGATGAGGGGAGTAATCAAGAACCCAACAAAACTCCAAATAAAGGTGGAACTTCCCCCGCTTCTTCTCCGATGGCACCTACTGGTGCTTATTCTAGCGGTGGTTTGGTGAGAGGAATCAATTTCTTCCTTCCAGAAGAAAAGCACGTTAACGAAATTCGTTATGCCGAAGGTGGGCATATTGATGAGGCAAGTGGTATTGCAATTACTGGAGCTGGGCCAGATACGCAACTAATTGCAGCACAACCTGGAGAGGTTGTAATGTCAAAGGCTGCAGTTGATAAGTTTGGGGCTGATACATTTTTAAAAATGAATCTACAGGCTGGTTCTAGCAACCGACCAAAATTTGCAAACAATATCCAATTCGCTAAAGATGGTGGTATTGTCGGTGGAATTATGAGCGGCATTAAATCTGTTGGCTCAAATATGATGAAAAGTATGCCACAGTTTGGTAGACCAGCCAAGGCAATAAATTCATTCACTCCTCCAAAAAATTCGCCTAAAATAAGTCAAGCAGATTATAATTCCCTACTTGCTATTGCATCTGCTGAAGATTCAGACCCACAAGGACGAGCAGATGTTGCTCAATCCATTTACAATCGCCTATATGCTGGCTCATCGGCATATGGCGTAAACTTTATGCCAACTGCCAGAAGGAATACCATAAAAGATATTATAACTGGAGAGGGTCAATACGAGCCAACATTTAAAAATAGAAGCGATTGGTTAAATATTAATGATAGAAAATCTGCTGCTCTTGCTCTAGCCAAGGCTAAAAATGTTGATATTAATTCAGCGATGCAAATGTTGAACGAAACCGAAAGAGCATTGAGAAATAGTCAACTCCAAATAAATGCTCAACAGCACGTTGGAGGAAGACCTTCATTCTTTGGAACATCTCAACTCAAGCATATGAAAGGAGATGATGCCATTCGTTATGATATGGTTAACGGCAATAAAGTTCCGAGAAAGGATAATTTCTTCACAAATTACCCAGCAGAGAATACAAAATACCATAAAGAGCGGGGAAATGTTGCTGCTCCAATTCCTTCAATGCTATATTCTCAACCCGGAAATGAGCAGTCATTTATACCAAGAAACAATCTTCAACCTGGAAATGAGCAGTCTTTTTTACCAAAAAATAATCTTCAACTTACCGCTATGGCACCAACAGTCATAGCTCCCGGTCCTAGAACCGCTGGTAAAGTAACCATAACAGAGTTACCCCCGATTAGCCTCAAAAATCAAGACCCTAAAGGTGGAGAAAGTGCATCAACAGATGTTCCAGACTTCTCTGCAATTCCACCTTATTCAGATAGATATGGAGATAATGGAACTCTTGCAACACTTGGAATTAGAGCAGGTAATATGTCCTAATGGTATCATTTTCTCGTTCTTCCTTTATTCCAAAAAGTATCACACTTAATCCAGAGTGTAGAAATGACCCTGTTGTTCTAGAACTCAAGGGTATTAACAACAATATGCGTAAAATTGATGCATATGTTGTATTGGGGATAAAGGGAAAGAGAAAACAATTAGAGGACCAAAGAAAAAAAGACACAGATTCAAAGAGAAGAGATAAAAAACTTAGTATTGAGAAACAAAGAAAAGTTAATCCAATTAACTTCATTAAGGAGAAACTTCCTAGAACCGGATTTCTAGATGCAATCCGCAATTTTATTTTATACACCGCAATGGGAATGGCAGTTCCTTTTGCTCTAAAAAATCTTCCAAAAATACTAGGCATTGTAAAGTTCATTACTCCTTTTTATAAAGTTTTTGAGAACTTTGTCGGCAATGTTTTAGGTGGCATTGTTAGTGCAGTAGATTTTGGGTATAAGGTTCACGATAAAATAAAAGGAATTTTAAAGAAAACTACTGGAGATAAGTTTGAAAAGTCATTTGAAGATTTAGAGAAAAATCTTAATACCTTTTTAAATCTTGCAGTTGTATTAGGTCTTGCTGTTGCAGGAAGTGGCGGCATTCCTATGCCAAAGGCACCAAAAGGCAGTAAAGTCCCCATATTAAAACCCGGCTCTTTAAGTAGGGTTAATGAATCTTATGCCCGTTTTATTGCTGGAGAAGCAAATATTGGAGATAGGGCAAGACTTGCAAGGCGTGGATATATTAATGTCGGAGAAGCGACAGCTAAAGGTGGAGTAAAAAGAGCCGCAGCAAAAACTGGCGGAAAGTTTATTGGTAAGTTTGGAAGAATATTTGGTAGAGTTCCAATCGTTGGTGGCCTGATTAATTTTGCCATTTCTATGATGATGGGTGAAAAACCGGGTAAGGCCGCCGCAAAGGCTATTGGTGCAACTATTGGTGCAGGATTAGGCAGTTTTATTCCAGTTCCAGGAGTTGGCACGATTTTAGGTGGTATTATTGGTGACATTGTTGGCGGTGCTCTTTATGATACACTGTCTGGATTTGGTAAACCCCAAAAACACGCAACTGGTGGTAGAGTTGGTTCAAAATCTTATACAAGAGTTCCTAGAACAATAAAAAAAGCCAAACCAAAAAGACCTCCTAAACAGTTACGTCAGCGCACACTTCCCGGTAAAAATGTTGGCGGTGAAGATAACATCAAGAAGTTATTCCCCGACAGCGATAATGATAATACGATGAGTCCGCTGAGGCTCTTGAAGAAAAACGCTGGGGTTATGAAAAAGGCTGGTGTTTTTGGTAATTTTCTTAGTTCTGGTGTTGAGATGTTGGCACTCGGCCAGAAGATTGAACGGTCAACTTTAATGGGCCTCGAAAAGTATCTTGCCTTTGTTATTGACTCTTCTATTGATGACCAAACCGCAACAAATGCAAAGATGCTCGGCTCATCTATGTTTGCGATGGCTGGTGGTGGTATTGTTCCCGCTAGTAGAACGATTAGTCAATCTGGGGCATCACCGGGCCAGGTTGTTGCAAAGGAAATTGTTCGGTCATTTACTGCAATGTTGGACAATAGAAGTTCTGAAATTTTTCAGAATATACGCAAAGAATTAGAGTTGCACAGACCCGAAATTAAATCTTCCGGGGATTCTGGGGATATGCCTAGCGATGGGAGTTATTTCGATGGAGATTACACCGATTTATTGAATATTATTGCTCAAAAAGAGAGTGCTACATCTGGGGGGTATAATGCGTATAATGAAGGTGGTACAGATAGCGGCTACCAAACTGTTGGTTATAGTGGCCCGTCATCTTCTGGTCCAATACGAAAAAATCTTACTGATATGACCATTGCAGAAATAATGCAACATCAGGCGAATAAAAATCCCCCAATACACGCTGCGGGAAGATATCAAATTATAGGAAAGACAATGCGCGGGCTTATGTCTGGGAGCTATGGAGATACTGGCGTAAGAACAACCGATAAATTTTCACCAGCAAATCAAGATAAACTAGCAATAGCCTTGATAAAATATAGGCTTTCAACTGGAGCAACTGTTGAGAATTTTATTAATGAATGGAGAGGATTGAGCTTTGTCAGTAAAACAAAACTTCAGTCCGCGATACAAAAAGCCAAAGGTGGAAATATTGGAAAAGAGATTAAAGGATTTCATCTTGGTGGTTCAGACCCAATAACAGTTGGTAAGTCCTTATTAAAAATGGGATTTACTGTTGCTGAAAACAGATTCTTCACTAAATTTAAGGGATTCAATCCTTTAGGGTCTTCTTATGTTGGATCACATTCAAATAGTGCAGACCACGCTGAACATTCATTGGATATTACCGATTTTCGTGGGGAAGAAAGTGAGGGGATTGAAAGATTAAAGGTTCTATATAAATCGTTGTTTTCTAGGCGGAAACAATTGGGAATTGATGAACTTATATTCGACCCAGTTGGACAGTGGTTTGAAGGTATGCCGATGCATTCGGCGCCGGGTAATTTTAAACATCCAAATCACATTCACGTTAGATTTAAAACTCCTGCCAGTAGGGCACGATTTAGAAGAGATTCTGGCCCTTTAATTTCTTCCAATCAAACGTCTGAACAAATGAATCTTTCTGGGGCTAAACCTCTGGCCATAGCATCCTCCCCACAACAACAAAGATTACAACAGATAAGTAATATTGCAAGCAGGATAACAACAAATATTGAAAAAGAAACTCAAATTCTTATTCAACCAATATTAACATAAATGAACGAATCAAGGTCAGATATTCAGATTAAAAGGTTTGAAATCGTCTCCAATAAAGGAAAGACGGTTGAAATCTCTAATGGCTCTGCTCAACTATACTATTATGAAAGTATCCTAGAAAACACAGTAAAGGTAACTGTAACATATGCAGATACTGGCAACAGAAATTATGCAGGAGAAACTTCAGCAACAACTGAGGCAAATGATGTAGACCTACAATATGCCGAAAAGGTTTTTCTTGACATACAAGATGATGAAAGAGGAAGACTGCAATTCATCACGAATGATACCTGTCTCCATTTTATGGCAAGACCAAAGGTTATTGGAACAACTCGTTCTGAAATTGTAACGGCCTGTCTGTCAAGTAAAGAATATCTAACCAACAACTTTGAAGAGAATAGAGTTGCAAGAACATATGAAGGAAAAATATCTGAAACCGTTAAGAAAATCTTCACTGAACATCTAAAAACAAAAAAACCACTATTCATTGAAGATACCTTAAACAATCTAAAGATTGCGGGTAGAATTAATGATGAGGCAATGCCGTTTAATGTTCTCAATCAGTTATCCGCAAAGTCTATTCCCATTGTTCAATCTAAAAAGACTGAAGGAAATACTGCTGGTTATTTCTTTTATGAGACTTCGGACGGCTATCATTTTAAATCTGTTGATAAGTTATTGAGCCAAGAACCATTAAAACGGTATATTATGAACAATACCACAAAACTACCGTTTGGTTATGATGGCAAGATTTTAAATTTTTCATTCTCAGAAGGGCCGTCTTTGATTGAACAAATGAAGGCAGGAACAAATGCCTCAACAATCATCACATTTAATCCGGTCACTCAACAATACGATAGAAAAACAATTAATTCAACGGAACAAAATGCTGGTGCAGTAAGGGCAGCAAAAAATCTTCCGTTCATTCCTGAAGAACTGTATAAATCATCTAAAACAAATTTCTCAACGCTTGATATTGGTCAACTGTCTTATGGTGTAACAGTAGATGACCAGCTACAAAACTCAATAAAAGAGAACTTTAATGTTCGCGGAATCCTCAATCAGAGTACAATGAGGTATAACCAACTATTTTCTATTCAGCTGCAGACTACAATCTTCTGTGATTTAACCCTTCACGCTGGAGATATTATTGAATGTTCTTTTCCAGAAGTGTCCTCTAAATATACACAAATGGTTAGCAAAAAGAAATCAGGTAAATACTTGATTGTTGATTTATGTCATTATATTAGTCCGGCCGGCCCAAACTTTACTAAATTGAATCTTGTAAGAGATAGCTACGGAGTATAAAATTTAATGGGAAATAATAACTTCTTTATTGGCCAAATACCACCTGATTTTTGGAAAAGCAATTCCGCATCTGGAAAATGGAAACCTGGAGCAAATAAAGGATGGGGTAAAAGGTATCCCGTAAGAATCCAAGGTATTCATTCTGAAAATAAGTCAATTCTTCCTGATATAAATCTTCCTTGGTTGGAAGTAATGTATCCTGTAACCGCAGGAACTGGCCATAGGGCTAATTATCAAACTGCAAATTTGACCGAGGGTTCATTCGTCTGGGTCTCACAAATTGGAGAAAGATACTTTATTACTGGCTGTCTTGGCACTAATGAACAAACATTATTTGGAACGTCTGCCGTAGGGTTTACTCCATTTAGTGCCTTTAACGGCAAAGAACAACCACCAGTTTATAATATTTCGCCAAAGAAAGGATTCATTGAGTCTTCGGCTAATGCAATGTTCTACGAAAATGTTGCCAACTATTTTGAACTTCAAGATGGAGTTTTTACGACATTTCTTGAGGCGCCAACAACCTGTGAAAAAGTGCCACTCGGGGCAATTCAGAGCAGTTTAAAGAAGTTCATCAGAGAAATAACTGATGCAAAATTGTGGTTTGCCAATCAAAAAAATAGTCTTGCCAGTATTGGTCAGAGCCCTTCTATTGAAATAGGATCAACGACTCTTCAAAATTTCAATATTAATTCATCTGGTATTAGCACCATTGCGAGTGGAGCATATTCAGCAGCATTTATTCCTTTTAATGCACTTGGCTCTTTTAACTCTCCTATCGGGGTTAGCACAACTTTAAATGAAGTATTCTCATCTGGATTTACTAATTCAATTGATACATATCAAAATAAAGAAGGAAAACAATATAGCATTGATGAATATCTTAAGGTAAAAATTCAAGAGGTCTCAAAATTTATTTCTGTTCCTCTGAAAACCCTAATCACACAAATACAACAGTTTATAATTAATCAAATTAACGATAAACTTAAGAATGTATATTATACTCTATTTCCAAGTGAACTCCAGAAGGCAATAGATAAGGTTGAAAAAGCAAATGATTTATTGGCCTGTTTGTTCAGGAAGATAATCAAAAATCTTATTAAAATGGTTGCAAAGTTTCTTGCATCCGCAGTGGATTATCTTATCAATACTCCACTGTGCGCGGTTGAAAACTTTGTCGGGGCTCTTATTGGTAAAATTACAGGTCTCCTTACCGGTGCAATTGATTTAATTCTTGCTCCGTTGAAGGCAGTTTTCGGTATATTTGATGTTGTTTCAGATATTCTCGGGTTTGTTAGCGATCTTCTTTCGGGTATTTCTTGTGATGAAGAACCATCCTGTGCAAAGATAAAAGAATGGAGTATATGGGACGGACCAGAATCTATTGCGGGAGATATCACGGATATTTCGGGATTGATTAGTAAAATGAAGTCATTTGCTACAAATGTCCAACAGTCTGTTGACCCCGATAATTTTAACTTTGATTTAGATTTTAGTGATGCATTTCAAGATACCTGTAATGTGGGTGCTATTTCTTGTGGTCCCCCAACTATTCAATTCTCTGGTGGAGGTGGAACCGGTGCAGCCGGTAATGCAATTGTTAGTGCATTGGGTCAGGTTATCGGAATTGACATAACAAATCCAGGTGGGGGTTATACATCTTCTCCTCTAATAAAGTTTTATGATGCTTGCGGTAAAGGTTCTGGTGCGGTTGCTACTGCTATTATTGGTGTGGTCAATGCTCAAATTTCTGGAACCACCTCCACTACTACAACCGGAACAAATGGAACAACTACAACCGGAACAAATGCAACCGGAACAAATGGAACAACTACAACTGGAGTAACTAAAGTAGTTATAACAGATATGGGCTCCGGTTATCTTTCTGCACCAGATGGAAGTTTAGGTGGAGATGGTAGAACCTTGACTGATCCAGTTAAACCCCCAACTGCAATCTATCCATCCAAATCAAATGGCCAATACCCAGTCATTCTAAAACTCTGTGACGTTATTATTAGAGAAAGTGGATTTGGCTACTCGCAAAGCGATCAAGTTATTATTGAGCCTCCAAATGGAGCAACCGCAAGAGCAACAATAAGTCCTAATGGAGCCATCATAAAAATTGATGTTCTTACAAAAGGTGAAGGATTTACAGAAATGCCAAAAATCTATATTCAGTCTCAAACTGGCTATAGGGTAAATCTTATTGCACGGCTCTGTGTAGAGAGAGTTGGTGATAACCTAACTATTGTGCCAGTGAACCGTGAAAAGGTCATTAACGTCGTAGATTGCCCCGGAAAATAAATGAGCGCAGAAAATGATAATGCCGTTAGATATGGAACAAAAGACGGTGAATTAAAATTTGGTCACATTCACGATGATAGCAAGATTGCTTCTGTTCTTCTGAGAAGTGGTGCAGAATCCAATCATTATATCTCAATGGATTCCGAAGGACAGCCCCACAGAAAACACGGAACAATCTGTAGGTCAACTGGGGCATTTCAGATTAAAGCCGGAGATAATGTAAAAAGTTCTGGCATTGAAGAAAATATTGGAGTCTATATTGAGGCGGTTAACGGTGACATTGTTATTAATGCAGGAAAGGGTAGAATCCGCTTTATTGGGGAAAATATTGACCTTATTGCCAGAGGCGGAGATGGACAAAATGGTAACATAACTATTGATGCAAACGAGAAGGTAATTGTAACCGCCCCCATTATTTCAGTAAAGTCAAAAGTTTCAACGAGATTGGTCTCCGATAATCAAATCGATTTAGTCGGAAAGGCAATACTTAACATCTATGGCGGTTTAATTGATTGTGCAGATGGTGCAACAAAAATTAACGGCTCAAAAGGTGGTTCAACAAATGAGGAAAAGTACAAGTAAATGAAAGTTCCAGATTTATATGTTGGTAAAAGGCTTTTTGTTGGCGAAGGTGCCCCGAATGCATTGGGTAGGGGGCCAACTGAAGTAAGAGGTTCTTCTTATATTGAAGGGCCACTTGCAGTTGGTAATGTTGCAAGATTTCCAGTAATTCCCGCAGCCCTTATGGTTGCACCACAGGTTAATGATGAGGTAAAAACTCCTGCATTTTGGTCCGCATATTTTCACGGTGGAGTTAGAGTCAAAGGAGTTATTGTCGGAGATGTTGTTGCAGCAACAACGGCTAAGCCATTTGTTATTGACCACCCAACAAAACCAAATAAGAAGTTAGTTCACGTTGCCCTAGAGGGGCCAGAAAACGGTGTTTATGTAAGAGGTAGGATAACCGATAAAAATTATATTGAACTGCCAGATTATTGGGTAAACTTTGTTGATGAAGATTCTATTACTGTTCAACTTCAACCCATTGGACACTCGCAGAATCTATTTGTTGAGGTAATCAAAGGGTGCAAAATTTATATTAAAGAGTCTAGCATTGGCGCTCCTATTGATTGCTACTATCACGTTTATGGAACAAGAAAAGATATTGAAAAACTTAAAGTAGAGGTGAATCCAGAAGAATATGGCCTATGATTATAACCGCTATTACGGGTCTTTTATCCGTAACCAATATGATTATCCAAATGAAGATTATGAATATGACCCGGACGCTCTGAACTTTGGCATCAACTATTCGGGTAATGTTGCTGCAATTTGGGTTGGTAGTAACCCGAGCCAATATGCATATTGTGAGCTTTCAACTGATACTAAATTAAACTTCAGCCATTCGGTCGGACAACTTTCTGAGTTTTCGGTTAAGTCAACTTTAATCTCTCTAAATAGCCCGCTGGTTGAGTGTCAGGCTGAAATAAGGGCACCACTAGGAACCTTTACTAGTCTTTCTGCTCCATATAAACTGTTTGATATTCCACATCCCTCAAAACCAAATAAGCGTTTAAGACACGCCTGTTTAGAAGGACCAGAAATTGCGGTTTATATCAGAGGTAGGTTGTTTGATTCTTCAATTATTGAAGTCCCAGATTATTGGGAAGACCTTGTAGACTACTCAACAATTAATGTAAGTCTAACTCAGATTGGAACGTCTCAAGATTTAGTTGTAGAGGCAACATACCCAGATATAAAAATTAAATCAAATAACGATCAAATTATTAACTGTTTTTATACAGTTACGGCAACAAGAAAAGATGTTTCCCCATTGGAGATTGAAGTTGATGAATGATTATTTAATTGGCTATGCGGTTAATGTTTTAGAAAGGTCGGTTAGACTTTATTCTAATACTGGGGGTGTAAAAGAAATTGTTTGTGATACCCCAACCGAATTTTTGAATATTGTTGAGTATATGGACAAGACCTTAAAAAAAGAAGATTGGGAGGATGTGTCAGAATGAGCACAAGACCTGAAACTAAAAAATCACTTGAGATGCTATTTGCTGCAAAATGGAATGTTCCTAAAGCCGCAGACAATGCAAATCTAACTAACAAAGAAATGAAGATCATCTTTAACGAATTTTGTTGTTTAAATGCTCCGACTTATGTGACAGATTCTGAAGTGGCACAGTAAAAGCCGAGTCCCTTATTTTGATGCTAGTATAAGTTTTTCATAAACAAATATGTTCTATTCAGAATGTCCCGGTGAAGTCTATGACGAATATGTAGACTATCTCGGTGAAGAATTTACAATACCCATTGAACAGGAAACTAAAGGCAACTTTGTTGTTTTATATCACCACAAACACGATCTCACAATTCTTAGGAAAGAGTGTTACACAATGAAAGATGCTCTTGAGTTTGCCCTAACTTGTGTTAGTCAAGACTTCATCGTTAATAGTGTCATCACCCGCACCTACACCGTGACGGTTTGACAACTGGCACACAACCCAACCAAAGGTTCCTATAAGTGTTAGGCTCTAGAAACCTTTGAAATTAATCAAGATGACCGAAACCCGTCTTACCATTCCCGCCCCAACTCTTCATCAAAATAATAATTCTTTTGGTAGTTACGAGCTTCGTAATGCCATCAATGCTCAATTTATTGTTAATTATATTAACGCAGGAAAAAATTTACACACAGAAGACGTGTATCTAGAGGCCCCGAAATGCCAGATAAACAATGGGGTTAATGAAGCATTTCGGGAAAAATTTGAAGATTTTATTACAATTTTTCCCGATCCTAAACCACAAGTATTCACAACTTGTCCGACTAATACATATAGTTTGATTTTTGATAATATTATTGTAAACTTCGCAATTACATCTAATACTCGTAGTTTTAATGTAATGATGCGTGGAGATAAAGAAGAAATTGAAAAATTTATCGCAGTTCTATATGAACATTTTGAAAAATACACCGAAGAACAAAAATGTATGATTAACTGGTGTTTTACGGATGACAATCATAAAATGGTTAAAGTTACAAAAGAGCTGGAGATAAAGAATACTCCTTTCACTGAGATGTATCCTTTCCTCAATGGTGAAAGCCTTGAGGAATATTATGAACGGTTTAACTCATCTTCTGCCTCTATTCTTTTGCTCCAGGGACCACCTGGAACCGGTAAAACGACGTTCATTCGTGGGCTACTACATCATTTAAAAAAGAATGCCCTACTCTCCTATGATGATGCAATTCTTAAAAGCGACAATTTCCTGAGTAGTTTCATTAATGACTCTTCGGTAAACTATCTTATCTTTGAGGACGCCGATGCATATTTGACTTCCCGTGAGAGCGGAAACCGGACTATTCACAAGTTTCTTAATGCTGGTGATGGTCTAATCTCATCGTCTGATAAAAAGATTATCTTTACGACAAACCTGGCCAGTCTCAGTGATGTTGACCAAGCCCTTATTCGTCCAGGTCGTTGCTTTGATGTTCTACAGTTCCGTCAACTTACTAAAGATGAGGCAATTGCTGTTGCGGAGAAGCAAGGCGTAGAAGTTGAACTTCCTGAGAAAAACTTCACAATTGCTGAGATTTTCAACTCTCAAAAAAATACCAAGAAGAAAGAAGCCCGCGCTATTGGATTTGCGATGTGATTGTTTTCTGTGTGCCACCGCTTGAAGTGGCACACCACCAATCAAGAGACAGCGTAGATGGGCTATGTTGTTAGAGCAATCAAAGGAACTTAAAATGGACCAAAAACAAAGAGAATATGTCCTGAAAGAATATGAAAAACTCATTGATGCTTACGATAGCACCAGTAATAAGTATGATGCTATTGCTGCCATTCTTCGTGTCTTAGCTGAAAGAGAGAGTGAAGACATTTATACTGCTGATGGTTATGAAGATTTTAAAATTGCCGCAGTAAAATGCACAGACCTTCATCACATCGCAAACCTAATGGAGGAACTCAATCAATGAAATTTAATAAATACTACCCGATGAAATTTGTAAAATTCTTTGATTTCATCAATGTTTGTGATGAAGAGAATCTTGTTTATTTTTGTGAATTCATTCAAACTGAAAATCCTCGGGGTGGAACATCTTGTGACCTCTGTTTCTTTAAAGTTTTTTTTGGAAGAGAAGAGTACCCTTGGTCCATTCCCTTCTTTAATTTTACCTCTAATGTTTTAAGCGAGGATGAGGTTCTTTCTTTTACTTTTACTCATAAAAGGAGCACTCTGAAAATTGGATTTTTGACTTCCTCTAACCGTTGGATGAAAGACTAATGAAACTCAAAGACTTAAAACAAAAACTGAATGAATTTCCTGAAGAAATGGATGATGTAGAAGTTCTCTTCTATAAAAGTGACGGCAACTACGAAGGAGACGAGGACTTAGAGGATGAAATTGACATCTATACCAACAATGTAGTAAAGACTACAGACAATAAAGGTTATATATTCAAGTATTCGTTTAAAAAACTAGGACATTGGTTTAGCTGCAATAAGCAAGTCACCCCCGAAAGTCTAGGGTGGACCGAAGAAGAAATTCCTGCTATTATTATCGATTAAAACAAATGAAACCCAAGAAATTCTTTAACAATAACTCATTAACCACACCACCAAGAAGAAAGAAGCCCGAGCTATTGGATTTGCGATGTGATTGTTTTCTGTGTGCCACTTCGGAATCTGTCACATTCTTAAAGAAGGTTGGAGAAATCTAACCGATAAAGAACTTTCATCTGCAGAGTATGCAGATTACGGACGTGGAGCGGAATTAAGACTGAGCGGTGATTATCACCACTTAGCATCTGCCATGAAGCGTCTAGAAAACCAATAGAGTTTTTGAACTTTTATTGGTTTTTGTTACTACTATATAATCCTGGAGCGATAGACGCTCCACACATAAACCATTTGTAAGGAGCTTACAATGACCAAACAATACGATGCCATTGTGTTCATCGGTAGATTTCAGCCGTTTCACAATGCACACCTAGAAATTTTCAAACAAGCAGCAGCACTAGCAGATAAAGTTATTCTTGTGGTCGGTTCTGCTCATCAACCGCGAACCTATAAGAATCCATTTACACTCTGCGACCGTTATGATATGATTTCTCCTACTCTATCCATTCTTGGATACGAAGAAGAACTGGATTTTGTAGTTGTAGGAACTCGAGATAGTCTATACAATGACACTGCCTGGGCAGTCCGAGTTCAAGAAATTGTAAAGGCCGAAACTGCACCCACTGATAAGGTGGCTATCATCGGTCACAAAAAAGATGAAAGTTCTTACTATCTTGAAATGTTCCCCCAGTGGGAACTTGTTGAGGTTCCTCTTGTTGAAGAATTGAGTGCAACTAACATTAGGAATTTGTATTTCAGGGATGACTCCAATCTTAATTTTATTCAAGGAGTTATTCCACAACGTATCCTAGAATATCTTGAAGTGTTTAAGAAAACTGAAGAGTTTGCTCAAGTTGTCCGAGAGCGGCAGTTTGAGGAAATGTATAAGCAACAATTTGCATCATATCCTTATCCTCCAACATTTGTGACTGTAGATGCAGTAGTTATTCAATCTGGCCACATCTTAATGATTAATCGTCGTTCTGAACCAGGGCGAGGATTGCTTGCACTTCCAGGAGGCTTCTTGGATGCAAATAGTGATGCATCTCTTGAGGATGCAATGATTAGAGAACTCCGAGAAGAAACTGGTCTTAAAGTTCCTTCTCCTGTTCTTCGCGGAAACATTAAGAACACTCACGTTTTTGATGCCATTCAACGCAGTTCAAGGGGTAGGACTATTACTCACGCCTTTAACATTTGTCTTCCTGATGGTGAACTACCGAAAGTTCGGGGAGGTTCCGATGCAACTTCTGCAACCTGGATTCCTCTTTCTCAAGTAGATTCTGCACAGACTTTTGAAGACCACTACGAAATTATTTCTTATTTTACTGGAGTTTAATTGTGTTACAATTTACAGAACAGAACTTTCTTGAAAAATACAATCAGTATATGTTTTTCTACAATGGCTTTTTGTCCAACTGGGCGAATACCCCTTTCTTGGATACTCGTTCAGGAACACCTTATAACTGTGCAGAACAGTATATGATGGAGAAAAAGGCTTTTCTCTTTCAAGACTATGAAATCGCCAAACGTATTATGACCAAGACTTCCCCTGGCGACCAAAAAGCATTGGGGCGAAAGGTGAAGGGATTTGATAAAACCGTTTGGGACCAACACGCTCGTCAGATTGTTTATGAAGGGTGTTATTACAAGTTCACTCAAAACGAGGATGCTTACAATTACCTGATGGAAACTGATGGTTATCTTCTTGTAGAAGCCTCTCCAACTGATACTGTATGGGGTGTCGGAATGGGAAGTTATGAGAAAGAAATTAAAGACCCCAAAAACTGGCAAGGAACTAATTGGTTGGGTCAAGTTCTTACTCAACTACGAGAGGATATTATTGGTAAACCTGAATTGGTAATGTTTTGATGGAATCAATGTATGATTGTTTACGGTTACAATTACTTTCATACATTCAAAACCCGAAAACTATGTGTCACGGGATAAATTATTATAAATAATTAATAAAGTGAGTTTTATGAAATCCTATACGGCCGACACGTACTTATCTGCTGCTTCTACTAAATTTAATAATCGATATATTTACCAAGTAAATGACCCATACAAACACAATGAAAAACAATTAATCATATGTCCAGACCACGGTGAGTTTATTATAACTGGGCATTCACATCTCAACTCTAAGTATGGGTGTCCTCAGTGTGGCAATGAATATCGTTCATTAAAAATTCGTGAGAGAAACACTAAAAGTAAAAAAAATTGGAATCATATTAAAAGCGAGTTGATTGAAATGTATGACAATCGTTACATATTTCCAGATAAATTTGAAGGGTCGGTGCAAGATAAAGTAGATGTGGAATGTCCAATTCACGGAATTTTTAGTAAACATTTATTTGTATTATTGCAAAATAAACGCCCGCATCAATGTCAAAAGTGTAGGCACGAATCCACAAAAACATACATGTATAAAATATCAACAGAACAAAGGAATTGCACATCAAGAGTAAATAGAATTAATGCTAATAAAAAAAGAAAATTAAACTTTAATGATGCTGTTAATAGATTTAAGGCAGTTCACGGGGACAAGTTTGAATACTATGAAAGTTCATACGCAGGAATTTCTAAAGTTATATCTTTCATATGCCCAAAGCACGGTGAAGTGTCAATGTTAGGAAAAGAGCACGAAGTTTCTAAACACGGATGTCCTAAATGTGCAATAAACAATAAATCAAAAGTAGAAGAATTGTGGTTGAATAATTTCAATATTTCTATTAAACAACATCGTATAATGTTACAAGATGGGAAAATGGTAATTGTAGATGGGTATGATTCTGAAACAAATACAGTATATGAATTTTTAGGAGATTTTTGGCACGGACATCCATCTTGGCACGATAAATTTAATGGAATTAATCAAAGAAATGGTATATCTTTCATAAATTTATTTGAATCTACTAAAATCAGATTTCAAAATTTATATGAATTGGGGTATAATATTTGCTATTTGTGGGAAAATGATTATAATTATGGTAAATTATCAAAAAGAATTTATAGCGGAAAATTAGAATGTTAAAATTTACAATTAAATTATTTCAATGAAAATTATTAAAGGAGACCTAATCAAACTTGCTGAACAAGGTGAGTTTGATACGATTGTGCAGGGGTGTAATTGCTTTCATACCCAATCTTCCGGTTTGGCTGGGCAACTCGCAACCAAATACCCACGAGTATTGGAAGCAGATAAAAAACAATCCAAATACGGTGATAAGGGGAAACTCGGGACTTACACTTCGGCAGTAGTTGAAATAAATGATAAGATATTTACCGTTGTAAATGTTTACACCCAATACAAATGGAGTTCAGGTTCGGATGTATTTGAGTATGACGCCTTTCAAAAGTTCTTAGATAATCAAGTAGAATTTCTAGGGTATTATAGCCCATCATCTCTAAGAAGAAAAAGAATCGGATTCCCAATGATTGGCGCTGGTCTTGCTGGTGGCGATTGGAGTAGAATTTCTAAAATGATTGAAGAGTTCTCTGAAAGAGTCAAAGACTTTGCAGTTGTTACGGTTGTAGAGTATCACTAATGGAAGAAATTTCTTTTAATTTAATTTACGTCGCATGTCCTTATAGTGATTCTGATATCCAAGTTGTCAAGACTCGGATTGATAGCGTAACTAAGTATTTAGCCGTGTTGGCGGCAAGGAGACAAATTGCATTTTCACCATTGCTAATGCATTATTGTCTTGATAGTGGAGTTGAATTGCCAAAAGATTATGAGTTTTGGTGTAACCATTCTTTAACACTACTAGGTAAGTCCGACATTATGCACGTTCTTACTCTTCCCGGTTGGGATTTATCTATCGGAGTTTTAGATGAGATTGAATTTGCCGAAAAGAATGGCATACCTATTGAATATGTAAAATCTCCATTATCATAGTCAGGTGTAAAGACTATAAAACACAAAAGTCCTCCCGATAGACGGGAGGCACAAATACATACTACATTTTAAGGAGTTTAAAATGGACCTTTTTAAAAATCTTCTGCTCAACGCTGATTCCTACAAGTATTCCCAACCTTATCAGTATCCTCCTGGAACTGAAAGCGTCTACTCTTACATTGAGAGTAGAGGTGGTAAATGGGATGAAACTGTGTTCTTTGGTTTACAGATGTTCCTCATGGAATATATGTCTAAGCCAATCACACAAGAAGACATTGATGTTGCAGACGAGATTATCACTGCTCACGGTGAGCCATTCTACCGTGAACTTTGGGAATACATTCTCAAAGAGCATAATGGCTGGCTTCCAGTTATAATCAAGGCAGTTCCAGAAGGAACAGTTGTTCCAACGAAGAATGTTCTTGTTACGATTGAACCAACTAACCCCAAGTGCTGGTGGTTAAGTTCTTTCTTGGAGGCGGCATTGCAACGAGCGGTATGGTATCCAACGACAGTCTGTACGAATTCTTACACAAGTAAGAAAATTATCTTGGAGTATCTTCATAAAACGGGAACTCCAGAACTTATTGACTTCAAGTTACACGATTTTGGATCGAGAGGAGTCTCTTCTTATGAATCTGCTGGCATTGGTGGAGCAGCCCATCTTGTCAACTTCAAAGGAACTGATACCGTAGCAGCCCTTCTCTATGCAAGAAGGTATTATGATGCCAAGATGGCGGGGCTCTCTATTCCCGCTATGGAACATAGCACTGTTACATCTTGGGGTAGAGAAAACGAGGTTGAGGCTTTTCGCAATATGCTAAAACTCTTCGGTAAACCTGGAGCAGTTCTAGCCGCTGTTAGTGATAGTTACAACATCTATGATGCCTGTAGTAAACTCTGGGGAACAGAGTTGAAAGATGAAGTTATCAATTCTGGTGCAGTCATCGGAATTCGACCAGATTGCCTGGATAGTAAGAGTCAAATTTTAACCCCATCGGGTTGGAAGTTTTTTACCGAATTAACTGATCAAGATTTAGTTGCACAAGTAAAAGAAGACCAAACTTACGAATTTGTTAAGCCATTAGAAATCATAAATCAGCCTTATGAAGGTGAAATGTATGAATTTCGTGATTTTCACGGAAAAGTAGATTTATTAGTTACACCAAATCATAGAATGGTTTATATTAATCCTGAAAGGGGAATACAAATTAAAGAGGCTTCCGAGTATAAACAAAACAATTATCAGTATAAGAAAATAAGGGCGGCAAAATCTCAAACAAACGGTAAACAATTGACTTGGCACGAACGATTTTTAATCGCCCTGCAAGCTGATGGTTGTATTAAAAAGGTTAATTCTTCTTCAATTATAATTGAGTTCAACTTTCAAAAAGAAAGAAAGCACGATAGACTGTTAACCATTCTCAATCATTTAGAATACGAGTATAAAATTTATTATCTAAATTCTAGAGGAGGTCAATCTACAATTTGCATTAGAATTCCGGTTAACTCGAATGAAGTTATTTCAAAAACTTTTAACTGGGTAGATATCTCAAACTTAGATAGTCTTTGGTGTGAACAATTTATTGAAGAATTAAAGCACTGGGATTCAACTATTAGGGATGGAGGTAGATTTAAATATGATACCACGGTCAAAGAAAACATTGATATTGTTGAGTATATAGCAATTTCCGCCGGAAAAGGAATACTAATTTCAAAATCAGAAGATAAAAGAAAAGAATATTTTTCCGATGTCTATACTGCCCATATTCTAGATAATCCTTTTGTTGGCGGACAATCTATTTCCAAAACTAAAGTAATGTATAAGGGAACAGTGCATTGCGTAAAAGTTCCAACCGGAATGATTTTGGTTAAGAGAAATAGATGTATAATGGTTACCGGAAACTCTGGTCATCCCCCACAAGTTGTAACCGAATGCCTACAAATTCTTGACGAACACTTTGGGCATACCATCAACGATAAGGGCTATAAAGTTCTTAACAATGTTAGTGTTATTCAAGGTGATGGCATTAACCAGGCAACAATTGACCGAATTCTCTATCGTGCAACCACGGCAGGATTCTCGGCAGATAATATCACCTTCGGTCAAGGCGGTGGACTTCTTCAGCAAGTTGATAGGGATACCTTAAAGTTTGCAATGAAATGTTCTGCCGCAAGAGTCAATGGTGAATGGCGAGATGTTTACAAGCAACCAATCACAGATTTCGGTAAGGAATCCAAGAAAGGTCGTGTAACCCTTTATAAGACAGAAAATGGTTTTGTAACAGATGTTGAAGGTGCATTGGATTATCCGATTGCTCTTCAAACTGTCTTTGAAAATGGACAGTTACACAATCTTGTAGACTTTGAAACCGTCAGGAACAGGGTCACTTTCTGAAGCGGCACACGATTTCCCCCTTTTGGGGGATTTCGTGTATTCTATAAGAGTCTTGAACAACCACCGATGAATTCACTCTTTAAGCTCTGCTGGAAAATGGCTTCAAGAATTCAAGAATATTCGATTGTTCATCCTGAACACGATGCCGATATTCTGTTTAATGAAGCAAAGGACATTTTGGAAAATTATGATGTGACACTTAGGGGAAAAGCCATTAAGGCTCTTGATGATGCTATCCTTCGCGGTGACAACATTGCAACATCTGAAGCCCGACACATCCTTCGCCGAGCCCTAGAAACCTTATGAACGAAGAAGATAAAATCATCTTCACATTTCCCGTTCTATGGCACGAATGGGAATGTGATGGAACGGCCTGGGTAATGGAAAAATCAGATGGAACCCGCTATCTAAAAATGACAAATCACGGTGGAGCATATGTGGCAGACCAAGAACAACTTATTGAGAGACTTGTATATTATGAGTCTACCACTATAAAAACTAAAACAGCTCTTGCATACCTACTGGGACTCTAATGAAAATCTCTGACATCACAATCAAATCCAGCAAATTGCAGAAATTTTTATACTGGATCAATCCTTATGTGTATATTAGCAACTATGAAACTTCTAAAGCATTGTCTAAAAAAATAAATCAACTTCTAGATGATCCGAATACCGAGCTTGTCATTGAAAGTGATTATAGAATACGTCTGGGTGGATTGAGTCTTTGGGTTGGCAATTTTCCATACGCATATGGAGATTACTATAAGCCTTACTACATAGAAGCCGCCATTAATGAGCTTATCTTTTTAGAACCACACACAGAAAGGTGGGAATTACTAGTTAATTTTCTTAATCACGAGAAAGAATGTGAGCAAGCATATGGAGATAAACTACCAGACCGCGCAACTAGGTTTCGGCTAAGGCAAGTTGTGGAGAGTGCTAAAGCCTCTCAGACTACTAAATAATCACCCTTCTGTAAAATGACTTAAAAATACTATGAAGCCCTTTCTTCACGGAAGAATTCACGCAAAAAAATATGGAGGTTCACCAAATGATTATGCGGACATTGATGATTTCATTGACTCCACAAAGGCTTGTTTAGCTGATGTGAGACATAGAGCTATTCTACATTCTTCTTTTGGTTGCTTTCTTGTGGAACAATTGTTTGGAAGAACGCGAACAAATTCAAGTGGTATTGAATATTCTCCCCGAGACGTTGCAGAAGACCATATTCTGCAGGATTTAGGATTTATTCCCACGGTTGAAAAATATCTCAACTGTATGACGATTGAACCTTGGATGTCAGGAACAGCCAAAAAATTTAACAACAAAACAAAAAATTTATTCCATTGGAGGATTAATAATGACTTACATTGATGATATGAATGAGATTATTAAGTCTTTTACTGAATACAGACAATCAGTTCAAGAAAAACTAAAAAAAGAGTTTAAAGCAGTAATTACAAAATTGTTTGAAGAAAATTCAGAACTTAAAGCAATTGTTTGGGAGCAATATACTCCCTACTTTAACGATGGTAACACTTGCTATTTTGCTCTAACTGAAGTTGTATTTACGAATGCTACTGGCGATGACTTGGATCTTATTAGTTATGGGGGTTATGATGGAGAGAACGAAGATGTATGCGTATTTTCAGAGTATAGGGAAGTTGAACGACTTATGGTATCATCGGGAATGGAAGACGTAATGCTTGCCATGTTTGGAGACCACGTAAGAGTTGTTGCTACTAGGGAAGGTTTTTCTATTAGTAGATTTGATCACGATTGATAAATAATCACCCTTCAACAAAATTATGCCATTCATTCTTCCCATTGTAGCACTTCTAGGTCTCACTTGGGCCGGTGCATATCACGATGTAATCTTTCGTTCAGTCTTTGCTCCTAAGTATGAGCAGATTCGTCGTGACACTTATGTTCAATCCGAATCACACGTTCGGGGAACTATTATTGACCTTCAAAGACAACAAATTGAATACTTGAAAGAAAAAGACCCAGCAACAAAAGAGGCACTTGCTAGTGTAATTCGTCAAACTGCCGCTCAAGTTCCTTCTAATCTTCTTCCATTCGACCTTCGTTCCTTTATTTTTTCTCTTAACCAATGAAATTCTCTAAAGCACTTCTGATTCCGGCAGTTCTGTTCTGCGGTTTGTCTTTGACTGGCTGCATTCAAACTCGTTATTCTAGCGATGACATTCAACGGGAGCAACAAGAACAAATGGGCAAAGAAGCAACAGCACAAACAGGTATGCCAGCCATTACACAATTTACTGAACGCAAAAATCTTAAGCGTATTCTTGAACTTCGTGATAGAGCAAAGTTTGTAACATACACATATGTTATGGTTCCTGGAACTGGTGAAAGAAAACTTCTCTGTAAGTCCTTTGGATATGGAATTCCTTATGCCACTCAATATACTAATCCCCAGAAGATTGAGAATCCCCCAAATATCCCTGGTCAATTTGTGATTCCACAGGCTGACCCGAATCAACTATATTCTCCCACAAGTACAGATGCAACTTGGGTTCTCTGTGTAAATCCCACTGGTGGTGAACCTGCAGTAGTTTACGAAGAAAACCGCATTACGGTTTCACCGTTTGAACTTCCTAGGTGATTTTATCGGCTTAAATATGTTAAGGAGGCTAAATAGTATCAGCCGCAGCATCAAAAATGCAATATTCCATAACAACTTGTTACCGGTGGTTTATTGCTCCAAAAACTCCAAATGAGTTAGTAAAGGTGTATTGCATTGAAGGAATTCCCTTTTCCTTTGATATTCTTCCTGAAATTGCAAAAAGCGACCCAACAATCTTTACGGAAGCAAATCAAAAGATTGGAATAAAATCTGAACAAATGTTAAAGTGGTCTGACTATTTGATTTCAGAAGAAGCTCATCCACTTCTGTTTGAACTAAACATTAAAAACCCCGAAGAACTTCCAGTAGAATGACAACTTCATCTCTACTGGAAGTTTTTGCCGCAAGTTGTTTACTCTTAAGCATTACTAAATTAAAATAATAAACTCAGCCTAAATAATCCATAAGGTATTATTTGTGGATTAAGAATGGGGTTATCAAGACTTAGCCAACTGCTTTCAAATACAACTGGAAGATGTTTATATGTAAACCCAGATTCAATAGACTCTACAGACACTATTGATAATCGTGGCAATTCGCCAACTCGCCCGTTTTATAATCTAAACCGGGCTATTGCAGAAGCAGTAAGATTTTCATACCAAGTTGGCCCAAACAATGACCGTTTTGCCCGTTGCACAATCATTCTTTCTCCTGGTATCCACAGAGTAACAAACCGCCCAGGTTGGATTCCAGATGGAGCAAACAACTTTAGGCTAAGAGACGGAACAACCTCAAGTGATTTTACACAATGGGATAGTAATACAAATTTTGATATTACCACCAACAATAATGCCCTATACAAATTAAACTCAATTCACGGTGGTATTTTCTTGCCCCGTGGTGTCAGTATTATTGGCGAAGATTATCGTAAGACGATTATCATTCCAGATTATATTCCTAATCCTGAAAATGATTCAATTGAAAGGGCGGCAATCTTCCTTCTTACTGGACAAAACTTCTTCAATGAAATCACAATTGAAGACCCCGATGTAACCGTATATAAAGATTACACTTCTAATAGGTATGCTCCATTATTCTCACAGCATAAACTAACTAATCACGAAAATGCCGATGGTGCCAATCCAGTAGTTATTAATGATACATTCCAATCTTATACAACATCTAGAACTGACCTTCAGATGTATTATGAAAAGATTGGTCTTGCATTTGGTGCATCCTCTGGTAGAGAAATTCAACCAGACTATCCTTCAGCTTCTATTGATATTCAACCTAGACTTGATGAATACCGTATTGTAGGTTCTAGAGGTAGAGAGGTAAGCATTTCGGCAATTAGAGCTGGCGATGGTATAACTCCAACGATTTCTATTACTGTAACTCTAGCTCAAGCCATTACTGAACTTGATGTTGATACCCCAATCCGAATTGAGGGTATTCCTGCTGGCGGCTATGACGGCCAGTATGTAGTCAAGCGAGTTATCAGTCCAACTCAAGTTGTTTATGAAGTAGCAACCCCGCCGATAATTGCTGCCCCGACTGTAACAAATGCCACTCTTAATATTTCAGTAGATACTGTTTCATCATCTTCACCGTATCTTTTTAATCTTGCCAGTAAAACTGTATGGGGCCGAAACAGTCTTCATAATGATGGTTCTAAGACAACTGGATTTAGGTCAGTTGTTGTTGCACAATATACAGGTATTGGTCTACAGAAAGATCCAAAAGCATTTGTAAAGTATAATTCAACTTCCGGTATATTTGAAGATAATACTGCAACGGGCAACGAAAATATTCCAACTGATAGTCGGGCACGGTATAAACCATCTTATGAGAACTTCCACGTTAAGGCAAGTAATGATGGCTATATACAGGTAGTTTCAGTATTTGCAATTGGTTATGCCAATCAGTTCTTAACTGAAAGTGGTGCAGACCAATCCATTAATGCTTCCAACTCTAACTTTGGGGCAAAGGCTCTTGTTGCTCGGGGGTATAGAAATGATGCATTCATTCGTGACGATGCTGGTTATATAACCCACGTTATCCCACCAAAAGAGCTTGACATTGAAGAGACCACCGTTACATATGAGGCAATTGATGTAGCTACTACACTAGCAGTTGGTCTATCAACTCATCTTTATTTCTATAATAGAACGGCGCAATCTTCACCGCCAGATTCAGTTATTGAAGGTTACAAAGTTGGAGCAAGGCGCAATGAACAACTTAAAGCTGTTATTAACTCAACAGAATATACAGCAAGAGTTGTTCTACCCAATAGTACAAGTTCTTCTGAAAAGTTATTCACTGTCGGTAGAAGTAATGTTGGTATAAACAGTGTAAGTTTTAATGTTTTATCCCTAACTCAAAATCACACTCTCTTAAATGGTGAATCTGTAAGGGTTATCAGTGACAATGCACAACTACCAGATGGTGCATCCCCAAATCAACTTTATTATGCAATTACCACTGCTAATCTAACACAGATTAAACTTGCCCAAACCTTAAACGATGCAATTGCCGGAAATGCAATTGCCCTTAATAATCGTGGCGGCTCTTTATCGGTTGTTAGTAGGGTTTCAGATAAAAATGCTGGCGATATCGGCCACCCAATTCAATATGACTCTAATGGCTGGTATATTACAGTGGAGGCAGGGAACGGCATCTACGGGGCTCTCAGTGGCCTCTCACAGCGAATTACGCAGCGAACCTACCTTAGCCGGAAAATAGATTCTCGCAGTTTTGCGGATACAATTTATAAACTGCGCTATGTTATTCCTTCCTCTACAACAGTTGCAAGACCGCCAACCGAGGGCTTTGTCATTCAAGAATCTAACAGCACGATTGGCGCGACAGATGCGGAAATTGCTGCCCAGTTTAATCCAACTACAACCACCCTAACGACTCCATTACAACTAAGAAATCAAAAACTCATTGCCGATGCAGTTTGGAGCGGTGGAACCGCAACCTATAGATCAGAATTGGCTCATAATCTTTCTGTCGGTTCATATGTTGAACTCAAGAATATTAAGAGTACAAGTAATAATATAGGCTTAGATAATCTTGGTTTCAATGGTTCATTTACCGTTATCGGAATTCCCGATCGCAAGCAATTTGCGGTCGCGCTTGCAACAAATCCTGGCACATTTACTAGCAATACTTCCTCAAGAAATACCTCTTCTCCATATTTTACTAGAAAGAAATATAAAAATACATTCTATGTTTATAGAGCGGAGGAAGTCCAAAAACACGTTCCCGGAACTCAAGATGGTATCTATTATCTAATTGTTCTTAATGCATCAAATGCCCCGGTAACTACACCATTTACCTCTTTAAATTATTCACAGCCTGTTCAAAATCTATATCCCCAGAAGAATAGAAACAATCCATCTTCAGATCCAAAGGAAACAACTTCTTTTGCACTATCGGAACCTTTGGGGCAAGTTATTGTTGATGAACCTCAATATTCGGTCACAAAAGAAACATTACAGAAAACATTCTTAGAACAATCAATTGGTATTGGCATTACTAATATTATTTCAAATAGTGCCGGAACTGCCCACACAATTTATACAACAATTGACCACGGCTTGAATCCAGTCACACGGCTTTCTATTACAAGCCCCGGTGTTGGATATGGCATTGGTTCTGGAACTACTGAATTTTACTATAATGCAAGATTGGTAAATTCAGTATCTTCTGGTGAAAATGCAACGGCCCACGTTACCGTAACATCTGCCGGATCTATTTCTGGTATCAGCATTATGGATGGCGGTAGTAATTATGCAGTCGGCGATAGATTAAATGTTGTTGGTATTGCAACAACTACTGGCCATACTGTCGGTATTGTCAGCGTAGTATCAACTTATAATCATATTGGTGAATCTTTAAAAGTTAGTAAAACTTTAGATGCATACAATACAAGTTATAGAATTACCGGTATTTCTAGTAGTAAATCTATAAATGTTGCTTCTGCATCTTCTATTTTCCCCTCATTTGTTAGTGGTATTGGTTCAACTGCAACTGCTCAAGGTTATGCCGAATTAACAGGTAGAACTATAGGCATTTCCTCGTTAGTTTATGGACCAGGAACCGGTATTGCAACTGTTACAACTATAAACCCTCACGGATTATTTGTTGACAGTAAGTTTCTTTTCGGTGGATTTACTAGTAGCGTTCTCAATAATACTTTTACTGTTGCTAGTGTTGTTGGTTTAAATACCATTACTATTTCAACTGGAACCACTAATGTAAATGTATCTTATGTTGGAACTCCTTATATATTTAGACAAGGCGCATCTTCTAATGGTGGAACTATTACTAAGGCTAAGGAAAACCTTGGCGGCAGAATGGTCACCAACTATGCCGGTATTACTACAACTTTAAGTGCAAGTCTAAACTCAACTTCAACAACAGCTTCAATTCTTAATGCACTAAATGCTGGCCTAAAACTTGGTGATTATCTATTGGTTGATGAAGAAATTATTAGAATTTCCACAACTGTTGCTAATGATACAGTTACGGTATTCCGGGGAATGTTCGGAACTCGTAGTAATTCACATTTGTCTGGAGCATATGTCAGTAAAATTCTTCCTATTCCTATTGAACTAAGAAGAAACTCTTTAACTCGTGCAAGTGCCCAGACTTTTGAATATACAGGTTACGGCTCTGGCAACTATTCTTCAGCCCTACCGGATAGACAAGATAGAACTCTTTCACCCCAAGAAGAACTTATTTCACAATCAACCAAAGAAGATGGTGGTATTGTAGTTTTTCAGGGTATGAATGCTAATGGAAATTTCTTTATTGGTAATAAGAAAGTTAATTCCGCATTGGGTGTAGAAGAACTATTTGATGTTCCTATTCCATCGGTAACAGGTGAAGATCCAGCAACAAATAATTCTGATACTGGATTCAACGTCTTAAATACAACGGATGCAATCATTAGCCGATCACTTTTCGTTGAAGGTGGTTCAAATAAAGACCTCATTTCACAATTTGATGGTCCAGTTGTTCTTAATAACAAGGTAATCTCAAATTCACCAAAAGGTATTGAGGCACTTTCACTCTTCTTGCAAGGAACATCTAATACCCCAAGACAATACACCGTTGGTGATTCTATCCCAACCCTTGCCGGAAGTCCTGGCGATGTTCAATACAATGCAAATCCATTAAGTGGCGGTTTCCTTGGTTGGGTATTTACTTCTAATAATCGTTGGGAGAAATTTGGTAGAATTGGCAATTATGGTAGTAGCGTTGAACCAGTTGTAGGAGTTTCAAGTAACGGTTCATTTGTTGGCCTTTCAACTCTTATTGATTTTAAAACAACTGGTATTGTATTAACTTCTTCTTTTGATAGCTCAAGCGGTATTACTACCTTAAATTTTGCGGGCGCATCACCATTAGGAAACTCTGTTGGGGTTTCAACAGGTTCTAATACTTTCGTTGGAATGGCTACACAGTTTAACTTTGCGGGAACTTCAAATATCAGCATTTCTGGTACCCCTCCAGTAAGCGGCATCGTAACTATTAATGTCGGAATATCTTCCTCTGCGCCCATTATCGCCCGCAGTTTTATAAAGGCTGGCGTAACAACAACTAATTTCTTAAAGGCCGGTGGCGCGGATGCTGCTCTTACCTCATCTGACGTAACAACTGCCCTTGGCTTTACTCCCGCAAACTCTGCATCAATTATTGGTGACCCTGCCAGTGGTAACTCTGTTATTCTTGATTCTCTTGTGCCATTCAATGGTGTAACAACTGTATTTAATCTACTCCTTAATGGCTCGCCATATGTTCCATTTGGTAGCTCGGCAAATTTAATTGTATCTCTTGGGGGCATTACTCAAAAACCCGGAACAGATTTTTATATTAATCAAAATTCTGGTATTAATACCTCTTCTATTACCTTTACTAGTGCTCCCGCTGCTGGATTATCACACTTCATTGTTGCTCTTGGTGGTCAAAGTTCACTACTTGGCAACACATCTTGGAACGCCAAAGGTGATTTAGCGGTTGGTATTACTGATAATAATGCTAGTATTCTAGGTATTGGTACAACTGGTTATATTCTTACTGTAGATCCAACTGCGGCAACCGGTGTAAGTTGGAAGCCTAGTCTTATTTCACTTCCAACTATCTCGCTTGGTGGGGTATTTCCATCATCATTTACTCAATTTTCCAATATCCCAACTTGGGCAAATGAAATTACAATATTGTTTAATGATATTTCATTGCCTGATGATGGACATTTTCAAATTTTCGCACAACCAACAATAGGTACTTCTATACATAAGTCAAATTCTACTTATATTAGTGTGGGAGTTACAGCCGGTAAGGTTACTCGTACCGATAGTTTAGTTTTCTTTCTTGGTAATGCCGGGAATAGTATTACCGGCCAAGTCACACTTAAAAAACTTATAAGCACATCTAATGACCACATTTGGATTGCTAACGGAACTTTTATATATGAAACTAATATAGATGTTATTGGATTTACCGGTGGTCGTCTTCAAACTTCTGCAAATTTTCCAGTTACTAGAATTTTCTTAGGCAATACTGGCTCCACTGTTTTTAATTCTGGTAATGTAACTGTACATTATCATTGATTAACCTTTAATTTTTATAGATAAACCCGAGGAATAAAATGTCACAAACACAAGCCGAAACAATCAAAGACGGCATCATTATTGCAGAAGATCTTGCTGATAATGCAGTTTCCACAAGTAAAGTTCAAAATGGTGCGGTAACAATGGAAAAACTTGCAGATTCAGTAAAACCCTCACCGTTTACAACCCGAGGATTTAATATTCCGGTTTAACCGTCTTCCGGGATAACAACAATATTGTAATTGTTACAGGTTATGCTAAAAGTATCTGCTGGCTGTAAATAAATCTCTGTTGGTAGCACCTGAGGTGAACTATTGGCAGAAAATACTGAGATGTTTTGTAGATTACTAGCTGTTGCAACATATTTGCCGAAAGCCCTAACATTTGTTTCGGTGATACTTGCAGAACCGCCCCAAGACATTAAAATATTTGCAGTTGATGTAATAGAATCTGCATAATTGATGATAAGTCTGGCATTTCCACCAGTTGTATTGGTATAATTTACAGTTCCATTTGAAGAACCGGTGCCAAGTTTACCTCTTAAAACAGTCGCGGCCATATTACTTAAGTTTAGTATAGCTATTTAGTTGGAGCCGGTTGTGGAACTGGCACACGCTTTCACTGTTTTGATGGTTTTGTGGTATTCTTAATGAGTTGGGGGTTGTTCCCCAATGAGGTGTGCATACCTCTTATTAAATGGGTTACCGAGGGGCTTAACTAGCCCCTTTTCTTTTGGGACACTAGACGAACTGGCCACACGATGCAACAAAACGGAGGCGAACGTGCTACATTAACAATGTTCTGAGAGAGGCGCCTAGGGCACCCCCGGAATGCTATAAGATAACGGAAGATTTCGCCTCGTTCTTCCGTTATCTTATAGCGTAAGAGGGAGAGCGGTGAGAGAGTTGGTGGGCTCTTAAGCTGCTCTTTTTCTTTAGGTGTCACTTTTTCAACTGTCCACAGACAACCCCAAACTCCACAAAAATCCCTTAGCATAAAAAAGCCTAACAATAAGACAATGACTACCAAAGAAAAACTCATTTTCATTGCCTCATTTTTGTGGATGATGAACTGGGGAACAAGAGTTGTAGAAGTTTTTGTGAGATATGCTCTTTACTGATGTAATTGGAGCAACCGCTCAACAAGAGATTGTTTGCAGAAGTGTTCTCTCCTGGTTTGACAAAACATTCCTCAAGGAATATGAATACGATGTAACAATTGAACATTTATTCTTGTCAGAAGATTCTGCCATAATGTATGTTTCGGGCGAACTTGAAGACCCCAGAGAGTTTACTATTGAAATTCACCATTATCTCAACGGAAAAGAGTATATAATGACTCTAATTCACGAGATGATTCATATTGAAGATTACATCAAGGGTAATCTTACTGAACAAGACGGTAAACGCTATTGGAACGGAGTTTTTTATGAAAGCGATGACTATGATAATCAGCCTTGGGAAATCAGGGCTAATCAGTTAGAAGAAGTTTTCTGTGACCTTTACTGTCGCACACTCGGTTAATTTTGTCAAGTGCTTGTGGGTTTTGTTGGCATCCGCTAACATAGTATTTCTACCTATTGACAAGACATTCAAAGTCTGCTACGCTCCGCTTTGTCAAAAGTGATACCACCCAGGTATTCAATACTATTAAATAAGGAAAACAAATGGAACGAATCACCGCAAAAGAAGCAAGAGAAAGAACAGACAAAGTGAATACCGATGAGGCAGTCTTAGACCTTGCCCTTACCCAAATTTATAAGAAAATTAATACTGTAACCGAACCAGAATTTGGTAGAAGTTCTGTAACTATTGATTATGGAAAAAACTATAGATTTCATATCATTTGGAGAAAAATCAAAGAAGAACTAGAGAAAGATGGCTATACTGTGCATTATAATGATGTTTTGTGGAAAATGACAATTGATTGGTGAGACACTTTTCAAACTGTCCCACACCCAACAAAAGCCTCTAAAACTGTGCCACAATACCATTGTCTATAAAAACACTACTATGAGCACCCCGATCACCATCTCAAACGCTAAAGAAGCAATCACTCATTTTGGCGAGCCTAAAGTTGCAAGGCGGAAAACTCTTGTAAGGATTCGTGAAGTAAATGGAACTGAGGTATTTGAATCCAAATACGGCGAAGGAAACCTAGTAGCAGAGCAAGGAATTGATTTTGTCGTCATTCCAGTTGATGGTGCTGATCCATATCCCTGTAAGATTGACATTTTTCATAAAACCTGGGAAGAAACCGAAAAAGATTCTGGAATTTATCGTAGGAAAGAACTTTGTAGGTGTATTCCTATTCCAGAGGACACTACTGTTACTCTTGAAACTCTGGAGGGAACAAGAGTTGTTTCGCATCCTAATTATATTGCCCTGGGCATTGAAGGCGAGGTCTATTCGTATAGCCCTGAATGGGTAGGAAAAAATCTGGAGTTTATTGACACAGCTTCTAGCTGAAGTTCTCAAAACCGTTCCATACTACAACTGACCTTTGAACTGATACCATGACAACCAAAGAACAACTGCTCCAATCTATTAATGAAACGGAGCAACAACTAAATAAACTGAAACAGGAACTTGAGTCACATAACCCTCCAACCATTCAAGAAGCATCTGCAGGAGATGTTCTTGAAGACGGTTCTATTCTCCTAAAGAAAGAAAACGGTCTTACCCTGTTGATTTCACCTAAATCAACTGAAGTTTACCACATGAAGTGGACAAAAGAATTTCCAGAAGTGTACTCAAAACTTTCTGAACAAGGTTTTATACCTTCTCAATGGTTCATTCCTACAATAGAACAACTACATCTTGCATATAGAGTCATACCCAACGAATTTGGTTATCATTACTATTGGAGTTCTAACGAGAGTGGTGAGCTAGGCGCATACTCCCTCTCAGTCTCGGATCAAGGTGGAGCTTCCCAATGTCAAAACTATAGGAGAACCCCTAGTGCCGTTCGCGCAGTCCGTTGTATTTCTTATTGAATTTTGAGCTAAAATTATGTCTTTTAACAGCCGAGAATCTGAGGAGGCCATCGCGGGCTTTCTATCCGTTGGTTTTATGTTTGGAGGTGCTGCTTCATTACTTTTTGCAGTGGCTTTTCTTTTTAACCACGGAACTTCACGAGACAACTACCGAAAATCTTTTGACCGAACGATGGAATGCCGTGAAAGAGTCAAAACTTCAACTAATATTGATGCCATCTGTGGTAAAATTCCACAATGGTCCGAGTTTATAAGGGAGAGCAAATAAAATGATTAACAAAGATTCCTTCGTTTTTTATTTTATGAAAAAGAGTGGTGGGAGATATGACCCAAACCTACTCAATGATATTATGAATGCATTTGAAGAATGGATGCCAAAAGAGAAACCGAACCCTTCTATCGATGAAGTACCACTACGAGACTACGAATACATTTGTGAAAATGTAAACGGTTGGAATTCTTACCGCGAAAATCTACTGGAGAATATGAAACTTAAGCCTGGTAAGGAGGAGAAATGATTCCATCTAAAACATTCAACTTTAACGCTTATCATTATGAGGTGGCAGCAGAGAGGATTCCTACTGGTTTTCTTTGGTTGGCAGAAAAAACCTCTTATTATATTCGCAGAATTCCAAAACGTGCCCCTAAAGATGAAAAATGTTGTTCTCCACTATATGTATGTTCCTATTTTAAGAATGAAGGGAAGATTTTTTATACTTTTGACCCAGTTTATAAATCTGTTTGCAATGTGATGTATTTTGACACACCTGAAGAAGCAAAAAGCGTCTTAGAAACTGCCAGAGAAAATAAGGCTGAACAAGAGTACAAACGTTCAAGTAATGCCATTTATTCAACACAAGATGACGAGGATTGAAATGACATTTAAACCTGGGGATAAAGTCAGACTCAAGCGAGACATTTATCGCTATTCACCTGAACTGGAAACATATGCAGAAGAAGGTGACACTGGGGAGATTGTGGAAATTTTTTATCCACATAATAGTGGTGCAATGGCACCCAAGATTCCTCACGCCAAGGTTTTAATTGACGATAAGATTAAAACCTTTAGACTTAGCTCTATTGAAAAATTTAACGAGAAAGTAAAATGACCGAAGAAACTAAAAACTACTTTATTCTCTATGCCGACTATAAAGGAATAGAAACGACTGAGATTGCCCCCTTTAGAAGGTGAAGAGGACCTAAAAGATGGAATCATCAGCACATTCAATCATTATATTCAAGACCGATATGAAGACCCAACTGAAGAAGATTATGAAGAAGTAATGGACAACATTATCGTTTGTGAAGAAGTTGATAAGAGCGTCCTTATTAAACAGACCATTCAAAATTACCTGAAACAGAAAGACGATAAAGAGCATAAAGAGTATTTGCGCCTTAAGAAAAAGTTTGAGAAAGTGAAATGAAACTTCTCCAGTACGATGAAAAAACTTGGGACAACGGCGAAACCTCTCACACTTGGCAGTTTGGCATTCTAAAAAAACGTTCATTGCTTTGGGTGAATTATGAAAATCCAACCAACCACTTCTATTCTTCTGGTGGATTTCATATAGAACTTTCATTTCTTCAATCTGATTCACTTTTTGGGGTAGAATTGAATAATAACAAACAGTGTCTTGCTTTTTACTTTTTTACGGAATACTTTGAGGGATTTATGGAGAAAGTAAAATGAAACTTCTTATAGTATCACTAAAACACCCAGAAAAATCAACTTATTTCAATTCCGAAAAAATTGATGTTTTTATGTGGGGAAGGAAACTTTCGGAGTATGCTTTTCTTGCAGTTAGTGATGATGAAACCATTAAACCTATTATCTTAAAAAGTGCAGACATCAAAGACATTAAAACCCAAGTTATGGATGAATTAAAATGACAACCAAAATTTATCTAATCTGTGAAGATGTTGACCTAGGCTGTCACGTCTATGGAATCTACAATGATAAGGACTATGCTGTATCTAAATTAGATGAATGTCTTGAAGTTTGGGCTAAAATGAAATTTCTCTCACAAGGCGAAGAAATTCCAGAAGAAATTAATAAGCCAGAAAAATTGCGTAATTCTGTTGGGTGGCATAATTTTTGGTTAGATGAGCGAAATTTAAATTGTGATAAAAGAGTAGATGAGAATAATGAATGGAAATTAGTCTACATTCAAAGATGTTTAGATGAAGCTAAAAAGGAGAATCAAAATGACAAATGAAACAATCACAATTTCCGTAAAGGAATTCAATCAACTCTTAGAAGACAGTACCTTTCTTAACTGTCTATTTGCCGTTGGCGTGGACAATTGGGCAGGTTATGACGAAGCCATACAATTGCTTGAGGAGGAGAAGAAGAATGAACCTTTTTAATAAAATCAACGATTTTCTGTTCCCTAAAAAAGAACCAATAAAATTCCAACTCACAGACAGAGAAGCGGAAAATTTAGTGTTTGATTTGCGCACTAATGGTAGGGATGAATATATTATTGCATACCTTTTAGGTTACTATTTTTCTGGTTGCAATAAAAATGAAATAGAGCAGAAATATAAAACATTACGGGAAGCCATCTTTAATTTTCAAGAAAAAGAAAATTTGCTGTTGTCGGATTAGGATGGTGAAAGAAGAACTGGGTGAATTTCTTGCACCAATCGTAATGTGTAAGGAATTCCATTGTATATGGTCTCAAGGTTACCCAGAAATTTATAATGAACTTAAGAAGGATGGGTTTACTCCAAATCAATGGCATCCTCTCAATGAAGATAAACTAAAAGAGGCATATGATTTGCTTCCCCTAGAATATTCTTTAGATGATTATAAAAACAATGATATTTACGTTGTGTTTACGGATTATTTACCGGAAATTCATAAAACTAAGAACCATCTAATAGCATCTTTCCGCCCTATTTGTGTTTTGGTTAAATGGACACTTTTCAAACCGGCCCTGCAAACTCCAAAACCATCAAACTCGTGTCAAAATAACAGAGTCTTTCTGCCTACACCCTAAATGTCAAACTTCTTCAATAAAATAACCGACTTTCTGTTTCCTAAAGAAAGACCTGTGAACTACTCAAAAGCCCATCAAAAATTCTCCAACGAACTTCAAAACCCTGAAGCTCTTACAAGTCCACAAGACTTTCTAGGACCAAACTACGAAACCGTCCTTAACTTCTGGTGGTTCATGGATGGTCTTACTGCCGACCAATGGAAAGAAGTTGCCCGCCGCTACCGTGCCCTAGACTATGCCGCCGGGTCTGCCGCCGGGTATGCCGCCAGGGATGCCGCCGGGTCTGCCGCCGGGTATGCCGCCAGGAATGCCGCCTGGGATGCCGCCTGGTATGCCGCCAGGGATGCCGCCAGGAATGCCGCCTGGTATGCCGCCTGGTATGCCGCCAGGGATGCCGCCAGGAATGCCACTTATGAACTAATTGGTATGCACACTTTATTGAATGCTGGTAAGACTTTGTTGTTCGTTCCTCTTTTTAACGACTTATGAACGACTTTGATTTTATTAAACAATCTTCCCAAAAAGCAGGAACTATTTTGAATCTTACCGAATGGTATGATGATTTGGACTTTATTCGCATCTATAAGTATCTTCACTCAATGTGTGGTGGGGATAAATCCAATATGCAACATTGGATGAAAACTGCCAATAAGCATTTGAATCTTCAGATTCCAGAACAAATCATTACAACAAAAGAAGGAACCAAAGTGGTTCTAGATGAACTGCGTTATTTTTATTACCGTTGAGGATTGTATGGCCGATATTACTCGTAAAGAAATTGAAGACGGGATGATTCTTTTCTGTAAATCCGGCAGCCACGCCTATGGGTTGAATAGTGAAAATTCCGACTTAGATTATAAAGGTATTTGTATTGCCCCAAAAAGATTCTACATCACCTTTAAAACCTTTGAACAAAAAGATAAAGGTTGGGGAGTTGAGTCAACTGAAGATTCTTTGTTTCCACAACTAGATAATTCTGATACTGTCGTCTACGATATTAGAAGATATCTTGCACTTTTGCAATCGCAAAATCCTAACATTCTTGAAATGCTCTGGCAAGACCCGGAAGATTATATTTTCTTAACAGATTTGAGTAAAACCCTTATTGGTAATAAGAAAAAACTTCTATCAAGAAGAATTTCTGGAACCTTCATCCAGTATGCACGGGCACAGATTAAGAAAATGGAGACTCATCGCAAATGGCTATTGAATCCCCCGACAAAACGCCCAGAATGGGAAGATTATGGTGTTTCAACATCTTGTCTAACCTCTACACAGATTGAGGCATTTATCGAGTATCTGTATCTTTTGATTAAAGATAGGATTGAATATTATCAACCGTCCATTGACCTTTATCAGATTCTTAATGAGAAGGTTGATTGGAAAGGTGTTCTGAAGCAAAGTGTATTGCCAGAAGAATGTATTGAAATGACCCAGCAAATTACTAGGGCAAGTGAAGACTATATGAGTTTACTTCGCTCTAGCCAACAATACAGAGCCGACTTAAAAAGATGGAGTAATTATCAAGATTGGCTTGTCAATAGAAATGTAAAACGTTCTGAAATTGAAAGGATTTGTGGCTATGATGGTAAAAATGCCAGCCATTGTGTAAGACTGATGAAAATGGCTATTGAAGGACTGCGAACTGGTGAATTACTTGTTAACCGCAAAAAAGCGGGTGATGCTAATCTACTTCTAGACATTAAATTGGGTAGACTTTCTTATGAGGAGGTTCACAATATGGTCAATAAACTGTTTACTGAAGCGGAGTATACCCTTCATAATGAATGTGTTCTTCCCGACCGAATTGATTACAATTTTGTTAATAGTCTATGTGAAGAAATTGTTGAGAAGAGTGGCATTCTTCAATAGTGCCACTCTTTGAGCTGGCACACATACTTGCAACAGAAGCCGAAGAGGTGCTATATTATTAACGAAAACCCACAAAGGCCACCCTATGAAACCTTCTTTCTATATTAGAAATCCAAACGAGCAATCTACTAATTTCTATAACATTCTAAATGCTTGTCAAACCCTAGTCCTTTGTTGGCATATCGCAATGGTACTTAACCTCCTCCCACAATAAAAACAAATGACTGACCGTAAACAAGTTAAAGACCATACAACGATTATGACGGAATATGGTTCCCGCAACATTTCCGAGTTTATTAAAGAACTTCAAGAACTTCAATCAAAAGGATGGAGAAATATTGAACTAGAAAAGGAAAGTGAATATGATGGCGTGTATTATTACATCCGAGCAACTAAAATTCGCCTTGAAACTGACTCTGAGTATAACAAGCGCATTGCTTGTGAAAATCAGATGATGGAAAACCACAAAAGGATGTATGAGCAACTTAAGAATGAGTTTGGAGAATGAGTTAGTGGATAATTTTATGCTACATAAGTTGTAAGAGGTGCAAACTTCTTTCGTTCATCCTCTATTTGTAAATAGTGGACGCAAGTAGGACGACGAGGTTCATTTTTAAGAGTAGAATCTTAAAAACTGAACTGCCGCCCGAAGGAACGGGACTTACGATCGCAATCTGGAGGAAAACAATGTCCAAAGCAGTTTATCGCGGTGTCGCTTATGATACCGATAATGTAAAGAAAGAGTATGAGGCTTGGTATGCCCAAACTCATTCTCCGTCACATCCAACAAACACTTATCGTGGAGTAGATTATCGCCCTTGCAAAAATGTGGAGGTATCAAAATGAATACCCTATTCGTTCTCTATCTAAAGCAAAAAGCAAGGAAAGAAAAACTTCTTCACATTGCACAACTGAATATGGCAAAACAACCACAAGACTGATTCTTGTGTAGACACTTCCCAAACTGGCACACTGCTCGCAAAGAACAGTGTGCCTTGTGCTATGATTGATTTGCAATCGCAGGAGAATTATGTTCGCACCAGACGCAAGACTAAAAACTGTTGAGAACTCTCAACTTTTTAAAAATATTATGATGGATATTGAAGAAGCAGTTGAAGATGAAAAGTTTGAAATTACTTTGTATGATAATACAGATTTCGGGGAATGGACTCCACTTGCACAAGCGGCTACTAAAGTATTAAGAGATAGATGTTATGAAGTAGATGTTAATTAATACACTTATATTACAACCATTTCTTGGAAGTGAATGGGGACACTTCCCAAACTGGCATACCATAACCACTAACGAACATTCAAACTGTTAAGATTAAATAGTCAGCCAACCAAAAATAAACACCAATGCTCAATTATCGTATGTTACGCGAAAACCCCAAAGTTATTAGTGATTTATTGACTCTTCGCGGATTAGAGATTGACTTAAAAGAGTTGCAAAAACTTGCAACTGCTGAAAAAGATATACAACAAAAACGAGAAAAATTACAAGCCGAAGGTAATTCAATCGGTAAAGAAATTGGTCAACAAGTCCAACTTGGAGTTAATCGTGATGAGCCAGAGTTGCAAAAATTGCGTGAGAGGGGAAGTTCTATTAAACAACAAGTTAGCGATCTTATAGCAGAAGAGAATGGCCTACAGCAGAAATTACAAGAACAACTGCTCACTATACCCAACTTACCGTATCCTCAAGTTCCAACCGGCAGTGGAGAAGATGACAATGTAATAGTGAAAGTATGGGGTAGTCTCCGCAAACCAAATCTTGGAGAAACCTTACAAGAACACTGGCAGATTGCTGAACGTTTGGGTTTGCTTGACGTTGAACGTTCCGTGCGTATTGCACAAAGTCGTTTTGTGACTTTATTAGGACAAGGGGCTAAATTAGAAAGGGCTTTGATTTCTTTTATGCTAGATCGTCATACTGGCAATGGTTATAAAGAGGTTATGCCACCAATTTTAGTAAATAGCACAAGTCTGACTGGTTCTGGACAACTCCCCAAATTTGCGGATGAAAGTTTTAAGTGTGCTGACGATGATCTATGGCTTACTCCCACGGCCGAGGTTCCTATCACTGCCCTACATCGTGACGAGATCATTAATATAGATCGCCTACCCTTAAAATATGTGGCGCATACACCCTGCTTCCGTCGTGAGGCTGGTTCTTATGGAAGAGATACAAGAGGTTTAATTCGCTTACATCAGTTTAATAAAGTTGAGTTGTATTGGTTCTGTCATCCTGAAAAATCGTTGGAAGCTCACGAACAGCTTACCCGCGATGCTGAAGGTATATTAGAGGCGCTAGAATTACCTTATCGCCGTATGGAACTATGTGGCGGAGATTTAGGATTTTCTGCTGCTCGCACTTATGATTTAGAGGTCTGGATGGCTGGCGCCGGTACTTACCGCGAGATTTCTAGTTGTAGCACTTGTACTGATTTTCAGGCTAACCGCTCATCTATTCGCTTTAGGGATAACAAGAATGTTCAATTGTTACACACTCTTAATGGTAGCGGTCTAGCGGTTGGTCGCACAATGGCAGCAATATTAGAATATGGACAACAAAGTGATGGTAGTGTTACCTTACCTACCGCATTGATTCCATATATGGGTGGAGTAGAACGTCTCTCTGGGCCAGAATAATCACTGCCGAAATTCCTAAGAAGACAATTGATAAACTGGCACACCAAATCACAATTCTCGTCAAAAATCTCCTATAACCATTGGGCAACCTCTTAAACGAAATGAGTTTCAACCTTTATCTTTTGGCAACCAGAATTGTTACTCTACCTTCGGGTGAGCCTGAAGAACAAGTAGAACGGCACGACATTTTTTGGCAGACACCAACCACTGTAACAGACTCAATTATGTCTATTCCAACTTTCGATGCCCAAATTGGGGCATATTTTGAGTGGAATAAAACTATTGATTTTCAGATAGAAGATAGAATTATCTTCACTGAAAGCAACAACAGTGGCTGGACTAAAGAATCATTTTTTAAAATGCTAGAAGAAGGAGTTATTATTGATAGAGTTCATTGGAAAGGTGAAAAAGAGTTTGATGAATATGTAGAAAAAGAGTGGAAAAATTATCCCAATTTTGTAGAAACGTTTGAGGGAGTTTTTTGGATTTCGGGATTTGAAAATCATCGCCAGGAGGTTCTTCAAAAAATTAAAAACTTGAAAGACCGTGAATTTGAACTTGAACTTTATTGTATCTGAATATGAACCACTCAAAAGCCCATCAAAACTTCTCCAACGAACTTCAAAACCCTGAAGCTCTTACAAGTCCACAAGACTTTCTAGGACCAAACTACGAAACCGTCCTTAACTTCTGGTGGTTTACGGATGGTCTTACTGCCAACCAATGGAATGAAGTTGCCCGCCGCTACCGTGCCCTAGACTATGCCGCCGGGTATGCCGCCAGGGATGCCGCCGGGTATGCCGCCAGGAATGCCGCCCGGGATGCCGCCGGGTATGCCGCCTGGGATGCCGCCGGGTATGCCGCCGGGTATGCCGCCGGGTATGCCGCCAGGAATGCCGCCTGGTATGCCACTTATGAACTAATGGGTATGCACACGCTTTTGGACGATGGTAAGGACTTATTGTTCGTTCCTCTTTTTGCCGACTTATGAATTACTCTAAAGCCCATCAAGATCTTGCTGAGCGCAATGGCACTCACGAAGTATATGATAATCCTGAAAATTATCTAGGACCAAACTATGAAGCAGTCCTTAACTTTTGGTGGTATCTTGAAACGTTGACAAAAGAACAACTATTAGAACTTGAAGGTAAGTATAGTTTAAAACAAATGCAATATAGTAATAGATATTGTGAGATCGTTGATCATGTTGAAGAATTATTAGATTGGGGCAGACGAGCTACTGCCGCAAGTGCATCTAGAAGCCTCGTTAGAAATATTATAGGAAAGTTTCCAAGCATTCCTGCACCAGTCACTCTTGAACTAATTGCCCTACAAACTATTCTTGATAAAGGCGAAGAATTAATTTTTATTCCTATGCTTTCTTTTTAATGCAACTTCGCCCTCATCAAGAGCAGGCACTTGAGGTGCTTTCTGAAACGGATCGTGGTATCATTGCAATGGCAACTGGTGCAGGAAAAACTAATGTTCAGATTTTTGATACTAAACGAGAGTTTGAAAAAGATGAACCGCAAACTGTAGTTGTTGTTGCACCGAGGATTCTTCTTGCATCCCAATTATCGTTTGATTACGGCAAACATATTGATAATGCCAAGTTTCTACACGTTCATACAAAAAACGGTAAGGTGAGGCATTATCATACTACCAATGCAAAAACTATTAAAGAGTGGACTGAGATTCATAAATCCCATCATAAACTAATCTTCGCAACTTATCACTCTCTAAAGAAGATTTATGCATCCGACATTAAGGTAGATACCTTTATGTTTGATGAATCACACAACTCAACATCTGCAGGGTTTCACGAGTATGTAAAGAATGTCAGTGAGGCCACTAAACGTTGTTATCATTTTACCGCAACTCCAAGATTTAGTTCAACAATCAAGAAAGCAGGAATGAATGATCCTGTTTATGGTAGTATCATTGTAAAAGCAACCGCATCTGAACTGATTAAAGGCGGTTACATTCTTAAACCGAGAGTTATTTCACATCCTCTTGAATGGATTGAGGAAAGGCAACCCCAACACGATGCATATGATATTTTAAATATCATTCAAGAGTATGACCTGTCTAAACTTCTCGTTTGTGTTAAGTCAACAAAAAAGATGATGGAAATGTTAAGCGAAACCAACTTTGCAGTAAAACTAGAAGAACTTGATTATGACCTTCTTCATATCACTGCACAACACGGGGCATTTCATAATGGTCAAAAGATTGAACGCGATATGTTCTTTGAAGTTCTAGATGAACTTGGAAGTTCCACTGAGCGTAAGTATGTGATTCTTAACTACTCTATTCTTGGAGAAGGAATCAACGTTAAATCTTTGGATGCTGTTCTTTTGATGCGACAACTCAATCTTATTAAGTTGGTCCAAAACATTGGAAGAACTTTGCGTATCTCTACTGAAGATTCAAAGGCTATTGAAGAAGGAACACTTGAGGTTGGTGATTATGAAAGATATCTTAAGCCTGAAGGTAAAGTAATTATCCCGGTTTACAATAAGAATCTTCAGGCAGTTTCAGATACAATTCATTCAACTGTTGAAAGTGTCTATGAAAACGGAGAAATCCCGATTATGCAAGATCGTGTGTGACAGTTTTAAGACTGGCCACTTGATCCTTCAAACTGCCCGCCATCTGTTAGTATCGTTTTGTTAAACCACTTTCTTATGAACCATCCTACTGCCCTTAGATATTATCTCGAAAAATACCCGGATGCTCTTGATGTTGTTGTAAAACACTTCGGACCTAATTATAAGACGGTGTTTGATTTTTGGTATTTTGTTGATAGTCTTGATAGAGAATTCATTAGGTCCATACGAGAACTAGATTGGTCGCTGGCTATATTGGAGGATTTTGCATGACAGCGGGTTCACCAACAATTTGAAGTCTGGAGATGTGCCAGGTATTATGGCCCGGAACCTGAAAAAACGAAATATAATAATTCATCTGTCTTAGGTTATGCAACATTGGAACTTGTAGTAATGGATATACTTCTTGACGATGGACACAGACTAACTTTTCTCCCTCTTTTTGACAAATTATGAACTACTCTAAAATTCACCAAACGCTGCTGGAAAATTATTTAACCGAGGAAATTAACGATTATCCAGAACAGTACCTGGGACCAAATTATGAAACGGTTCTAAATTACTGGTTGTATCTTGAATCTCTCCCGGAAATCACTAAAATTAATTATATTGAAAATTCTGCAACAAAACCTTATGGATTTAATAGTTTTATTGTGAAGGAAGCTACACTTCTTACACCATATCAAGCCCAAGCCTGGTATGCAACTCAAATATCTCTGAATAGTGGCGAATGGTATGGTTGGGCAACGGTTGAACTTATTTGTATGCACCGAATTTTAGATGAAGGAGAGTCTCTTTTTTATCTCCCTAAAATTTTCAACGAATGCCAGTCTTAAAACTGTCCACCGAAAGCTGGGAGCACCATTAAGAGTGCTAGGTTAAGACCGTTGAAGCAAATCCTATGAACATCTTTGCAACATCTTCTTGCCCCGAACAGAGCGCCATTGTGCTCCCAGATCTTCATATTAACAAGATGCCAGTTGAGTGTTGTCAGATGCTCGCATATATTGCATCGCCTTGGTTTCATAATTATGGCGCACTCCCTAAAAAGGACGGCACTTCATATTCAACCAAAAAGAACCCACATCTTAAGCATCCTTGCACTATCTGGGCATCGCGCTCTATTCATAATGCCCATTGGTTAATTTATCATGGGTTTATGCTCTGCGAAGAATTTGAGCGTAGATACAATAAGAAACATGCTTGTTATGATACTCTTCTTCGGGCACTTGAAATATTTCCCAACGGCAATCTCGATAAATTTACACCATTTGAACGTGCAATGCCAGATGAGTTGAAGTTTGATAAAACAATTGATACATTCACTGCATATAAAATGTATCTTGCAACAAAGCCTTGGATTCACGATAACTACGTTAAATCTCCTCAACGCAAACCGAATTGGCTCTGAATATGAACTACTCAAAAGCCCATCAAAAATTCTCCAACGAACTTCAAAACCCTGAAGCTCTTACAAGTCCACAAGACTTTCTAGGACCAAACTACGAAACCGTCCTTAACTTCTGGTGGTTCATGGATAGTCTTACTGCCAACCAATGGAATGAAGTTGCCCGCCGCTACCGTGCCCTAGACTATGCCGCCTGGTATGCCGCCGGGTCTGCCGCCAGGAATGCCGCCAGGGATGCCGCCAGGGATGCCGCCTGGGATGCCGCCGGGTCTGCCGCCTGGGATGCCGCCTGGTCTGCCGCCGGGTATGCCGCCAGGAATGCCACTTATGAACTAATTGGTATGCACACGCTTTTGGACGATGGTAAGGACTTATTGTTTGTTCCTCTTTTTAACGACTTATGAACAATTTGCGCGATATTAATTATTTATCCTTGGATTTGGAACTTAATACAAATGGTCAACAAACTGATGAAATATGTGAAGTGGGTATTGCTATTGGTTCTCCTGGTAATATTTTTCTGAAAGACTCCAAACTTATTAAAATCAAAAAGCCGCTTCACCCCAGAACAACCGAAATTACAGGAATTACACAAGAAGATGTTGACGGTGGAGTAGAACTTCAAGAAGCCGCTGAATGGCTATCAAATCTTATTGACACCCATAAGCCATTTGTCAATGCGGTCCAATGGGGAGTAGGTGATTCTAATGAACTTCTTGATGAGTTTAAAAATAATGGCATCCACTTTCCATATTTTGGTAGACGATTTATAGATGTAAAACACTTTTTTCTCTTTATTGAGGCGGCAAATGGTCGGGCACTTTCCGGTGGATTGCGGGCTTCAATGGGTAAACATAAATTGTCTTTTATTGGCAATCCACACCGAGCCGCAGATGATGCATTTAACACTTTGAGGTTCTTCTTTCATCTTATACAGCGGCAACGTAAACTGGATGAAATGTACCAAACTGCAAAATTGCTATCATAGTAACAAAAACCAATAAAAGTAAAACTCTATTGATTCTCTAGAAGTTTCATAGCAGATGCTAAATGATGATTTTCACCATTTAGTCTTAATTCCGCTCCACGTCCGTAATCGACGTACTCCGCCGATGAAAGTTCTTGGTCGGTTAGACCGCGCCAACCTTCCTTTAAGATGTTGATAGAGGCATTTAAGTCTCTATCGTGTTGAGAACCACAAGAAGGACAAGTCCATTCCCTAACCGAAAGCTGCATCTTGTCTTCTTTATGACCACAAGAACTACAAGTCTTACTAGAAGGAAAGAATCGGTTAATCTTAACTAAGACTTTACCATACCAATTGCACTTGTATTCCAACATAGTAACAAAAGTAGACCAAGAAGCATCCGAGATTGATTTAGATAACTTGCGGTTCTTCAACATTCCAGAAACATTAAGGTCTTCAACCGAAATTACATCAAAAGTGTTCACTAAAGCAGTAGACACGCTATGAAGGAAGTAATTTCGGGAATTAGTAATGAATTCGTGTATTTCAGCAACTTTAATTCGTTGACGGTTATACCCATTACTACCTTTTTTCTTGCGGCTTAAATGTTTCTGGGCTTTTTTGAGTTTCGCTTGGTTCTTGCGAAACCACTTGGGGTTGTTAATTGCTTGACCATTACTTAAAATGAACAAGTCTTTAATACCCAAATCAATACCTACTACCTTACCAGTAGAGGGTATTGGATTGAGTTCTTGCTTAACCAGAATAGAAACAAAATACTTTCCTGTTGGAGTTTTAGAAACCGTGATGATCCTGAAATCTGCATCCTCCGGGATTTCACGGTCAATAACAACTTTAACCCAACCAATTTTCTCCAATCTTAGTAAAGACTTTTCTTGGTCTAACTTGAACTTCTGATTGGGTAATCCAAAAGACTGCCGATTTGATTTTTTCTTGTATTTGGGTCTCCCTAGTTTTTTCTTTCTTTTCTTGTTAAAGAACTGTTTTTTGAACTCGTCAAAATCTCTTCTTTTTCCTTGAATGGCGGCAGCAGAAACTTCTTTAAGAAACTCAAATTCGGGAGTGTCTTTTAATGTCTTTTCGTTAATAAATTCCTTAGAGTTACTGTTGAAGTTTTCAACGAGTTTGTTCCAAACAAACCTGCAACAACCGAAGGTCTTTGCCAGTATAAATTCCTGCTCTTTATTTGGATAAATCCTGAACTTGTATGCTTTTAAGTGCATCTGCTCTGATTATTGGTTCGCAATACTATTTATAAAACTTAATAGTTTAAGAGGAGGAATAAATCCTCCTCAACCTGAAAAGTGCGAACCAACCAGGCATCTTTATTTATTCAAGTTTTTATTTAACCAATTTAACACCAGGACAGTTGAACAATTGGCACACTAGACGATCTAAGCATCTGAAAACGTGCCATACTAACAGAGTCCCACACCAACAGACTATGAATGGCTGAATTTAAAGTAGGGGATATTATTATCTCCAAAACTGGCACAAGGCCGGCGCGAGTAACTTATACTACTTACAATGGCGATTATTATGTTAATGCAGCATATCTGCATAATAATAAGACAGTTAAATTCACAAAAAGCAACATCATTCACTACACAGGAGACCCCGAAACTATGACCAATCCGACTCAACTCTATTCCTTCGTCAAGGAAGATGGCACCACTGGTTATGTGACCTATCTTGCCACAAATAGTACGGGAGATTGGGTGGTAGAAGAAAAAGGTTCTGGTGATTCTGCCGGAACGCTCCATACTCTCCCCAAAGACAATTTTACGGAAGTTGTTCCTTACACTTTCTCGGTTAACATTAACGGTCGCACCGAACACTTCGCCAGTGAAGAAGGCAAAGTGACAACTGGTGAAGTTCTTCTTTATACTGGACAAAATCCTCCTGTTATGGTTGTCGTGACTGGTGTGAATACAAAGTTTAAGACAGCCAAGGCAAAGTTTAAGGGTGCCCGAATCTCAACCACGCCACTCTGAAAACTGGCACACCTATGGATGCTTTTTTGAATTAGTCCCGTATTCTACTGAAGTTCACCACCAATTTTCAATGGACATTAAAGGTCACGGCTCTTTTATTCGTATTGATTACGAAGGTAAGCGATATTTCAGGCTTTGTGAATTTCCTGGCTACAACTGGTATGAATATGAGTTTTTTACGGATACTATGCAACTTCTCACAAATGAAGGTGTAATGAAGTTTGAGTTGGTAAAGGAACTCGAAGATGCTTATCAAGATTACATTAAACCAAAAAGTTTAAAGTTTGACCTTAGCAATGAGGAGATGTTTCCTCTGATGATGGAAGCGATTAAAAACCGAGAACCATTTGATTCAAACGACCATCAACCAAATAGCAGCAAAGATCGTAAATTCATTGTTAAAATCACTGAAAATAATGATGCCATTTTGATCATTCACCCTAATGTAAAAATTTATACTTTTCCAAGCGGAGGGAAACATTATAAAACTCCTTATAGCTTGGCGGTGTTCAAGGAAGACAAGATTGAATTGCACATTCCTTCTTTAGATATGCTCCCTAGAACTAAAGGCCGTCCAAAACTCATCAGAACGATGTTGAAAATGATTTCGGAACATTTTAACGTTCCCGAATATATTTATACTGAAAAGTTTAATGGTGAACTACTATTGTTCACCATTTATAAAGAAGAATTCGCATATGTTGCTGAAAAAGATGCATATTTCCCCAAACGCGGAGAGGTAATTACTACCACAACTCCATTAATTTTTAATCTCCCGAGTGACACCTGACAAACTGGCACACCTAGGGCATCCAGTTTCCTCTAGATGCCCTAGTCTACTATAGTCAACAACATAACAAACAATGAACCAACAACTTCAGGCTCAACTTGCCGAGATTCTTAAGCAAATGCTAGTTGCTGTTAATGCAACGAAAGATTTCTCTATGAAAGAACTTCCAGACATTGCATTGCAATATGTTCGGTATGGTTTCTGGAGTAATCTTCTTGGTATGGTTATCTCTGGCGCATTTATAATCGCCTTGATTTTTTGTTTTAAACGACTTTTGAGATGGGCAGTAAATAATCCAAATCACGATTTGTCTGGTGCAGAAATCCCTGGCCTAGTGTTTATGGCTATGGGTATCATTTTCACCTTCTGTGGTGAATTTTACCCATCAGTTGAAAGTCTTATTCTTAACATCACTGCACCTAAGGTCTGGTTGATTCTTGAGATCAAAAATCTTCTTTCTTGATTATGACTGAGCTAAACATTCACAATTGGCAGACAACAGACGACCTCCTAAATATTGCCCAGCAATATAAAAATGCGATTTGGGATGATACTGATTTAGGCAGAGAATGGGTAAACAAACCACATCGAAATATCTATGATTTGGTAAATCTTGTAAGGCAACTTGCGGGTAAACTTGATATCCTGTGATTGCCCAAAACTGAAACCTTCAGTGGATTCCCCGACATTCTTATTCCGTTTGAATGTTCATTTGAATTGAATAGAAGTCTAGATCCAGAAAAACCCTGGTTCTGGGCATTTAATGACCATACAGATTCTTTTTGTGGTCCTGCTACTTATTTGTCTGAGGAAACTTTTGTCTCAATGGCCGAGGCAATGGCCAATAGGATATTCATATACTATTAGAGATTCATTTTCAATTCCATATGGTCACGAGATTACCGATCATAAGAGCACCACTCGCAATTGGGAATGGTGGTTAAAAGATCATTTTGGATATGTAAAATATTTTAAAACTTCATCTAATAATTTCGCATCTCAGTTGGATGCACTAAAAGATCTTTCTGAGTATCTTCAAAAAACCTACGGAGCAAAACAATGACACTTAAAATCTCTGAAAAGGCAAATCCCAATTATCTTGCCAAAGTTGTAAAACTAAAGAATCTTCGTAAACATTCTAATGCCGACCGTTTGCAGGTTACCACGATTGATGGTAACAATGTAATTACTGGCCTAGAAGCAAAAGAAGATGACCTTTATGTGTACTTTCCGCTGGAATGCTCAATCAATAAGGATTTTCTTGCCCACACTAATAGTTTTCAAGAAAGTTCCCTAAATGAGAATAAAGAAGCCAAAGGATTCTTTACGTCTAAAGGTCGGGTAAGGGCAATTAATCTTCGTTCGGAGAAATCAAGTGGTTATATTGTTCCGGCACATTCAATCAATAAATGGCTGTCGGAACGCCGGCACAACTTTGTAATCACTGGAGAACACGCCGACGCAGATTTTGATATGGTTGCTGGTGTTCTTCTGTGCGAGAAGTATATCAATCTGGAAGCACTTCAAAAACTAGCACGGGCAAAGGCTCCAAAAGGCCAAAAGAAACTCGCCCGTGAGTCTAAACTAATTGAAGGTCAGTTTGCATTTCACGTTGATACGATGCATCTTGCAAAGTATGCATACAATATTAATCCTGATGATGTAATTCATATTTCTAAAAAACTACACGGAACCTCTGCAATTGCAGGTAAAGTTTTGTGTAACCGTAGGCTCACAACCAAAGACAAACTGGCTAAACTTCTTGGTGCAAAAGTTAAAGAAACTGAGTATCAACTTATCTGGAGTTCTCGTAAGGTTGTTAAAAACGGCAACTATTATTTTACTTGGTATGAAACCCTTGGACGTAATGCTGTTCATTGGGTAAAGAATCCTGGCCATTTTGCAAGCGATATTATCCAGGCAATCAAAAATCCAAAAGCTGCATATAGAAATATTCAAGATTGGATTAAGTTTATTCAGGCTGCTCCATCGCCCAATCATTTCTATGCATATGACCTTTGGCGGGATATTGCCCTTTCTCTTGAAGATTATCTGAGCGATGGTCTTACTTTCTATTGTGAGGCAGTAGGATACACTAAAGATGGTGGCTGGATTCAAAAAGAATATGACTATGGTTGTAAACTTGGAGAGTTTGCTACTTATATCTACCGCATCACATTCACTAGCCCGTCTGGTAGAGTGTTTGAGTTTTCAACACAACAAGTGAAGGATTTTTGCCGAAAGTATGGTCTTAATGTTGTTCCCGAACTTTATTGGGGCAAGGCAAAAAACTTGTTTGATATTCCTACCGACCAACATTGGCACGAAAACTTTGTTCAAAAGATGAGTGATACTTATCTTGAAAAAGATTGTGATATGTGTGTCAATAAGGTTCCAGATGAAGGCATTGTTCTTCGTAAAGAAGTCATTGATATTCAACCTTATAAGTTCAAGAGTTTCGCCTTTAAAATGCGCGAAACTGCCGAGGCAGATAGAGGTGAAATTGATATCGAAACAATTGAGTCTGAACAAGTGGACGATGTTTGAACTGTCCACCGGCACCAAAACCCGGAAGGTCTTGGTGCTATTCTTCCTTTGTTGGTAAAATTCACATGAACTTGCGCGACCGGATTCTTAACGAGCTTCACTCCGTTGATGGTGGAAAACCACTAGAAGAATCCCTTGGACCAAATTATAAGTTGCTCCTAAACTTTTGGGGTTATTATGGTAGTCTTTCGGATATTCAAAAAGATGAAGCAAATAGACGACGGAGGCACAATATCCGCAGGTTTGATTATTGGATTTTATTGGAAGGGATTTGTGTATATCACGGAGGAACTATAGCTCGGATTATAAAAACGAGGATGTAACCTTACAGACTACATCCTTTGAAATCTATCTGATTGATAAAATTCTTCTCAAGGGTATAGAACCCCTTTACACCAAACTCTACGAAAATCTATGACACCCTCCAAGTATCATCTTAATTTTTTTAAATTCCACGCACTTTCAGACGCTCTTGATAACCCGGAAAAATATTTTGGGCCTAATTATGCAACGCTCTTGAATTTTTGGAGTTTTCTTGAAAACTTAACGAAATGGCAGGTAGAAAAACTCCCCAGTAGTGTAGTTTCTGCTAACTATTCTGTGTTTGATGAATCAAGAAATATCACAAAAGATTATTGGTATGGGTGCGTTGGTACCCTTGGTTGTACTGTTTTTGACAATTGCCCAAAATCGCATATCATGGCCTATGCTTCTCACGAAATTATCGCAATGCATTCAATTATTGAACGCGGCTATAAAATCATAGCTCTTCCATTGTTTGAAAATCTATGACACACTCCAAAGCCCTAGCAAAGTATGCCTCAGTATTCCCAGATGTTCTTGAGCGGCCGGAAAAATTGCTAGGCCCAAATTATGAAGCAGTTTTTAATTGCTGGTCATTTTTTGACACTCTTACTCAAGAACAAAAAGAAGAATTATCGAAGAAGGGAGATTTTTCCCCGGAATTTTATGGCAGTAAAGTTTTTGCTGCCTACCGTAGCACTGTTGGCAGAACTGCTGTTTTATCAGTTTATCTAGGTTCTCATATGACTTGTGCAATGATTAGCTACGAAATTATCGGGATGCAAGTTTTATTAGATCAAGGCCATTCTCTATATTTCATTAAATTGCTAGAAAATCTATGAGTAAACCCCAACTCATCATTCTTTGTGGACTCCCTTGTTCAGGAAAGAGCACGTTTTCTCTTTCTCCTGAATATGATAATTACAATCACCTTTCAACAGATGCATACATTGAACAAGTTGCAAAATTACAAAATAAAACATATAACGACGTGTGGGAGCATACGATCAAAGATGCCGCCAAAGTCTTCTATGGTCTGATGTGCATTGCCGCAACAACAAATAATAATGTCCTGATTGACCAAACAAATCTTAATGTTAAAACAAGGAAACTGAAGATTGATTTGTTTCAAAACCACGAACCAACCATCGTGTTTTTTAATGCACCACTAAAACTAATCAAACAACGCAATTGTCGCCCAGGAAAACATATTCCAGATTATGTCATTGAATCAATGTATAAATCTCTTCAAATCCCAACCAGAGAAGAATGCAACATTGTGACAATTCAATAACTGTCACATTCCATCAACTCGCTGTCGGTCTTGATGATATAGTATGGTGTAATCGGGAAACTTCAATGACCAACTTTGTTCTGATGGGAGACGTTCATTCTATTTTCTCTCGGTTTAAACGTGCTCTCTCTTTTATTGTCGATAACATTCAAGACTACCATCTTGTTATGCTCGGCGATGTGTTTGATTCTCGCTGTGATGAATCTGATTCTGTTGCAGTTTACCGTGCTATTCGCCAACTTCAAGATGAGGGAAAGGTTACACTAATTCATTCTAATCATCAGTGGAAACTGCAACGTTATCTTCGTGGAAATCCGGTGAAGATTGATGAATCCTTACAAAGAACCCTAGATGATTTTGCATATTCTGATGTTTCAAGTAATGAATTAATGGATTGGCTTGTGACACTTCCGTTCGCAGTTGCATTTAAAGGTGCAGATGATTTGGAGTACCGTTGCTCACACGCATATTTTAGTTCCAAACTATATGTTCCGAAGCAATATGATGGCATCTACACTGTTAATGAAGTTTCGCGTCATATGCGGGATAAACTCATTTACGGTGTTTTAAATTCTGATAACAATCGGATTCAATGGTGGGACCAAGAATCCAAACACGATTGGATTCGTTGCGGCGGCCATTATCATCGCGTCTCAATTTCATATGGCAATAAGTCAATTGTTCTAGATTCTTGTTGTGGTGATAATGATGGTATTCTTACTATCTTTGATGTAAATTCTCGCGCCCTTCATCAGTTTTGATGAATGAATTTTTCTTATTATGAAACACTCAAAAGCCCATCAAAAATTCTCCAACGAACTTCAAAACCCTGAAGCTCTTACAAGTCCACAAGACTTTCTAGGACCAAACTACGAAACCGTCCTTAACTTCTGGTGGTTTACGGATGGTCTTACTGCCAACCAATGGAATGAAGTTGCCCGCCGCTACCGTGCCCTAGACTATGCCGCCGGGTATGCCGCCAGGGATGCCGCCGGGTATGCCGCCAGGAATGCCGCCCGGGATGCCGCCGGGTATGCCGCCTGGGATGCCGCCGGGTATGCCGCCGGGTATGCCGCCGGGTATGCCGCCAGGAATGCCGCCTGGTATGCCACTTATGAACTAATGGGTATGCACACGCTTTTGGACGATGGTAAGGACTTATTGTTCGTTCCTCTTTTTGCCGACTTATGAACTACTCTAAATCGCATCAAAACTTTAATAATCATTTTGGTGGTGATAATGCTGCTATAGCTCAACCTGAGAGCCTTATGGGGCCAAATTATAAAACAGTTTTAAACTTTTGGTCCTGGCTTGATAGTAACAAAAACCAATAAGAGTCCAAAAACTCTATTGATTTCCTAAACGCTTCACAGCAGATGCTAAAGGGTGAAAATCACCGCTCAGTCTTAATTCCGCTCCACGCCCGTAATCTGCATACTCTGCAGATGAAAGTTCTTGGTCGGTTAGACTGCGCCAACCTTCCTTTAAGATGTTGATAGAGGCATTTAAATCTCTATCGTGTTTTGAGCCGCAAGAGGGGCAAGTCCATTCTCTAACCGAAAGAGGCATCTTGTCTTGCTTATGTCCACAAGAACTACAAGTCTTACTAGAAGGAAAGAAGCGGTTAATCTTAACCAAGACTTTACCATACCAGTTGCACTTGTACTCCAACATAGTAACAAAAGTAGACCACGAGGCATCGCTAATGGATTTCGCTAATTTACGGTTCTTTAGCATTCCAGAAACATTCAAGTCTTCAAGAACTATCAAATCAAAAGTGTTCACTAAAGCAGTAGACACGTTATGAAGGAAGTAATTTCGGGAATTAGTAATGAATTCGTGTACTTTAGCAACTTTAATTCGTTGCTGGTTATACCGATTACTTCCCTTCTTTTTCCGACTTAAATGTTTCTGGGCTTTTTTAAGTTTCGCTTGGTTCTTGCGAAACCACTTGGGGTTGTTGATAACTTGACCATTTGAAAGAATGAACAAGTCTTTAATACCCAAATCAATACCTACTACCTTGCTAGTAGAGGGTATTGGATTGAGTTCTTGTTTGATTAGGATAGAAGCAAAATATTTACCAGTAGGAGTTTTGGAAACGGTAATGTTCCTAAAATCGGCATCTTCGGGGATTTCGCGGTCAATAATAACTTTAACCCAACCAATTTTCTCCAGTCTAACCACTGAATTTTCTTGGTCTAACTTGAACTTTTGATTGGGAAGTCTAAAAGACTGACGATTTGATTTCTTCTTAAAAGAAGGCCGTCCTAATTTGGCCTTTCTTTTCTTATTGAAAAACTGTTTCTTGAACTCAATAAAGTCATTTCTCTTTTGTTGAAGTGTAGAAGCTGAAACTTCTTTAAGAAACTCAAATTCTGGAGTGTCTTTTAATGTCTTTTCTGTAACTACTTCTTTTGACTGATTATTGAAGTTTTCAACTAGTTTGTTCCAGACAAACCTGCAACAACCGAAAGTCTTCGCTAGTAAAACTTCTTGTTCTTTATCTGGATAAATCCTGAACTTGTATGCTTTTAAGTGCATCTGCTCTGTTATTGGGTCGTGCTACTATTTATGGAAGTTAATATTTTAAGAGGGAGAAATAATCCTCCCTCTACCTGAAAAGCACGACCCAACCAGGCATCTTTATTTAGTGAAGTTTTTAATGAACCCATTTACATCGTGCCAGTCAACCAACCGTCCAACATCCACTCCTCAACCCCATAAAACCTGTTATGTTGTTTCCAGTGAATCGCGGGCCATCCGCAGCATTCATCAACTCCAAAGGCCAGTTAACCAACTGTCCACATTTCACCTCAAACTTAGAAAAAGGTGTTATGCTTCTTAAAGTGAATCGCGGTCCTCCCGCAACATTCACCAAACCCCAAGGCCAGTAAATCAACTGTCCACCATTCACCCCAAACCAACCAATCTGTGTTAGTTTATAAGGGTGAACGAGGCAAACGCCTCAAACACAACAACCGTCCCTTACCCCGAAATTAATCATTATGTCTTTCTACGAAACCCTCCGTCAACAAGATACCGGCGCCGCCGTTACCCTTGTGGTGAACGAGGAAGAGGTGGTTCTCACCTTTGAACAGTACAACGGTAAGACCGTATCACAGCTGTTCGGTGAGTATGGCCATCGCCTTATCAACGATGTCACCCGCGTTCGCACCTTCGCTATCGACAACGTTGAAGTGCCTGGCACTACCCAAGTCCGTCCCGGTGAAACCGTGCGCGGTATCCTCAAAGCTGAAGGCAAAGGCGCAGCCTGATTCCGTCCGCTTTGATTAACATTGCCCGCCCGGTTGTTTTCAACGACTGGGTGGGTTTTTCTTTCCTATTACATTATGACCGAAGAAACTCTCACAATTGAAGAATCTCCAAAGGTTGAAGCTCCACCTTCTATTCTACGAACACCGGATGATGGAACCTGGGAAGTCTATAAAGGCCCGTGGGTTAGTTATCTGCGACCTTGCTCAGACCCCGAGGCTAACATTGTCATTACTAAAGAACATCTTGGGCATTTTGAAGTTAGGGAGGATATTCATCGCGTTCCGGCTGATCTTTGGTCCAGTTGGATTAAACTTTGTTTCTACTTTGTAGACAAGGTTCCTTCACAGATGGAAGTATCTATTCGCTTCTTGCGTAATGCTTCCAATCCTTCTCAATATCGTGCAGTTGTTCCCAAACAGAAAGTAACAGCCGCAAGCGTCAAGGCTGATAACTTTGATGAGTGTGTCGACCTTGTTACTGGCGAAGAATTTACGTCTTATCCTCCTGAAGGGTGGGTTCCTGTAGGTTCTAGCCACTCGCATTAATTGTGTGGTGCGAGTAAAACCTCGGTAAATTGCTGGAACACCCTAAAGCCCTGATACCACAACGTAGTTGGAAACGACAAGCGTGATGGTTTGAAAAGTTCGGGGATTACAATGGGCAATCAGCAGCGGATACCCTTAAATGGGGAGCGTTCAGAGACTAGACCCGAGGGCATAGATAAATACTTCTATGTATGGTATAGTCCGGTCTATGGTGAAAGTCATAGAGTTAGGCAGAAATGACCTAACCCCACAAATTTATCAATTTGTGTGGTAACAAAACGAATACGATGAATGCCTTTTTCTCGGGCGTTGATGATAAGTATGAGCTAGGCGATCCTGGAATTCATCTTACTGTGGGTAAGATTAATACCAAGACTATGAAGTACGAAATTGCTGCCAGTGTTACTGGTAACAATCGCCGCTTCAAACTCCATTATGATAATCTAATTGATGCAACTCCCGTAGAAGGTGTAACCTTTCACGAGAATGTACTCAAGTATGTTGACTTCTCTACTCCTGTTACCTATGGTTTCAAGGGTGGCCAGGCTGTTCGTGCTGCAACGAGCAACATTCTCAAGAAACTTCCCCCAGCAAGGCAAAATCCTGTAACCAAAAAGACTTACAATTCTTATCAAGAGTATCATAATGAAGTATATGGCATCAATGATGGGTATCATAATGAAGTATATAGCATCAATGATGGGGAAGATTGGGAATATCGTGATACTTGGCAAGATAAGTATCGGGATCCGTTCTACTTCAATGATGGCACTGTTGATGTAATGGGGGCATCTAACGATGTTCCAACTGCAGAAGACATTTATCCCATTATTGACTTGCTCGAGGATTATCTAAAGCAGAATCGCAATGATTCAGATGCCTTGGAAGAAATGAAGCAACAACTTGCTGCTTTTCTTATTGGAGTTGAAATTGAAATGTCACAATGATCTCCGTAGACACTCAATTAACTGGCACACTGTTAGCACATTGGGGCATTTTGCCCCTATGCTAAAAATGACCACGCATCCCATTAAACCATAATGAATTCTGTTCTCTTTTCTGAATCCCCCGCAAAGGGGAATCTACATCTTCTTCCACAACAAACTGCGGCAATTTCTTACACTTTTACTCCAGACCGGCTATTTTTAGCCGCACATATGGAAGAAAACTTTGCCAAAGTAGACCAAGTAGACCCAAGTTCGCGGTCTGATTATGATGACTTTTATCGAGCAAATTGTCACAATTGCACTCACGAGAATGGTCGTCGTTGCCGTTGGGTGAGTGATTATGGCATTGGTCCAGATACTGTCTGCCCCAAAGGACTAACACTTCCCGAAGAACAGTGGGTAACATTTGATGTTGCTCCTACTGTTTTTCAAATTGGGCTAAATATTAAGTCGCGGGATCAAAGATTTCAGGTTTCACCTGATCGCCAGAGTGCATTCCTTCAGGCAACACAAGTTTCTAATAATAGGATTAAATTCTCAAGGCAACGCAAACATCTTGCAAATACCCATAGTTCACATTCTATTTGCTGGGGGAATAATGAGAAACCAAAATCACTTAAAAGTATGGTGAAGTTGTTCTTTGAAACCCCTTTCAATAACGATCTTACTAAGATCCGCGAGTTCGTTCGGAATAATGAAATCGTCAAAACGGATATCACCGCAGACAATTTCTTTAGAACGTATGCTCAAAACTATAACTTTATTGCCGAAAAAGCAGATGCTCTTTTTATGCTCCACGCCGAGGATAACGTTGCTGCATTTTTCTGGATGATTTCAGCCGGGTTTAAACCCATCAAAGATGCCAAATATATGATGCTTCTTCCTCTCCGCGAAACCGTTCTCGAGCACGAAGGAGTTAAATATCCTGGTTATCTTACGATGGCTGATTCCTGTAAAAAGGAATGGTTTGTCACCAAGAATGGAGAGCTGATTGGACAGTTGTGAGACTGTCCATCATCTAATCCTAAGGGCGGCCTTTGCTCTATGATTCATTTGTCCTTCACCCCCTTTCTTCTTTATGTTTGACAAGACCTTTGTTATTGGTACTGGTGGTACTGGTGGTTATTTGATTCCACCTCTCGTAAAAACCCTTCAATATCATCCGGCAACTTGCGACAATATGGTTACAATCATTGATGGCGATGACTTTGAGAATAAGAATCAAAGCCGACAGTTTATGACACCAGATCACGTTGGCCAGAATAAGGCTGATGCAATGGCTGAGATGTGTAGTGCAATGGGTCTCACTAATGTTAATGCATTTGGTGAGTACATCACGATGGCATCTTTTGTTCCTTTCCTGGAGGAAAGTGAGTCTCCACTGATTATTGCAGCAGTTGATAATGATGCAACTCGTGCTGCTGTAATTGATGCGATTCAACTTACTTGCACCGAGAAAGACTTCTTCTTTATCACTCCCGGCAACAGTGATGGTATTGAAGAAGTTCACGGTCAAACTCTCTGGTTTGGTCGTATCAATGGAGAGAATGTTGGAATGAATCCAAAGGATGTTTTTCCAAACATTATCCAACCTGAGGATGAAATTCCTCACGCTGGTAGTTGCGCCCGACTTCAAGAATCGCGCCCGCAACTTATCTCTGCCAACTTTATGGCAGCCGCTGCTACTTTGGCGGTGATTCAAAATCTCCTGGATGGGAAACTGGAAGCCAAAAAATCTGGCATCTACTTCAACGTCCGTACCCTCAAAACCTCCGTTTCCTGAATTAACTATGTCTACTACTACTAAAGTCACCATTGCTGACAAACTCGTTACGTTTGACAGTCTGCTCGCTGGCCTAGAACTTCTTACTGAAGAGATTCGCACTCGCAAAGAACTTGTTCTGACCGATGAGCATCTCGAAGAAATGTTTGCCAATGTTCTCGGTCAAGAGGATAGAGTTAACGAAATCTGTCGCCGGATTGTTAGCAGAATGGGTTCAACCCTTATTGTTAACGGTGTTGCCCGTCAAGTTAAGCCTGAGATTGAAGCCCACATTGATGCATACATTGAAACTAAACTGGCTGAACCTAGCATTGGGGCTCGTATTGAGCGTCTTATTGCTAATCGTGCTGCAGGTATTACCGCCGATCCTGCTACTCTTGAACCAGAAGAAAGGAGTCTCGATGAGTTGACCTACAATTCGGTTGAGGATATTGCCGAACGCTTCAGGATTCTCGCTGGCGATAATGCCTGGGCTGGCTGATTACCCTTGATCAAAAGAGAGATTGAGCGGAACCCAATCTCTCTTTAATCTATGTAAGAACTATCGGCAACAACTGCTTTAAAACTATTAACAGTTTCATTTCAAAACTATGCTACGTTACACCATCACCTACAAACAATTTAAAAGGAAAGGTTACTATTCTCGTCAAGAAGCAACATTTCTAGATCCTGAAGGGGCAGAACTATGGAAACAACACATTGAGAACAATGGTTGCAAAGATATTGAAATGGTAATGTAGTGAATTACTCAAAAGCCCATCAAAAATTCTCCAACGAACTTCAAAACCCTGAAGCTCTTACAAGTCCACAAGACTTTCTAGGACCAAACTACGAAACCGTCCTTAACTTCTGGTGGTTCATGGATGGTCTTACTGCCGACCAATGGAATGAAGTTGCCCGCCGCTACCGTGCCCTAGACTCTGCCGCCAGGAATGCCGCCAGGGATGCCGCCGGGTATGCCGCCTGGGATGCCGCCGGGTCTGCCGCCTGGTATGCCGCTGGGGATGCCGCCTGGGATGCCGCCGGGAATGCCGCTGGGAATGCCGCTGGGAATGCCGCTGGGAATGCCGCTGGGGATGCCGCCTGGGATGCCACTTGGGAATTAATGAGTATGCACACGCTTTTGGACGATGGTAAGGACTTATTGTTCGTTCCTCTTTTTAACGATGGCACAATATAAAGCAGACGTTTGGCTCGGGAGCAATTCTGGGCTGCAAACTGTAGAAATTAACTCCAGCAGTTATAATGGCGTAACAGAACAAATTTGCAATATCTATCACGTTACCCCAGATAAAATCCGAAACATTCGTGAAGTTTCTTCACAATCTATTCAAAGTCCGATTGCCGATGGCCCCTCGGGGCCATTTACCTTAATTGGATTGGGAATTTTTATATGGCTTTTTGTATTTTATACGCCATACTTTTTGACGTTTTTATTTGGTATTAGTAGCGCCCGGTTTGCAACCAAAATATTAACGAAAACCTCTAAAGAACTCTTGAGCCTCAAAAATAGTAGGGAATATAGCATTGTTCTTATTGTTGCTCTTTTATGTGGGGGATTTGGATTGCTTGTTGGCGATAAGATTCAACAGGAATATTTCAATGATTCTAAAGTGGAGCAACAAAAGTGAATTACTCAAAAGCCCACCAAAACTTCTTCAACGAACTTCAAAACCCTGAAGCTCTTACAAGTCCACAAGACTTTCTAGGACCAAACTACGAAACCGTCCTTAACTTCTGGTGGTTCATGGATGGTCTTACTGCCGACCAATGGAATGAAGTTGCCCGCCGCTACCGTGCCCTAGACGATGCCGCCAGGGATGCCGCCTGGTATGCCGCCAGGGATGCCGCCGGGTCTGCCGCCGGGTATGCCGCCAGGAATGCCGCCTGGGATGCCGCCTGGGATGCCGCCGCGTATGCCGCCTGGGATGCCGCCGCGTATGCCGCCAGGAATGCCGCCGGGTATGCAACTTATGAACTAATTGGTATGCACACTTTATTGAATGCTGGTAAGACTTTGTTGTTCGTTCCTCTTTTTAACGACTTATGAACTACTCCACTATTCACCTTAAAATTTCTGAAAATTATCCAGATATTATTGAAGAACCATAAAAGTATCTTGGCCCAAACTACGAAACCATCTTGAACTTCTGGTGGTTTGTTGATGGAATGAATTGTGAACAAGCAAGAATAATGGGAACAGACTACGAAGAAACCATTTATGAAATAAGAGCACAAGGATATAAACACGTTAATGAATTCGTTGAAACTGAAAAATATGAATTTGGAGACGATATATGGGATAATGTTATTGGTGCATGTGAAGACAAAGAAATTTCACCACGAAATGGATTTGATTTTTTAATGGGTTGGATAACACTCGAGTTGTTAGTTATGCACGAACTTTTGAAAAAAGATTTGCCCCCTTTCTTTGTTAAATACCTCAAAGACCTGTGACAGTTCTCAAGCCGTCCACCACTCCACCCATAAGGAAAATTAATGTGTTACTCTTGGGTCAATGGAGAAATCCAGATAACCATATTAACGGAGAAACCTTTTATGAGTTACAACTTCACTAAGTCTACAGCGATCACCAACATTTCTGATGTTGTTGGAAACAAAGTAGACATTACCTGGAAAAGCGGGACAACTTACACCTACACCCTTTCCGATGCTGAAATGTTTATGTCTAATCTTACTAAAATCGTTAGCACAGGTGGTTCAGTCGGCCGCTTTGTGAATTCTCAAATCCAACAAAACACTCTACAATTAGCATGAGAATTGGACTCTTCTAAATAACACTTATCCCCTCGCTCCTGAAACTATGGCTCCGACTACAATTGAGAAACTATCTCCATTCTCCCCTGAGTTTACTTGGGACAACTATACAAACTACTTGTATCGTATTTCAGATGACTATGGATTTCTTACTGTTGGGCAGATGCACGACGAGGTAAAGGAATTTAAAATGGATGAAGCATCAACACGCATTACATTTTCCTGGAAGGTTGAAGATTTTGTAGACTACTTATTTGATGCAAATGCTAGTTAATTCTAGATTTGTATCATTTGTTCTCTACTCTTAAAAATATGCCAACAACTTTAAAAGAAGATCAAACTCAAACAGACATTCTTTATACCATTTATTCAGAGGAAACTGATGATGACCAACAAGAAAAAACAGAACAACCAGAGTTTGATGATGCATCCCATTGAAGCACTTGACAATCAACTTTTTGAAGAAAATGACTTTGGCTCACAACTTCAAGAAAAACTAGACCCTGCCCTTTTACAACTTTTGAATGATGAATTTAACACTGACTGAACTTGACTTTAAAACCGCAATGCAATCGCTAGAATCTGCGGAGACTGGCGATGAACTACTGAATCAACTTGATTTTGTAGTAGCAAAACTGGCAGAAGAAGAAACAACTGTTACAGTTGCTGAACCGTCTGCCTGATTGACTGGGCAGCCAAAACTGCCCTATATTGATTCTGTTCCCAAACAACCCCTTTCATATTATGATCGCCCTGATTCAAACTGAAGCTACCGCCGAAATGAACCTGACTGCTGCCGAAGAGGTTGCTCTTATTATGGCAGACCTTTTTGATGGTGATACTGAAGCACAAGAAAATGCTATTGCCGCTCTTGCAGAGGCTAATGGTATTGCAGTTGCACCTGAAACTGAAGACGAGATTAACGACCTCATTCTTGCAAATGAAGATGCCCTTTACGAGCAATATCTTCCTGTGCGTGAGATGCCTGTAGATGCAGAGTGAATATCGCTATAGTAGCAAAAACCAATAAGAGTCAAAAACTCTATTGATTTTTTAGACGCTTCACAGCAGATGCTAAGTGGTGAAAATCACCGCTCAGTCTTAATTCCGCTCCACGCCCGTAATCGGCGTACTCCGCCGATGAAATTTCTTTATCGGTTAGGCTGCGCCAACCTTCCTTTAAGATGTTAATAGAGGCATTCAAGTCTCTATCGTGTTGACAACCGCAAGAGGGGCAAGTCCATTCTCTAACCGAAAGACGCATCTTGTCTTCTTTATGACCACAGTTAGAACAAGTTTTACTGGAAGGAAAGAATCGGTTAATTTTAACCAACATTTTTCCATACCAATTACACTTGTAGTTCAACATAGTAACAAAAGTAGACCACGAGGCATCGCTAATGGATTTCGCTAATTTACGGTTCTTTAGCATTCCAGAAACATTCAAGTCTTCAAGAACTATCATGTCAAACGTGCTAACCAAGGCAGTAGACACGTTATGGAGAAAGTAAGTTCGTGAATTGGTAATGAATTCGTGAACCCTAGCAACTTTAATTCGTTGCCGGCTGTAATGATTACTTCCCTTCTTTTTCCTACTTAAATGTTTCTGGGCTTTTTTAAGTTTCGCTTGGTTCTTGCGAAACCACTTGGGGTTGTTGATAACTTGACCATTTGAAAGAATGAACAAGTCTTTAATACCCAAATCAATACCTACTACCTTGCCGGTTGAGGGTATTGGATTGAGTTCTTGTTTAATCAAAATAGAAACAAAGTATTTACCAGTTGGAGTTTTGGGAGCGATTGTGGTGGCCTTTACTATTTTTGTTCCATCTTCACTTCTTCTTTTTCATTTTTCACTTTTTAACGCCTGCCTAGCAGTTTTGGCTTTATGTGTTGGAATTATTTTCATTACAATTACCTTGCCCTGATTGAGTATTGGTGGCCGATTGATCAACTGGCACACTAGCCCCTCACTGCTCCAACCAATAGCCTAAACTAACCAAGTCAACAAAGGAACCGCTTATGAGCAGAACCTACAAAGACCAACGACAATTTGAACGCAAACAAGATCACCGAACCAAACGTCATCAAGACAAAATGCCTCTTGTTGAAAACGACAATCACTACGATGTATTGCAGTCTTTTACCCCTAACGATTGGAGTAACTACTGATGTTTTCTCTTTCTCCTGCACAAGATATTCAAACCCGCGAATCCCGTTGGGTATGGAACAATCAAGAAGACCGCGAAATTGTCATTCTTGAAGTACACCAAGTTCAGTCTTTTGTTGACCTTCACTTTAACGTTTCTCACGGCTGATTATGTGCATCTACACCGAAAACGGCTACTCAAGCCGCGAAGAATATCTCAACCTGCTCCGATTGGACTATGGTAGAGAACTCGTAGACAATATGCTTCCGAGATACCAACCTTCAGAAGATTTTGATGGTCTTATTCACGCCATCACCGATGCATATTATTACGGTCTAGAAGATGAAGATGAGGAAGAGGATGATGAAGATGAAGAAGATGATTAAAATTAACTGTAGCAATCTTCAACCTTTTAGTCTTACTGAGTCACGATGATTACCCGCACAACCTTTCTTCGGTCTGATTATTACCTTCAGTTTGCAAACAATGGCATTCGCGCTTCCGTTGCAATTTTCTTCTCTCCTGAAGAACTTAAGGCATCAACTGACAAATACTTTAATGACATTGATAGAAGCCGGTGGTTGAATTGCGGTCGGTACATTTATCCGTGGTTGAATTTTGACTTGCTCAGAGAATCTGGAGTTTTTTGTAGTGAGCATTTTGTGGTTAGTCTATGTAAAGTTGTTGCACAAACGCTCATTCAAAACTCTTAGATGCGACACCATAGGAACTGGCACACTGCATCATCCCCTCCTCCCGATTAACGGGTAAACTTAACGAGTCAACCGATCTTCTCACAAAAACAATGAACTTTTCTCTCTTTTCACTTCTTTTCTCACAAATTTATTTTGCAGTTGCTTTCAGAAATGATGAAAAGTTCCTTAAATTTTTTAACATATTTTGGAGGCGTTCTTGCAATTTACGGAGCTTTAAAAGCTACTAGTCATTATATCAAACAGGGGAGCCTCAACGGTTCCCTTTCTTTTTTGGCCACCAGAGGCACCTAGAAGCCCCCAGAAGGAGCCTCTAGCCTCTTCAGTTGATCCAGGCACCATTTAAAAACCAATCCGAGAACTGGCACAAAAACACCCCTCTCTAGGATTTTGGGATATTCTTAATGAGTCAACCGACGCCCGCCACTTTATGAGCATCATTCAACAAGACAAGTCAATTGAAACTCTTTCTCTTGAAGAAATTGATTCCCTGTTGGCTCAATGTGAATCAACTCTTCAACAATTTTCACAGGAACCATTGCCCCAAGTTCAAGTAGTAATTGAGCAAATCCCACCCGAAAGTATGGAAGAAAAATTTAATAAAGAATGGGAAGAAGTTGAAAAGTCATTATTTGAACAATATGAAGCAAGTATTAAGCGTGACCGCGACCTCTTTTTTCACCGAAATGTCCTTGAGATCATTCTTCAACAAAAAGTTGGAGAACAAATCACTAAAGAAATCTTTAGTACAATTGGAGAATGTATAGTTGAACGTAATTTTGCCCTGGCGAGGGCTTTTTATGCTAAACATCCAGATCCCGAAATTCAAGAAATGGCGAGGGGTGTTTTTTATATTTACCGATTTTTTCGCCTTGGTGTAACTGGTGAAAAATTTCTTGGAAATTCCAGGGATATCCGTAAAAAGCTTCGTGAAATTACAAAAAATAACAATAGGCTTTTTACAGAAGTTTTTAACGAACTTTCTGTTCTACAGTATGATGTAGAAAACGGTTGTTATTTCGTCTGAACTCATTTCATCTTCATTACCATTTAACCATGCAAGCAACTCAAGCAACACCGAGCCAAGTTCACAATCTGATTGAACAACTGAAAGCTCGAAAGGAAAAACTTAAAAATCAACGCCCGGTTGTTGAAATCATCAATGAAGTTATTGTTCCAAAGTGGAAAAAACTTGAGGAACGAAAACAAGAACGATTCAATGCTAAACTTAATGAACTGAAACAAGTTGTAAAACTTGAACTTGCTTTGATTGATTGTGTTCAAGACGAACTATCTCCTGAAGTTATTGAACAATTGAAGTCTGGATGGACAAAACTTCGCATTACAGATAATCTACAACATCTTAATGGCCTTTATCATAAATATCGTGACAATGTGAAGTTTCGTCAAATTCTAAAACTTACCAATGCAGTTTATCGGTACAATAGAGTTATCATTTCTGGAATCAAAGACGCAAATTTCTCCATTTATAAGTCCCGCATCAAATATGCAACTAACTGTCCACACTGCGGAGAAATTTCTGGTAGAATTCTCATTAAACTGGCAACTAATGAAACGGTTATTCTTCCAGAGTAACTAAAATTAAAGGGAACTATAAAAGTTCCCTTTTTAATGATGTGACAATCCGAGAACTGGCACGCCAACCAACCAAACAACCATTTAACCGGCCATACTACCATTGTTCACCCAAAAACCTTGCCCTTCATTAACATTGCACCATATTGTAGAATTGAGGTATTTTACTTTAATCAAGATCAGTGCGACAATTACAATACTGTCCACAGGTTGAATGAAACTTCTGGCGACAAATTAGTAACACCGGGTTATTACTATGAAGATTTCAATGGCCCATTTGCAACTAAACAAGAGGCTATTCAAGATGCCAAAGTTAGCATTTTAACAAAGTGAATTACTCAAAAGCCCACCAAAACTTCTCCAACCGCCTTCAAAACCCTGAAGCCCTAAAAAATCCACAGAATTTTCTAGGACCAAACTACGAAACCGTCCTTAACTTCTGGTGGTTTATGGACGGTCTTACCGAGAACCAATGGTATGAAGTTGCCCGCCGTTATGATGCCCTAGACGATGCCGCCTGGGATGCCGCCAGGTATGCCGCCGGGTATGCCGCCGGGGATGCCGCCTGGTCTGCCGCCAGGGATGCCGCCAGGAATGCCGCCTGGTATGCCGCCAGGGATGCCGCCGGGTATGCAACTTATGAACTAATTGGTATGCACACTTTATTGAATGCCGGTAAGACTTTGTTGTTCGTTCCTCTTTTTTCTGGTTTGGATAAAACCTAACCAGCTACTCCCTCGCTCTTAATTACTATGCCCGACACTCTCAATTTTTCCGGCGATTTTGTCACCTTTCTCGGATTTATTGGAATCATTAGCACAGCCATTATTTTGGTTACAGTGTTTCGTTTTTTTATCATTCACCAATGAATAGGTGAAACGATGCAGTGTGCCACATAAACAACTGACACAACTGTAGCACGAGGGGCAGCTTTTGCCCCTATAATTCCTTTAGTTTGGTCTTTAACAAAAAATGACATTGTTCCAACTTCAGCAAAGTTATATTGATAACCCAGAAAAAGCACTTGGCCCAAATTATGAGGCGGTGTTTAATTTTTGGTCATTTGTAGAGGATCTTGGTTCAGAAGAAGAAAAACTTATTACGGAAAGATTCTTAGAATTTGAAAATACTTATGACTATTATGGAACTCGCCTTATTGAATATACCAATAAAGTTTTAACTAATGAGGCTTATATTTGGCACGAAGTTTTTGAGGCAACTGAAGTTTTACATCACACTATGAGAATAGCAATAGCCTGGGCAACTCACGAACTGATTTGTATGCACAAACTTATTGAAGATGGTGAGCATATTGTTATGCTTCCACTTTTTGAATGTGCCGCTTGAACAACTGGCACCCAGGTTCTCTAACCATTCTAAGATCATGCTATCATTTAATAGTTAATCCTGAACAACCAATGAATATTGATCTTTCACCGTATGGCAACAAAGAAGTGAAAGTCATTCTTAAAAATGGCAACACACATACTGGCAGGTTACAACTTAGGGGAAATTACTACAACTTTTATTTTGGCAAATGTCACTACTCTTACTTTGGAAATGGCACTAATTTATGGAATAACAGTCATTTTGATATTGTAAAAATTGAACTCGTAAATCCTGAACAACCAATGAATATTGATCTTTCACCGTATGGCAACAAAGAAGTGAAAGTCATTCTTAAAAATGGCAACACACATACTGGCCGGTTACAACTTAGGGGAAATTGCTACAAATTTTATTTTGACCGCTGTAACCTATCTTACAATCAAAATGGCACTAATTTATGGAAAAGTTATCAACATGACATTGTAAAAATTGAACTCGTAAATCCTGAACCAAAACAAATTACTCTTAATGCTCTAGAGTCTAAAACTCTTGATGCTATTGCAACTGCACTCGTACCAGAAGCAATTAAGTATATTGAATCCCACGAAAGGTATGCCGAGGTGATGCAGGCTCTTATCATTGAGTTTGTAGAGAAGAATCTTGGCTCCGAAAATGGTGAATTGCCGTTTATGATTTTTGACCGAATGTTTCTTGCGAAAGGGAGAGATTGAAATGTCTTAGGAAAAGGTATATCCAGGTGAGGCAACAGAAGAATATAAAAATTTGTTCCAGGAACATTCTTTATGGAACTATACTCCAGACTGTTACGAGAAGCGAGAGGTTATTCCAATTGAACAGTTAGATTATCGTCAACTGATTTCAACAATTCTAGATCTTAGAGGCGAGATTGAAGACCTCGAGGAGAGGCTTTATATACAAGAACGAAGATTACAAGAACTAGACACTTTTATTTAAAAAACAAATGAAACCATCTAAACTTTCACTTAAGAGAAAGATGATCCATATTCTTATTGGCCTTCCATTTGCTCTTATTTTAATTATTCTTAGTTTGCTGCGAGTCGTTTTTACCACTGGAGCATTAGTTTTTATGTTTCTTGATTCAAGAATCAATTATCTTAGCGAGTTGCTTGATTCGTTATATTTTCTGGCTATTTCTCCATTCAACAAGGGCACCTGAGTAACTGGCACACTGGTTATTGCTAGGTGCCGCTTATCGGTTATTCTTAGTAAGTCAAACTTAAAACTAAAATGGAACATTCCAAAATCCATCAACTTTTTTCGCTGAGGGTAAATGAGGTAGCCTTCAGAATTGGGGGCGAAAAACATACTATTAAACCCCTTGTTAATCCCAGTTATTATTTGGGTAGAAACTATGAAATGTATTATCGTTCTGGAGGCATCTTGAAACATTAAACCATAATCAATGGGAAACAATAAAATCTGGCTACGATTCCTTAAATAAATCTGCTAAATTTTCAGCCGAAGTTTCCGCTACTAATGCCGCAATAACTGCTGGTTATGAGTATGTACTTGACGTAGAACTTAGGAATGTTATTGGTTTAAGTGGAATTGAAGCCGGCGTATCAGCACTAAAAATTACAAACAGTTTTGCTGCTTATAGTGCAACCCAAGAACTAATGGGTGTTCACCTTCTAATGGATTCGGATAAAAAACTGACCTTTCTTCCACAGTTTGATAGTTTTACTGCCAGAGCGAAAGAATAATGTCGTGAAATACTGTGCCAGTTGTTCAACTGGCACAAGCAACCGCCATCTGAACCAAAGCCCTGTTATTCTTAGTAAGTCAACAGCAATTCCCACGATGGCAAACACCCTTTTTCAATAAAATGGTGGAAGTGCCATTAACATTCTACATAGTTCTTTCTGATATAAAATGGACAACGATTCTGAAGATGCCAAACTATTCAGATTTTTTGCAACCGAATTGCAACCCCAAAGAAAGCAACTTTTAAATGCTCTTGGATGGTGTAGAACTTCAACAGAGGTTAGACACACTCTTTCCGCTCTTTTATCCTTAAAAAACGCCTGTTCCGAAGACCAATCACAATGAAAAAAGCATTAGTCTGGACCGCCACAAGTTCACTAGAACTCTACCTTATCTTTCTGTGGCTCTTTAATGATGTTCAATGGGCCGGCAATCTGGTTAAGTTCTGGGTTTCATTTGCAACAATTGTTCTATTTCTAGGTTTGGGCATTCCAGATTCATTAAAGTCAATACGCAAAAAAGGACGTTCTGTACCTAAAGAATTTTCTTACTTTGTAGGTACTGTTACAATTTGTCTACTTGCATCCCAAGGACACTTCTTGTTTGCCTCGATTTACACCCTTTCTGTTCTGTTTGAGAGCGCCATTTTTGATTTTCCTCAAAAAAGACAATGACAATGCCTTATACTAAGTTTATTGAACTTGCAGCAAAAGACGCCTTCCATACTTATATGGATGGTGGTGATAGTAGACTAGATTTATCTTACCCGGCCTTAATCTATGATGTTAGTGAATCCATCCTTCGAAATGAAATTAAATTGAATGTGAAAGTTCTACGAGAAAACCAAGCTCAAGAGGTATCACAATAATTAGTGATAAAGAAATCCTTGAAATTGTCTCTGAACATCTTTGCTGCAATGTATCGGTAATGGATTATTCAGGAAAAGAAGAAGACATTTTGAAGTTTGCTAGGGCAATGTTTGATGCCGGTTGTGAATATGCAACTAGCCCAGGTATGTGGGACACCTGAACAACTGGCACACCACCATACAAACCGACCAACCCATAGCCTAAACTATCAAAGTCAACCCCACCTACTCAAAAGCAAAATGACTAATTGGATTCACCCTGCCCACGTTGCCGTTTCCATTCAAAAGGATCTTTCTAGAGATTCTGTCATCAAAGAAAAGATGGAGAGGATCATTGAACTTTGACAAAATGCGGACAATAGCCGTAATGATCCTAAGGCTCTCCTTACTTTCTTTGGTAATGGCTTGAGCGTTTACATTACTCTACCAGAAAGACTGAAAGATTCTCTTTGGGTTTATGTGAGTGCAGCTCTTGGTGAGGCTGCTAGTATTGCTAATCGCAATAGAATCCGGGTTACTTTTGATGTTGCTGGCCCAATTTTTGATTGATTCAACTTCTGAGCGAGCATAAGAACTGCTTATCATTGCAGGCTTGACAAATTCTGTCGGGCTTGCTATTCTTTATTTGACACCCCCTTTTTTTTAATTGTTAACCATCTCATTTGTTCCTATGAGCTACTCTAAAATTCACCAAAACTTCGCCAACCGCCTTCAAAACCCTGAAGTCCTAACAAGTCCACAGAATTTTCTAGGACCAAACTTTCAGGCAGTCCTAGACTTTTGGATGCGGTTAGATGATATAACCGAAGATGAATGGAAGGAACTTGCCTGCCTTTATGGTGATATGATGATTCACGCAAGGGAGGCAACTTATGAGTTAATTGCAGATATTAAGAATCCTTCACATCTGCCGAAGTTCATCAAATTCTTCAACTCGCTGAAATGAAAACATTAATCACCCGCAAAGACTATCTGGCCCAACCAAAATCCGATTTATCAATTTTAAATTCTGAGCATCCCTTAAATCAATACTATAGACAATTTGTTACACCTAGAGTTCTTAGTGTTGTCTGCTGGACTATTGGTAGAGAACGAATTGCCCGAGGTGATTATATCCCCAACCGAGAATGGGATGCGATATTCAGAAACAATGAGTTTCCTTTAGATGCAATTGAACTATTAAAGGCAGCAGGAGACAAGCTAACTTTGTATAGTAGTGGTTGTATTCTTAGAGAAGCTGCCAGAGAAATTAAAAAGTGGGGTATGCCCGAAAGCCCAAAAACTCCGCTAGCCGATGCAATAAGGAGCATAAAATTTTCTTAATTTATTAAGTGGTCAGTTTAGCAACTGGCCCACCACCACACAAACCGACTAGCCCATAGCCTAAACTAACAAAGTCATCTGCTCAACAACACCAATGAACACCGCAGCCGAAACTATTCTGGCCTTCTGGAAAGAACCCCGGAACATCCCCTTTAAGAATAGTCTTATCTCCAGTGAACCACCTAAAGATGGTGAAGAGCCAACAACCTGTATGTGTGCTCAGGGACAGGTACTATACAAGATTGGCGGTTATAGTGAAGAGGAACTTCGCAGCACCGAACAGACTAAGGCAGACCGCGAAGTTGCCAGACTGCTAGGTATTTCAGTTGCACATTCGGTTCTTCTTCGCAGAATTAACGATGGTGAACCTGGAGCACCGTCTGATGTTTTGACAAATCCCGAGAAATACCTAGGAGAGAACTACCATGCGGTTATGAAGTTTTGGCGGTTTATAGATAGTCTTACCGCTGACCAATGGGAAGAGGTTGCTCGCCGCTACCGCGCCCTAGATTCCGCCGCCTGGTCTGCCGCCTGGAATGCCGCCGGGATTGCCGCCGGGATTGCCGCCTGGGATGCCGCCAGGGATGCCGCCAGGGATGCCGCCTGGTCTGCCACTTGGGAACTAATTGGCGGTATTGATAATCCAGTTTTCGTGCCATTGTTTGAAGGTTTTGTGGCCGGTTGATTAACTGGCACTAGCAACGCTCAACTGCCCCAACCCATAGCCTAAACTAACAAAGTCATCTGCTCAACAACACCAATGAACACCGCAGCCGAAACACTTCTGGCTTTCTGGGAAGATCCCCGCAACATCCCCTTTAAGAATAGTCTTATCTCCAGTGAACCACCTAAAGATGGTAAAGAACCAACAACCTGTATGTGTGCTCAAGGTCAGGTACTATACAAGATTGGCGGTTATAGCGAGGAACAGCTCCGCAACACCGAACAATCTAAAGCCGACCAAGAAGTTGCCCGACTGCTCGGTATTTCAGTTGCCCATTCAGTTCTGCTCCGCTTAATCAACGACGGCCAACCGGGAGCCCCGTCTGATGTTCTAACCAATCCCAAGAAATACATCGGCAAGAACTACCGGGCGGTCCTTAACTTCTGGTGGTTCATGGATGGTCTTACTGCCGACCAATGGAAAGAAGTTGCCCGCCGCTACCGCGCCCTAGACTATGCCGCCGGGTCTGCCGCCTGGTATGCCGCCAGGAATGCCGCCGGGTCTGCCGCCTGGTATGCCGCCAGGAATGCCGCCGGGAATGCCGCCGGGATTGCCGCCAAGTATGCCGCCAGGGATGCCGCCAGGGATGCCGCCTGGTCTGCCACTTGGGAACTAATTGGCGGTATTGATAATCCAGTTTTCGTGCCATTGTTTGAAGGTTTTGTGGCCGGTTGATTAACTGGCACTAGCAACGCTCAACTGCCCCAACCCATAGCCTAAACTAACAAAGTCATCTGCTCAACAACACCAATGAACACCGCAGCCGAAACACTTCTGGCTTTCTGGGAAGATCCCCGCAACATCCCCTTTAAGAATAGTCTTATCTCCAGTGAACCACCTAAAGATGGTAAAGAACCAACAACCTGTATGTGTGCTCAAGGTCAGGTACTATACAAGATTGGCGGTTATAGCGAGGAACAGCTCCGCAACACCGAACAATCTAAAGCCGACCAAGAAGTTGCCCGACTGCTCGGTATTTCAGTTGCACATTCGGTTCTTCTTCGCAGAATTAACGATGGTGAACCTGGAGCCCCGTCTGATGTTCTAACCAATCCCAAGAAATACATCGGCAAGAACTACCGGGCGGTCCTTAACTTCTGGTGGTTCATGGATAGTCTTACTGCCGACCAATGGAAAGAAGTTGCCCGCCGCTACCGCGCCCTAGACTATGCCGCCTGGTCTGCCGCCAGGAATGCCGCCGGGTCTGCCGCCAGGGATGCCGCCGGGTCTGCCGCCAGGAATGCCGCCGGGTCTGCCGCCTGGGATGCCGCCTGGGATGCCGCCGGGTATGCCGCCGGGGATGCCGCCTGGGATGCCGCCGGGTCTGCCGCCTGGGAACTAATTGGTGGTATTGAGAATCCCGTTTTTGTGCCGATGTTTGAAGGTTTTGCGGCCGGTTGATTAACTGGCACAATAGGAGCGGTGATACTCCAACCCATCCTGTATAATAACAACGTTGCTAGTCATCAATGGAATCTCAAAAAGTCACAGAAAATCAAAGGATTATGCTTCGTTTAATTGAACGCTTTGCCGGTATTGACGACGGGTGGCGCCAAGTTAACGATAAACTTTGGAGGCATGTTGTAGAACAAAGCCATCCTGATCTGACTGAACTTGATCACCAAAATAAGAGGGTACGTCTCACTCCAAATGGAAACACCGTATTGTAGTATGCACTATGAAAACAACTTATCGTGTTTACTGGTTTTATTTTAACCTCGATGGGGGTCGCAAATGCCAGTTCTTTACCGCACAATATAAGCCTTGGTGGTTCCCTTTCTTTTGGTTTGATTGTTACGGGTACAACACTTGTTGTTATAAAGAAACTGCAGAGGAACTTTGTAGACTCCATGAAGTGGGAGTTTCTTTCAATGAGGAAGCACTTGACTGGACTATTAATCACTTAGATCTTAAAATGGGCAATCACCAATGACCGACCTTGAATTGTTAGATAAAATTCGGATAGTCAAAATAGATAAATTGCTCGAGAATTGTAGTTTTTACCAATCAATTCGCCCTTCAATTATTAAAGTAAATCCCATCACAGATTTAACTGGTGACCAATTCATTTTGTGGCTTAATATGGCGAGTCCTTATGAACTTGAATCTGGAAGAATTGAGTTGGAAACAGTTGAGAAAATGTGTGCCACTAGAGCAACTGGCATAATAGAACCATAACTGCTCCAATCCATCCTGTAGAATAACAACGTCCGACACCTTAACAAAAAGCAAATGGATCTTTACGAACTACACAGACTAATTGAAGATGCAGTTAGCCAGGTTCATCATTACAATGATTCTGCACAGGGTTATCGTTATGTGAAAATTGTCAGGACTGGTCATCTTGAGTTTCAAGATTATGGTGCAGGAATTGTAGAATTCAAGATTGGCTACAACTTCTATGGGGGCTATAAATGGGTCGAATATGATCACTGTGTTCAAATGACCATTAGCAACATTGATGATGGTCTTCTTGTGTGCAGACGCTATTTTCAAACTAAAGAAGAATGTATTCGTTTGATTGACGAATTTGCCAATAGTGAATTCTATAGGAATTTGACCACTTTCTCTAGGTTATCAGACCTTCAAGAGGAAGTATCCAAGTATGGCTTTTATCTTGAAAAGGAATGAATAGATGTGCCATCTCTTAAGGTGATACACTAGAACCACAACAAAAACCAAACCTTCAATGACAATTCAATCAATCTGCAATTTTATTTCATATCAAATGGGCGAATATCATAGTATTTTCCCTAGTCCAGCAAGTGTTCTTAATCATATTTTCTTTACCATTGGAAACGGATATCATATTGACGAAGTAACTCAGTCGCCCATTGGCATTGAAGATAAGCTGCCAATTCATTTGTTTCCCAAATTCAATAAAGAGAAAATGATAAAGAAGAGAATGCCAGTATGGAGGCAATATATTGAACAACGCGCCGAGCGTGGGGAAGAAACTCGAAAATCTATGGAGAATTTACTCAAAGAACTAGGTAAAGAAAGAAAAAGTAATTGGAATAAAGAAGAGTTCATCGAACAAGAACTTGCAAAGTATGTCTTCCCCGATATTACACCTGAAGACTTAACTATTGATAGTTTATACCAACAGCTTGTAGAAGAAGAGAATAGCCCAAGGAGAACAGTGTTAAGCGGCGAGTACAAGTATGTAAGACCTTATCCTCTTTCTGAAGGGTATTCTTTGGTTTATGAACTTAATGATAACTCACCGAGATGTGTGAGGGAAGTTGCAATGAATTTTTGCACTGCCTGGTTGAACTATCTTAATAATGAAATTGAATGTGATAGGGTATATGAACAAGGAGGATACTCTAATCTTGAATGGACAACAAAACATAGAGATATGATATACAACCTGACGGTCCAGCAACTGGCACCGGGGCATTCATAGGAACCCTTTAGGTGCAGTATGATTACAGAGTCAACCGAGACAATCAAATGTTGACAAGCACCATTCCTTTTCTTGGTTTTTATGAAACCATTCACGATAATGCAATAGACCGGGCAATTGAAGGTCTATTTGAAGATGATAACGGCGACTGTAATAGTGCTCTCGTAAATCACTTCTATAGTTCCAATTGCATTAATTTTGATAAGGTAAGGAATGAATATGCAAAGGACTATGCCCAGGCTTTTGCAATAGCAACAAATCTTCAGCTAACATTTGATGAACTAAATTCGCCAAGAGAATATAATTTTCAGTCCGACCGCATTTTTGTAAACATAACACCAAAATCCGTAGTCAAACTATTTGCATTAGTTGATAAAGATGTATTACGTCAACGTATTAAAGAAGAATATAGCTCAAGGTCTGGATTTATTTCATATTACTCACCGGATCTTAATGAATGGCCCGAAGATGTTACAAAATGGGACCACAATCAATTGGGAACACTTATTTCAGTTGCAGTAGATTTTGATGAAGAAAAATATATGGAAGAACTTAGTGGTAGTGGTCAAGTTGATAGTTGGGTTTATTCTGCCCTTAATGATAAAGGAATCCGCTTATCAAATATAGCAGTATATCTTAGAGAAAGACAAGAGCGCCCGGCATAAGAACTGCTTATCATTGCAGGCTTGACAAATTCAGTTGAGCCTGTTATTCTTTACAAGTCAACCGCTCCAACCACCGATGGCTATGTTTTCCCTAGGTCTTTATCAGTTCAAATCAATTCAATCCAAAATTGATAGGCTCACTATTGCGGAACTTGATTTTATTATCTGGGTTTTTCTTATGCGACTCAGGAATGATCCAATGTTTCGCGGATTGTTTGGCAGGGGAGAGGGTGTAACTTGGGATGTTTTTAGTATGATTCTTCAGGAGAAGATTCTTCGGGAAAATGTAACTCGTTTTAACTTCAATGGAACATTCAAAAGAATAGTTTCATTTTTCTAATTTCACACAAACCAAAACAAAATGAAACTTCTTGATCTTCTTTCCCGGCCAGACTCAAAAGAAACACCTTATGGTGGTTGCGAAGAATTCTTTTATGAATGTCTTAATAAACCAGGCTATAATTATGCGGATTTAGAGGTTAATGGATTTACAGAACGACCAATTTACAAATGGTTATGCACTGATGCCTGGGTTGGAATCTCTGCAATTTACTGGAATAAAGAGTTTATCTGTATAACATCTCAACAGGGTCGTAAATGTTCTACTGAAATTCAATGGGCAAGTGAAGAGGTTTTTAATAGAGTCTCGGCTTTTGTGAAAACTCTTTATAAGGAAGAAGTTTATATTCCAGATTATCTTGACCTTGAGCAAGATTTTCAGATCACATTCAAATTAGGATTTACCGAACAAATAATGAATGATTGGGCTTATTATGAGGGCAAGAAGTGTATGATAGCAAAGGAACTAACTCGCAACGAAGTAAGGAAAGATTTTATTGCAAAGGTAGTATGGATAGAAACTGATGACGGCCCGAAATTGGTTGATATTAGAGAGTTAGACTTTCCAGTTTTATTGAAGGTGGACACTTGAGCAACTGGCACTAGCAACGCTCAACTGCCCCAACCCATAGCCTAAACTTCAAAAGTCAACCGCAACAACCACCAATGAACACCGCAGCCGAAACACTTCTGGCTTTCTGGGAAGATCCCCGCAACATCCCCTTTAAGAATAGTCTTATCTCCAGTGAACCACCTAAAGATGGTAAAGAACCAACAACCTGTATGTGTGCTCAAGGTCAGGTACTATACAAGATTGGCGGTTATAGCGAGGAACAGCTCCGCAACACCGAACAATCTAAAGCCGACCAAGAAGTTGCCCGACTGCTCGGTATTTCAGTTGCACATTCGGTTCTTCTTCGCAGAATTAACGATGGTGAACCTGGAGCCCCGTCTGATGTTCTAACCAATCCCAAGAAATACATCGGCAAGAACTACCGGGCGGTCCTTAACTTCTGGTGGTTCATGGATAGTCTTACTGCCGACCAATGGAAAGAAGTTGCCCGCCGCTACCGCGCCCTAGACTATGCCGCCTGGTCTGCCGCCAGGAATGCCGCCGGGTCTGCCGCC